CCTTTTATCTTTTATCCACATCTCACACCACATTGACGACGCATCTTCTATCAAGATCATACATCGAGGCTTTGATAACCATAACACACTCAACATATCACTGAACAACACTTTTCCTGATTCTACTAAATTGCAATTTTTATTATTTTTCAATAAGGACACATAATCATTACAAATTTTTTTACTTTTGATTATTACTAGTTTATCTATTTTATTAGACTCTAACATTTGTAATGCTGCAAAATATCCTATCCTCATATTTTCATTTCCAGATGCTTTTATTACATGTGATTTTTCGTCTAGGATCGCATTCAGGTATTGTTCTTCTAATTTCACATTTTCCACACATACTTCTTGAATCTTTTCAAAGTCCATCAAATGCGATAGACTTCGTCTGTAGTGCTTCATACACCCAAATGAATAAGTATTCAAATTATAAAAACCACAAAAAAATAAGAAAAATAATAGCAACCGCATTTATGAATATAAATAATATTATATTTCTTTAATATTATTCCACATACGTCTTTTACACTTTCTCTGAATTCTATATATCATATACACTTGATTCAATCATAAAGAGTGAAACCTTATCATCATTTCCTCGTAGATTTTTCTGTATTGACAAGAAATCACGGTCTGTTGTAATAATAATACATCTCTTCTGTGCCCTAGAAATCGCTGTATATAGTGCGGTCTTATTCCAAGAATATTGTGCCTCGTCAATGAAGATGACAACATTCTCATATTGACTTCCTTGTGATTTATGAACAGTTAACGCATATGCAAGAGAGAACTCATCATATAACGTATGAGTAGACACTTCAATCGGCTTCACTGTAATTGGGTCATCAATATATTTGATGCGTGCAACTCCTCGATAGAAGGATGTAATATGTGCACATTCACCATTTGCACGAAATGGTTCACTGCTATAATCATTTTCAGTTCGAATAATAAGGTCACCCTCTCTAAACTGATATAATTCAGGTTTGTTCTTATAGTGTGCAGTAGGTGATGGAATAACAGAGCCACTAGGATTGAAGAGGTCTTGAAAGATAGAGTTCAGGTTATTCATATTACATACATACTTTTCATCTTTGAAATAAGTGAGAACCTTTGTATTTAACAAAGTAAACTCTTCAACAGCAAATAGTTCTGTGATTTTGGAAATTTTCAATGTATTTGTTTCCACATTAATAAAGTCTCGAATAGATAATATCTTCATTGTGTCATCTGTAAGATGTAAAGGTAAAAGCACATGCGTAGTCATCATTTTAATATTTCGCATAAGTAGTCCATTTTGTCGTTTGATATCGAGCAATTTCGTTTGTGGAAATATATTGGTTTGTATCATGTTTTTGAGACATATTCCAGGACCGATAGAAGGTAATTGGTTTTCATCACCGATTATGAGTAGCCGACACTGAAATGTATTACACCATTCAATAATATCTTTTAACATAAATATGTCGATCATTGAGAATTCATCAATAATTATTAGATCCCGTTTTTCTGTATCTCTATCAAATTTGCCATAAATAATTCGATGACATGTTCCAGATAATTCTTCTTGGAATAGTGGAACACTCATTTTGCATTTTGCAGAAAGACCGACATATGCAAGACCAGTTGGAGCCAATATAGAAATACGTTGCTGTTTAGGGTATTTTGATTCTGTAATATATTCTATATCTTCATCTTCATCTTCTTCTGTGGGGGAATCCCCTTCCAATATTTTTAAAGGTTGTGTTTCCTTAGAGATTTCAGAAAATATAAATAATATACATTTGACGATAGTAGATTTGCCAGTTCCAGGAAATCCATGGATAATATATAGTTTGTTTGCGATTGCACCATAGATAGCTTCTAGTTGTTTTTCATTGAATATAATATTTTCTGTTGTTTCAAAGAGAGAAATATAAACCTGAATTTGTTGGCGGGAAATATGAAATTGTTTATTATGAAATAACTCAATTAACTGATTTGTCAACCGATTTTCGATTTCCAATAGATTCCGCGTTGTCCGGAAATGTTGTCCATTGATTGTTTTATTGATAACGAGTTGATTCATAGTTTCAATAACATCGGCATATTTTTCGTGATTTAAGGCACAGAATTCTTTAAATCGTTCAATAAATCGGTTGAAAGGAATATAGAATGAATGAAATGAATGCATCAAATCATATGACCATTTTTCGATTTTGATTTTAAATTCAATAATGATTCCAAACTCCTCACATATTTCATGTGCTTTTTTGTATGATATAAATATATATTCTGGAAGAATAAAGTCCATAGGATTGCGAATAATATTATGTAATTGGAGTGTTGGGTTTCTCGTTTTCTTAAGAACAAAAGGTAATTTGTTCATTGATTTCAGAGAGAATAAGCGTGTTTGAATAGAATATTGAATCAAGAAATCGAGCGACAGAAGTTTGAATGTATGTATTGTTGATGGATTTTCGTTGATGTCGACGATTTCTTTGTTGTATCTATTTTTGAAATTATTTGCCTTTTTGATATTGGATTGAACATCTTTAAAGATTGTTTGAATCTCTGGGTCTTGTTGATTGATCCGGAAAGGTTGTGGTGTAGAATCGGCATCAAATTCTATTATTTTGTAAAAAGGAGGACAAATTTCTTTGACTTCATGTATTACTTTTTTATAATAAATGAGGTTACCAACTTGTTGGAATTGGTTGCTATTGCGTTTGTTCATGCTGAGGCTTGTCATAAATACTGCGTTCATTACGTATATATTTATATATTTAAATCAATTTTCCCTTTTAATTATTATCGTATGGAGACTAAAATTATTGATAGTTACCGAATAATTACAATAAAAAATATTAATATTAATAACTTTTATTTTATTGTAATTATTCGGTAACTATCAATAATAACATTTTTTGTAACTTATCAATACTTAACATTTTATTCGGGTCATTTACTGTTTCATTTAATAATTGTATAATTTGATTAGTCATATCTTGTTGTTGATTTGTCTCTGTTTCTGGTATGATAATATCATTAGTTAGTTGAACTTCTTCCATATCAGGAATATCAGTAAATATAGAATCTTCTCCTGCTACATCTTCTTCAGCTGTATCATAATATACTGTATCTTCTTCTTCTTTTCTTCTTAACATTTCATCTTCTTTACTCATTTCTTCATTCTCTTTTTCTTCTTGTAAATGAGTAATTTCTTGAGGAATAATATCATCAATAAGAACAGGATCTGGAAGAAGAACTGGTTTTGGTCGAACTGGATGTGGTTTTGATCGAACTGGAGCTGGTTGAACAATAACTGGAGCTGGTTGAACAATAACTGGAGCTGGTTGAACAATAACTGGAGCTGAAGTAGAAACACTTAATAAATGTAATTCTTCTTCTTCTTCTTTAAGCTTTTCCCTTATTATTTCAGCTCGAAACTTTTGTGATAATTTTTTAAAAGGACAAGTATCAAGAGTTATAATTCCTTTTTCAATCGCAGATTCACATAATATATGATTTGCAGATGTGCTTGTATCACCATTAAACGCTTTCGTATTTTTATTTATTAAATCTCTAAGACATTTAGTCAAATCGTTCGATACTTCCATACTGATACTTTTGTTATATGTTATCCCAATCTCTTTTCCAATTTTTTTTGATGTAAAATTGACATGATGTAAAGTATAATTATTTGTACCATTATTAGTATTACTTCTCAGGTTGATTGTACCATATAATCTCTTATTTTTATAGATGTAAGTAAGATTTCTAGGTAATTCACAAGTATCTTTCTCTTCACCATTAAACTTATCCGAATATAATGTAAAGGTTGATTCAACTTGAATATTTCCTTCATATATCGGATAATCTATACATAATTTCTGATACTCTTGATTATCAATGCCAATATTTTTTTGTTGTTCAGTATTATACATAAAACATCTAAGATTATTATCAGTTCTTTGAATTAACAAAATTTCTCCCCCATTCGCATTACAACGACGTGTAATTTTTGCATGAATATTAAATATATTACATTTTGGATCTTCGAAGAAATTATGTGGTCTTTCTACTAATTCTCCATTCACTCTCATTTCAATTGTTGGTATCAACTTATCATATGTTTTTGAGAAATCATCTAGAAATTGTTTTGTAATATCTTTTTGATTAGTTTTTCCACATATACTATCTCTAATAGACGACATTTTAATTGTAGATCCACACAGAAAAGGATGATTTCGGTTATATTCATCCGTGAGTATTGATCTAATCTCGGGATTATATGATGCATTAATATCAGGTTCGTTGATCATTTTTTCAAAGTCAGCAGTAATTAAATATTTTTCATTTAAAGATGGAACTGAAGAATAAACTTCAAGTTTATCTGAACATGCCAATGCAGCAGCCTTCATACCTGTTCCATGTTCATTGTGAAAATCATCATCATCGTGATGATTACTTTTATGTCCCATATTCAGTGGATTTGAAACGCTGGTTTCGTTAATATTTGTAAAACCATCTGGATTATCATCAGAAATAGATATCTCTGTTAATCTGTTGCTTGAACTAATTTTAGTATTAATATAAAGTTTATTACAATTACCAATAATATTATCAATTGATTCATGTATAACCCTTTCAATAGTATAATTGGATTGCCGATTGTGTTTGGCAAGAGAACTAAAATGGGGCGCACCAGCGTTAATAAATCGAATGCCACTCATTGTTTGAATTGTTTGTTTGAAAAGTATATTAATTTTATATATTTGAAATTAAATCAATTTTTATTATTAGCGCAGTTATCTATGTAAAATTAATGAAAAGTATATATTATATGAACTCTTCATTACTTATTGCCAACAAATACCGAATATTGACTAAAATCAATGAAGGTTCATTTGGTGCTGTTTATAAATCCGTCAATATTAGAACACAAGAAGAAGTCGTATTGAAATTGGAACCGATGAAGAATGATACCAAACTGCTGAAAAATGAGACGAAAATATATCAATATTTGAAATCTTTCAATGAAGAAGGTATACCCACAGTATATTGGTTTGGATCATCTGGTGAAGATTATTGTATGGCAATGGAACTATTAGGTCCTTCTCTGAGAAGTATGAATACTTTCTTAGGGTTTGACCATTTGCGTTCTCTCTCTATTCAAATGTTGAAAAGGATTCAGTTTATTCATTCGAAAGAACTCATTCATCGTGATATTAAACCAGATAATTTTCTATTGAAGAATGATATATTATATCTCATTGATTTCGGTTTATGTCGAAGGTATAAGAATAATGGGATTCATATTTCTGAAAAGAGAGAAAGGAGAGAAATAATAATTGGAACACCAAATTATGTTAGTATTCGTGTCCTCGAAGGCGGTGAACCGAGTAGAAGAGATGATCTTGAGTCAATAGTATATATAATGTATTTTCTGTGGAAAGGTAGTTTGAACATAGAAGATAAATACAAATTCTTAGAACCTAGTAAATACAACATTCCTCATTTTATGACCAGATTCTTTGATATTTGTCGCAATTTAAAATTCGATGAAACTCCTAATTATATATTACTGTATAGTATATTATATGACGAATCCTCTGTGTAAATACAAAGATGTATTAGGTGTTCCAGGAAAAGGAGTTCATTCTTATAGATTATTTGGTGTAGCAATTGTGGATGTTGTTATGACAGTAGTAGGTGGATGTTTGATTGCTTGGTATTTCAAATGGTCGTATATTTATACGACGATCGGATTATTTATTTTAGGAATTATATTACATCGTCTTTTCTGTGTAAGAACAACAGTAGATAAAATGTTATTTCCTAATTAACGATTCTTCCTTGTCTTTTGTTTTAAAGCTAATTTATATGCTTTTTTGTTATGGTCACATCCTTTGTCGATAATGTTGAAATCTACTGCAGCAGCTTTTCCAGAAGTGATAGCGCTTGCTAATCTGGCTAGTCCCCATGATTGCGCAGTCTGGTTTGGTCTAGAACCACTTGAATAATATGCACCTTGTCCTTTATTAACTATTTTCTTTAAAGCGGCAACAGAACAACCGGTCTTTCTAGAGAGAGTATTATTCGGTTGTATAGAATCAACACCATACATTTTTTCTGCAGTAACAATATGTCCAGATTTTTTGCTGTGAAAAGACGACAATTTCTCTCTTTGATAGAAACGATTTTTTTTATAGAGTCGTTTTGATTTTCGAATCATTGAAAGTTGTTTCTTTCTATCTTTTCTTGAAAGCTGACTTGGAATATACCTTTTAGGAGTATACATATTATATAATAATAATAAAAATTGATTTTATAAAATAGTTTAAAGAAATAGGCAAATCAACCAAAACAAACAATGTCAGCATTTACAACTGTTGAAGAATATGAATATAACGGAACAGTCTTGACGACTGAATTGGATCATATTAAGCCATTTGTGAAGGCAGTATATGACTCCGCAAAATATCGTGCCTGGATCGATAGTATGGATGATTCACAAGTTGAATTGAGAAAATATACACTGATTTGTGTGCCGATATTTGCTGGACCACCAATTCCAGAAAAGCTCTTGTTCTTCAAAGGGATGGCAGAAGTATATGATATAGCATTAGATAGAACAAAAATTATTGCCAATATTGGTGTAAATCGAGGTGGATCTACAGCATGTTTAGTAATTATTGAAGTTCCTGAAATGGGAAATACGTATGTTGCTTTGACAGAACAGATGCGATGGATGACAGGTGGTCGACGCATTGAGGTTGTTGCTGGAATGAAGAATGAGGCAACAGATGATTTAGAAGGACCGATTATTCAAGAATTGAAAGAAGAGATGGGAATTGAATTGAATTTGAATGATCCAAGAATGCGCAGACTAGGTGATCCTTTCTGGACATCGCAGGGATTATTAGATGAAAAAATTGACCCATGGGTTTTAGAAATGGAGATTACAGAAGAAAAGTATAAAATTATGAAGGCATCAATTTATGGAGAAGAACACGAAGGTGAAAATATTCGCATTCGATTCTTCGATTTGGAAACAATAGAACCAGAATTATTCGATATTGGCGATGCGAAATTGGAGGTGTTGTTATCGAGATATCAAAGACTATTGAGATCGAGAAAACGATTTATACGAAACCGTTGGTCTCAAACACCAATATAAGTATTATAATTAACATGATATAATAATTTAAAGATATATTTTTTTTACTAACTATAATGTATTCTGTGGAAACATCTTCAAGTGAAACACCAGTTCTGGTAGGTTGTGTAAAATGGTTCAATAGTAAAGTCGGTTATGGCTTTATTACTCTAATCGACGCACAAACAAATGTTGAAAGAGACATATTTGTGCATCATAGTGCATTGAATGTCGCTGCTGAACAATATAGATATTTGGTCCAAGGAGAGTATGTGAATTTTCATTTAGTCAAATCGGTTGATAATGATTCACATGAATTTTGTGCAGGAAATGTTGCTGGTATTAATGGTGGAAAGCTCATGTGTGAAACTCGAAATGAGTATACACAACAAAAGGATAGTAACGCAACTCAACAACCACAACGAAGACCTATCAAACAATCGGCAGACAGTGACAAACCGCGATCAAAAAAGCCATATATTCCACGTGATCGAGGCGATGAATATATTTCGCGTAATCAAAATCGTGATGAGGATGGCGATTGGAAGCACGTTTCTAAGTCAAGAAAAAATTAATTAATTCATTCAATATGATTTTTATTACAAAAATATAATAATCATATAATTGTATAAATGGAATTTGTAAACCAGGATTCAGAAGTTTTGGGCGATATTAAATTATCATTGGATTTTGCAAAAGAGGAGACAGAACAAGAACAAGAGCCAGAAGAGGAGTTAAAAGATATTAAATTGTCATTGGAATTTGCAAATATATTAACTTCAATTTCGCACTTTAAAAAAAACCTTACAGGCCTTCAACAAAATATACGTATTTTAGAAAAAAATGTAAAGGTGAAATATAATAAATTAAAAAGTAAAAAGAAGACAGTTGAAAAACCACCATCGGGTTTTGCGAAACCGATGAAAATATCGAATAATTTGTGCACTTTTTTAGATAAAAATGAGGGAACAGAATTAGCGAGAACAGATGTAACCAGAGCATTAATCAAGTATATCGAAGTGAATCAATTACAAGATACTTCAAATAAAAGGGTGATTAACCCTGACGCAAAATTAAAATGTTTATTAGGTTTAGAAGATGTCAAAGATGATAATTCTAATCCACAAATTACTTATTTCAATATACAGAAATATATGAATCAACATTTTATAAATACAAAACCGTATAAGAAATTATTAAATAATGAAAGTATAAGTACATGAATTTAGAATATTTGAAAGAAGCAAATAAAAAGTTAGGATTAACAGATGATATTCAGTCGGTTAAGAGTAAAAATTTGATATTCGTATATTGTCCTCCCAAGGTAGGATCAACGTCAATGGTATCTTCTATACGCCTTTCTTGTTCACATTGTGTAACAATATTACATGTTCACGATGAACAGATGTTAGAAGTTCTATGTGATATAAAAAATGTAAGTATTAATGAAATTATTCAATATAACAGGTTTATTGGAAAAAATGTTGTTGTGATAGATATTTATCGAACACCGATTGAACATAAAATATCAGCTTTTTTTGAAAAAATATCATATCATTTCAACAATACAGAAGAAAATATAAATCAATATGATATCAATGTTCTTATTCAAAGATTTAATAACTTATTTCCACATTTGATGAATACTGATTATTATAGAATGGTATACAATATTCCATATATTCCTCGTCATTTTGATTTCACTAATAATTATTTAATGTTAGAAAATGATGGGATCAAATATATTAAAGTTAGATTACAAGATGCTACGAATTTATGGTCATCTATATTAAAAAAAACATTAGATCTTTCTGTTTATATTGTAAAGGATTATACCACAGAACAAAAGGTTATATCTGAGATATTTAAGTTATTTAAGCAGGTATATAGAATACCTGAAAATTATTTGGAACAAATATCACAAACAGATAGTCTTACCTTTTATCTCTCTCCTGATGAACGATACAAATATTTGAATGAATGGTGTGCGAAGAAGACGGATAAATTCGAACATTTCACAAATACTGAATATATATTATATTCTTCTGTCAGTAGAGAGAACCATAACCAATTGAATGGGTTGCGGCAAAATATTCAATCTAAACATTATATTGATGAGGGTTGTTGCTGTGGTAAATGTTCATTAAAACGGAAACAATTATTAACTGCAATTTGTAATGGTAATGTTGGCGCTTTGACAGAACAAGATTATATTATTCATACTCATAGTCCTCATCTAAAAGTGGTTACTAGACGATCAAACAATATCATACAAAATCGTGTAAATAAATATTTATTTTCTGTCAAAGTGCCATCAATAAATTTAAACAATGGGAGTATGTTTAAATAAGTTAAATAAAAAAATTGAAATACTTTTATCAAAATATTTCAATTTACTCAACAAAAAACAACGAAAATGTCAAGCTTTCAAATCAATACAATCAAAATTAATATGACTGAACACGTCATTGGCCTGTCTAAAAATCAGGACCATACTGTTACAGGTCAAGGAGTTCTTAATGGCGAATCATTTGATTTTGCTGTTCTCATGGATGGCCACGGCACAGATTTCTTCATTAATTTGATGCGCAGACAAAATTGGCCTGCAATCATGTGCGCAGATGACCCTTGGGTGGAGCTATATAAAATTCTGGAAACAATTAAAATTATTAATAATACGAAAGTTCGCACTGCTTATGGAATGTCGAAAAAAGAATCCAGTGGAAGCACATTGCTCATGATGAGAGCATTCGCCGCGCGCATTGAGACCATTTCAATCGGGGATTCGCAAATTGTCATCTTCAAAAATGACGAATACTTATATGGAAGCACTCCGCATAATCGCAAGAATCCAACAGAGGTGGCAAGAATTGCAACGCATCCAGGTTATTCGCATACGACTCCAGAGCGTCCAATTCCAAGCATTCGAAATGCATCGGCATTACAATCTGTTCCAGCAGAATACAATCGCTTTGTTGATGGGACAGTGTTGGCAATGACGCAGGCGATTGGTCATAACAATATTACGGGGTATGATCCAGAGAGAAATACAATCTTCTTCGATGAAGACGACACAATGGATGTGATTATGGGATCTGATGGATTATGGGAGATGATATTAATGGAACAATCGGCACACAATACTCCGCCTTTGACAGAAGAAGAAAAGAGTGATATTTTACAAGATATGGCAGACTTGCTGGTTATGAATGCTGCAGAATTGGTCGCCAAGGCAGAAGCGAGATGGAAAAAAGTGGACTGGCAATTTTATTGGGACATCAATGATTTCACAAAGGTTGTAAAAGCGGCAAGTTTTGGAGGACAATATGACGATATTTCTGTGATTAAATGGTCGAAAGAAGGGATCAAATGCTTCGAACCACGACCTGCAGCAGCGACAACAAAAACGGATTCGACAGCATAATATTATAAATATTGAAATATAATACAATAATCAAAAGCAAAAAACATCATGGGTAATGATGTTATATTTTTTATTGTGTTGTTATAAAATTGATTTGATAATTACTATAGAGAACAGTAATATCAAATACTAAAAACCATTGAAACGATAAAATGTTTTGGATCAATTCTTTCATTCAAAACGTGAAAATGAATAAAAAAAATCAAATATATCCAAGCGAAAGAAGTAATAATATTATTGTTAAACTTCGGGATATTTATGTTGATGATATTGACGATGTTCCTTGTTTCAAAACAAAACGTAAAAAAAGAAGTTATGTAAACTATCTGGGGTTAATTCAAAGAAGATCAAGATGGCGGTAAATCCCATGAAAGAACATTCCAAGAACATTCTTTCATTTGGTGGCAATAATATTTGATACAATGGCACAAATCAGTGGTGGTGGAACCGCGTTGCCAATTTGTATTATTTTTTCTTTCTTTGTTCCACAAACGATATGATGTAGTGGAAACCCTTGTATTTGTTTCAATTCATCCGGTATCATCGTTCGTAAGTAACATCCTGTTGCATTCTTCAGTGGAACAAATAATCGTGGTTGACGTTCATATGTACATATAATAGTCTTTGATGGAGTGCGTATATCAATAATTTCACAATGAATTGGACTATCTCTCTTTCCAAATGAAAATAGATTGGCGTGTTGTTTATCTTTGTAATCTTTTTTTTCTGTATATAGTTGACTAAGTAAATAAGGATGTCCTTCATTGTTTACAGGATAAGGCTTTTTGTCTGACATATCTTGAAGAATACACTCTTCTGGAATATTATCGAACCATGTTGGATCAACCTTTACAGAACCTGTCATATTATAATTAATTATTTGTGTCAAATTTGGTTTAGTATTTGATGGTAGTGGAAAAGAAGGCTTCCAACCATATGGATTGCCCCTTTTAATTCCGAGTATAATGAGACGTTTTCTCTGCTGTGGAACATTGTATTGTTCTGTATTAAATATTTGAAAGATAACATCATACCCAATCATTTCGAATTCATTAACAATGATATCAATATATTTCTCTCCTTTGCCAGTCAATCGTGTTAGAAGGCCTTTCACATTTTCACCTATTATCATTTGGGGTTCTACCAATTTTGTCACTCGTAAGAACTCCAAAAACATTGTATTGCGTGGATCATCATCCATTTTTTTCCCGGCATTACTGAATCCTTGACAAGGAAATCCTGCAAATACGATATCAGTTTGTCCTTTGAATTTTGTAAAATGCTCATCGCCTATTTTCGAAATATCGTGAATATTACCATCACTGATCAATGTGCTATTTGGAAAGTTTGCATCATGTGATTTACAGAAGGTTGGGTTCAATTCATTGTAAGCAATAACAGAACAACCTGCTGTCTCTAATCCTAAACTGTCTCCACCTAAACCAGAAAAAAGACTAATTGCTTTAAATGTTATATTCATATTCATTCTTTTTATACACTGAAAATAATTATCATTTTATATTCAAATATGATTTTTTATATTAAATTTGAAATAAAAAAGGATGCTTTGCCCAAGCATCCCTTTTTTAAAGGGAGTTAGTTAATAGATTTGATTCAATTTGTTGTTTGACTTACCTTTTTTTTGTATTTTTGATTCTGCTTTTGCTTTTCTCTGATTCTGCTGGACAAATTCTCTTTTCTCGCCGACTTTTACTTACACCGATTTTGATTCAAACTCTCCTTCAATCGCATCAATTGAACTTCCTTGCTCTTCAATCGCGTCAATTGAACTTCCTTCAAATTCATATTCGACGATTGAATCCATAGAAGACGATCCTTCAAAATCATCGATCATGTGCTCCACCATTTTGACTGCTGTTTGCGATGCTGCATCATTTGCGATTTTGCGCTCAAGTTCATCCAATAGTTTGGATTCGTATTTGACCGAATGTTCATGTTGTCGTTGAATCGACTTCCAAAGAACTCGAGGGAGCATTTTCGCCTCTTTCTTTGGCAATACTTTCTTTGGCAAAGTTGGCCACGAAGATGATGGCAAGCATGGAACAACCTTCAGGAATGGCGCAATTTGCAAGCATGGAGCAGGTTGCAAGCATGGCGCAATTTGTAAGCACGGAGCGATCGGCATAAACGTATCAGCAGCTGGATTGAGCGTCATTGTCGGCATAATGCCATCATCATTGATATCGTTGATCCAATCGGCAAGTCTTGGTGGAATGACGTATTCATCTGTTTCTTCTTTTTCTTCTTTTTCGTAGCCGACCTTGACAGCAGGTGCCATGTGCTTCCCGACCCTTTTATTGAGCATCACCTTCCAGAACCATGATTTACCAAGGTCATAGTAGAGACGAGGTGGGTCGGTCTTGTCATTGGCGTGCTCCAAGAATCGCTCGGTTCTCTCGTTAAAGACGAACGTTTCAAAGTGAACGTAGACTGAATAGTGGTTTTTCCCATTGCCGTCTTCTTTCAAGATGCGGTCAATGTATTTGATCTTGCCGAGATCATAATCTTCTTCGATCACAGTTTTAATTTTCTCATCAGTTGTCTCTGTGAAGACAAATGGAATGTAAAGACTTGGAATTTCGTTTTGGTTTGACATTTCGTAATTGAATACTTTGGTTGTTTGTTTTAGTAATATGTTTTCTAGACGAAAAAAGTATTTCAATTTTTTTATTTTTGCGGGAGTTTTGACATAACTTAAAATCTGATTTAAATTAAAATTGAAAATCTTTTTGCGGAAAACACAAACTCAACAATTCGACATCAACATCATTAATGAAAACTTTTGAACCCATGGTGAATAAAGAGACTGACGTCACATGCGAATGTTCTATTTGCTACTCTATCATCAATGATGATAATCTATTACTCACGGAATGTAATCATGCATTTTGTATTCATTGTTTCAAACAATATATCATTTCAAAGAAAACTCAGCAAATTTTATGTCCAATGTGTCGACAAAATGTAAACAATATAAATATTTTAAATGAACAAGAGATTAAAGAGATTCAAAATTTATTACATCAACGACGACTTATTTTAATGGAATCGTTTCAGAGAAACTTTATACTATTTCATTTGTCAGAATTAATAGATAACATCATTAATTTCAATGAAGTTATCAGAGAAGAAGATATCGCTGAGTATGATGATATAAATTCGGTTCTATTTACTGGATGTATTCAACTGATTATGCAAATTATATTATTTATATGTTTAGTTTTAAAAATATTCGTAATTGTATGTTCCCATCTAGACCAAATAATTTGGGAGAGTTTATGTGGATGGTATCAACTCATTGTTGATATTTTACGATGGATCAAATTACATTCTGTAAATAATTGGAATAATACACAAGAACAGAATCGACATAATCGAAGGATCAATTTAAATTAAAATGAATGGATTCAATGACAAATATTAATGTTAATAACATTTTTTTATTTAAAATAATTCAGACATATTGTAAATTTGTGGTTTTTAAGTTTTTAAAAATTGAAATACTATTAAATATCTAACAAAATGTACTTGTTCTTAATCAAAAAAACAGAAATCATTGAAAATGAAAAGTATTATAAAACCTCCAATGAAAGGACTTACTAGAGAACATATTAATCTCTTCTTTGAAAAACAGTTTCATTTGGATGAACCTTTTCCAAAGGTTAAAAAAGATAAAGGACGCGCCATGAATCATGCCAATAATATGCTGAGAGAAGATGCACTTGTAAAGATGGTGAATGAACCAAGTTTTGGAATGAATGATGATCGTTTGAGAAGTAAATGGTCATATGTCGGTTTTAAACTGAGAAATATTTTGAGAACACTTTGTCCAGCAGCATCATTCTTCACTCTTACGAAGATGGCAGGAATGACGAATAATTACGACTTCATAAGTCGATATTGGGAACCATCTGGTGTTCTATTAAAAGAAGTCAAATTGGAATTCAAACACAATCATAATTCCATTAAAAATTTGTGTCAATTCTTGGAGCTTTATGATGGTGCATGTAAGACGAAGTATGGAATGATGGAAACATCGTATAGTGAGTTTTACTATGACAAATACTTGGAAAAATATTTGGGAACTGATCCCGAATTAATGTTATTGAATAAACCATCCAAAGAAGAGTATCTGCGAAATGTTGCCGATATCAAGTATACGAATCCCTTCTTTCGTAGTCTCTATCAGAGAAAAATGTCAATACAAAATACAAAGACGCAAATAGTGAAGCATTCAATGAAAGAATATCTGCTATCACATGCTCCAAGATTCAATTTTGACAAGATCAAAGAGAAAATTGTAGAATCACAGTCTGACAAACATTTCTTGATGTGGGATGGCAAAGATTTCCATTTGGAGTCTCCGGTTGGCCTTGATACATCAACGATCAATATGTCGCTAAAATCGATTGATGGTATGTGTTTTGTCGTTGATGTCAAACATTTCTGCTATGATATTAAAGTGCGTTTGAATTGGGGAAATAATAATGGTATAGCGAATCCAAGATGGAAGTTTTCATTTGAGCAAAAATGATCCCGACGCGTATATATATTAACACATGTTAATATATATAAACATAACACTTAAAGAGATGGTGTATATCATAGTATAAGATGTCAAGTCTTCTTCAATCAATCAAGCCACAATCATTCAATATTGATACCAGCGACAAGCTGTATTACAATATGAAGGATCTATTTGAATATCAACCAGAATTCTTTTTTGGTTGTACTGTCAAAAAGCGCAAAATTATCGAAAGAAGAAATATTCCTCAATGGGATTATGTTTATGCGAATTATTTGACAAAAACGAAAGAATGGAATCTCAGTGATGAAAGCAGTAAAAAGGCACAATTATTATTCACCAAAGAATGGGTCGATGCTCATTTTTTTACTGCTTCTTCTGCTTCTCTCATTATTCCAAAACGAACAAAGTTAAGTCGACCTGTTTTGGATGATGGTGAAAATATAACAGAAGCAAGAACAGAAGATAATATTGTTCAGTCAATAGAAGAACCAATTGTATTGTCTACCGAAGAAACCGTTATTCTACCTATTGAAACTGAAAATACAGAAAAACCAAAAGAGAGAAAAGAAGAAGAAGTTATTGAAATTGCTCCACCTATATTGGAATTGGAAGAGGAAGAAAAGTTCCGTGATGTAAATGGTAATATTATTGATATTGAAGTAAGAGGAGAACGAAATGAGAATAATATTTATTTTAGATGTAAAGATGTAAGTTCGGGATTTGAAATAAATAATTTAAATAAAAATATTACTCAACCTCATTCGGGATATAATCGCGAGAATGATTATACGTTTTTTATTCGCTCCCTAATTGAGGGAGCTAATAAAAAACAACCTACTTTATATTTAACATATGAAGGTTTATTGAGAGTTTTATTCGTCTCGAGAAACAAAAATACAACTATATTTCGAAAATGGGCAACAAACAAATTATTCACAATTCAAATGGGAACAAAAGAGGAAAAAGAGGTTCTTGGAGCAGATCTATTGAATATTAATTTGAAGAATATCAGAGCAGTATTCAATAAATTTTCACAATCATTCTCTTGTATTTATCTTATTTCGTTAGGCAAAGTTGGACAATTGAGAGAAACATTTGGAATCAGTGCGGATATCGATGATTCTCTAACTGTATATAAATATGGACGCACAAAAGATTTTAACAACAGACTAGGAAAACATATTAATGATTATGGTAAATTACCTAATGTCAATTTGGAACCAGTATTGTTCAAATATATTGATTTAAAGTATACAGTAGAAGCAGAAAGATACATTAGAAATTTTTTTGATAGCTTCGGTAAAGCATTGAAGGTTGAAGGAAGAACAGAATTAGTCACATTAAACCTAAAAGAGTTTGATGTGATAAAAGAAGTTTACACAACAGCTGGAAGAAATTATGCTGGCGCGACTCAAGCTCTACAAGAAGAGATTGCCAAATTGAATACAGATATAACTAAATTAAATACCGATATAACTAAATTGAATGCAGATATCACCGAATTAAAATTAAAACATCAATTAGAACTACAAGAAGAGAGAAGTGATAAAGAGAAATATAAAACTCGTTCTGAAACAGCAGAGCTTATTTCTTCTTTAAAAGAAGAACATTACAAACAAATGCAATCAATGTTCGAAAAAATAAAAAATTGATCTCCTCAACCGCAAATATCTTGAAAGAAACAGCTTAAAGAACGCAGGCAAAAGAATATACAACAATAAAATGTATATCCGCTATGGAACAATCAAAGAAATAACTCGACGTATGAGTGATTTCAATAAGGGAATGCTTATTGAGAATTTGATATACGAGATCTATTCTTTTTGGAAAGATGAAACAGCAGAAATTATAACGAGAGAAATCGGTCGACTACACGTATGCTATCTGACAAAGAAGGGTATACAATATTTCAAAGATAGAATGGATAAAGAAGAATATGAATATCTCTCTTTGTATGATAACGGAATGATCTGCGCATATATCTTATTAACACATCGATCAGTTAATAATATACGATACATAAGGTTCTGTCAAAGCATAGTTTCTGGATTAGGATTAATGTATAATTTCATTGAAACAATTGAAAAACGTGGCAAAAGAATGATTCTTCCTAGAGATTCAATTGAGGATGCGGTTCCTTATTGGGAAAAGTTTTTCCTGAGAAAATATGGAATTACATCAAAAGAAGAGTTGAATCTGTTCATTCAAAATAACAATGCATGTGTTTCATTGGATTTATATATTAAATAAGGTCGTTCAATTATCATTACATATTACTTCTTTTAATGATTGAACAACATCATTTAATATTCTGATAATATTCATTTTATCGTGGTCGCACATATTATGAATAGTATTTATCATTTCGCTATTTAAGTTCTTCATATTTTTTACATCATGAATACATTTATGAATTAACCGAGCATCACAATCTTTTGCATTTTTATACTCTATATAATTTTTAGATGTTTTTGAATCAGCAAATGTGTTTTTACTTTTCATATTTATACTACTACACTATACAAAATAAATTAACAATAAATTAATTTGATGTGTATTGTTATCTAAAATGAAAAATTGAATTACTTTTTCCACAATTTGAAAAAACAAAGAATCCAAAATTTGTTCCATTTTACAAAAAATGATGAATATCTTGATCGTTTTATTGGGATGTCATATTCCATTTCTATTGAATGATCGAATTAATACTGCTGTCCAGTTTGCGGAAACACAGCACAATACAAAAATCAATTGGTTCCTGAGTGGTGGAATTAAGAATCCAAACGAAGATACAATAACAGAAGCGGCAAAGATGGCTACTCTAATCACAGAACAGAAAAATATATATATGTCAAATCAATTGACCTGGAGTTATCTCTACGATACTTTGGCGAGAAACACAGCAGAGAACTTCATTATGGTTCAACAATATTTGAATGAAACATCAATTGATTATGACGAAGTATATATAGTCACTTCTGACTTTCATTTTGAGAGAGCAGAGAAGATTGCAGAAGCAATTATTGACAAAAAAGTAAGTTGGATATTATCTGACGGAGAATTACATGACTCGAGATACTGGGAAAAAATACATATACGAAATGTAATGACTGATGTAAATAAAGCAATCACAGAATATTCTAGAAATGTTCCACCTATGTAAAAGAATTGGTTGCTTTGACCAGATATTTTGTATTTTCTGGGTCGTATGCACTATGACCAGCCATAGTTGGAAAGAATCCAGCATGAGGTAATGCTTTATGTAATTTATAAGCAGTCATAAAAGGACATTCGAGATCATACAATCCTTGAACTATTGTGGTCGGGATATGTCTGATTTTATCCAGATTTGTTTTTTTTAGAAAATAGTTGTTTTTAAAGAAACATTGATTACTGAAATAATAGTTTTCAATAGAAGCATTACTAATATAACTTCTTGTCTTTTTAGATTCTCTGATAATCTGCTTTAATGGTTTTGTGTGAAGAAGAGAGTTCGCATCTTCCCATGCTGCCCATGCTAACATACAATGTTCCTTCTTTTTATTACCATAAATTCCACTAAAACAACGCTTGAATCCTTCCAAATAATCTCCTTTAAACTTATCTCTCTCTGGGAGAGAACTCTCATAATAATTCCATGCTTCTGGATGAAACTGTTGTGCTCCTTTTGGTTCTATTAGCCAATCAATTTCTCCTCTAGAACAGAAGAAAACACCTCGAATTATAAGTTCAGTTACTTTATTAGGGTGAGCCATTGTGTAAGCAAGAGAGAGAGTTGAACCCCAAGATCCTCCAAATACCATCCATTTTTCTATATTTAAATAATTACGGACTTTTTCGAAATCGCTAATCAAATCTTTTGGAGTATTATCTTCTATCTTAATACCATTAGCTAAAGGCGTGCTTTTTCCACAACCTCTTTGATCTACAAGAACGATAAAGTATTTTTTGGGATTGAAAAAACGAGCATCATTGAAAGTAGTTCCTCCACCAGGACCACCATGAATAAAAATAACTGGTTTACCTTTTGGGTTACCAAATGTCCAAACAGGTATCGTATATATTTCCGATACTTGTAATTTATATATATTTAATGGTTTGATTGGTGGATATAAATATTGGTTCTGTAGACTACTTTTATTTTTTCTCGTATGCCGTTTTTGTGTCATATTATAGAAATATATTATGTTTTATTTTTACACTTGAATATTTAAACATCTGTATCTATTTTTATAACAGACACTTCTTTTGTATGATAATTATATAATTTTGTAGGACTATATTTTTTTAATGGAAGATAATCGCAACTTAAAAGTCTAATATCACCATTTGCAATTTCTGGATTATCCTTTTTTTGATCGCAACAATTACATATCAAAATATATTTAAATTTTTTATGTTCAACTAAATAATCCAAAAATGTATAAATATTATATAAACTCCAATGTTGTATAACATCTTTCAAGATACATAGTTCTCCATTTACAATATTTTCTTTGTTATTACAGAAATCTAAATGTGTAAAAGAATATTTTGGCGATGATTGTAATTGCTTTGAATTATATTCTATTACTTTTTTATATACATCATATCCGGTATATGAAATATTTAAATCATCATAGATTAATTTACCACATCTAAAATCTCCGCAACCTAAATCAACTACATCTTTAATGTTATTATCAACAATAAATTTTTTCAAAAAAGTTACATAACTATCTTTATTATAATTTATATCACTACCTGAACCACTACTACCATTGTATTCAGGATTATTATTATTTCCCCAAATCTTGTTTTCATAAATATTTGTAAAAATATGTTCCATTATATTATTTTGCAATTATAAAATAATATAACAATATTTTAACGCAATACATAAATAATTTCCCCAATCGATTTAAATAATATATATACTTTATTTAGTTATTTTACTTTTTATTATTTTATGTCGAAAAACTTGTATTTTTAAGTTTTTCAAAAATTGTCTTTTTTTAAAAAAATTGAATTACTTTATAACTTTTATCCGTGGTATCAACAAATATAAAAAAACCAAAGCAAACTCAATTCGCGACCAAACAAAACCTTTATTTTATTAAGATGACAGACCAACAATTGAATGATTTCGAAGAAAATTTTACAGCAGGTAATGATGTTTTGAATGCTTTTACTAACATTTCTCTTCCGGTGCGATGGGTTGTTCTTTCCGCACAGATGCAATCAGGCAAGACTTTTGTCTACACTTTTATCGCAGCAGAGATGCTCCGAACGAATAAAGTCAAGAAGATTATTATCTTCTGTGGAAATCCAGAAATCACGCTCAGAGAACAGACAAAGGATTGTTTTCATGGAAATTTCAAGAGATTATATCGCCAGTATCTCAAATCCATCAACGAAGACGAATCTATTATCGATTCCTTAAATGACAGAGGTATTCTTGAAGTCATTTTTGGAACTCATCTGACAAGCAAGAAGAAGACAACGCCTACTCAACCACAACCAATCTCAAAAACGCTCTTCATTTGGGATGAAAGTCATTATGCACAGAATCAAGGGATGTGTGTGGATAAATATCTTGAAGGCGTTGGTATTCTTCCAAATGGAGACTTCCACCTTCTTGAACAGAAGGACAACTATGTTCTGTCTGTATCGGCAACTGCGTTTTCAGAGATCAGTGATGTAGCATATTGTTTTCAAAGAAAACAAGTGATCACATTTATTCCAAGTGATGCTTACATTGGTGTGAATGAAATGATGGAGAAAAATATGATCGTTCCATTTGAGGATGTTGTTGTTTGTATTCGTGAACAACTCACATCAACAGTTGAACGTTTCGGTGATGCAAAGAAGTTTGGAATCATTCGAATTCCACCGGATTCTATAAAAAATACAAAGGCTCAAATTATTAGAGTTGAAATGGAGCAATTCGTAATCGCACATGGATGGGATATCAAATACTACTTTCAAAGCGACAATGGAAAGAAATTGGACAGTTTGGATATTCTCGAGAACGCACCAGTTTCAGGAAAAAATACAATCATCTTGGTCAAAAGTTTGTGCAGAATGGGACAAGTATTGAAAAAGGATCACATCTCATTTGTGATTGAAACCGCAACTGATTCCAGCACGGATGTAATTCTTCAAGGACTTCTTGGAAGAATGTGTGGATATGACAGCAATGACCAGATCCGGATTTGTCTGAGATCGCAAATATTTCACAGTGGAGAACTACAAAAATATGTTACAATGACAACCGAATGCAGAACTGAAATGCCAGATGTTATGCCATCCAAAGCGAGAAACTTGATTGTTGGTTCTAAACATATATTTGAGGAACCATTCAGGATCAATTATAAAAGCAAGATCATTCTTTGGTATGAAGCAAGCTCAATTCCTGGGTTTGGTATTGAAGGCGTATGGATGACTGAAACTGGAACACGCATACCCAAGCTATTCGAATTTGATTTTCCAAATACAAACAAGAGAGAAGTATTTTGTCGAATTACTGAGGTAGGACAAACAAATCAGAGAACTGGGAGGTTTGCTGTAGGTCTACCTTCAGGAATATCAACAATTGTGAAGCAGATGCGTGATGTAATTATGGAAGCAATCAAGATCACGACAAGACCGCGTGTTGAAGAAGGAGTCAACTTTAAACGAAAGCTCATTTCAAACAGGAAAAACGAATTTCAAGGCATCTTTATCGCAAACGAAGTTCTTACTTCAATGAAGAAGGATGGACAACTCTACCAATTGATCAAAAATAGAACAGGGTTGGCTTTACAAACCAAATATGTTTCAATGCTGGATGAGAATGATTTAATAACAATTAGGCTTTATGAAATTTCATGGTAAATAATCAAATTTGAAATCCTTTTTTTTTAGTTGGAGGAGTTTTTGAAGAAAAATGATATTTTTCAATTTTGTTAAAAACCATATCATTTTTTAAGTTTTTTAATTTTAGCATGGTTTTAAAAAAAATTGAAATACTTTTACCATGTTTAAAACATATTACTTAAACAAAAAACCGAAAGCGAAACCAAACTGCGACCAAAACAAACTTACAAAACTTTGATATTTCAAGATGTCAAACCAAATTCAATTGATTCATGTCGGGAAAAACATTACAGCAGGTAATGATGCAATGAATACTTTTACTAATGCTACTTTTCCTGTGCGATGGGTTGTCCTTTCCGCACAGATGCAATCAGGGAAGACATTCGTCTACACGTTTGTCGCAGCAGAAATGCTAAGAAGAAAGAAGGTTGACAAGATTGTCATCTTCTGTGGAAATCCAGAAATCGCTCTTCGTGAACAGACAAAGGAATGTTTCGACCGAAAATTCAAGGGGCTATATCGTCAGTATCTTGCATCAATTCATGTTGAGCAGCAAGAAATCGATGATGTTATCGATACATTCAGTGAAAGGGGTGTTCTCGAAGTCATTTTCGGGACTCAACTGACAAGTAAGAAGGCAAAGACTCAACAAAGAACATTCTCAAAAACACTCTTCATTTGGGATGAAAGTCATTATGCACAGAATCAAGGGATGTGTGTGGATCAGTTTCTTGAAGGCGTCGGCATTCTTCCAAATGGAGACTTCCGTCCTCTCGAACAGAAGAACAATTATGTTCTGTCTGTCTCAGCAACTGCGTTTTCAGAGATCAGTGATGTAGCACATTGCTCTCAAGGAAAACAAGTGATTACATTCATTCCCAGTGATGCTTACATTGGTGTGAAGAAAATGATTGAGAAAAACATGATCGTCTCATTTGATGATGTGAGTGTTTGCGTTCGCGAACAACTCTTGGCGACATTGGACCGATTCGGTGATACAAAGAAGTTTGGAATTGTTCGAATTCCACATGAATCTACAAAAGATACAAAGGGAAAATCAATTCGTGATGATTTGGAGCAATTCGCAATCGCAAATGGATGGGATATCAAACATTACTTTCAAAGTGACAAGAAATTGGAAAGCTTGAACATTCTCGAAAACGCACCAGAATCAGGAAAGAATACGCTCATCTTAGTGAAAGATTTGTGCAGAATGGGACAAGTGTTGAAAAAGGATCACATCTCATTCGTGATTGAAACAGCAACAGATTCCAATACAGATGTGATCCTTCAAGGACTTCTTGGAAGAATGTGTGGTTATGACAGCAATGACCAGATCCGGATTTGTCTGAGAACAAAATTCGTTGAAAGTGGAGAACTGGAAAAATATGTCACAATGACTGAAAGCAGAACTGAACTTCCAGAAACGATGCCATCCAAAGCAAGAAACTTGACAGCTGAACCCAAACAGATCTTTGCGAAACCAATCATACATATGCGAATCACGCGAGCGCACCGAACATTAGATGGTTCTGCTGAAGTCGAAATAACAAGTGGCAATTTAAGCAAAGAATACAGAACCGCCCGAGTTGAAGCCGCTGCAACTGCTGTGCTTACAGGTCGAATGGATAACTACAATGACGAAGAGATTACGCAAAAGGTGAAAGATATTGTGAAAAAGAATGAACTTCTTTCAAAGAAATGGAGATTTCGCGAGATAAACGCGACACATGCAAGACGTATATGCGAAACAATCAGGACTGGCATTCCTTGCCTTGGTGAATCTGGTGCGAATTCTTGCGTAACTAGTGAAAATGATGAAGCCGACGAAAACAAGATCAGTCTCTGGTATACACCCAAAGCATTTCCAGAATTTGGTATTGAAGAAGGGACGTGGTTCATCAACACAAATGTGTGTATACCACCGCTATTCGAGACTAGCCTCCCAAATACAACTCGCAAAGAAGTATTCTGTCGCATGACAGAGGCCGGAGAAACAATTCAAAGCAATGGACAATTTGCTGTTGATTTGCCACCAGGAACAGCAACAAATGTGAACCAGATGTGCGATGTAATCATGGAAGCGATCCAAATCTCGACAAGACCACAAGTAGAAGGAGGACTCACGTTTCAACGAAAGCTCACTTCAAACAAGATATCCGAAACAGAATTTCAAGGCATCTACGTGACAAATGAAGTTCTTACTGCATTGAAGAAGAATGGACAAATCTACCAAACAGTCAAGGATAGAAGTAGGCTGACATTACGCATCAAGCAAGTCCCGATATTAGATGACCCATCAACAATGATTAGACTTTCTGAAATTTCATGGTAAAATAAATAAAGCTGAACCCGCTTTTTTCACTTGGATTTTTTTAAAAATTGAAATACTTTTACTATATTTAACCTATATTACTCAAACAAAACTCAAAAGCAAAACCAAACTGCGAACAAAATGAACTCCAAACAATTTCTCAATTGTGATATTCTTATTGGATCAAAAATGGTTGAGAAATATGGATTTGATAAAAATTATACAAAAGAAGAGATTGTTGCCTTGGCAATCCAACATCAATGTCCAATCATTGTGAGGGCTGGTCCAAATGCAAAATGGTATTTGAAAGGTAATGGTTGTACAGAATCATTCTTGATGAGGAAAATCAATGAAGATCATAGAAAACGAGAAGAGAAAGGGATAAAGAAGAATGGAACTTATGTTATATTATTGACTCAACTTTGTAAACCTGAAGAAGAAAAAGAAGAACTACGAGGACAAGAAGAGAGAGAAATCGCAATATGCAACATAGAAGAATTGCGTGAAGCTCAATTACGTTCAAATGAGTTCATTAACATATTAAACGAACAGCGAAAGGAATTGTCTTTACTCTTAATTGAGAAAGCAGCAGAAGTTGTAGCAGAAGAGGAGAAAATGGATTTAATTATCAAACGACTACAAGAATTAACTGATGTAAAAAAATCATAAAAATTACAAATTATATTTGTAATTACAAACGGAAACTGAAAATCCATTAAAACTTATTTCAAATATTTTTTACTATTTTCGAAGTTTCTTGGTCTTCGTCTTCTTTGATTTTACATGAGTATGAGTATTCTTTTTTGTTGGTTGTATGTGAGGTTTAGAAAATATTACAAACTCATACATTCCATTTTTTCGAATTTTAACATTACCATATTCTGGATACTTCTTCTTTAGTTTCAATGTTGCTTCTTTCAATGGAACCAATCTTTCTTCGAAATTACCCATACCTCCTTGTCTTCCAAAATACTTTGTCACAAATCCCACTTTATCGAAACGAATGACAATGCCATCATGTATGAAATATTTCAAGGTTCTCTCTGTATCTTCTTTGTGACCTTGCGTCTTAGTAATAGTCAGTTCAATTGCTTTCAAACGAGGGCGATTAATAATTCCATAGAACGCACCAACAATAAATTTAAGTTCGGTAGTCATTTCTTTTCTTGCCTGTCTAAAGAAGGGATTAAATACAGGATAGACTCCCCAAATATATGCCTTATGTGCAATACATTCTTTAAACGCATTTTCAATAAAGTAATTTAAGTTTTTGGATTTAAAAGAAGATATTGATAAATCGACAGATTCAACATCGTCGTCTAAGAAGACAATATGTTTACCTTCTGGCCATTGTTTCATTATAAAGTCTCTCTGTTGTACCAATCCTTTGATCCCAATCACAATTTTATTATAATAACTCTTATCTAGTTTCTCCGAGTAAATATTATATTCTTCTTTGTTTGCGACATAGATGAAGATCTTCGATTTTTCAATATGATTTGTGTGTAACATATGTAACGTTTTACTGTTACAAAGTTCCGCACGATGATAAGATGGTATCGCAACGATATAATTTGAAACAACCATTATAGTATATAATTCGATTAAATAATAATAATTAATCATATTTCAAAGAAGTATGATTAATTAAATTTATATGTGCTTAGCATAATTTAAGACGCAATTTTCTCACTAATTTTCATTTCTATAATATTATTTTCATCGACGTCACCATTGTCATTTTTTACAGAAAATAAATCGGATATTATTTTGATATATTTTTCTTGTAATTCAACATTTGTAGTTAAATAACGTTGTAAAACGGATCGATTGCGATCAATATATTCGGTGGAATTAGCATTATGATTTTGAATCGCAGTAAGTAATTGGTTTCCTCCCTCTTCATAGTTAAATTCAGGATAATAGTAACCAACATCTTTACATAAAGATGCATTATGAATTATTGGCCATCCCATCCATGCCAAATCAAAGTATATATAATTTAAATTATTTTCCCATTGATGAGATACAGCAAAATTAGCATGATTTGACATAAATGCCAATGTATTATACCTACCTTCAATTGACACCTTTTTATCAACACATAAATCTAAATTGTTCACTATTTTATTGAATGCCTCCAAATTAAAATCATTTATTCCCGTTTTTGCATCAGAAACGTTATTTACAAATACTTGTTTAATGCTTTCATTATTTGCTCTATATGCATTTTCACATATTAATAAACTAGGAAATGCCCATTTCATAACACTAATATTTGGTTCAAATATGGCTATTTTATTAATATTGTTTGGATTTATTTCATTTTTATATAATAATTCGTCATACGATTTATTTTCTGCTAATATTGCTAATTTGATCGCATTTTCAGACCAAATGAAAGGTACTTCGATACATTCACTCCTATACAATGTTTGCCAATAATATTTATTTGTGTTTGTCATTTGAGGAATAGACCAAATCTGGTCGTATAATATAAAATCGTTTTTATTTAAATATTTACCAGAATCTCTTGCTTTATGTTGATTATATAATATTTTTTCAGTATCAATCAAGTAAGAGTTTCCACATAAATATGCAACTATTTTTGTGTTAATATATTTTAATTGTTTTACAATTTCAACATCTAATTCATATCCCATCATAATTACCAAATCGAAATCGATTGTAAAAATGTTCGAATATTTTATATATTTAAATTTATCCGAATATAACATTTGATTCACTATTTCTTCGTTACAATTTTGATCATGAATAATGAAATAGCAATCATAACCTATATTATACAATAATTCTCCTAAAAAAAGAACATTCTGTCGTATACCATTTGAGAATAATGATTTTGTATCTTCAGGTAAATGTAATGATATGCCAATTTTTGTATATTTTAGCAGTTTTAAAAATTTCTTGGGAATTTCAACGCTTGATGGAATCACTCTTTTATCAAAATAATGTAATAATAAGGTTTCATTATTACTATTAATAGTTCTACATACTCCATTTTCAAGTAACGATTCTGTGTATATCATATTTTTAAGCCCAATTATATCTTCTGGGTTTGTACAAATGTCTCCTATTGTCCTATTATAATTATCGACTATGGTATATAGTTCTTTACAAATATAAAAATAGTCATTTTTTAGAACAATCTTGTCTGATATATATATTTTTTTTAATGCACTATACACAATTGTGCTATTCTTTTCACATCCAATAAAACCATTAAACATCGAATTATTATTTATTGCAGATTTAACCGTAAAAAAAGAATAATTTCCTACAATTTTTTCTATATCCATTTCCAGCATCGCATCACTGTCTATGTATACTCCTCCATTTAAGTATAAAAAATAATATCTAAAAAAATCACTCTTATGTGCCCCTTTTTCAAATGTATTGAATACATCTAAAGCATTTGAAAATTCAGCAATCGGGTTTTCTTTTAAATATGTGATAATATCTTCATCTGTAAAATGTAAATATTCCCAACCTATACATTTCAATTTTAACGATCGTATAATATAATCTGGTAGCTTGAATTTTGATATTTGAATGATTGTTTTTGGAATTTTCATTAACTCAATAATAAACTGTAAGAATATTTTTATCCCAAAAATATTGAATATTGAACTACACTATTCTAATTATAAAAACTATAAATATGGAATGTTTCTTAAATTTAACAAATAATGCGTTTGTTATTGAGAATCATAAAGTTTAAATTATTTGTTAATTTTATTATTATAATACAAGACAAAATTATTTTATTTGGTATATTTTTAATAATATATATTATTATGTCAACGTCTATAGGAAATGCATTATATTTAGCTAATGCTGCTACTATACAATCGTATGCTGATATATCTACTGGATTAATTAGTTCAGCGATTGCGGATTTTGCAGCATCCACTACAGTTATTATCGAAAGAACTCCTGTTTCTAATCTTGACGCAACGAATAAATTGTATGTTGATTCAGCTATTACTACTATGGCAATTAATCCATTAACAAGTAATCTTAATGTAGAAATAGCCCGAGCGACAGCTGCCGAAGGAGTATTAACTACTAATCTTGCTGCGGAAACAACTAGAGCAACAACTGCCGAAGGAGTATTAACTACTAATCTTGCTGCAGAAACAACCAGAGCGACAGCTGTCGAAGGACTATTAACAACTGCTCTTGGTGTGGAAACAAACAGAGCAACCAATTCGGAAAATGCGTTATCTATTGGGTTATTATCATCGAATGTAGTCAATGCTTCTCAAACAGTATCTATTACAGCATTATCTACCGGATTATCAACTACAAATGTAGTCGATACTTCTCAAACTGCATCAATTACAGCATTATCTACCGGATTATCAACTACAAACTCAACAGCTGTTGCTTTATCGAATGGTTTAGTTTCTGAAACAGTAAGAGCAACTGTAGTTGAAACCTTATTATCAGTTGGATTATCAAACTCAAATGTAGTCAATGCTTCCCAAAGTGCATCCATTACAACATTAACTACCGGATTATCAAACACAAATGTAGTCGATACTTCTCAAACTGCATCCATTACAGCATTATCCACCGGATTATCAAACACAAATGTAGTCGATACTTCTCAAACTGCATCAATTACAGCATTATCCACTGGATTATCAACTGCAAATGCAAATATTCTTGCTTTATCAAGTGGCGTTAATGTTTCTCAAAATATATCCATTACAGCATTATCCACTGGATTATCAACCACAAACTCAAATGCTGTTATTTTATCCAGTAGTTTATCAACCACAAACTCAACTGCTGTTATTTTATCCAGTAGTTTATCAACTACAAATTCAACTGTTGTTGTTTTATCCAGTGCTCTAGTTACTGAAACAACAAGAGCAACTGGAACAGAATTCCTATTATCAGTTGGATTAGTATCCTCAAATATAGTCAATGCTTCTCAAACAGTATCCATTACAGCATTATCTAGTAGTTTATCAAGTGCTATTTCTATCAATACTGTACAATCTGTATCTATTAGTAATCTTATTATTGATACAGTTGAATTAACAAATGCAACATTGTATGTATACTCATACTTTTGGAAAGCTCCCGGAATTTCAATGTTTCATGCAAACTACCCCGATCTTTAATATATTTTTATGTTTTGATTATTCGTTTAAATGTGGCATTATGTTTTTCAAAGAAACGTTTACTTTTTCCTTTGGTTTTTTCCCAGATTTTTTTCCGTAAATAGCAGACAATAGAGAGTCGTATTGCATCCGGACTTTCTAATTTGATTGGCAAATTCCCATGAGCTTCATGAACATTCATATATAAAACATCACTTGTGCGAACATCAACGCCGATTCCATATTGAGGTAAACATGTTTCTCCACCAGTATATTTGCCTCGTTCAATCACAGTTAAATTACCGAATCCTTCTTCATCGTCCCCTTTATCAGTGTGAACAGTAGTTTGATAATTTACATTCGTAGTGATTGTAGTGAAAGCAGTACCTTGTATTTTAAAATGGGTTTGGTTCGCATGAGCACGTTGTTTTTTATATTCTTCGGGAACAAGCTTCTTATAATACTCATCAATCTCTTTGATCAATGGAATTAATTTTTTATATTTTTCAGGATAACTCAATAGAAAACGAGTAGGTCGAACAGAGAGAAAATTCTTAATCCCTTTTCTTGTCATGATTTGTTTGTAATTTGGAGACATAGTATCAAAGTATCCAATTATATTTGTATAAATATTACCATTATCATATATATTCTTCTTTTTACTTCCACTGGCAGAACCTCTATTATGTGTTGGCGTTTTAGCAAATTTAATTACATTATCGTAAAATTCATCGATGTTTTTTTTCTCTAATACATTTTTTCTAAAACGCAGTAACAATCGATTGTCAGTAGTATAAACATCAACATTATCTTCAATAATGAAATAATTACTGCTACGTTTTAATTTTGTATTAAGTATTTTCGCCATCTTAGAATCATCATAATCTTTATCTACGGTATATACCATAACGGATCCTTTTCTCTCTTTTTTTATAATCATACAATATAATTATAAAAAAAATACAATGAATTTGAAACCTGAATTATAATATTTAAATAATATATGAAATTATTGTATTATGTGCCAGCATTTGGACAACCAAATCTCGATGTAAAACGCGATATTTTATTACATAATTTAAATTATATTTATCAACAAATGAATGAAAATTTCGACGTATCAATATCATTTTATGATGTGTGCGAAGATATAAAAGAATTATTACATGGGTTACCATTTATAGAAAATGTATATATTTATGAAAAACGCGGTATTTTAACAGAATTATTTCTGACAAATCCAAATAATGTTTATAACCGAAATTATGATTACATTATATTTACGCTTGATGATGTAAAAATCATAAATATGAATATTCGAAGAATGATACAAGTGAAAAGAAATCGTAATATTACGATCATGTCGCCAAAAGTATTAAAAAGCACACATTGGTATATGAGAATAAAACAGCGTAATATGTTAACAATACATAATCAGTTAGAACCATATTTATTACTGCTTTCTCCTCGAGATTTCAACATATTTTGTTCTATACATACTATAAAAAATAAATGGATGTGGGGACCCGACTTGTTATTTGGTTACTATAATATAAAAGCAGGCGTATTACATACTAATGTTGTAGAACATGTATTGCCAAGTAAGTCAGATGGCGGAACCGCGAGTAGTTTAAGTATGGATTATTTAAGACGCCGAACAAAATATCATAATTATGGTCAAGTAAATAGAGATTATAGGCCGATAAAGCGCGTCATTGTGTTTAATACAAAAAATCAACGTAGATCCTAATTAATTATTGTTTCTAGAAATCCTTCTTCTGTGTCTTCTAATCGTTCTCAAAAATCCAGTTACTCGTTGTTGATGATATAATTCTTTTACTCCAATCAATACAAGTCGTTTATCTCTCGATATTAAATTGGTATATTGTTCTCTGATTTGATCAGTATGAGGTATATGAGAGAATAAATTCGATATAGTTAATCCTTCAATGAATTCTGTATCAGTATCTCTCATATTCTGGTGATTACGTTCGACTAATACGTTTAATATATGACATCGTAGTTCGATCATAATTGTATTCATATTATTATTATTATTATTATAATAAACAGATGTGTATATATTATAATAATAATTAAATGGTTGTTATTTGCGATTGTGTAAAACCATATCCTTCAGACAAATCTGCGAAATATGGGCAATATTTTATCGGTGGTCCACCTTTAAGTTGTTTTCAAAAGTATGCTATCGAAGCAATTGTTGAAGGTAATCACTCTTTAGTATGTGTTCCAACTGGTAATGGTAAGACGTTACCCGCAGAGTTCGCAATTCGACACTTCTGTAGTGGTGCTGGAGGAGCAAGAAAAAAGGTCATTTATACGAGTCCTATCAAAGCATTATCTAATCAAAAATATTATGATTTCAGAGAAAAATACCCCGATATTACTTTCGGTCTATTGACAGGCGATATCAAGTTGAATCCAGCCGCGGATGTGTTAATTATGACGGCCGAGATTCTACAGAATGCGCTATATGCTTACCGTTCAAAAACTGAGACGATTTTACCATCTTCTTTGGGAATTAGTGGGTCTATTCTCTCTTTTGAAATGGATTTCGATAATGATCTGGCTTGTGTAATTCATGACGAAGTTCATAGTATTGGAATGCCAGATAGAGGACATGTTTGGGAGACAATTTTTATGCTTTTACCAGCACATGTTCAAAATGTAATGTTATCTGCCACACTAGATCATCCAGAACAGTTTGCGAAATGGTGCGAAGGCATTCACGGAAATAAACAAGTATATTTGACAACATTGTCACAAAGAATTGTCCCATTGACGCATTATTCTTTTATTACATGTAATGAAGGATTCTTCAAGAAGTTAAAGAACAAAGAGTTGGAAAAAGAAATCCGTGGTCTCATTAATAGACCGATTCCTATTCATGAAAATACACGTTATAATGAAATCAATTACAGAAAGATTGTCAAAGTATTAACTACAATGAAACAAAAGGATCCAACTACACGAGTCAATCGATCTTTTGCATTGAATCAAGTTTGTCGACATTTAGTCGAAAACCAAATGCTTCCTTGTGCTTGTTTTATTCTCTCTAGAAAGCAATTGGAAAAAGCCGCAAGAGAAGTAACCTTTCCTTTATTGGAAGATGATTCTAAGACGCCTTATATTATTCGCAAAAGATGTGAATCACTATTAAGAGAGAAGTTGACAAATTATCAAGAATTCTTGGAACTGCCAGAATATAATTCGATGGTTGCTCTTTTGGAAAAGGGAATAGCAACACATCATAGTGGAACGATCCCGATTTTAAAGGAAATTGTTGAACTCCTATTTGTTGAAGGATATATTAAATTATTATTCTGTACAGAGACATTTTCATGTGGTCTCAATATGCCGATTAAGACGACAATTTTCACAGATTTACATAAATTTGATGGGCACGAGTTTCGCCTATTACATGGATATGAATATAATCAGGCATCGGGCAGGGCAGGTAGACGTGGGATAGATACAGAAGGTCATGTAATACATTTAAATAATTTATTTAGAGGCGAACCAATAAGCGTCAGTGATTATTCACATATGATGTCTGGTAAACCACAACGACTAGTGAGTCATTATAAAATATCTTATCATTTATTATTATCTTCTTTGGAAGATGCTTCACAGAAAAGTCTGTTTCAACAAGAATTAAATGGCGATCTATTGATTCAAGAACAAGAATATAGAGAGAAAAGTGAAATTTGTGCCAAGTTAAAGCTTACAGTCGATTTGCTTAAAACACCAATTAACGAAATTGAAGAATATATGACATTGATTAATATGTTTAAGAAGAAGAAAGATACTGAAAGAAAGATATCTTCTTTAAAAGAACGATATTTTTCGATTGATGAAGATCTCAAGCTATTAGTAAAACAAAAAGAATCTGAAACAGTTTTACAAGTAATGTTACAATATAAAACGACTACGTCAAAATATCTCTCTAATAAGATAAAAAAAACAATGACTTTTCTAGAAAAACATTTTTATATTGATAGCGGTAACATTTTAATAAAAGGAATATTGGCAAAGTGTTTCAAAGAAGTTCCTTGTCTTTTATTCGCAGAATTACTCTTTCGTGGAGATTTTTGTATTTTGACTGATATTGACTTAGCTTCGATTCTTAGTTGTTTTACTGCGAATGTAACAAGAAATGAACATCTCACCATATTACCAAAAGAAGGTGAGATAGAAAGGGTTGTCGAAATTATACAAAGAGAAATGGATCACTTACGTTCATATGAAGAAGAGAATCGATTAGAAACTGGAGAAGTATATGATATTCATTACGATTTGATGGAATATATTGTCAAATGGATGGAGGCTGAGACGACAGAAGATTGTAAATGGATTTTACAGCGTTTAGAAGAAAGAGGTATTTTTTTGGGTGAGTTCACAAAAGCAGTATTAAAAATTATTGCCATTACCAATGAAATCGTGTGTGCAGCAGAAAAAATACAAAATTACGATTTAATGAAAAAGGTCCAATCAATTGCAAAGAAATTACAAAAATATATTGTGACAAATCAATCTCTCTATATATAATATAATACCAATGCCGTTATATATAGATAATGTCGCAATAGAATATTTAAATGGTCCAGTTAGTATGTCTATATTAGAACCCAATGAAATTGTTCATTTACAACTAAAAAATACTATTATACTTTTCGGTGATACACATAATACAGAAAGAATGAAACCTTGTCAAAAAGATGATGATAGATGCTTTGAATTAGAAACGACATTTATGGAAGTTTTGAATAACTTTGCCAAAACATATCCTGTTTATTTTTACTTTGAAGGATATTTAAATCATGATTTTTATGAAAAATCACAAAAACCAACTTACAAACATAAAGTTTTGCCGCAAGTTGGCAAATCTGATATGCTTTATACAATCCAACGTAATAAAAGTTGTTTCTATTCAAAAGACTCTGCTGTAAATAGAGAACACTGTAAATATAATAATATTACATGGCAATATGCTGATATACGACAAATTACAGATGAAACGCTTACATATCGTAATAAACATAATAAACATCATATTCACGATGGCAAATATGATATGGAATACTTTTTATATAAAGATTCATACTTTTTATATTTCTCTGGGGCTATTGGTTCATTTTTCGATGATGCACCTTTAACAGAACGTCGATGGAAAAATGTATTAATGAACGTATACGATATGTTTGAAGATGTTGTATATACTAGTGGCAATAATTTATTAAAAATAGAAGATTTATATGATTTTTATTACACGTTATTTAATGATATTCCCATGTTTATAACGAAGTTGTTGGATTCATACTCATATAAAAAGCAAATAAATAAGTTATCAGAAGAAATAAAAAATATTTTCACATTTGATTCATTTGTTGAATATACAGAATATACTATTAGAGAGGAATACAATGATTTTGGAAAAACACATTATTTACAACTCGTAGAAGACAGAGAAAAAATGGAAAAGGTTCGTAGAATTGTGTCTAGTGTAATTCTCGCTTTTTTAAGAAAAGATTTCGTTTTTTTACGAGAATTACATGCTAGCGATTATCTGACCGAATTAGGAGTTACTAGTGCGGTTATAAATGAGTATATTTACAGCATATTAGAAACAGTATATGCTGTAGTATTAGATATTTATTTTATATTAAGGTCATACTCTACTACACATAATACTCTTCATGAATCACGACTTTGTCTAGGATATTTTGGGTTATATCATTGCGATAATATAAAACATTATTTCGTAAATATAGCAAAAACACACAAATTGGGTTTTAATAATGATAATAGAGATCGAGATATTAGACGTATACATATAGAAAAACATATAAACCTGAATAGTATTTTCTTACCAGGTAGAAAAAATATTAAACGGGTAAAACGTGTTACTATGATTGGAACAAAAAAATATAGAAGACATATAACGGGTAGTAAATTACTGAAGAGTCATAGAACGAAGACGAAGACGAAGACGAAGACTCATAAAACAAAAAGTCGTAGTTCGAAGAATTATGTTAGTCATAAAAACTACTATTCTCCTTTACGAATGTCGTCATCATCATCATCATCGAAAAAGTCAAAGTAGAATAATATATTTAAATCAAATTATGGAATTAAAAGTATATCAATACCATTAAAATTATCAATACATTTTGTGTATTTTAGGTCCTCCATACAATATTTTTTAATATCGAATTTACTTGCTTTTTTAAATTGAGGATATGCTTTACATACAGTATCAAATAAATATGGTGTATTACCCTCGTATAATATAACAGGTCTGTATTTTGTAATAGTTTCTATTCCCTCTGAAAAAAGAAAATTCTCGGAACCTTGTGCATCACAATGAATAAACCCAATATCATTTAAATTCATATTATCTATTGTTGTTAATTTAATTTCTTCACCATCTTCACCTAAACCAACGCCTCCAAAATTACAATTTAAATGACTTTCTTCATTATATCTTTTTTCAATTATTCCACCATATCCATCTAAATCAATATTATTCATAATTCCTTTGCCATCATAACAAAAAACGCCTAAATTATGAGGTATAATTTTATGTTGTAAATTATTTTGTTGAATATTTTTAACCAATAAATTATACATATTTTTTTGAGGTTCATAGACAAATATTTTTTGTTCATTATTTAAAAAAGAAGAATAGACAATAGTAGATGTGCCACAGTGACCTCCTATTTCTAAAATATTACGATTTGGATTAATATATTGTTTTAATTGTAGTAAAGAATCTTCATCCCAATAATTACCTTGTTGAAAAGTATTTGCGATATAACAATCGTTATTATATAAAGTAATTAAACCATATTTTGTATGATATGTATCCATTATAATATTATAATATGTTTTATAATATTACAAAACATTTAATCGTATTTTTTTCTTCATTTTGTCTTCATCTTCAAATATATGAATACAAAAACAATATGTCTTGGATAATTCTACTTCTGTTATCAAAGAAGTAACAAATATTTTGCGAATAGAGAGAAAAAAGATATGAACATTATTACCATCTTTTGCCAATATGATCCCTTCTATAGAAGTCATATTTTTCAATAAATGAATCATATCACATGTATTTTGAAGACGTCTTATCTTCCTTGTTTGGTCATTAATAACAGCAATCTTAGATATCCATTGAGAAACAAATTGATTCGCCAAAAGAGAGAAATTTGCGAGACCCATTTGTTGTTGAAAAAGGATCATATTGATAATATCCACTATACGTCTGATAGGAGATGTAATATGAATATAGGAGTCCAGTTGTAGTGCTTCATGTCTGGCGCCACGGCTCTTTAAGTTCTTTTCTAATATTATATAGGCACCGACATATTGCGAACACCATTGTGCATAGATTGCTGATCTTGGCTTCTGTAGTTCTTCTGTTGTACGGAAAATTCCAGTGTCTAAACGGCTGCCTATTTGATGATTCATCATTATCATCAAGAAAGCGACTATATCATGACTATCCTTTACTTCTGTCATATATGTGTATTGAGATGCCAAATTACTTACTGTTCTCTCTAATAACTGATAATTCGAATTAGATAAGAGTTGTGGTTCTTCATAATGATAATTTCTCTGAATAAATACTTGGCGATTATAGAATAAAATATCCTTTACTTCATTCAGAGAAATTACAATCTCCATTACCATCGTCTCTCTTGATTTCTCTGATTGAAGACTACATAGATCATCTGATAATACAGAAGGTAACATTGTCTTCTTTTTATTTGGAAGATATATTGTCGATACTTGTTCTATTCGGTCCCAAATAGCCAGCTTATCCAATAGGAGTGGAACATTGGCAATATAAACACACAAATGTATTATATTATCATTGTCTTCTCTGATACTAAATGCATCATCATAGTCACGGCAATCTGGTGGATCGATTGAAAATATGTATTCTTCTTTTGTCATCGTCATCGTCATCGTCTGTGTCAATAATGACAACGATTGATTAACTTCTTTGGCAAATCGACGCATCGTTGGATTATCCAACCCTTTACAGAAAATTTCATAATCATATAGATTTTCTATAATATCAACCGGACCAATTATTCTGTCTATGACTCCAATTGGAAATTGATTGGTCCACTCTTTGAATCGAAAAAGAATATATAAATTTGTCGTCGTTTTATTAAAGCCCATCATGGGCATTTCATATGCGACTAAAAAAGAAGGATAATGTGGATCATTTGGTATACACCTATAATACATCTTCTTTGTACCTTTGATAGAACCAAATGTCTTTGTTAAAATAAGAACTCCTGGTATATAGGGACTTTCTCTGATTATCGACTTTTCTATTTCTATTTCTATTTCATTGAAAAGAGAGAACGAAAAATTGTCGCCATGAAAGAGTTTATACTTTAAAGGATGAAAATATGGCGAAAAAGAACCATTATAATTATCGCCGTCGATCGACCATTGACTATAATTTCTTGCTTTGATTATCGTGGTAAACATTGAAAATTATATATAACATATGTTATATATAGTTAGATTGATTTCTTTATTCATCATTTTTTACCAAAGACTCTGTCTCCAATAAAGGTTCCACTTTTTTCTCTCCTTTTTTCAACTTATTTTTATTCTTTTTAACTTTTTTAGTTGGTTTAATAATTGGCGATGAACTTAACGAAGTTCCTATTATAGGTTGAATATTCTGTAATTGTAAAATCTGCATAAATATTTGCGGCATAAGTGTCAAAGTATTCATATATGTTCTATATTTAAAAGATAGAACAGATGCATTACTAGTAAATTGAATACTATACCACCAATAAGGAGGTATATGTATCATTTGTCCTTTGGATGCGACAATATCTATAAATTCAACATTTTCTACTGCAGTCTCTTTCCAAACTTGAATTGGACTCGTAATATCTAATGTTTCATAGTCGACTTGAGCATTTAAATAATCTTCACTCTTTGGAGGAGCAAACCTGATACTAATAGAACCTTCTGTTACTAAGAAGAAATTCCTATAGTTGATTTCATATTTTAATGGCGTACTACTGCCATTCGATCCTATTAATATATCATATATACACTTTCCTGTAAATAATGGTCGTATATTTTTTTCATACTTTTCTATCCGTTCTTTCAGGTTTGATTCGATAAAATCACCGTTCTTCTCAATATAATAAGATCCTGTTGTATCTTTGTCTACCAATTGAACTGCTTCTGTTAATTGAAAAGGAACATATTCTCCAGAATCGACGCTTTTCATTAGAATCTTTTGGCTCCCATATTTTTCAATCAATTGTTCTCTCTCAAAAGAAGGAAATTCTATATAATTAAAAATAATAGGTTGTCTTAATTTACAAACATTATCTAGTTGCTCTTTTGTTTGAAAAACGGTCTCATATACATTCAGCTCATTGCTCGTTTTTAAATGATAAGCAACATGTAGATATAGCGTTAAAATGACCAAAAAAATGAAAACCGTCGCTAACATTTGAAACATATTATTATTATTCGATAAAATAATTGCTGGGTTCCCCCGCATATATTGTCTGATTTACTTCTTTCTTTGTTTTATAATTATTTATATTTAAAATATCGATATTTTTCGTATTATAATTATTTATTTAAATTAAATAAAGTGCTATTTTTTTTATAATATTTGTGATGACTATTAATTACTTGACTAAATGAACTTACAAAACTACCAACAAAAGAATCACTATCAAATGCTATTAACAAATCTATTATAGCAATTAACTCTCTATTATCTGTATAATATGCATTTAAATTTACATTTTTTTTATCACACAGCAATGTATTATTTTTTATTAAATTATTATAATAATTTAAGTTAATTTTATTGTCATATTTTAACATACCAGAACATATGTATATTTTATTTTGGTCTTGACTAATATTTTTTATATTATCTTCATAAAATTTTATTAATTTTTCATTATAGTTTTCAATTGACAATTTATAACAGTTCGAAAAATGAATTAATGCGTCATCCTCAATTCTTAAATGAATACAATTAAAGTTAGTTAATTGTAATTCTTGTTTAATAACATCTTTTAATGTATAAAAATTTTGGTTAAACTTAAGATTAATCATAATTAAATAATATAAATTATTATCAGTGTATTCTCCCCACATATAATTAAAAGACTTATATATATCTAATGAAACTATATTACCTAAATATATTATTTTCATATTTTTATTTAATTCTATATCATCATTAATATATGGTATACATTGTATTTTATTATAATCAATATTTGGTAAATAATAATTTTTTAAATTATTAATTATATTTATATCTATTGTATCCAATATCTTAATTGAACTTTTTATTGTATTTTGTAAAAAATGATTCATTTCATTAATATTTAATATATCATTAATATCTGTAACTCTTCCGCTTTTTAAATCAATTTGAAACTTATTTATATATATATTTCTGTTGTATTTTATTGCAAGTAATATTCCTTTTACGATCGTTTGAAGTTGATTACATAATCCGATTCTTGGCGATATTATAAACATCAATTATATAATGTATTTATAAAAAAATACATTATACACAATAAAATTATCGGGGTTTTAAATTCATATAAATACATTTTGATTAATGTAATCGATTCGATTAATCTTCAATTTTTGGGGCTATAAAGAACTGTATTATACAATCTTCGTGAGATAGATAAGATATTTTCAGTGGAGCATCTTTACTTATAGAAAAATGTATATTATCACATATATTCGTATTCAGACAAAACTTCTGGATATATTGTAAACTATATTGAACCTCAATCTTCTCTCCTTCTACAATAGAATAATCTATAAGGTCATCAATCGATATAACAACTTTCATTTCCCCTTTTGATATATCTTTAGTATGTAATGTAATATTTTCTTCTGTACAGCAAATTGTCAAGATATCTCCAAAAGTTATCAACTGTGAACATACTTCATGAATGATCTTCGCAGGAATCAAAAATTCGGTATCATACTCGCAAGTTGGTATAGACATCCACGAATAGTCGACATCTATTAATGGAATATTGAAAAACTTACTATATTTCGAGTGAATGAAGTCGATTTGAATCGTATCTTCACTTGGTTCTATCCTTATCTCAGCTGTATCTACTCCAAAAGAGAGAATATTTGACAGAATGATAGTATCAATATTGATCAACATATCAATAACTTCATATTTATCAAACCATTGCATCTTGAATTGGATATCAAAAAGACAAACATGTGAGTGATCCATACCCTGAATAGAAAATGCATCTTGCGTTAAATGAATATGAACGACTGAAGAACATGTTTTAATAATTTGAAAAATAGTTGTAAATAGTCGTCGTTTTTTAGCATTATCTTTGATAATAATCATAATAATTATAATACTTATTTACATTTATACTAATTTTCTGTTTACATAATGTATACCATCAAATCACGAATTAAATATCATCTTTTTCGATAATATTAAAACTAAAATAATCTGACATAATATTAAATTCTTTTTCATAATACAAATTATTATCTGTTTTATATTTTGAATATTGTGTTTCATAATTTTCAACTTTTTTAATTATAAATAAACATTTTTCTGTTTCATTATAATAATGTTCGTCTTCTATATTATCACAATTAATTATTATTATTAAAAAGCAGCATATAATGTATTTTTTTTTAAGTTCTATTATTTCATTCATATAATCTATAATATTTGGACAATTAAGTATTTTAGTTATATAAAACAATGATACTGTTTCGTTATATTTATTTATTATATTATTAAATCTAATATATCTATTTTTTATCGAATTATAAATATTCTCATCTAAAATATTATGGTGAAAAAAATTACAATTTGTGTTCCAATCATATATATTTGAACTTAAGTTGTTCTCATCTAAATAATTTTGATTGATTAACAAATTAGAACCATTATAATTATCTGCCATATAACCTATATTATTTTCTAATAATTCATACAGTTTAGATTCAATCTCACTAGTATTTTTTTTATAAAATAGTTGTATTTTTTTTTGGTCTTTATTGAATAAGATTATATCACATAAATAATTATCAAAATGAGTATTTATCAGTTTAAATGATGTTTCGAGGTCTATAAATAAATAATCAAAAGGACTACTACACTTTCGCAAATTAAATCTTTTTAAAAATAGAGTTGAATTACATCGATATCCAATACTAAATATAAAGTTTATAGGATTTTTCATATTTTTATTATTATAACATAGTAATTATATTCAAATTTTGTAAATATAATTACTTGATAAAGATAATTCGTTGACGTGTTTGTTTATCAATCACAATCGAAAGAATAGAATATATACTTTGAAAAATAAATCCAGAACTATATACATAACATTTTTCCAATTTATTTGGAAATTTGTCTCCCATAAATTTCGCTATTTTGATTAAAAAATCATAGTGCTTTTCTATATCCATTATTTGAATCGTTTGAATATTTAAATGTACAACAATCTTTTGATTATTACTTAATGCTTCTTCAATTCTCTCAACAATACATGTTTTAAAAACTTCATAGTTCTCTGGAATAGCAAATATCTTGAAAAAACGAGAATCTATTATAATAGATTCTGTATTGAAATAACAGAAATTGGATAATATCGAATTAACATCGAGTGATCGTATATCTTCCTTTATGATTCGCTTTGTTTCGTTTAAAATATTATCTGTAAATGAATATAAAGATTCATTTTTTGGACAATCTTCTAATAAATCTGCTGTAGACATTAATATTATATCATATTTTTCTTTATATATTAATACTCATTTCTTGTTCATTTAAAACACATACTTAATAATCTATTTCTTTAATTAATCTTGTTATAGTAGCATAATCTTTTTTATCATTTTTTTCACATATTTCAATAGTATTTTTATAAGTCTCTATACCACCAGTTGAGAAAAATATAAATCCAGTAATACTATTGTTATTCATATGTATACAATATGAACCCGGTCTTTTTATAATTTCAACAATATGTAATTTATTAATCACAATTGATGTTAAATTAATAAAAGATTTCATACTTATTTGTTATTATCATGTAATATGATGTCTTTAAATAGTTCTAATAAAATATCACGCGTTTTATATATTAATACTCAATTCTTGTTCATTTGAGATTGTTTCTTTCAATGATTCTTCTTCTAAAATAGTTGAAGGAGAGAAATACTCATCATTTAATTCATTTACACAATCAACCAATTGTTCGTCTGCAATACTACCAGATAACAATTGCGATAAATGTAATGACAAATTATGGTGAAGATTATTATCATTCTCGTTTTCGTCTACCTCATTACAGAAGACAATATCGCATAATTTTTTATTTGTAGACATTGTATAGCTTTGAAGGTTTAATAGCAGTGATTGTAGTTCTTTTACTTGAGCTTTTAATTCCTCTATTGCTTCGTTGTCAATTACTTGTGTTTGTACCGGAGCAGATACTTCAGCAACAAGTATAGGTGTTGGTGTTGGTGTTAGTGTAGCAGCTGAAATAATTAGTTGTTCCTTTAATAGGGTTTTCAACTCTTCTATTTGTTTCGATGAATTTTTATCTTTTTCTATATTAGTCTGTTCTAACCGATCTAACCGATCTAACCTAGCTACAATACTCTTAAATACAGCTTCGTCAACAATGCGCATATTTTCATTACTACTTCGGTCATGTAGTTCATCTGTTCCTGAAGATGATCCTGATCCTGATCCAGCAGAATACAACTCTAATTGATCTAATGGTGGTAATGTATTGATAAATGTTTCAACTTTACCTAAACGAAGTGTAATTAATGCAATCGCATCAGAAACAGACAATTTTGGATGTGCCATTGGGGGAGGGGGAGGTTGATTTCGCGCATTATTATAATGTTGTTGTTGCTGTTGTTGTTGCTGTTGCTGAGGTGCCTGAAAAGATACTCTTCCGGGGTTTTGACCACCTCCGCCACCATTTGCTGTTCGCCTTTGAATTGCTGACGCATTTGCTCTTCCAGAACTCATAAATTATATAAAATATTATTTTTCGTTTATTTACGCACGAACAACCATCGATATTTTTTCGTGACATTGATAATTATTTACAGAAATATCGTCTAGAGTATAATCTTCTATTTTCTCATGTTTTCTCTTAATTTCTATAGTCGGAAAATCATAAGTTGGACGTATTATCTGCTCTTTTAAACAATCAATATGATCATCATATATATGACAATTTCCACATATATATACCAATTCTTTTGCAATTAAACCACAATGTTTCGCTAAAATATGTGTCAAAAAACTATAAGATGCAATATTAAAAGGCACGCCCAAGCCGACATCACCGCTTCGCTGATATAAACAACATGATAAATGACTCGTGCTGGTAACTTGAAACTGTGCTAATACATGACATGGTGGTAGAGCCATCTCATCCAATTGTAATGGATTCCATGAAGTGAGAATGATTCTGCGCGAACATCGATTTTGGGTATCTTTTAATTGATCTATCACCTGTTGTAATTGATCAATACCTTTTCCAGAATAATCAGCACTACAATCCGTATATTTTGCATTAAAATGTCGCCATTGATGGCCATATACAGGTCCTAAATCCCCCTCACGTAATTGTGTTAAACCACGACTATTTAAAAATTCTCGACTCCCATTTTGGTCCCATATATGGACTCCTTGCGATTGTAGAATCGTATTATCTGTTTTTCCACCAATAAACCATAATAGTTCTTTTAGACATGTTTTCCATGCTAATTTTTTACTAGTTAATAACGGAATTTTATTGTCGATTAATGAAAAGTATAACGCGCCACCAAATATAGAAAGTGTATTGCCATTTCTACCTTCTTCCAAAATACCTTTATTTAGAATATCACGAACCAATTGATAATATTGTTCTTCTTCATTTTTATATACGCACTGAATCATTAATGATTTATTATAAATGTGGTCTTTAATATATAAGATATCATAATTAATTTCTTTGTTATTCATATATGGAACATAAAGAAGGTAAAAATGAACATGATAGTTATATATCAAAAACAAAAGGGTTTTTCCATTATGTATTTAATACTGACCATGATACTAAAACAGATTTAACAAATTTGGCACAGTATATATTTTTAGCATTTGTATTCGTTACCATATTAATTAATACCATGAGGAATTATTTTCCAATTATCGATGATTCACGATCATCAATAGAAATACTTATCATTGTTATGTTGTACATGTTCATATTATTTTATGGAATATATTATATAAATCGTGTAATTTGTTACATACCAAACTTCTCTGGAAGTCAATATTCTCATTGCGGTAGTACATTATTTTTATTTCCATTAGTTTTGTCCGTTTTAATTTCTATTACCAATTTTAGTCCACAAGTTGAACATGGTACACGTATTATAATTGAACGAATGAATGAAGTATGGGAATCGAAGCCAACTACTGGTAAAAAGAAGAAAAAGAGCAGTGCTACACAACAACAACAAGAGCAACCACAACAACCACAACATTCCCCCAATATTTATACACCACCTCAACAAATGGCCCCTACTCTCTATTCTGGACAAACCACACCTATTAGTCAATTACCAGTTGTTCAAATGAACTCACAAGAAGGTTATCAAAATTCGCAATCTACACAAGATAATGGGTTTGAATCACAACAATTAATGGAACCAATGGCTGCAAATGAAGGATCATCCGCATTTGGTGGCGCGTTTGGAAGCACATGGTAAAGTAAAGTAAAAATAAACAATAATAAATAATATTAGTAAATATTATTTATATACTTATATGTCGAATGTCTCTGATGAACAAATGGATGAAATCATCAAGGCCGCAAGTAATAATGATAACTCGCATATATTGCAATTAACAACAGAGAAGATTCATCGAATCAAACTAAATATACTGAAAGAACTACAATTTACACATACAGATTTGTCTGAATATATGCGTAAATTGAAGCAATATCGGTATGTTGATAATATGAATGAACTAAAACATGGTGGATATATTCGATGGATCGATATTCGCAACCCGACAGCAACTCTCTCTTTAAGTGGTGTAGCTATTTTCTGTGATTTTAAAATTACAGATAAAGGTGTTTCTATCGTATATACCAATTTCTTTAAAAAAAGAAAATATGAGTTTCTTATGGAAGAGGCAATCATCTTTCAAAAATTGACACACCAAGAAGAAGTTCTTCTACATATTATGGATGTAATGAAGAAGTTGAAATAAAGAACGCCTATAATTTTATGAATATAGTTGTGCTTTAAATTATTATTTAGACGAATTGGTTTTGTTATTAGTATTCGGGTAGAATGATAGAATATAATTCTTTATATATGTTAAATATTCGACAATAATACTATTCAATGAAGTTGTCAAAAAAAGAAAGAGACCAGATTGAAAGACAATCGAACGATCTAAATCTGTAAAGGGAATCTTTTTGCGAAATAAATTAAATTTCCACATTAAAAAGAGAGAAACAATTATTTTAGCATAATTATCGATTGTTACGAGATATTTTTTCGCATTATCGTTATTGGTGAATCCGGCAATATATAGTGCTATTAAAAAATACGTCACATAAGAGGCAAATTGAACGGTATACCAATAAATATATAATAAATTTTCTTTGTACATATAATATTTGTAGGTAATAAATTACGAATATTATTATATTAATATAAGTTAATATAATAATGACTACTCTAATTACATATGACACTATATTTAAACAACGTATTGTTCAATTAGTAAGAAACCAAAAAAATGGAAAACATTTAACGTTTATGCAAATAGATTTTAAGGCAATATTTAATGATGATAATACCGATTTTAATAAATGGAAAGCATTTATAACAAAACGACTTGATGCGACTTCTCTAACAATCGATAATATAACAATATATGATTTATTAGATGTAACCTGGACACATTGGTTTGATAATAAATATATTGCTGAAATGGACTTTACTTTGCCATTCTACAAGTGTTTTGAAAATTGTATTTTTGTTTCGCCGGGAGGAAATAAAGAACTATTAAAAAATAATAGTTATTTGTTATTTTTATATATTTATTTATTTGTTATTTATAGTATATATTATTATAAACTTTATTCTAAAATTAAAGGTCTAACGAATCTTCTTAATTTTATTGTAAATAATGTTCCAATATCAACAATTGAGATATCAAGTAAATCTTTTTCAACATTATCTCCATCACTTGATGATATACGTAAATTTTTAATTAATTACTGTGCTTCTCGTTCAATGATAGCTATTTATAAAGAAATGGATCCAGTACTTAAAGCAATTACTGATGATAATCTAATATTAACCAATAATGGACATATGGTTTCTATTAAGGATCAAATGGTAGCCCTTACAGACTTGACAGAATATAATAAAACTGTTAGTAATTCGATTAAAACGCAATTCGAAATAGTTCAATCATATATGATCCAATTTCTTGGTGCAGATACACCATACGAAAAAATTATAAATATGTTAAAACATGAAGGAACTCAATCAGATTTTTATAAAATTACCGGACTAATTAAAAAAACTGACAAAATGAGAGATATATTTGAACATATTACCCCTACAGCTCAATGTACAGGAACAATCGGAGGATGCGTTCCTTCTACTAATCCTAACGGGACTCCTAATACAGCTCAATGTCAATGTTATATATGTGGATATCCTATAGAAAATAAATGGTCAAGTCCTGAATGTGAACATGTATTTCCTGTATTACAAGCATGTATACATCTGTGTTTACTACTTTATAATGATAAAAAAGTTTCACCTGATCCAAATATCGGGTTAGAATATTTTTGGGCACATAAATGTTGTAATCAATTAAAATCTGATTTGTATCAATTTATCGAACGTGTTCCAAAAACTTCACCTTTAACAGGATATGAATACCGATTTAAACGCGATGGTAATAATGGATGTAATGATTTCTTTGATAAAATAGCAAAAGCATATGAAAATAATAACGCACCAAAACAAATATGTTATGAGTTTTTTCATATTGAGAATCCAGATGGTAGTATTACACCAAATGATGAAAGAATCAATTTCTTTACTAATCCTACCGCTCCTGACACATTAGCTAAAAATAAAAAAATATTTTGTGATGGATTAGAAGCTAGATTACAAAATCTTATACGATATCTAAATGAATCAGGAAATTGTGAAATGGGGACTTGTCCTGATTCTAATAATAGTCTATTATGGAATTTTTTAATGTATAGAGTTTTACAATATCCTACATATAATCTTTTAATTGATCTTACTAATACTAATATAATATCAGGTGCTGTTTCTATCAAAACTGAAAAATTATGTAAACAACTTTTTTCAGAAGGATTAACAACTAAGGCATTTGATATTTTAAAGATTGCAAATCTTGATTTTAATGCATTATCTACAATGACAACTACAGCATTAGCTGAATATACAGCTCTCGATGATGATAACCAAAAAAAGTATAATACTAAATTGGTATATTCACTTTTAAAAGCAGCAGTATTTTACTACTTAGGTGATTGCTATATTACTACAAAAAAAGGTATTTCAATATTTTGTCCAGTTACTTCGAGTAAATCGAATTTTGAATATAACAATATGTTTGTTTTATCATTAAGTGAATTAAAGTTTGATGCAATTACTGAAATATTAACACCAGGAGGAACACCAGCAGGAACACCAATAGCATATTCTATAAATCATAATATAATTTTTCTTATAAATAATTATGAATTAATATTGGAATTACTTAAAGATGCTATTAGTAAATATCCAGGTTGTTTTAAATATTTACCTCCTCCTCCTAGTGGTAGAGCTCCTAGAATTCAACCCGTGACTATTGAAGAATCTTTTGCCTATTATAAAACAAATATTGATGATTTTTTAAACAAATTAAGAATATTAAGGTATCAAATAACTGCTAAAAAATCATATTATGATGTTTTTGCGGAGGGTGATAATACTCAAATTATCGGTAAATCTGTATTTTATACTTATACAGCGAAAGTTGCAGATAATGACGAAATGAGAAAAAAAGTAAAGATGTTTAGAATTGTGATAGAAGCACTACAATGTTTTTTTATAATGGCGATGAATCAATTCGTTAATTTCGGTGATACTGCTGATAATAAATATGAAAAAATTAATATGACAGATTTAATATCGAGTCTATCCAAAAAATATGGAGGCTATTTTGAAATGGCTGGTGACGACGTTAGTGATACAAACGTAAAAGAAGTAAATAAAAAAGAAGATGAAGGAGAACGTAGTATTCTTTTAACGAGTATTGATTATTCTATAATACCATATGAACCTAGTACTATTCCAACTAACAAGTCTAAAAGTAATATTTGGGAAATTGTATTTTTAAATACTACAGAACAACTTACAGATCTTGGTTTATTAGAAAAAATGGAAGCAAAAATATTATCTGTATTGCCAAATGGAGGAGTAACTACAGGAGGAGGTAAAAATTCAAAACAAAAAATATTATATGGCGGAACTATTAATGCAGAAAATTATACGACAAATCAAGAAGTGATAAATAATAATAATTATATTAAAAATTATCCTATTTTAGAACGTGAAAATAATAAATTTATAGAAGAACAAATTAAATATTTTATTGACGAATATGGTAATAGTAATATTGATCATAATACGATGATAGTTCAAAATGAAGTTGAAGATGAAGAATATGATGAATTTGCTGGCATAAGTTTACCACTGCCAAATTATGAAATACCCCTACCCTTACCAACTCAAATGGAACAGGATATTGTCGATGAGGAAAATGATGAGGAAAATGATGAGGACAATGCTGATGTTATGGGTGAGAATATAGTTGAAGATATAGGTGAGAATAATCCAGTATATCAAAAATTTCAAGGTCAAGCCTTACAAAAAACACGTAAAAATATGAAAGAATTTGTACAGGGTAAAAAAGCACAAAAAACACAAAAGATTAGGGATGAAATCCAGAAAAAAACAAAGCAAGAGAGACAAGAGAGACAACAGATGATACAAGAACAACAGAGGCAACAGATGATAGAAGAACAACAGAGGCAACGAATGATAGAAGAAGAACAACAGAGGCAACGAATGATAGAAGAACAACAGAGGCAACAAATGATAGATGAACAACAAAGGATAAATCAACAGCAAAGAGTAAATAGGAAGCAGATGAATGAAATAGAAGAGCCACAGAGTGAGATACATAATATTAAGAGAGAACAAGTTGAAAGAACTATACAAGATAGAAGGGAAAGAGAAGAAGAAGCAAAAATACAACAGAGGCAAGAGAGACTATTACAAGAAGCAGAGAGACAAGCAGAAGCAGAGAGACAAGCAGAAGCAGAGAGACTATTACAAGAAGCACAAGAAGCGCGAGAAGAACAAGATAGACAAGCAGAGATGCAAATGCGGATAGATCAAGAGAGACAATTACAAGAGAGACAATGGCAGCTAAACCAGTTGAATGGAAATATTAATATTACTGGGGATAAAAAAGAATATGGTATAAGAAGTAAAAGATTACCTGGAGAACAATATCAATTTAATACAAAACGTGCTAGACGAGGAGAAGGAGCAGGAGCAGGAGGAGGTCATAGTAAAAAGCGTTTAAACAAAAAACGAAAAAATAAAAAGCACACAATTAAAAAACGTAAACACAGAAAAAATAAAAGGACGCTGCGTAATAAATAGTTAAATTTATGTATATTTCGAATAATTATACATAAATTGGTGATGGTGATATGTGTATTTTCTTTGTATTAATATTAAACAAGCATCAGTAAATATTCGAAAGCAATATAAAAGTATTCAAATTATTAATTTATGTCTTTGTCAATTCAAAATATACACAAATTAAATACCAAAGAAGATGGTTTATTCGTCCATAAATTTCTTGGCGGTTTAGTTCTTCTTAATTATGTAACAAGATATTCTCTCTGGTTTCTATTTCATAAAATGTATTTGAACAATCGATTTGGTATATTTTGTATTTTGATACATGGACTTCTTAGTTGGAGTTCTCTGATATTTCATATTAGTGGAGTAAGAAATTTATCGAAACCAATGATATATCCTGAAAATCGATTACATACAATAATATTTACTACACGTTCTGTTGTATGTTGTCTTCTTTTTTATAATAAGTATCATTTTATGTATAATATTGCAACATGTTATGCCACAATGTTATGTGCGGATATAGTAACTGCTGTATATAAGAAAGATAGACATGGAACAACAATACGAAATATACCATTTGATGGTGCTTTTACAGAAGAAAATCAGCGTCAAATAACCTTAATGAGTAGTAGTATGCAGATAGGAGCAACAACATTTATGCTCGGTGATATCGACACCGCATTTTCACCAATGTTTGCGATTCAAATAGCATCTTTTCTTCAGACAATGGTTCGAAAAAGTATTATTGATTCTAGAACATGGCATATTGGCTATAGTTATGCTCTATTGATTAATATTTTCTTCTATGTAAGACATAATCAAATATATGATTTTATGATTATACAGCCAATAATGTATCACATCTATACGAGGATCTTCTTTAAGTATCGCGTAAATAAATATATCGCATGGACAAGTATGTTTTCTTTATATTCGATTTATAAGATATATGCCGCCGATGAAGTTTCTCTCTTTTTTATACAAAGACAACATGATTCATTGTATCATATTGGCAAAATTATGATCGCCGCCTATATCGTTTACAATATGTTATATTGGAATAAGAACGTCTTAGAGATCGCTGTCGACTTTTAGTTTTTTTGGTTCTTTTTCTTTTGTTTGTTCTTCTTTTTCTCGATCGTTTTCCACCCTTTTCTGTTTCTATATCTGTATCGTCTATTTTACGTTTTAAATTGCGTTTTGATTTGAGTTGCCATTTGGATATATTCTCACGCGTATTAAGTGTAAATCCTGTTTTCTGTTTTGATAATAAATTAGTATGCCATTTTACAATACGGTCTGTAAATCCGTATTTATCAAGAACATCTTTAGTTAATTTTGAATCACAATACTTAATTGCATCAGTAAAACATAATTTATATCTAAAATCTTCTTCATTATCTAATGATTCAATTTCTAATAAGTTAATCATATTGCGAATGCGAATTAAATCCAATATAAATATTTCTTCTTCACCGTATGGAGTAACTTTTATAGCACCAAATCTTGTATATGCATCACTTCTTTTTGCACAATTATCAAGACTAACAAAATCGACTATTTCATATTCTCCAGGATTTTTTTTATGAGTATCTATTCTAATTTGTATAAAATTTAATATCATCAGTAGTTGTCCTGCTGCTTTACATCCTTTAATACTATCTAACGAATTTAAATGAATTATATAATTTAATTCTCTCTTTTGTAATTCTTCAATAAGCTCTTTAATCAAACCCTTTCGTTCAACAGTTAAATCTTTAATAGTATTCTCATTTATTCTCTCGATCAGTTGTGGTATAACTTGATAATCATCATCATCGTATTCTATAGATGTTGCAGCATTACCTGTTGTGTTTGGTATAGTCAATAACCATTTACAATTTTCATTACATACCGGAAGAAATTCATTTCCATATCTATCTGTTATACACTTTTTGATCATTCTTTGAAGAGTTTCATAAAACTCCACATAAGGTATCCCTTTATGTGGAGTTTCTATCTCATATGCGGATTTCACAGATTCCATTATATTATCATAACATTATATATCTTCTAAATCATCATATATTTCTAGAAGTCGCAAAATACGTGCAGGATTCATCGATATCTTTGCACTCATCTCTAATAACGTATTTTTATGTTTCGACATTCGTTTTTTTAACAAAAAATATAAAAAGCGTCGACCAAATTTAAGAAAATAGTAATTCCAACGAAACTGAAGAAGTATAAATATTTTTCGTTGAAATCTAACTAAATTATATTGTCTACCAATATAATTATTCAAAGGATTCAATCCTATAATTAATAAAATCAGAGAAGTCGGCAATGTTGGTAAATAAAGAAGATTATTATTTTCAGCATACAAGTATTTTAAAGTTGATGGCAATATAGCAGTTAGTTCTTTTAGTTTATTTTGACTACAGTCCAAATAATTCACTGTATCAGAGATATTTCGTGGTAAACGCACTAATCCATTATTATATAGTATGAGTTTTTCCAATTGCAAACTATCTCCAAAATAAGGTAGTTCATCTAGGTGAATCATATTGGCGATTTTCAACCGTTTTAATACAGTTAAACCATGTAATGAAGATATAGTTAGTTTTGATTCTGTGTCGATGCGAATTGTTTTGTCTGTTTTTACAATATATCGGTCAATCTTTGGTTTATTATGGTAATGCATGATATCTACCATAATATTGTTTTTGACTCGAAAAATAGCAATCTCGCAGATCGTATTGCGTCCAATCTCTTGTAAAAAAAACCCTAAATCAATGTAATACCGCAGCATATTACATTGATAATAATTCACCTTATATTATTTTATTTATTTATATTTATTATTATTAAATTATTTCGCGACAATACCCTTCAATTTGCGAGCCATAAGCCCCCCAAGAATATTTTCTTCTCGGTCAAATCCTACATGAGTATATTCAATTCGAAACAAGCCATATTTTTTGTGGCCTCGTGGATACTTCTCCATAGTGACCCTATATAGGCATCCAATCCACAAATTATCCTTTGATATGCCACTGAGTTCCCATATACAATTGCCACGATAACTCTTTGTAAATATCATTTTTGAACAAGCATAATCGATTGCCTTGTCGAGAGCTACGCCAGCAACATCTGCTGTAATGCCTGATTTCGTAGTATAATAGTGATGCACAGTTCTCCTAACCACAAAGGTTAACGGATTTGAAAATATATATTGACTTGCATCAACATAAGGCACTCCAACACATACGTTTGGATCAACTTTTCTCTTCATGAGTTCTTCAAGAGTAATGAAGTTTGGATTTTCAACACGAACTCCATTGATCGTGATTTCTGTAATTGCTGTATTCGTTGACATTATTTGTTTCTTTGCGTTTGCTTCTTTAAATACTTATTTATTAAGTATTCTGTTTCAATTTTTTTGTTTTTCCACCACGACTATTTCGACTCTTATGATAATGTATAGCTTCTGTTAATTCTACACAACGTCCACCTTTATCTCCATCTATGTAAATAATTGTAATAAATGTATTTTCTAGCATTCTCAATGTCGATATCACTGGAATAATAGATTCTTTAATATAACCGAAACTTAAGAAATTAGTTCTTTTTAGATCGGCATAAGTAGTCACAGGTGGGCTATCAATCGAATGTTTTTCTTGTTTTCCCCATGAATTCAATATATAGTATCCAGAATTGAGGTCTGTTATCGTTTCATTCACCTTTTCGAGTCTGACACCTCCTAATACCATTGAATGAAAATTATGAGTAGGATCTTCTATATCAGTGCCTATATACCCATTATACGTGATATATAGTTTTTTTTTAAAAATGGTTTGTATATTACCGAAGATATAACTGCTTGGATCAGCTAAGTCATTTGTAAGCATCATTTTTACTTCTGTGTTAGCAGTTATTACACAATCACTTAAAATATCAAAAAAAGCAGATATGTCTGTTTGTTGACTTTCATTAAAATTATTGTAACATAATGCATCTAATATGCTCATTTGTGATATATTATCGGGAATTGGAATATAAATTTCTATATCTCTATTTTTCACTTCTTCGATAAATTGAACGATTGCTATATAAGTATTATAACCAGTTGCTCCTCCATCAGCAGATCGTGTCGTTTTGTGTAACATATATCTAATTAAAAATACAATCAATAACACATTCATATATTTCACATATCCACCATCCATATCTCGATTATAAATGTCTCTGAAACTGAAAAAATTATCATATTGTGCGATACTATCCATCCAATTATTGCGCATACTTCTATTAGTGCTAACGTTTAATTCTGGCATTAAATATTTAAAGTATTTTAAAATTAATCGAGCAGAAGAAAATGCCCAACAAATATCATTATCATATTGATCTAACATATACATAGATTCTCGTTCTAAATCTGGATGAGTTTCTATAGCTCTTCTAGTTTGATCTGGCATTTTTAGTATACTTTTTACTCTACCTAATATTGAAATAGGAGGTTGTCTTGTATGCTTTGGAACACTAGTCGGTTCAGGTGCACGAATACGATGAAATATTGGTTCGCCTCTACAGTTTAAATCTAACGTTGTTGTTGATTTATTCATTATTTCAATCGTGTATGAACTAAGATCACCATCAATCATTATTTTCGGTAGATGCTTGCGTTGATCTGAAATTATCCATTTTTTATTTTCATATACAATTGGTATAGCATATTGTACTTCTGATGAACCAATATGAAATAAAATACCTAAATTATGAAGTGTAGTATCATTTATAAGAGTTCGAAAATGAACACAAGTTAACTTGAATAACTCTATTGTATTTCTATATTTGACAATTATATCGTAATACTTATCTATATCTATATCAACTGGTTTTAATGTTTGTGAATCAGTTGATAATTTCTTTTCTCGTTCTGTTAATGGCGACGATCCTTCTCTCTTTTTTCTAAATAAAGAACCAAATACTCCCCCTTTCATTATTTTCATTTTATATTTTTTCATTGTATTTCGCACCATATATTAAGTGTATATTAATAAACTCATCACATATATCATCATTTATATATGTGATAAAACAATTTGGTTACAGTTAAATAAATAAAAAATAAATCAATACTATGGACAATAAAAATAATACAAATACAATTACAACTAAGAATACAAATTCTGGATTTAAAGGGTTTTTTGGTTCTGAAACGATTAAATTGAGTGAAACATTTGCTAACCTAACACTGGTGTTTGTAGCATTTTATGGATTATTATACGCACCACAGGTTTCATCAATTATTACATGTCAACAACATAGAATTGATAATAGTCATCCAATTTATAAATATATATTTACGTTCGGTATATTTTACTTCGTTGTGGTTGTCGTCAGTAAACATGAAATAGATCTTCCTCCTATTCAAAAATTAATTAATTGTTTATTTTATTTTATTGTATTTATCATATTTAATAGACTTGATTCTCGTTTAACAATGATTGTTTTGGGATTAGTATTTCTACTTTATTTTATATTTTTAAATAAACAATATTACTATTCTTTGAACCAGAATACAAATATTGTATCAATAAAATCAATAAAATCTAGTTCCAATAATCAAACAAATGCAAGCACAAGCACAACAACAAATAGCGCAACTACTGCTGCTTTTATTCAAGATCATCAATATTGGATAACATACGATTTCCCAATACGAGTCAGATTATTCAAAGTTGAACCTGAACAATTTTATTACATGACTTTATTTAATCATATTATTATTGCATTGATTATTATTATAATTATTTTCGGTTTTGTTAACTATGTTGGTTTATTGAAATATACATATCATAATAAGATAGATCTGTATAATATATTTATTCCGGATTCTAATTGTGTTCCACTTAATTATGGATTAGGATTTTTTCAATACATTCTATTAGCAATGAATTATGACTATTATATAAAAAAGTTTAAACCTGTAAAGAATGTGTAAAGAATCATAATTTAATAAATCGATAATGTTCTCGCACTGGCATCTATAGTTTTCACCCATTTCGGCATCCAAAAATAGGGTACAAGCTCAGCCATATTGGGATAAAATGTATCATACAAATTGCGGTAAAACCTTTGTTCATTTGTTGTTGGAGGATTATGTGTAATATTATTGTGAGATGGAAACTCTAGTTTATCAACATGTTCTTGAATAATCGTAAAAAGTGAACGACTCACTTTACTAACACCATCACTAAATGCCTCTTTTCTTCTCCATAAAATATTGCTAGGTAACAATGATTTGCCATTATTATCGAATAATTCAAATGCGCGTCGCAATAGATATTTTTCACACACATTATTTTTCGTATGAAATCGCATTTGTGGATGAATACTTAAATAATATTGAACAAATGACCGATCCAAGAAAGGTGTTCTTGGTTCCAATCCATTACTCGAAATGGATTTATCTGACCGAAGAACGTCGTATTTATGAATATCTGTAAGTAAACGCCGACATTCATAATCAAAGTCGAAAGCTGAAGGTGCGCAACCCATATATAAATATCCACCACATACTTCATCGGAACCGTCTCCATTGAAAATCACTTTAGCACTACTATTTGCAGCAATATATTTTGCTAATAAATAATTTCCAATAGATGCTCTTACCGTCGTCGTATCATAGCTTTCAATTGTCTGTATCACTTCTGGAATTGCGTCAACAAATTCCGCTTCTGTAAGTATAACTTCTGTGTGTTTCGTTCCCAAATACTCGGCAACAATGCGGGCATTTCGCAAATCCTCAGATCCTTCTAATCCAATACTATATGTCTCCAATGGAGTTTTCTCTGAACGATAATAATTCACCAAAGCAGTAATTAGACTGCTATCAAGTCCACCTGATAAAAGACATGCAATAGGTCGTTCCGTATTAAGGACTCGTTTTTGAACGGCAGAACAAAGCAGATTACGGATATTGTCATAAATCTCTTCTGTTTTGTATTCAGTTGATAATGTATGAGAAATGAATCCAACGGAATGATAATGACGGTTCTTTATTATTGGAAACCATTTAGGTGAAACTGTAAAAGGGAGAGAAAAAACACTATACGTTCCTGGTTCAAAATGAACAATGTGATGTGTATCATTCAGGTAATTATATATTTCAACCAGACTTTTTACTTCCGATGCGAATGCAAATAAATTGCTTGTTCGATACCATATACTAGTTTGATATGTGGAATCTACGATAGGAATAGGTTCCATATAATATAATGGGCGAACACCATATGGATCTCTGGCAATATATACTTTAGAATCTTCATTCGTTAGACGAGAATCACATAGAATAAAAGCGAATACACCATCTAACTGTTGTAAAGTATATTCAATTCCGTATTTTAAATATAAATGAATGATGACTTCGCAATCACTATCTGTTGTTGGTTCAATAGAGAGTGATTGATATAGTTCTTTGTAGTTGTATATTTCTCCATTACAAATGAGAGTAATATCGTTGATCATGATGGGTTGATTTGATTCTGTATTTAAACCATTTATTGCCAATCGATGGAATCCAAAATCACATAATATATTAACTCGTTCTAATTGAGAGTCTTCTGGTCCTCTACCTTTTCCTTTTTGAAAAGCATCATTTACTTCTTTCGCTGAAAAAATTTCATCATTATTTAAAAGAGAGAAAATACCACACATATATTTATATTATCATAATGAATATTTAACCTGTTTGAAGAAATATTATATGTTTTTATATTATAAATGGGTCATAAAGAAGAGGAAGGACAATTAGGAGAAAAAGAAGAAAGAGAGAAACTCAACTTACATAAAATGAATCAGGAAAGATCACATGGAAGAGATGAGGATGATTACGGAGAGGAATCTGGAGGAGGTGGCAAATCAAGAAGAAGAAGACATAGAAAATCAAAAAAAACAAAAAAAACAAAGAAATCTAAGAAATCTAAGAGGCGTAAAACAAAGAGAAGAAAAAGTAAAAGAAGACTGCATCGAAAATAAAATAATAACCGTGTTATTTCTATAATATTAAATATCTTATAATATTATGGCATCGATTGAATCACAGCAAATAGCAAATGATTATTACAAACATATTTGTCATTCGACATTACAAAAAGAAACAAATGACAGATTATATGACAGAAATCTGCCATCGCAAATGTTACAACCTTATTTAAATATACGTCCGGTGATGACAAAGTATTCTCTTCTACCAATTGTTGATCCACGTGTAGCAAGCAAGGTTCCAATACAACAACAGCCGACTTATAATACAAATAAAGTATTTAATCCAGGAAATACACAATCACCATGGTCTGGATTTGCAAGTAATATCAATGTCGAGTCGGAATTGAGAAATCAAATATATGCTTTACAAAAATGTAGTCAGGCTGTCTACGTTCCAAATAGCACAAGTGATTTGTATCAATATAACACGGAATCGAAACATGTTGTTCAACCTTTTAGTGGTCTTTTTCAACAAGAAAAGTTCCCTGGATTTAATCCCAATCCAGAAAATATGGGTCATTTGACTTTTAATAATAGCACTCGACATCAAACTAAAGAATTAACTGGAAAACAACGAAAATGTAATTAAATTTACTTTTCCAAAAGTGGTTCAAATAGTGTGGTTGGGGTTGGGGTTGGGGTTGAGATTGAAAAATAAAAGCAATATATAAGGAATATGGTAGAAAATGAAAACACTGAAACAAATGAAATAATTGAAGATAATTATTCTCAGTTTAGCAAAATATCAGAGATTACATTGGAATATCTAATGAATAAACGAGATTATAAGAAATATCAGAATATAAAAAGTATTAATGCTGCAAAAAATATTAGCAAGGATAAGATATTTTATCAAAAGCGGATTAATGATATGACCAGATATTTCATGAGTCATAAAGCAACAAATGAAGAAGATAGATATTATCCTGATTATTTGGTAAATGCATTTGATAATTATTTAGAAACCATGATCGAATACTTTAAGACGATAGATAAGACTGATATTCTTCAAGAAGATTATATTGGGTTACATTCATTAGAAGAAATTGAAGATGAAGTTAAAGACGAATTAGAAAATGAAGATTCATTCAATTCTATTTCTCTGACTGCCGAAGATAAATATAAATCTTTATTTTTAAAACAACCTACTACACCAACTCTATTTAATAATTTCATGAAAGTAAATAAGAATAAACCAGAAGAAATTAACCAGTTCCCTCTCCAAAAAGAGATCCAATTGGATAATCCTATATTGAAAACAAAGGGTGTTTCTTATCATAAAAATAATAATATCACCAATAAATATGAAAAGACGCACGACAAAGACACGAAAATCGCAAAGACAAATGCGGAATTATGCGTTAGGAGGGATCCGGTCCAAGACACGAACCAGAACCAAAACTAGAAGAACAACGTCAACTTTGAAAAAGTTGAGCAAAGGGATTCATCCGCAGTCCAATAACAGAAAACAAATATATAATAAAATCCTTCATTCAAAGCATGATACTTATCGAATGAAGTATGATAAAATAGTAAAATTAAGTTGTAGTCCAACTGCGAGAAAAAAGCATAAAAAACAGTATTCTTGTTTGTCAGATGATATTTTATACAAATTAAAAAATATGTGGAATGAGAGGCATCCTGATGCACAAATCCATTCGAAGAATCCAGAAGAAATTTGGAAAATGTTAAAGCAAAATATGAGTAATGTCTGTAATAAAGAATCTTGTTGGTTAAAGCAGGATTTTACAAAAGGGCAAATGAATCATTTAGTTAAGGACGAATTTGCACCAGAATCACCGAATGAATGGAAGAAAAACCCGAATGAATGGTTGAGTAGTGTGGATATTATTAATGTAATGAAACAATACGAAAATGCATATAAGTGCTTTAATTTCATGGGACCATCACCAATTGATTATGATACAAGAAAGGTTGATGGCGAATGCGTTTGGAATGAGCTTTGTAATTTCAATTTGAAACAAGAAATGCGGCGTGGCATTTATAAGATAGGTATTATATTCAATTTGGATCCTCATTACAAGTCAGGTAGTCATTGGGTTTCTCTCTTTATTGATATTAAGAAAGGTAAAATCTTCTTCTTTGATAGCGCAGGCGATAAGGTACCGAAACAGATCAAGAAGTTGTCTGATAATATAATCGAACAAGGAAAGCAATTGCATCCGCCGATACAATTCAACTTTGACGAAAATCACCCGAAAGAACACCAATTTGGAGATACAGAATGTGGCATATATAGTTTATTTTTCATTATTCATATGTTAGAAGACAAAATCGATGGAAACTATTTGAAGAAAAATATGTTAAATGACAAATTTATGGAAAAGTTTCGACAGGTGTATTTCAATCCCGATTTATAGGCCAAACTACTAACTACCAATAGTTTTATTTAATAAGTAATTTAAAAACGCAACGGCAATTAATAATAAATGAATCTTCTCAAATTTGTAGTGAATGGATTATATATTCCATTCTTTTTTGCCGCACATTATTGGTATTATAAAGATTTCTTTCATACTTCGATCATTTCTCTGAAGATGTATTCAACCAATTATTTCTTTTGGTTCAATGATTGTTATAAATATCGAAATATACCGGCGTCGTTGAATTGGATCAAACAATTTGTCAGATTTACTGATACTGGACATATTATTTCTTTCTTGTATTATTATTATCCTTCATTGTTGCCAGTTGCATTTAATACACATTTTATTATTACGACCGGTTATTGGGTAGGACGAATCTTCTTTGAAATGAAAGACTGTGATGAATTAAATGAAAGCGTTATCATGACAGAAGTAGTACATATTTTCTGTCGACTTAATCATTCTTTGCCTTTATTTTTATTCATTTATGAAATCTGGAAAAATCCATATTATGCTATCTTCGACTTTACTTCTTTGTATTATTCTTATTTATGGGTATTTGGATGGTTATTATTTATTTATACGCCATGGAGAATTATTACCAATGATCATGTGTATAATATTTTTCATCCAAATGCACAATTTAATACGATATTTATGTTCATTGGTATTATTTTTTGTTTATTTGTATTTTCTAATACATGTGGATATTTATTAACAAAATTAGAAAATTATCTTATAAGAGATGTATTTATATAAATTCAACAAATAGAAATATAATATAAAATGAAAATTATTTAATATTATATGAATTTTATTAATAATGAAAACATACAATTACTATGGGGTGTTATATCTAATAATAATCCTTCAATAACTCGCGATTTTCACATAGAACAAATGAAATACTTTTTATCTTCTTCTCTCAATAGTGATCACAGAAATATTGTATTATCTAAAACTGACTTAATGACAATCAATAAGAAGTATATTGCATATATTGTTCAAAGTGGTAAAAAACAATCTTTTGAAAAACAATCTTTTGAAAAAAGTTTGACAAATGGAGGGGAAATAGATACGCCTTGGGGTCAATCCATAGGAGTAACAGCAGAAGAATTACAAAATATAAAAAGAGAGAAGTTCAATGACGAATTATCGAAAAAGCAATTAGAGTTCTCTCAATTTCTTCAAAAACCAAATCCCCCTACATTAAACTTCAATGAAGATAAGGATACGCCTATTAGTAAAATGGAAGAACTTATTTCTCAGACTATTACACAGAGAGCACTTGATGTTGCGCAATTCAAAAAACAGCTTCCACCACAACCATCATCACAAACTATTAATACATCAAATTTAATTACAATTACAGATACAGATGTAATTGTTGATAAACCGATCATATTGGATGAGTTACCAAAGCAAAAACATATATCTTGGAATGATGAGTCATCAAATGATGATTTGTCAATACATAATAGAATGACAAATGTAGAAGACAAATTGAATAATATAATTCAATTGCTAACTTTACTAAATAATAAATAATAAATAAATTGAAGTTGATATATATAATATTATATATATCAATGAAAAACATGTTCTCTCTATCAATGATGATTTCAATTCTGTTATTATCTAGAAAAACGGATTCTCGTTATATTATACCCAAGACGAATAATAAAAATCATCATTCCAAAAATGATAGAATAATAAAACGTGATATTTCAAATGAACAATTACAACCAATTATAATAACATCGATTAAAACAGATAATATTACACAAATTGCAATTTATTCTGGTATGATGAAAATGATACACACTAATATGATTAATCCAAATGAAATATTATTTAGTATTCAAGATACATTATATACAGATATTGACTGTAATTTTCATTCACCTACAAAACTAGATATATTTTCAATTATGTTAATTAATTTGTTAAAACTGAACTATCAAACACATAAACAGACTGAATTAAAAATAATTAAAGAAGTATATACGAATACTCATATTGGAGAGATAACACAATATTTCAATACAAAACGCATTTCTTCCAGCATATTCTTTATATTATATACAATTTTATGTAGAAATATCCATTATGCCGAATAATTCGGTTAATCTGTTACTTCATAGATAGAACCGTCAATCATTTTAACATTGTCACCTGGACGCAATTTCACCGTCTTATCTGTATAACGAATAATGACATATTTTTTCTTCAAATAGTATTGTTTGTCTTGTTGTCGCATTCTGGTCAACAAATCTTCATCATACACTTCATATACAACACCAACGCCACCTTTTTCGAACTTATTGTCCGTCGCAGTAATTCCTATCTTTTTAGCGACGACTTTCTGTCCATTCAACATAAACTCTTCCAAATCCGTTAATATTAATTGTTGTTTATTCAATTTAGCAACCTCATCCTTACTTTCATCCGTGATCGAAGGTTTATATGAGAATGCATTCGTAGATGGACGACCATCTTTTCCAAATTGAATACAATTTAATTTTTCTTTTGAACCATCTTGATACAAATGACAATCAATAGATGCTTCTTTCATAGCAGTAATAAATTGATTACTCACATCCTTCTTGATATTCGATATTTCAAATAATGCCTCGTCACTTGTGATTGGCAAATAATCAACTCCAATGACTTTTCCTTCAGCATCTATCATCGTTTTCTTCTTTTTACTGAGATCCTTGATTTTCAATTCGACTGTCGTATCTCGGTCTAATTGTTCTCTCGTAAAATCCATTAAATAAATGAATGCCTCTACTGTCTGCTTTTCTTGTGGCAAATTCTTATGACTACAAATACGACGCGCTCTACCGACAACCTGTTCAATACGCGCAGGATTCCAATATGGTTCCATAATATGAACATATCTCGTATTTCTCAAATTAATACCTTCTGAACCAGACGCAGTAATCATTAGCACTTTAATAATTTGTCCTTCATCATTATTATTCGAGATTCGTTTTAATCTCTCTGAAACCGTTTTGGGAACTCTATCCCATTCACCATTATATATTAATCGAATCATCTCTTTTTCTTCTGATGATTCTGTTCCAGTATACAATGCATACATATGCTTACCTCTATTTTCTTCATCAATAATAATAGTCCATACACCATCTTGAAGTTTCAGTTTAAATTGTCCATACCCATTTGCCTCTAAAACCATAGAAAATATTTGGATACCTTCCATACTTCGAAATTGACTATATACCAAATGAAGACCTTCTCTATCCGTAATCATTTCAAGCATTCGCAAGAATTTAGGACTATACTTAGTAAGCGCCTCAGGAGAGAGATATAACTGAGAATTCCTCTTCAATTGCTTAAGCGCACGCCCAATACGGGTCTTATATGTGTCATCTCCTGCTTCATTGATAACATCTTCATCTTCGGGTTCATCAAACTCATTTTGTTCTTCTCCCTCTTTTGCGCGTGTAACATCTTCGATTTCTTCAATTGCAACTGATATATCGTCTGGCACTTCTTCTTGCTCGGGACCACCTTTCATTTTCAATTGCGGTCTCGGTAATGGGCGGTCTAGTGTTTCTGGCATCACATAATTACAGAACAATCTCGAGAATATACGATATGTCGAACTTGTATCATCGGCGTATACTCCTCCTGCATTTGTTGCCTTCATTCTTTTCTTTGCGTTATTTTTCTCCTGTTTTCTCTCTTGTGCTCTTGCTGATTCATATATTGAAAATTGATAATCGCTCATTGGTATTCGAATTGGGTGAAAATCGATGGTTGGATCGTATTTAGGAAGCAGTTTCTCTTGTTCACTTTTAAAGTAAGAAGTTAATCCTAATATTCGTTTTTGAAACAATTCAATATTTTTCACTTCGAGGTTTTCTATGTCGTTGGATTGAATGAATAGATTGACGAAATCGTCCAAATTGTCAGGTAATGCTTTATATGGTATTTTTGTCACTTTGTTAACCTGAATATCATTTTCTTCTAATATTCGCCGAATCATATTTTCATCACCTTCATCTACCTTATTAAAATCTACCATTTGGTCATCTCCTCGTTGTTTTGTATTACTCACGCCTTTATACACAGAAGATTCATCTATTTTATTAGTAAACCCAAATGGATTCTTCGTAATAACCAACTTCTTTGTTGAACTATTATAGTCGACATAATCCACATTACCTCTATTTTGTATTAATATGTTTTTGACCTTTTCTTTCGAAACTGCTCTGGAACTATCCAAAGTAAACTCCCATGACATGATATATCCACGCAGAATATTGAATAAAATAGCGATCTCATTAGGATAGTTAATAATTGGCGTTCCGGTCAGTAGAACAATTTTCGAGTTCTTTGCTTTCAATAACATTTCATACAATATCAGAGAAAGATGAACAGGCAACGGTTTCTCCCCAGTGCGGGGATCGAATGCAGCATCTTTGCCTCGTTTCTTCGATAATTTATTGACAATCCGACTAATCAAGTTATGTGCCTCATCCACTACAATGACAGAATTATCGAAAATATTATTCTTGAACCCATTCGTCATTTGTTGTAGACGATGCTTACTCAAGCCATTATAATGAATGAATTGATACTTCATGTCAATCATCATATCAATCTGCTTATTTAAACTGGCAGATTCACTTTGACTATGTTTATTTATCTTGTTCTGTATTTTCTCTTCTGTCTCTCCTGGATACTTGTCTTTCATTGCTTTCGTAATCTTTTCATCATTACATTTTCTGCCCTTTTTACTGTTGACTAACCAAGCACCCTTATTCTTTATGATTTCTTCTGTTGGCAAATTCAAAATCGCAGATAATGTCTTAATCGTCTTCATATCTTTCTCTCTATCAACTGAAATCCATTCCCAACATTGATTGATTCTATACAAAGGATCGCCTGCCTTTTTCAGTTCTGATCGATAATTGTCTTCTAATGATGCCGGTGACAGAACATATACCTTCTTATCATTCTTCATTCCTTCTGCTACTGCAATAGATGTCGCTGTTTTACCTGCACCGAGGGAATGATATATGAGAAGACCACGATATGGTGTATAAGAGTTCAAATAATCACGGATCAATCGTTGATGGTTCAATAATGAAAATGTCTTCTCATCATTTTGTAAACTATCGCAAGTAATATCATCGTCGATATTACCATGTTTTTTCTTATATGATTCGAAATGTTTATTGAAGAAGTTAACAAAGAATTCACGATTATTCATATAATAAGAAGAGAGACGCAATATAGGTAGATCTGCTGACTTGGGTAATCGTTCCATAATCTTATCATATTTCTTTCCTTTGATCTCCCAATCCTTATCGACAACATATTCTACAACCTTTGCTGCTTTTGTCTTTGTCTTTGTGGTTTTTGTCTTAGCCTTTGTAACAGCACCGAGTTCTAATTCTTCCAATTCTTCTTCTTCTTCCTGTTCTTCTGCAGCAACTTCTCCTTCCCCTTCTCCTCGCTCTTTAAATGCTTTTTCTCTTGTTTTTGTTGGTTGTCTGATTTCTCTGATTTCTTTTCTTCGATTTTCTTTCAAATGTTGTTCTAGAAGAGCTTCTCTCTCAACTGGAACTGGTTCTAAATGATGAAGAGCAAGTTTTCCCTTAAATTGTTCCATTGGAAACTCTTTAAAACTTTCTTGACCTTCTTCATCTTCTTCTGTGCCTCGATATTTCACTAGAAACTCTTTGACTATTTCATCTATAGGTGGTTTTACTTTCAATGAATCTATCAGCGCAAGCATACTTATAAGTATTCTATATTTTAATATAATAATAATAAAATATAAATTACAATTTATTAATGAATCAATTTCATATCTGGAATCACCTCACTTGGATTTCCAGAACCTGATACCAATGAATTTTTGTTTGGTAAACTATATGAAAATGAGCCCGTTATTTCAATATTATATGTATTATTTCCAATACTATATATTGCCAATTGACCAGTTGTATAAGAAAAGTAAATTAACGTTGTAGGATCAAAAAAAGAAGTTTGATTATTTAATATACTTATTCGATTTTGTGTAAGATGAAAATTCGAAAATATAGAATTGAATGATATATTAGTTGAGTAACCATTTGTCAGATTAAAAATATCGATTACACCAGTTCCACCGTTATTGACAACAGGATTAATAATTATAGTATAATTATTATTTATTGTAATATTATTATAATTTTGTAAAACACCAACATTATTTGTCAATGATAAAGGTTGATTACCAATATTATATATATAACTTGTATATATACCACCAGTATTCGCACAAGCAGCAATATATTGACCATTTGAACTTATTGTTACACCAAACCAAGGATTAAAAATAGGATAATATGACCAATTAGTGCCATAATCAGTACTTGTATATATAACGTCATTAGAAACAGAAACAGCAATATATTGTCCTGTTGAACTTATTGTAATATTATTCCAAAAAATATTTTGTGTATTAATTTGTCCCCAACTAGAACCATAATCAGAACTTAAATATATTCCATTACCTGGAGAATTACTATTAATACAAGCAACAATATATTGTCCTGATGAATTTATTGCGATTCCAGACCACAATGCGTTTTTTGAATAAGTTAGTGCCCAACTAGAACCATAATCAGAACTTAAATATATTCCATTATTTGTATTAATAATGTCAATACAAGCAACAATATATTGTCCTGATGAATTTATTGCGATTCCAGACCACAGTGCGTTTTTTGAATAAGTTAGTGTCCAACTAGAACCATAATCAGAACTTAAATATATTCCATTATTTGTATTAACATTGTTAATACAAGCAGCAATATATTGACCTGATGAACTTATTGCGATTCCAGACCAATTTTTTAATAATGCAGAAGTTTGCCCCCAACTAGTTCCATAATCAGAACTTACATATATATAACCAGTAGAAATACAAGCAGCCATATATTGTCCAGTTGAACTAACTGCTATACTTTGCCAGTTTCCTGATGGATCCGTTTGATAATTCCAAGTATCACCACTATTTTTACTTACATATATATAATTACTTATATAATAACAACAAGCAGCAATATATTGTCCATTTGAACTCATTGCGAGTTTTTGCCAATTTATTTTGTTTGGTGCAGAAGTTAAAATTAAGTCTGGTATCGTTTGCGAATAAAATGGAATGGGTGTGAAATTACCAGGAACAGGTCCAGTTGTTGTTGTCGAATTAACTGTGCTTGTACTCGGTAAACTATAAGAAAATGAACCAGTAATTTCGATATTTAATGTAGATAATACAGAAGGACAGAATATTGCTAATTCGCCTGTTCCATAAGAAAAATATATTTGAATATCTGGATCACAAACGGATGTGAAATTATTTAATATACTTATTTGATTTTGTGTAATTATATCGGTCGAATATATAGAATTAAATGATATGTTAGTTGAGTAGCCATTAGTTAGATTTAAAATATCCATTACACCACAACCACCTTGATTAATTGGAGGATTAATGATTACAGTATAATTACCACCATTTATGGTAATATTATAATTTTGTAAAACACTAGAACCACTTGTTAATAGCGCGGGCATATAATTATATAGATATCCTGTGTATATACCACCAGCATTTACACAATCAGCAATATATTGTCCAGATGAACTCATTGTTATACTAGTCCAATTTAAGGCCAGAGTAGAAGTATTTGACCAATTAATGCCAAAATCAGAACTTACAAATAAATATTGACCAACCGAAATAGCAATCATATATTGTCCATTTGAACTCATTTTGATTTGACTTACGTAATTACCATACTGACTCCCAACATTTTTAATTGTCCAAGTAGAACCAAAATTAGAGCTTATATATATTATTCCATAATTTGAATTACTAGGAACAACTCCGGCAATATATTGTCCGGTTGAGTTTATTGCTATACCAGTCCAATCTAAAGGAACGTTAGTAGCCTGTGTCCAACTACCTATTCCAAAATTAGCATTTGTATATATATAATTACCAGTGAAATTATCAGTACTACCGCATGCAGCAATATGTTGTCCAGTTGAGTTTATTGCTACACCAGTCCAATTTAAGGCCGGAGTAGAAGTTAGCGTCCAACTATTACCAAAATTAGCACTTACATATATATAATCAGCATTACTAACAGACGCAGCAATATATTGTCCAGTTGAACTTATTGATATACAAGTCCAGATTAAGTTCGGTGCAGAAGTTAGTGTCCAACTATTACCAAAATTAGCACTTACATATATACCAGTATTATCATTAGACGCAACAATATATTGTCCAGTTGAACTCATTGATATATTCCCCCAAGTTGAGTTCGGTGCAAAAGGAGCCCAATTAACACCAAAATCATTACTTACATATATATTATTATTATTAGCAGCGCAAGCAGCAATATATTGCCCATTTGAACTCATTGTAATACTAAGCCAATTTAGTGAGCTTGGTGCGGAAGTTATATTCATACTTACATCCAATGTCGACATATTGTATAATACGATAAATATTATACAATATTCTAACTATTCATTCGAATGGAACTGGTATTACTGATGGAGGAGAACCTGGAGGCGTTCCTCCATTTTGTGAAATTGTTATCGGTAAATTATAAGTAAATGAACCTTTTACTGTAATATTATATTTACATGAAGGATTAGTAGTGCTATTATATATTGACACTTGACCAGTTACATAAGAAAAGTATACTTGTATATAAGGATCATGAAAAAATGTGGGATCATTTAATATTTTTATTTGATTTTGTGTAATTATACCAGTCGAATATATAGAATGAAATGATAAATTAGTCGAGTAATTAGAAGTGATATTTAAAATATCGATTGTTCCATTACCACCTTCACCAATTATTGAAGTATCAATAATTGTAGTGTAATGATTAGGATCTAATGTAATAATATAATTCTGTAAAATGCCGAAACAAGTAGTTGAACCCGAAGAAATATTAGTATTGTATAGTTGTCCTGAATATACCCAAGCACCATCTTCCGCAAGAAGTAATTGTTGACCTGTTGAATTCATTGCTATATAAGAAGAACCAATATTATCATTAAAATATGTGCTGACCCAAGTAGAACCATAATCATTACTTACATATATTAAAGGTGATGTACTAATATTCGAAATACAAACAGCCATATATTGTCCAGTCGAATTAATTGTTACACCACGCCAATTTAATGCTATTGATGTTGATAATACTTTATTCCAAGTGGGTCCAAAATTATTACTTACATATATTCCATTCCCAGCAGTATTGAAAGAAGAATCCAAACTAGCAACAGAATATTGTCCAGTTGAACTCGTTGCTATATGAAAAAAATTCGCAGGTGTTTCATATGCATAACCATACCAAGAATTACCACAATTATTACTATAATATATACCTTCTTCATCGTTTCCACTACTAAGACAAGCAATTATATACTGTCCATTCGAATTCATTGAAATACTTGTCCATGGTTTATTATATGGCGCAACATCTAACCCCCAATTAGCACCATAATCAACACTTATATGTATAGTGCCACTATTAGAACAAGCAGCTATATATTGTCCTGTTGAACTCATCGTTATACCAAACCAATTAACTAATGGTGCAGTGCTCGTTATCCAAGTAACGCCAAAATCAGAACTTAAATATATATAACCGCCGTTACTAGTACAAACTGCCATATATTGTCCTGTTGAGCTTGTTGCACTAGAATTTATAGCAGATAATTTATTGGTTGTGTTCCAAGTAATACCATAATTATTACTTACATTTATAACACCACCATAATTACATACAACCATATATTGTCCAGTTGAACTCATTGAAGGACCATACCAATTTGCTCCCCCCACTATTTTTGCGGTAAAATTTATTAATTCTAATGACGACATATTTTGTATAATAACTATACAAAATATATTCCAATATTTTCCAAAGGTCGAACCAAATATATACTTTATAAATTGGGTTTTATTTTGAATGAAACTATCTAGATAATCATATTATTATATTATATAATGACATCAGTATTACCAAGTTCTGCTGGTTCAACAGGTTATTCTACAATATTAAATTCAGTAAATTATGATTTATCTCAAATATTTGCCGATATTAATGGCACTGGAAAAACAGTTGATGTTAATTACAAAAGTATATCTGGTGTTGATTTAAGTGAATTATTTATGACATATCCAAATGGTTATTTAACAAATATTCCATTTATTAGTGGTTACACTACAATCATATCTAATGTTAATTATGATTTATCTCAAATATTTGTTTCTTATCCTATTACATCAATATCTGGTACAACGCCTTCTATATATATAGATAATACTAATTTGTATTATATACAATTTTCAGATTCAGTAAACTTTACATTTTTATCTAATCCTGTCATTAATGGTTATTTAATAGGTGGCGGAGGCGGCGGTTGTAGTTCTATCTCTCCTGCTTACTATTCAGGAGGAGGAGGAGGGGGAGGAGGAATTGGATATATTTCAAATTATCAGATTATTCAAAATGAACATTATACAATAACAATTGGTAATGGTGGTAATGGTGGCGTTGGTACTGGTGGTAGCTCTGGTTCCGTTGGACAAAATAGTAGGTTTGAAGATACAATTCAATACATTGCAGTAGGAGAAGGAGGAAAAGGAGGAGGAGTAGATATTACTATTGGTACATTTGGTGGCAATGGTGGAAATTCGACGAACTATGGTTTGGGAAACGGGACAGGAGGAATAGGAGGATCTTATGGTAGTGGAATACCAGCAAAACCAACGACTGGAAGTCCAGGAACAAATGGAGGCGGTGGTGGGGGTGGGTCACCTTATTATAATAATGTTAATTTGACGCAATTAGGTGGGGGTGGTGGAGGAGTAGGTATTAATGCATTTCAAAATATTTATACAATAGGTGATTCTGGTCAAGGGGGCATTGATAGTTCTACTGGTATTGGTGGAGTATATAATGGCGGCGATGGTGGAAATGGTATAACCTTAAATGGAACTCCTGGGACCTATGGAGGTGGTGGAGGAGGTGGATATTACCTCCAATATAATGTTTATTACAATGGAGGTAATGGAGGCAAAGGTCTATCATTATTAAGTTTCAATTACTAATAATACTTTGTTAATTCAATAGTGTTAAAATGTCATTACATGCCAATTGTTCTGCTTTTCGCTTGATCTTATGTTGAGCTGAACCGAGAAATAGAAATATTTTGCCATTAGTTGTAATATACTCATGAATATGTTGAAATGTTCCCCATTTATCAGTCATTTTAATTGCGTCGCCCAATTGACAACCATGAATAGATTGTCCTACACATAAGTAAACTCCCATTTTATATCCATGATCCATATCATGTTCTAATTCCATGTAATGTGGTGTTACTTTGAACTCTTTTTGGATTTTGACTTGAAGTATATTCTTATAATTATCATCATTCTGTATAAGTGCAACCCAATCAATATGTTTATCGAATATTGCTTCAATGAAAGTCTGTGCCATTTGGAATCCAGGACCGCAATGAAATACAGAAGAGAACCAGCCATGTTCATCTGCGATATCGATTTTATTGACATCTAAAAAGAGTGCCCCAATAAAGGCCTCAAAGAGACATCCCAGCTTCTTTAAGTTGTTTCGTATATTCTTTTCTTCGGCGTGTTTAGAAAGAAGGATCCATCTTTGTAGTCCCATTTCTTGTGCGATTTTCCCGATGGCTTCATTCTTTACAATGGCGATTTTCTTTTCAGTCATGAATCCTTCATTTGCTTTAGGGAATCTACGATATAAATAATATTTCGTTACTAGTTCAAGGACACCGTCACCCAAGAATTCCAGCCGTTCATTCGATTTGGAATGAAGAGGAAGACAATCTTTAGGACAATCTGCGACTATAGTAGGTTGATCCATATTTTCGAATACTGCTTTTTTTGTATAAGAACTGTGAACGAATGCTCGTTTATAAAGTTGGATATTGAAAATGTTGTAATTTACGCCATATTTTGTCAGAATAGATTGAACATCGTTCAATGTAATCTCAACATTTAGGGAGTTATAAGGGTTCACTTGTTCTTGCGTAGACATTGCTGTTATATATATCCGCTCGAATATTTAAACCCTTTTAGAAATTATTTTGTTGTTTGTATATATAATGGCATTAATAGTTTCAAGTTATAGTGGAACTCGAAGTATTGAAAGAACTACCAACAGAACTGGACAAAGTGGTGGATCTGTTGGTGGTAATAAAAAGGCAGGTATATGGGGAGGAAATGTCTTTATGAAAGTTAATAATGTAGGTAATCATTTTACATGGAGAATACCACAGAAAGAATCAACTCTCCGTCAATTGTATACAATGACGACTCGTAATCCAGTTCAATATTCCAGAGGTTCTTATGCTATTACTCACTCTGGAACTGGTATTTAAATCTAACATTTTCGAAAAGGTCGAACAAGAAAGACAAAGAAGGTTACGCAATACGGTCATAAAAATTAAAGTTAACGAAAATAATATAAATACGATATGGGTTTATATTATTAAGACAAGACGATGAATTATATCAAAATTGATAATCGTGAAACAGATCTTTTCTCTCTTTTACAGAAAATGATTGGATCAAATACTGTATACGCAACCTTGACGATCGAATCTGTTCCGCTTGATATAGGCGATATTTCTTTCTTTGTAAATGGAATTGAAATCGCTATTATAGAGAGAAAAACGTTGCGAGATTTAGCCGCATCTATCAAAGATGGTAGATATGAAGAACAATCCTATCGTTTAGGAGGATATCCTATTCATAATCATAACATTAGTTATTTAATAGAAGGTGATTTGACAAAGTGGTCAAACAGCAGTATAACTAAAAATACAATGTATTCTGCGTTGACATCTATCCAATATATAAAAGGATTTTCTGTAATACGAACGATCAGTTTAGAAGATACTGCACTATATGTTTGTAATGCTTTTATTAAATTGTGTAAAACGATGACCACTGGAAAAAAACCAATGTATTATTCATTAAATGTAACCGCGCAAGAAGAGACTGATAAAGATAAAGATAAAGATAAAGACAATGAAAAGGATAATTATTGTTCTGTCATAAAAAAAACAAAGAAGGACAATATTACGCCTGAAAATATGGGCGAGATTATGCTCTCTCAAATACCTGGTATTAGTTCAGTAACAGCATGTGCTATTATGGCAAGATATGTATCGATTCCTGAACTAATTAATGCATTAAAGGATAATCATCGCGTATTATTAGATATAACATATGTAAATGGTAAAGGACAGAAACGTAAAATTAATAAGTCTTCGGGGGATACTATAATCAAATTTCTCTCTATTGAATATATTTTTGATCTTCTGTAAATTTATATTCTGTAATTTGTAATTTTTTGTAATTTATGTTCAGTTATATAAATAAAAATCATTTATTTATATAATAATGTCATCTGATAGTTCTTTCCAATATATTGGGTTATTCGTTTTTTTACTAATTATAGCATTCGTATTTTATACTATTTTTAATAAACAACTAGAAGGAATGACAAATAACGATTCTAACTCTAACTCTAATTCGCCTAACAAAATAACGAGTCATGGTTCCAACGCAGAAAAGTTTTCCGAAAGAATTAAATCATCACATCATACAATGAAAGATAAATTAAATATTTCGAATTATAGGACAGATTATGAAAACTTGATTATCGAATTAAATGATTATGTAGACGGCATGATGTTGAATGAATTATTGACAATTGACCCGACAAATGCGGAACCAACGAGTATAATGAAGAAACTAGAAAATATTAATAAAATGACAAATGGGAAACAAAATTTGAATCATGTAATGAAATACTTAGATTCAAACTAAAATAGCCTAAGCAATTGCGATTGATACATTATTATCATCATAAACACCAGAATCGACCAATTGCTGTGTATATTGTATACCTCCCCAATTATCATCCATTGCATTTGCACTCATTCCATTGTGTAATAAATTTTCAGTCGTTTCATTATGTGAATTATTCGCATCAATCGCACAAGAAGTTAAATTACTTGCAACAGGCATACTAATATTATCTTCTGTTAAATATGATGGACTAGGATTCACAATATTATCCGCAATGTCGGTATTAGGACTATTTCCGTTATTCATAGAATTATTCGTAGAATTATTATTAAGATTGTTAATTGGTGGTGCCGGAGGTAATCCCCCTTGTAAATTGGTAGGTCCTGGACGTCCTTTATAGATGGGTTCTCCTTGTGCATTATAACTATACTGTAGATACAATACTGGACAACGAATACCCTGACTTCTTTGCCATTCCATAAATTCGGTATAATCTTCCAAATTTTGAAACTCTATAGGATTCACACCAGGAACAGTTGCCATTTTAGAATTATACAAATAATATCGAATGCCTTTTTGTAATAATATATCTGGACACGTAAACCCTCTTTTCTTGTTGTCTGATGAATTGATATATCCTTCCAAAATAGATGTAGTCGAATTTTGTGTATTCACGTTAGCGATGAAATATATACCTAATAAAAGAAATAGTATAATATATATCAAGTAAAACATATATATTATAGATTGTGATAAATTTATTTTCGATATAATATTTTCTAAACATTTATTATGCGTTTGATCTATTTAAGTGATTCACAACACAATGAAGAAGAGCAACATCAGCAAATAAATAACGTCAATCAACATTTGAATAATCAAAAGCCTATTGTTATCTACTTCTATAGAGAGAAATGTCCATATTGTATACAAACATCAAAGGAATGGGAAAATATAAATCAACATATAGAAAAAGAAAATGATGACTTATTAGCAGTAAAAGCGAATGGTGATTTATATGATTCATTCGAGAATGTTGGAGAACAGCCACGAATTTTTCCTACAATACGTTATGTTCATAAAAGTAAGGTAACTCCTTTTACAAAAGAAGGACCACAAAGGACAGCATATAGTTTGGCGAAGTGGATAGAAGAAATGACGCAACAGAAGATCGAACCAGATGAATCAATCGGTAATAGAGTGAGTTATGGTTTACCTATTGAATCGTCTGTATCTACATATGTTCCTGAATACAGCAACTCTGCTGCTGAACCTGAACCAACTATTGTTCAAAGTAAATATACATCAAATAAATATCGCCCATACTCAAATCGATTTATTGCACACAATTTTAACCAAAAAAAAACTCCCATTGAAGTAGGACAAATTGGTATTCCATTAAAAAGTAGTCATCAGAGAAGTAGAAGTAGTATGCGTCGAAGTTTTCCCATAAGTAGAAGAAGTAGTAGCCATCAGAGAAGTAAAAGCAAAAGTAAAAGTATGCGTCGAAGTTTCCCCATAAGTAGAAGAAGAAGCAGTCAATTGAAAAGTAAAAGCAAAAGTAAAAGCAAGAGTAAAAGCAAGAGTATGCGTCAAGGTTATAATACAAGATTTAGGTCAGTCCGTTCCAAACCAACACAAGGTACAACTGCTATGTTTTAACGAAGTTCCCCTTTGAATAACCAATAATTGCACAAGCAATTCGTTTTCCTGAATTGCCATTTACAGAACTAGCATCATTATCTCCTTGACCACAATCATCCTCATTCGCATGAATAATTAAACCGCGACCTATAATATTTGCCTTATTCCCTCGCAATTCAATGACATTATCAATCATTCGATAATTACAACAACCATTCTTATCTGCTATCAAATTACCTAAATCGCCAACGTGTCTCTCTTTCATTCCTGGACAACCATGTTTTTTCTTTGTCGGATTAAAATGGGCACATAAGCTCTCACAATGATCAGTCAAATCTCCTGCTTCATGAATATGAAATCCATGTATACCATTCTTCTTTAAGCCCTTTAGCTGAATATCTATATTTATTCCTTCTTTAGATTCCGTAAAATAAACGACGCCTTTTATTTTCTTTTCATTAAAGACGGCAACTGCTTGAATAGAACGATTCATAATTATATAATAAATATAATTATTATATTTATTATATTTATATTATACTATTCGATATTTTGGTAGAACGTTTTAAGCAACAGCAGCAGCAATTATTAACACATTTTACATAAAAAGACGCGGTTGATATTGTGAGTTGGGGTTTTGAAGTAGCATCTGTTTGAGAACATTCATTTGTCTTATATTTATCACTAGAATTACAATTAGAACTAGAACTAGAATTAGATTTTATGGAGGGAAAATCATAACATAAACAATAAGCATTATTAAAATATATTGTATCATTCGGTTTATAAAACAATATTTTTAATTTTCGTGAAAAAGGAGGTTTGGTATTTTTTTTAATATAATAAACCTTATATTTTGGGTGTTGTGTGTATAATGATATTTCAATATATTTAAAACGACCATAATATTTACATTGTTGATTATCATACTTATACATATAAATTGGTTTATTTAATACTCTTCTAAGCAGAAGTGATCTATTATTATATAAATATTCTACATTTATATAGCGAATTTCCTTTTCATCTTTTTCATCTTTTTCATCCTTTTCGCAGTTTTCTTTATTTATTTCCATAATAATAGAAGATATTTATTAGAAATTTAAAACGCATAACATATTATAATAATATTATAATATGTTATGTTAATATTAATATTTGATACAGATGGAGGACTATGTAATCAATTTTTTGATATAAATAATGGAATAAATTTTTGTTTAAAAAATAATGTGTTTTTTACATTTAGACATTGTGCATTTAGAAATGATAATTTAATAACTTGGACCGAACAACCTTTTGAAAAACTGTTTGATATATCAGTTTTTAATAAATATAATTTATATATTAATTATTATGATATTAAAAATGATTTAACAGATGACAATTGTTTTAATTTAAATGATAAAAAGATTGCATGGATGGTTTTTAAGCATGAAAATATTTTAAATCAATTAATAAATTTAAATAAAAAGTATGTAGTATTAAAACAAATTGCAGGTCTAAATCAATTCAAAAACTTTGTTGATTATACAGTAAATAAACATATACTTCCTTCTAACCATATTATGGAGAAATATAATGAAATTAAAAATGTAATAATAAATGAACCATACAATTTTATTCATTATAGATATGAAAAGGATTTTACAAGTTTTTTTCATATTAATGTTGAAACATTAGATAGTGTAATAGAAAAAGTAAAATTTAAAAATAATGGATTAAAAATTTATATAGCAACAACCAATATTAAAACTTTAATAAATTTAAAAGATAGTAAATATCAAAATTTACTATATAAAAATGATGATTTATTGGGTGATTTAAATTTTGAAGAACGAGCATTTATTGATTATATGTTTGGGTTAAACTCAATAGAATGTTATGGTCATAAAAATTCATCATTTTCGAATACACTTAATAATCTAAAACAAACTAATAATTACTATAATTTATTGTAATTTCTGTATGTGTAATTTTTTTAAATGTATAAGAAATTAATAAAATTGAAGTATTATTGTAGAAAATATTAAATATACCACAACAAACTTACAAGAACAAGAATGAACCTCGATTCAGAACAAGATATATGTATTCGTCTATACGATTTTCGAGTTTACAATGACAACCCGAATGAAGATAGCGATGGAAGCGCAAAATACACTGACCAAACCGAGTTTGTCATTCAAATGTTTGGACACAATGAACTCGCAGAGTCATGTTCAATAACAGTGAAAGATTTCAAACCATACTTTTATGTAAAAGTCGGTGAACATTGGTCGAAGTCGAAGAAAGCAGAGTTTCTCTCTTTCATTCAAAATAGAATTGGCAAATATTATAAAAATTCAATTGTTGATTGTAAATTGCTGAAAAAGAAGAAGCTATATGGTTTTGATGCTGGCAAACTCTACAAGTTTATTGAGATCAAGTTCAATAGTATGTTGGCTTTCAATAAAGCGAAGAATCTATGGTATGACAATGACAGAAAGTTATTACCAAATGGATTATTATACGGCGACGAGTGCCTATCACTTTACGAAGCCAATATACCACCTCTTCTTCGATTCTTTCACATTAAAAATGTGAGTCCTACTGGTTGGATTACATTATCAAGTGTATATACAACAACGATACCAACTAGTCAAAAGACGACAAGTTGTTCAAATGAATATGAAGTCAGTTACAAAAATATATTATCATATAATTCGAAAGAAACACGTATTCCTTTAAAGATATGTAGTTTTGATATTGAAGCAAGTAGTAGTCATGGCGACTTTCCAATCCCAATCAAATCATATAAAAAGTTGGCATCTCAAATCATTGAATTCTTTGAAAGAGAAAAAGCACCTCAACCGAGTGAACCATTGTTGAAGAACATAATATGTCAAGCCTTCAACATTGCCTCCACAGAGGGATTGGATGGGATTGACTTGGTTTATCCTAAAAATACTATCATCAAAGAAGAAATATTACGAATATTTGATAAATGGATCAAATCCATTCCTATATTAAATGAAGAAGGTCGAACTGCGACAGAATATTTGAAAATAGAATCCATGTTTGAGCGCATGAACAAGACAAATGATCCTGACGATACAACTGATTCTAAATCGGCTGGATATTCATTATCTGCCAGCCAGATGCGGAAGTTGACTGTTATTGATTTGATCAACAAGAAGATGGATCGTTCTGTAAAAATAGATACACTTGCTGTGTTAATGGGAAACTATTTTCCAAAATTGGAAGGTGACAAGGTGACCTTTATTGGAACAACTTTTATGAATCTCGGTGACAAAGAACCATATAAAAATCACTGTATTGTTTTAAATACATGTGATCCTATTTCTGGAGTGGAAATTGAAAGTTATATGACAGAAAAAGAAGTATTAGTTGCATGGACAGAAATGATTCAAAGAGAGAATCCAGATATTATTCTTGGCTATAACATATTTGGTTTTGATTATGAGTTCATGTTTCGTCGTGCGGAAGAAAATGATTGTGTTGTTCCTTTCCTTCGTCTATCCAAGAATCGCAATGATATATGTGGCACAGTTGACCATTCTACTGGAAATTATCAAATTGAAGAAACCAGTATTCATATTGCAAGTGGACAACATGATTTGAAATATATTAAAATGGATGGTCGTATTCAAATCGATCTATACAACTTCTTTCGTAGAGAAGAGAATCTGTCATCATATAAGCTGGATTATGTTGCCGGCCATTTTATCGGCGATATTGTCAAGAAATTTACGCAAGATACTAATCATGTGATCATAAATACTTCAAACATGACAGGACTCTTTGTTGGAAGTTATATTCATATTGAAATATTGGGACATTCTACAGAATATTACAATAATGGAGAGAAGTTCCAAGTGTCGATGGTTGGCGACGGCGAGTTTACGATAATCGGTCAGTTACGTATTGACACAACCGAATGTAAAATACGGTGGTGTTTGGCGAAAGATGATGTCACTCCCAAAGATATCTTCCGTCTGACAAATGGATCTGCAACAGACCGTGCGATTGTCGCGAAATATTGTATACAAGATTGTAACTTACTTCATTATCTAATGAATAAAGTGGATATATGGACAGGTATATCTGAAATGGGAAATATTTGTTCTGTCCCGATCAATTTCATCATTCTTCGTGGCCAAGGTATTAAACTGACAAGTTATGTGGCAAAAAAATGTCGAGAAAAGAACACATTGATTCCTGTAATGGAAAAAATGGAAGACGACGAAGGATATGAAGGTGCAACTGTCCTGGAGCCAAAATGTGGTCTTTATTTGGATAATCCAATTGCCTGCGTTGACTATGCTGCTCTTTATCCTGCTTCAATGATGAGTGAGAATATTTCTCATGATAGTAAAGTTTGGACAAAAGATTATGACCTCGAAGGGGTTTTGACGAAAGAAACCGGTGATTTGAAATACGATAATCTCCCTGATTATGATTATGTTAATATTCCATACGATAACTTCCGTTATGAACGCAAATCGGCAACAAGTGCAGCAATCAAAGTAAAATGTGGAACAAAAGTATGCCGCTTCGCACAGGCCCGTAGTGGGGAACGTGCAATTATGCCCAGTATTTTGGAGGAACTACTTTTGGCACGCAAGACGACAAGGAAAATGATACCACTACAGACTGATGATTTCATGAAAAATGTATTGGATAAAAGACAACTTGGATATAAAGTTACAGCGAATTCGCTCTATGGACAATGTGGTGCAAAAACGAGCACATTTTATGAAAAGGATTGTGCAGCATCTACGACTGCTGTCGGGCGAATGTTATTAAATTACGGGAAGAAGGTTATTGAAGAATGTTATGGTAATACTATATGCGAAACAAAATCACATGGACCTGTTCTTACCAAAGCAGAATATATATATGGAGACAGTGTTGCCAGTTATACTCCCATCTATATTTGTACGACAAATTCTTATGGACAAGAAGTTATGGATATAGTACAGATTGAAGATTTGATTCATCGATTTGGAAATGGAAAATGGGAGAAATGTATGGATCTAGGTAGAGAAGAAAAAGAAGTATATCAATTCGATCGAGTTATTATGACATGGTCTGAGACTGGTTGGACGCCAATCGAGAATATTGTGCGTCATGTGCTTTCACCTAATAAACAAATGGTGCGTATTATGACGTTAAATGGTTTGGTTGATGTGACAGATGATCACTCGTTATTGACTGCTGATGGACAAGAGATATCACCAAATCAGGTGAATATTGGCGATGAATTATTACATTGTTCGATTCCATCGCAATATTACCTATGTGATTGGAAAAATAACTTGCCGTATTTTAAAGATTGCTATGATAATTCATGTAAGATTCCTATATTAAGATATTGGTTAAGTCAACGAACACAATATTTTGAATATATCGATCATATCAAAGTGATAGGAATGAAGTATATTGTTCCAGATATTTATGATAATGACGATTTAAGAGAAGATGGAACATTTGATTATAATCAGGAACTACTTGCAGAAATATACATGTGTGTTACACAAGTATTTAAATACGAATGTCACATTGATATTGATTGTTCTTTGACGATCTATCCGCAATTTAAATATGGTCGCAATTCATTGGATAAATGCTATCATTTGAAAGAAAAAATACCGATTGATTATTGTGGTGGATCAAATGGCACAAAATATGTATACGATTTGACCACTGAAAATCACCATTTTGCAGCAGGAATTGGAAATATCATTGTTCATAATACAGACTCTGTATTCTTCACTTTTAACTTGGAGACTCCACAAGGGGAATTAATTAGAGGAAAAAAGGCACTGGAGATAACAATCGAATTGGCGCAACAGGCAGGACATTTAGCATCATCATTCTTGAAACAACCACATGATTTGGAATATGAAAAAACATTCATGCCATTTTGTCTGCTGTCAAAGAAGAGATATGTAGGGATGTTATATGAAACAGACCCAAATAAATGTAAAAGAAAAGAGATGGGAATTGTATTAAAACGACGAGATAATGCGCCAATCGTCAAGGATATTTACGGTGGGATCATCGATATATTGATGAAGAAACAGAATATCGATGAAGCGATTACCTTTCTAAGAACTGCCTTGAGAGGTATCATAGATGAGACATTTCCTATACATAAATTCATTATTAGTAAATCATTAAGAGGTGGATATAAGAATCCGCAACAAATTGCACACAAGGTATTGGCAGATCGAATGACACAGCGAAATGAATGTAAACCGACATCAGGAGATAGAATACCTTATCTCTTTATTCATAATGCGAATAAGCATGCTTTACAAGGAGAGAAGATAGAGACTCCGGACTATATCAAAGAACGACGATTAAAGATAGATTATTCTCATTATATTACGAATCAAATAATGAAACCAGTTCAACAATTATTTGCACTCGTTTTAGAGAATATATGGGTGAAGCAAGGTAAAGTCGCAAAAATAGGTAAGTTCAAGAAAGAATGTAAAAAACTGCGTGAAACAGAACCGAATGAAGATAAATATCAAACGAAATTAGAAACAATGAAGAATAAAGAAATCAAGGTATTATTGTTCGATGAGTTTCTCAGAGAAACAAATAATATAAAAGAAAGTAATCAAACAATGACACAGTTCTTTCAGTTAAAATAATCAACTTTTGGGAAATCAACCTTCGGGAAGTGGATAGGTTGAACCAAAGAACGCCGTATATATGTATTTCATTGCTCGTTGCTGTGCGCAACAGAGGTGGACCCTCCACTTCAAGAAGTGGAATCGTATAATAATATGAATAATTTTATTTATATTATTATGGGCGGTTCTTTTAGTTTTTTTGATGATGATGAAGATGATAGTATAGAACAACAGTTTGATGATATTACAGATACTGCTCCACCTAATGAAATAGCTATATCTATCAAAAAAAAGAAACGCCTTTCAGCAAGAGATCGAGAAATTTTAGAAAATGAAGCAGAAACAGAAAGAACTGATATTAAGAAGAGTCGATGTCGACATAGAGAGAAACGCAAAAAAACGAAACGAAAAAGAGTTTCGTTTAATGAAGAAATGAGCAACTATTAAACTGATGTTTTTTACTTACATGTACATATATTACTTCAATAATATTTGAAAATTGTCGATTTAAAATACAGATTTTATAAGATAATATAACATTATAATATAATAATGTCATACGGAAAATATACATATGGAAATCCTATAATACATTGGAAAAATGATAATGCTAAATTAGTAATAGGTAATTTTTGTTCAATAGCAGGAAATGTAAATATATATTTAGGAGGTAATCATAGAAGTGATTGGGTTACAACATATCCATTTGGTCATATACATCAAACTACATTCAATAATTTTAATGGTATTGGGCTTCCATCAACAAAAGGAGATGTAATTATAGGCAATGATGTATGGATTGCAGATAGTGTAACGATTATGTCAGGCGTTACTATTGGTAATGGTGCTATAATAGCAAATAATAGTCATGTTGTTAAAAATGTAGAACCATATAGTTTAGTTGGAGGAAATCCTGCAAAATTAATTAAATATAGATTTACAGCAAAACAAATAGAAAAACTATTACAAATTAAATGGTGGGATTGGAATGATGAAAAAATAAATAAATTTACTCCTTTGTTATGTAACATTAATATTGATGAATTTATAAATTCTGCGCTGTCAAGTTAGCTTCTATTGTTAGAAGAATCTGTATTGTTATCAGAAGATGCAAAATATATATGATGTCTGCTTCGTTGAGATGCTTGTGGTCTTGTATTGTTCCAAAAATAATTACCAGTGCTACCAGTGCTACCAGTGCTGCCAGTGCTATTAAATAAGCTATTCAATAATGTTTCTGTAATATAATTTAAAGAAGCATCGTTGGGTATTTGTGTAGACAAAGAAGATTGATTATCAGTTATATTAGTATTTATATTAGGATTATTTCTTATATCATACCGACAAACTGGACAACGGACATTTCTTTGAAACCAATTAGTAATGCCATTTCTATCGAAAATATGACCACAACCAATAATTTGTGTAACTGGACTATCATTTTCAAATCTATGTAAGTGAATTGGACAACTGGTATTTAATGGATTTACAATATCAGAAAATATCAATTGTGATGTATTTCTTTCTATTTCTGTTTGTTGTGCTACTATATTTACATCTTCATACTCCGTTTGAATAATAGGAATTACAAAATCCATAATGTAAGAATAATCTCTTAATGAATCATTGCTTTCACGTCTACGTTGTTGTGGTTGTTGTGGTTGTGGTTGTTGTTGTTGTGGCTGTGGCGTTGTAAGTGTCGGTATTGGTATTGGTATTGACGTCGTATACAATTCCCTATTTGGTCGGTCATGAACGCGCATAATATAATCTATGATTTCTCTCGTTTCTCTGACTTCATTATACATTAGATCTATATTCCGTAATTGATGATTTAATATGTCAGTATAATATGTTAATGCATATCTATCATCATTATTTAAATAAAAGCTATTATTGTTGTTTCTTCTAAAACGTCTCATTATATTAATTAATAATTATTTTGTTTAAATGTAAATACCTGTTTAATAATAATGAATCCGCAACAGAAACAAAATACTAGAACTTTACGTGGTATATCAGGGTTAGCTAATTTGGGTAATACATGCTTCATTAATTCATGTATCCAAATACTTTCTCATACACACGAATTAAATAATCTATTAGATGATTCAACAATACAGTTAAAACTGAATAAACAAAACCCATTTGATGTTCTGTTATTGAATGAATGGGATATTTTACGAAAACTAATGTGGTCTCAAAACTGTACTATCTCTCCTGGAAGATTTATTAAACAATTACAAAATATTTCTATTCATAAAGAGAGAGAAGAATTCTCTAATTTTAGTCAAAATGATTCCAGTGAATTTTTTCTTTTCATGATCGATTGTCTTCATTCTGCTCTCTCTCGTCAAGTAAATATTGATATAACAGGTATTCCTAATAATGAATTAGATTTATTAGCAGTATCTTGCTACAAAAAAATGAAAGAAATGTATAATAAAGATTACTCCGAAATTTACGATATGTTCTATGGCATTCACGTTTCTCAAATTATCTCATTGGATGAACCTAACCGAGGAAGTGTATTAAGCAATACACCTGAACCTTTTTCTATTATTAATTTACCAATACCACAAATTAAACAACCATCACTCATCGATTGTTTAGAATTATACCTACAAGGAGAGATTCTAGACGGTGACAATGCATGGTATAATGAAAATACTAAGACAAAACAATCTATCCAAAAACAGATAATTTACTGGAGTTTGCCCAAAATTCTAGTCATTGATATTAAACGATTCAATCCTTATAATTATCGTAATAAAAATCAGGTTCACATATCTTTTCCCCTCAACAATCTGGATTTATCGAAATATGTTATTGGATATTCCCCGAACCAATATATATATGATTTATATGCGATATGTAACCATCACGGGGGTACTCTTGGTGGACATTATTACTCTTTTATTCGTGTTTCTAACAAATGGTTCTGCTTTAATGATACAACAATATCCGAAATTACAAATATTGATCAACTCATTACTCCCAACGCATATTTATTCTTTTACAGAAAAAGAGAGAAAAATAACTAACCATGTCATGTCATTGAAGAATAAGGACAAAATCATTGATTGTCCTTCTTATTTTAAACCCAATAAATATATTATATACAAAATATATAATATATGGACGTCAATACCGGGTTTACTGTAGATCCAAATAACATGTATCGGTATATTTCCAGTTTTTTTACGAATCCAAATGTCTATGTAATCATATTTGCTGTAATATTGATTGTTATCTTCATTTTTATGGGTTTATTGGGTTCATCATCTTATACAGAAACAAGTAATTTTGATTCGTCATCATCAACGTCATCAACTCTAATGAGTATTATCAAATTATTAATCGGTATCATTTTTATAGTTTTCTTTATATTATTTATTATATGGATTATCCCCAGACACTTCTGGAATATATTTAATATTTTCAATCTTAGCACTACAGCAGATATACATAATACATTTTCTAAAAATCCAGTCATTGATATTGATGTTCAACAAAATACTGGATCATCAAACACAACTACAAATACAAAACCTTCTTTTTCATCTAAAAAATCACAAGTTTTCAATATACCAGGAAACTATTATGGTTATGAGGAAGCAGCAACATTATGTCAAGCATATGACGCGCGTCTTGCAAAATATGATGAAGTCGAAAAATCTTATAATGAAGGAGGAGAATGGTGTAATTATGGATGGTCTGATGGACAAATGGCGTTATTCCCTACACAAGCAGAAACATATAAAAATCTACAAACGATATCTGGTCACGAAAACGACTGCGGTAGACCAGGCGTTAATGGTGGTTATATTGCTAATCCAAATGTGCGATTCGGTGTCAATTGCTACGGTAAAAAACCAAAAATGACAGATAAAGAAAAAGAATTGATGGAAACTACAACACCTTATCCATTGACAGAAAAAGATATATTAAAGGATGAACAAATCAAATACTGGAAACAAAAATTGGATAATATACTCGTTTCGCCATTTAACTATAAAAATTGGAGCAAAGTATAAAAGTCACATTTTTAAAAGTGATTTCTAATGTCGATTACGCTTCGTATTTTTCGTCTTATTTGTATGCCCTTTATTTCCTTTTTGTCTAATTGTTTTCTTCTTTTTCTTCTTTTTTGATTGTGTATCAACAGAAGATGCTGTAAATGACCAGTCATTTAACAATTTTGTATATAATTCATCGTCAATTATTTGACTATTTGATATGCCTCCGCCTTCGGTTAACCCTTCTAGAATATCTTCTTTTACAGAACTATCTCGCATATCATATAATAAACCAAATGGTATAGAATTGCCAATTAGTGTTTTATATGCCGCATCATTTGATGTAGTAAGTTGGTTTTTCAGCAATAGAGATCCAACATCAAACCCACCACTTACTATTTCACCGTCACCTCCTGTCATTAATACCATTTCAGATACATTAATATGTTCATTCATAGTCAATATATTATGATTACTTTATTTATTCATTTGACTAAATATTATAATTAATTGATTATAATATTTATCTTTTATTTATCGGTATCTTCTTCTAGTTTTTCTGCCTTGATTTCCAAATCCAGAATTACGACCTCGTGAGTATACATTGCGCTTATTTTTTCCATACATATATTGAGATGCCCATAATGCAGCAGGAACAGAACCTTGTGCTAAAACTGCACCAATTGAACCTCCGCGTCTTCCTCCTTGATATACCCCTGGAAAACCTGAATTAGCCTGTGTAGGTTCAATTGAACCACTCATTCCAACAGCAGCATTTTGCGCTGTTATATTAGAGCCTGCCATTGTTGAACCCCACTGAGTTGCTCCAAATCCTGCACCCCCTCTAAATCTTCGATTTTTGCCAGTTCTTTTTCTAGTACTTCGTTTTCTTCCGTGTTTACTCATATATCTATATCTATATTTTTTTATTTTTATTGTTCGTTTTCTATTTTGTAATCTTCTTTTTGAACGCCGCTTACTCCCCCCATTTATTGATTGATTTTGTTTTTCTGTTTCTTCTGCAAGTTTTATATTTAATTCTTCTATAACGAGATCCATAAATTTTTTAAATTTATTTAATGCTAGTTTTTGAACAACTGGATTATTTTCATCACATGAATTATTAATTTTGCTAGAAGGAGCAGTTGTGTTAGAAATAACAGTTGTATCAGAAGGAACAGTTGTGCTAGAATCATTTGTGTAAATTGTTTCAGTTGTGTCAATTGCGTCAGTTGTGTTAGAAGGAACAGTTGTGTTAGAAATAACAGTTGTATCAGTTGTGTTAGAAGGAACAGTTATGCTAGAATCAGTTGTATCTTGATTAGAATTTAAATCACCTTTTTCAGCCTGAAAAGAATAATTTGCTTGAGGAGTATCAAACGTAGTTTGCGTTATAGCTTTTACATCAGGGTGATCGGTAATAGCTTTTACATCAGGGTGATTTGCAACAGCTGTTACAGCAGTTTGTGCAGCAGTTTGTGCAGCAGTTTGTGCAATATTCTTCATAGTTTCTGTAAAAGTATTAGTATGTGGTTTATTTTCTGGTGAGCTTGGTTTTATAGCATCAGTTTCAGACATACTATTATATGATATTACAATATAATAGTGTAATAAATTAATATTGCTAAATTACAAAAAATATTATTTATTTAAATACGTGTAAATTTTATTCTTTCGATTACTTATTTTTTGTTATGTTTTGCTACGGATCAAAATAGTTAATATCGCTAAAATCATAATAAATATAAATATTATGATACATACTGATATGTAAATATATGGGCGCACTTCATCCATAATCATATCAATAACTGGTTCAAATACATTTTTAATTTTATATTTTATATCTTCTCTCTTTAAAATATCCAAACATTGAGAGAACAAACTATCCTTCATAATAAACAAAACGAAAAAGATATACCAATTTTTGCGATGTATAAACCTTATTCTTTTAAACCTGTAAAGGTTGGGGAACCCAACCTGTCATGTCATTGAAGAATAATGGAGGCGTTTCGCATCCCTTATTCTTTTCCTTTTATCTAATAATGAGTAATATTATTCTACCAAACGACGAATTCCAATTCGACTTATTACATTTAGCACATCCATCTTCTATTCCAGGTTCTGCTTATTTTACGAAAATATATTGTTCTGGAAAACCCCTTTATGTTCAAACTCCTAAAAGTTTTACAAAACAAGGATTTGTCAAAAACGGTAAAAAGATTTATTCGGAATTAATGTTCGATAATAATGAACCTGTGTTTATTCGTTGGTTAGAGAATCTAGAAACCAAATGTCACGAAATGATTTATGAAAAAGGAGATGAATGGTTTCAAGAAAAAATGGAGAAATCAGATATCGAAACAGCCTTTACATCACCGATACGAATTTATCGTTCTGGTAAAAACTATTTACTCAGAACAAATGTTAAGATCAATCATGCTACAAATATACCAATTATCAAGATATATAATGAAAATGAAGTGCCATTAAAAATGGATGATATAACACATGATAAGCAAATTATTTCAGTGATAGAAATTCAGGGCATCAAATTTACATCACGAAGTTTTCAAATAGAAATAGAAATGAAACAAGTAATGGTATTAGATAATGATATGTTATTCGATAAATGTGTGATTGATACAGGTGTAAAACATTTAAACAATCCAGTTATAAAATGCAAAACAGTTGATAAAATACAAATCCCGAAAGAAGAAGAAGAAGAAGAAGAAGAAGAAGTTGGCGAAATGGATATAAATTCAGATGAAGAAGATGACTCTGTAGGAAACACAATGAATTTCAAACCCAATAAAAATGTAAACGAATTATGTAAAGAAGAGCCTAAAATAGATGAGACAATGACATTGATAGAAGATAGTTTAGAAAAAGACACTCCAAGCGAATTCAGCGATTTCAGTGAAATCTCAATGGATTTAGAAGCGGAACAGAGTGATGTTATGAAGTTAAAAAAGCCAGAAGAAGTCTATTATGAAGTTTATAGATTAGCGAGAAAAAAGGCAAGAAGATTAAAGCATCAGGCGCTTTTAGCATTTTTAGAAGCGAAAAATATAAAGAAAACATATATGTTAGACGATTTAGAAGAAGATGATAGTGTAATAAGTGAATTGGATTTTAAACATATCGAAGAGATATTAAATTATAACATGGAAGAAATATAAATGATAAATGTTTAAAATTATGTTATGTTTAGAAGAATTAAATGTATATTTCAAAAATATTTTATTCTAATTTTATATAATGGGTTCAGGATTTGATTCTATTAAGAAATGGTGTAAAAATACAGGAGCAGGCACTATCATCATATTATTAGTTGTTGTTTTTGGGATAGGTTATCTTCTTCGTTATATGAATAATAAGGGTAGATATGGACCAGAATATATGACATCAAACTCACAAGGTAGTGTATATCAACAATCGAAACCTTCCAAAAAGGGTTCTATGTCCGCATCACAAACGGGAGTGATTCCATCTGAACCGTTGGGACAAAATGAGATATTCGCATCGGTATCTGGAATTTCGACACCGAATAAAGGAATGCCTACTTCATGTTCCAAGCCAAATATACAGAATCCATCAGAACTGTTGCCAAGGGATTCAAATAGTCAATGGGCGCAACTGAATCCATCAGGAAAAGGAGACTTAGCAAACATCAATTTATTAAAAGCTGGATATCACATTGGAATAGATACAGTCGGTCAATCATTAAGAAATGCAAACTTACAGATCCGTTCGGAACCACCTAATCCACAAACATATGTTGGACCATGGCAACAAAGCACAATAACACCTGATTTTATGAGACCGCCATTAGAGATCGGTAGCACTACAGGGACTCTCTAGGTAATTAACTTAACATAATATATATTGATGAATAAATATATATTATATATTTTTGTTGGAATCGTGGTATTAGTGTGTTTAAGAGTATATTATACATCGGAAAATCTACAATTAAAATGTGTCATTTCGACAGTAGATGGCAATAAATATTGCGTGAGAGATCGTGTAATGGTTCAAGAAGCTGTCGATTTATTGGCAAATGTCGTAATGAAAATGAAACAATTAGTGGATTATATGGCGAAAAAATATCCAAATGAAGATGATGTACAGAGATTGAAGCGTAATTTTAACCCCAACAAAATAACGGAGACCTTACCGACGAGTGAATTAACTGCATATAGTGAAAATAAAGGAGAGAAAATGGCATTTTGTTTGAATAAAACGAAGAATACTGGAACATTGATAGATGAAAATACATTGGTATTTGTTGGAATACATGAATTAGCGCATACAATGACTGTTTCAGTCGGTCATAAGCAGGAGTTTTGGAAGAATTTCAAATTTCTTTTAGAAAATGCTGTAAAAATTGGTATCTATGATCCAGTAGACTATAAGAAAAAACAACAGAGTTATTGTGGTATGACAATTACCGATAATCCATATTATGATATATAATATATAAATTAGAATACTTATAATTATATAGTTAATTTATATATGTCACAGTCACAGTCACAATTAAAAAGTAATTACCCCTATAAAATTTTTCAATTAAAAAACCAGACTGATATTGAACGGATTATTGTATTTTATGGAGATACTGGCAATGAAGATCTGGATTTGAATGAGGTAATCAAGCGAGATAAAAATGCGATGATTATTCAAGAGGTATTTAGTGAATCAGAGAAAAGGATGATAGCTGCCACAAATGTGAGTATATATTTTTCTAGACAGCAGATTCATTTGGATGATACAATTAGCGATATTAAATTGAAAATTATTGATGCTGTGAATGAAGCAATGGGATCAGTAATGTCATATGATGAAATATACCTTTTCTGTGAAGAAAAAAAACGAATAAATATTTTCCGTATATTTCAGACACTGTCAAATCATAAGCGACGTTTGGTAACTCGTAGTCGATTGGACAATTTTCTCTCTAATATTATTTTAAACGAGAGTAGAGAGAAAATTGGGTTTAATATAGAAGACAAGACCGAATATGATTATGATGATATAATTTCATTGAACATTGAAGATCAGGTATTTTATATGGATCATACTTTGGGACAAATAAATCGCGAATTCTATAGAGTAAATCCATTTTCGGTGGGTGAATCCGCCTTTTTCAAAGGCGAACAAGATGATATCGATGTAATGACGACAACGAATAATGAATTACTTATGAATAATGGCGATATATTAGATAATCGTATTTACTTGTGTTTGGCAAGTGATGTATTAGGCGATAACCGTAAGGATAATGTAAAAATATATTTTCCTTATTTATTTGAAAAAGGTATATTGAATATAGAACAATTAGATTCTCAGAGAACTGAATTGGTACAACAGAGTATTCGCATGGTGGATGAGAATCGAGTAAATTATAACAAAGTAGATACGTTGTATGACATATATAGAGATACCAAAGTGCGGTCAAATAATGTGAGTATTGGAACTGGAATTCAAATGATTCGAATTACAATGAAACCAAGTTATAATATTAAAATACCATTAGATATCGTTTTTAAATTAATTCACGCGAGTGAGACGAATCCTTTTATTAAATACAATCCGGATAAGGCAAGTGAAAATATATTTAGATTATATGCAAATAAGGTATCTACAGATGGTCGTAAAATACCATATGTTCCAATGAAAACGAATTCGAAAGCAGGGTTTGATACGTTGGCGAATATTAATACATTGAATCGTGATTTTGGTATCATAACAAAAGCGTATAAAAGTGTAGTTTCTGCGTATATATATACAGAAGAAACGGAGATAAGTATTTGTGAGTTCTATGAAAATGGCGATATTCAAATTTATTGTAAGTTTTTAGATATAAAAGTATTGACTGATGTGGAAGACTTTATTCGTAGTCGAGTAAATCCATTGATAGAATATTTAAAAGTGAATATGGAACAGAATGGATATAATATATTATTATTCGATAAATTTCGTGATGAAAATATCATAGTAAACAATATTCATTATCAAAGTATGTATAATATGACGAGAGAAATATATGATAGCAAGAAGTTAGATTTCAGTGGTATTATTGACTGTATTAATGCAGTTTTTATTGCGGAAAAAATAAGTGGAGTAGAGGTTCCATTGAGATTTAAGAGAGTGGCAGATTTTGATGAAGATATGTATATAGAGTCGTCTATTTTGGACTTTATAAATGCAGGCGAATATAGTCTATCGCAAGAATATACACAACGAGAATTTTTACAATTATTAACGACAAATTATAATATAAGCAATGCAGATGCAAAACGGTTGATCGCAAGAACATCTAAAGAGTTCCAAATGAAACAGGATGCAGCGACAATGGGAAATATTAAAATGAGAAAGTTGAAGTTTACCATTCCTGGGTTCAAAGTAGTTTTTCGTTGTGATAATATAAACTTCAAGATAGTTGTTTCTGTAGAAGAAATAAATAATATTGCTTATTTGGATATTTTACCGATATATATAGATTCTGTTATACGGTTATTACAAGATAGATCGAGTATATCAATACCAATTGAATGTTATAATGTGTCAGATACGATTGCCCATATTTCTGTAGCAGCAGCGGCAGCAGCACAAATTACAGATATTACGGATTTAATTCATAAAACACGTCAAATTGCAGATATTAATGGAAAACCTGCTGTTGTAATTGAAGAAGTAGAAGAACCAGAATTAGATGAAGAAGAAGATCTAAATGATATGGGAATGATTGGATATAGTTCTGATGATTTTACAAGTAATAGTAGCGGTGGTCAAGTTAATTCTTCATCATCCAATTCTGGACCAATTGTTGCATCATCATCATCAGAGAACTCTTCCCCAATTGCTACTGCTGTATCATCGCCGGAAGAAGAAGAAGAAGAACCAAGTGTTCAAGATCAAAGCACTGCTTCAAGTAAACCAATTGTTCCTATTAAACCAATTATTCAAGATCAGAGAACTATTTTGGGTATTCCAATTTTTCCAAGTGAACCAGAAGAAGAAGAAGAAGAAGTTAGTGCTAGTGATCAAGATAAAAGCACTGCTCAAAGTAGTTCAAGTATTCCAATTGTTCAAAGTAGCCCAAGTATTCCAAGTGAACCAATTGTTCAGAGTAGTTCAAGTGAACCAGAAGAAGAAGCTAGTGCTAGTGATCAAGATAAAAGCACTGTTCAAAGTATTCCAATTGTTCAAAGTATTCCAATTGTTCAAAGTAGCCCAAGTATTCCAAGTGAACCAATTGTTCAAAGTAGTTCAAGTGAACCAGAAGAAGAAGAAGCTAGTGCTAGTGATCAAGATAAAAGCACTGCTCAAAGTATTCCAATTGTTCAGAGTAGTTCAAGTGAACCAATTGTTCAGAGTAGTTCAAGTATTTCAAGTATTTCAAGTGAACCAATTGTTCAAAGTAGTCCAAGTATTTCAAGTATTTCAAGTGAACCAATTGTTCAAAGTAGTCCAAGTATTTCAAGTATATCAAGTGTTCCGGAAGAAGAAGCTAGTTTTGTTTCAAGTATATCAAGTGAGCCAAAAAAAAAATCCAATTTCGAGACCGAATTTAAAAAGATACAATCTCAGTTTCAAAAAGAACCTGAAGATGATGGTTATTTTCCTAAAAGTAAAGCGAGTTCATATTCAAATATTGGTAAAAAAAGTATTTCCACAGAATTATCAAATCCTGAAGTTGATTATAATGAAATGCCAGAATTAGAACCCAGTTATGTTTTACCTGCGACAAAATCAAAATCAAAATCAGAAGAAGAATCCAACTTTGAAAAAGTTGGTCAAATGGGTTCCCCCGCAGAAGAAGAACCAGAAGAAGAACCAGAAGAAGAACAAAAATATCCTGCTGTAAAAGAATCCACAGACGTTGGTTCTCCTGCGGACGATGAATGGTTAGAGAATTGGGATGGTCGAAGTTTGACATACCCAAATCCATTTCAATCCAGAATAGAAAAGAAAGAACTAGTTTTCTTTGAAAAAAATGTAAGTAATTTATATAAAACATATTCAAGATCATGTCAATCTGTTCAGAGAAGACAACCTGTATTAGTTACGGATTCAGAGATGAGACGAATTATAAAAGATATACCAGACTTTTTAGAAAAAGGTTTACGTGATCAAACAATAATTCGCTTTGGTACAAATCCAAAATCAATGAATTATTATATATGTCCGAGATATTGGTGTTTAAAGACATGGTCACCTGTTACCGATAAAAATGCAAAGATATGTGGATGGCCAAATATAATACCACCAAACGCAAAGACTGTAAAACCCGGAGAATATGTATATCATTTCTATTATAAAGATGTTCATGGAACAGATGATGCGGATTATAAACAACACTATCCCGGTTTTATAAATAATAAAGATGGTCTGTGTATGCCGTGCTGTTTTAGTAAAATAGAAAAAAAACAAAAAGAGTTAAAATCAAAATGTATGTCAAATTTGCCTGATCCAATATTGGAAGAAATGAAAGCTAAAGCCGCATTTAAAGAAGGCGAAAAGGATATTTCTGGTCAAAAAGAATCTTCTGTAGAAGTTGCGCCCCCGGTAGAAGTTACTCCTCCTGTAGAAGGACAGAAAAAGACTATGAAAGCTATTCCCGCAGAAAAAGAGAAAAAGCACGAAGATATTAAAAAACCGACGAATTTTCCTCTTTCAAAAGGAATGTATGGACATTTGCCGATCGATATAACAATGTTTTTACATCACCAAAATGAGACTGGGTGTAATATAGAATATACAGACAATATCAATAAAATTATCAAAAACAAAGAATGTCTATTGCGTATCGGCGTCGAAGCCAATCCATTACAATCGTTTCTCTCTTGTATATCAGTATTATATCAATTTATATATGCAGAACCAGAGCAAAAATCAGTTGCTGCATCTAAAACTATAAAAGAATTTAAAAATGATATATTGATTCCTTTCGTAACATTAGATCGTTTCATTACTTCTCAAAATGGAGATTTAATACAGATATTTAAATCAGACAAATCAGAGAAATCAGAGAAAACAGATATAGCCCCATACACAGAAAGTATTCTATATAAAAAACTATTTAAAGACGGTGACGTTGAAACGACAGACCCGAAACACCAATATTTTCGAAACGTTGTTCAATCATATGAAAATTTCATTCGGTATTTAAACGATGATACGGTAATAATAGATTATACATATTTATGGGATATGATATGTAGTCAAGACGGTTTATTTATACAGAAGAAGGGTATTAACCTGGTCATTCTCTATTCTACATGTAATGATGAAACATGTAATGTGGAAATCATTTGTCCTACAAATCATTACTCTTCGAATGTATATAGTTCTTTAAAGCCATCTCTTTTTTTATACGCAGCAACAGATCATGGTCATCAATACTTTGAGCCAATATTTATGATTAAAAATGAAGATGCTAAGAGGATTGGTATCTTATCATTATTTCATATTCGTAACCCTACTTTGTCGCCTAATATAAAAAGAATATTAAGTAAAGTCATCGGTCCAATCATGAAACATCAATGTAACCCAATACATAAGTCTCGTGTATACAAATATGAAGATCCAATGAAGTTAGATGAAATGATCAAGGTATTAAAACGACACAATTATGATATTATTTATCAAGTCGTAAACTATGCAAGTAAAGTCATATTATTATTTGTTCATAAAGAAGAAAATGGTAAAGACGTTCAAGGATTAGTACCATGTTTTCCATCATCGATACGAAATGAATATGATTATGTATTTATCGGTGAACCAAGCATATATCAAAAATATAAAAAAACCCGCAATTTTTTAATCAATTTGAATAAAAATACAAAAATCAATTGTAAACCAAGGTTCAAAGTATTAGAAGATGAAAAAATCATCGGTATTTTGACAGAAACGAATCAATTTGTAAAGATTAGCGAACCAACGAAGTTCATTGAAGATATAAAAAATGATGACGATTTGATTCCATTAAGAGAGGATAATTTACTGGATTACTATAATAATGAAGATCGTATATTAAATGATGGCGAAGAAGATAAGGAACGGACAGAAGAAATATTATTAATTCGTTTAGAAACACTATTCTATAATGCGTTCAGAAATACAATTCGATTATTATTGAATAAATATGATTATGTCAAATTGAGAGAACAGTTGGAGGATATTATACAAAATATGTTCTTGACTTACAACCAGAAATATAAAATGGTATTAGATATATTAAAACATTTGGTTCGCATTAGTAATAAAATCATTTTTGTGGATATTGAAGTAAAGGATTATATCGGTGTAGTAAAAGACTTCTCAACCTGTTTATTTCTTGACAAAACAGAATGTGATATCAGACAACCATTATGTTCTTTCACAACGGATTGTCAATTAAATTTGCCAAATAAGGGGATTTTGTCAGAAGAATTGAAATATGATAATGAAACTATATATTTTGGTAAATTGACAGATCAGTTAATACGATACAAAAGAATCAATTCGTATATTTTCAAACCTAATACTTATTTATCTTTCGGTTCTCTGAATTATAACTTGAATAATGATGAAATTTTAATTATGGAAACAGAAGTGAAAGACTACTTTGAAAATTTGATAGAAGATAAAATTAATCCTTATGTTCATTATAATACATATGATAATGCAAATTTAATAGAGAAAAGGGCAAATTTGTCTGATTTCGAAAAGGAAGATAATAGTGAATGTGTTACAGAAATCGAAAAAGTGAAAATGATATATTGGAAGGCATGTTTTATATCCACTGATTTTGCTGCATTGAAATATTATAACACTAGTGCTTGTGGTTATAAAATTATTATTGATATAGTGAATCGTATCAGAGAAAAAGAGTTGACAATTGAAAATATTAAATCTGATTTATATAAACTATATTCTAATCTATTTCTGCGATATAAACAACAAATAATCAATATATTAGAGACTGAAGGAAAAAAGTATTTGACAGATCAATTAAACATGAAAAGCATAAATATAATGGATGTCATTTACTCTGAAGAATATTTTATTACTAATTTTGATTTGATGATATTAATGATTTATTACAAGATACCTGCTATTTTGATATCAAATAAACCGATATTTCTCTCTTTATACGAAAGACGATTCTTAATATTGAATGACACAATTGCAGAACCCAGTATATCTAATTCTCAAACTGCTGCTACTGCGGTTACTGCTGTAAAAAGTAATACTTTTGTATTTATAATTACATCACCGAGTAGAAATGAACATATTGCAACATATCAATTAATTAATAAAATCGAAGATAATCGTATACTTCTCTCATTGGATGAATTACAATGTAATAAGAAAAAAGATATCGAATTGGCTTTGACAGAATATACTGATATTAATACATTTTTAGGTGAATATCAGGTGAGAAAGAAAACAAAGTATCAAGAAAGAGGTAAAATATCTAAATTAAATGAAATACTAAGTTTACAGGCAGAACGAGAAGGTCATCCTATTGTTCCAATTGAGGTTGTCAAGAAGAAAACGACTGGCAAAAAAAAGACGAAAAGGTTTTTACCTTTAACGCCACCTGAAGTTGATCAAGATGAAACCATTGACCAGGAAAAACGCATTATTGAAGAGATTATTCTAACATATAAACCGGTTAAATGGAATCAGCTTCGTAAACAACCTAACTCAGAATTACCGCCACAATATAATCCCTATAGGGGTTTAACCATACTTGAATTAAAACAAAAAATAGGCAAGAAACAGAAGGCTAAAACGAAGAAACAAAGGCCTATTTTGTTACCTTCATCATCATAATATCATAATATCATAATATAATATTTTCTTCAATAAAAAATGTATTGATAATCATAATAATCCCGCAAATTATTATGATTCATTTATCTATCTATATTATTCTATTATTATCGCTTCTTATAATCCATCTGGCGAATAGTCATCGTCCTCCGCTTCCTCAGCAAGATCCATATCTGTATTCACATCAATATGAATATTATTATTAATCTTCAATTTAGAGGCAGAACATTGTGATCCAGCTTCTTCGATATGACCGAAGTGTTTATTGATGACATCTTGGACATCTTCTTTGTGATACCGATTTTGTTCACTAATAGTTAATGTCTTCATCTCTTCAATATCCAATATAATTTGAAACGCATTTGTTCCAAACATACCTTCTTGACCAACCATTACATTCGCTGAAATACCTCGCATTATATCCAATTCTCCATGTTTTGCCGCTTTCAAGAACATCTCTGGTGTTTCCTCAAAGGATGCTTTTGCAATAGGACCGATATTATCATTATTAATTCCATGACGGAAGATAGATATTAGTTTACTCGAATATGTCATTCTGTCACATAACATTGCCATGTGATGATAATTAATATACCCTCCATCAAACTCTAGAACTTCTGATAATTCAGTGTAAATAGTTTGTCTTGCTGCTTCAATGCCGAGGACATTATATACCTCCATAATATCATTGCTGAATGTTCTTGACATATCAATATAATCCAATGCAAGAATCTCTAACAAATTAGAACCGACTGTATCAAGCACCCAAATATCTTTCTTCTTGAACACACCAGATTGCTCTGATACATTATTCAGGATCTTTCGCAGAATAACCTTATTGATCTTCTTTATACCTCGAATAATAGTGCTGTTCAATAACTGTTCTTGAAAGTTCTTCAGCACATAGATATGATCAAATTGATCAAGAGGATCTGCCGCATTTTTCTTCTGTGATTGAAGAAGATTATTCATTCGAATACGAAATACCAAACTCTCTGAGTTATAGTCTGAGAAGATACATGATATTTCATTTCCGTAACTATTTTTCAAAGTGAAATGAATATCATCCATTGTAATATTTTTCTCCAACATGACTTCCGCATTCATTTCCATTCGTAACATCCATTTCGATTTGTCAGCTCCTGATGAATTACCATCTACATTACATTCACTTACGAGTTGTTCAAACCGATTATATTGCTGTAATAATTCCGTATCATTGAAACATGAACTGCTTGTTGTTTCATCTGATGGTTCAAAGCAGATCTCTATCGTATCGACAATATCAACAAGTTTTGTATATTCCAAAGAATACATAATTGATTGTGCTTTTGTTCTGTCATCTTCATCTTCTGGTTTCATATAAATCGTTAATGATGGATTCTTTGGTTCATTCGATAATGACAGAATTTCTTCAATACGAGGAACTCCACGAGTAACGTTTGACTTACTCGATACTCCAGCAAAATGAAATGTATTGAGAGTCAGTTGTGTTGTTGGTTCACCAATACTTTGTGCTGCGATCATACCAACCATTTCACCTGGCGCAACAATGGCACGCTTATAATCAAGTGAGATTTTCTCCAATAGAAGTGTCAATGCTGCTCGATTAAATCGTTTGACAAATAGGAGTTCTTTTGGTGCAAGATAGAAGTAGAATAATGTCTTAAATAATTCGGTTGGAGGAGAATAGTAGATCTTCTCCAGATGCGATAAACATTCTGTCATCATTTGGAACGCTTCCAAGAAAGTAATATCAATGATCGAGTTGGCATTAATCATCATTTGATTTTGAATATTGCCAATGAGATAACTGAATGCAACTGGACAATATACGTTACTATCGTCTTTATATCGAAATATACTTTCAACAATTTGATTGCGTTTCTTGATCATGAGATCTGTGTAGAACTTACACAATTTATTCATTTCGGTGATCTCTTTCTTGTATTGTTTAAAGCATTCTCCAGTCATAATACTTTTCAGTGATTTTGACAACCCTGCATCATTAGGGAAATTATAATGAGAATAAATGTCTTGGATACTCATTTTCACAAGAGGCATCGATTGATTCTCCACTTTTACCGTATCAATACCATCATCGCCATAAACGAATTGGACAATTTTATTCTTGTTCGTTCTCACTGTCATATCATATGACACCATCAAGTCTTCCAAACCCTTGATCAATCTTCTTTGAATATATCCAGTTGTAGATGTTTTCACAGCAGTATCAATAAGACCTACACGACCACCCATTGCATGGAAGAAGAGTTCTTGTGGTGAGAGTCCATTAATATACGAACTCTCAACAAACCCACGAGCAATTGGACTATCATCGTATTTGGTGAAATGAGGCAATGTTCTGTGATCAAATCCATAGGGGATACGCTTTCCATCCACATTTTGCTGTCCCAAACAAGAAATCATCTGAGAAATGTTCAGGTCACTTCCTTTTGATCCAGCATTTACCATGATAACAAATCGATTTTCTTTGCTGAGACTCTTAAGTCCAATAGATCCTGCTTCGTGTGTTGCCTTGTTCAAAATATTATTGACTTGTGTTTCGAACTCGTCTTGGTTCGTTTTCCCCGTTTTATTTTCGAAAATGCCGATATGAGTTTGATCAATGAGATTCTTCACATCTTCCTTCTTTGAAGTGATTTCTTTGATAATTTTATGCTTTGTATCATCATTTGCAATCAAATCATCAATTCCAACACTGTAAGCACTCGATTTCATATATTCAGTGATAATGTTCTGTAAATCATCAATAAAGTTGGATGCTGCCATATTTCCAAAGTCATTACATGTGCGTTGAATGATACTCTTCGATCCACCACCAAGAACACCCTTCTCCATCTGTCCACGAAGGTATTCTCCATTTTTTATTTCGAGAACATTATTGGATGTTTCTTTGTCTTCATCTTTTTTGAACAACTTGGTGGGATATTTCAATGACAAAGGTGGCATAATTTGTGACAATATATGGAAATTGGAAATCTTACCATTATTCTGCTGTAATAGATCTTCCAACTTGTGTTCATTGACTCGTTGAAATGCCATTAGCAGGTTCATTGCTTCTCTTGCATCAAATCGAATATTAGGTCGTGTAAATCTATTACATCCCAACATGGAATCCTGAAATATGCCGATGATTGGTGCATTATTTGCTGGACTAATTATTTGATAAGGAACGGCCGCCAAATTCCTCAATTCTGATTCTGCCTCTACATCCTGAGGCATATGTAAATTCATCTCATCTCCATCAAAATCTGCATTGTAAGGCTTGGTATCGGCTACATTCATTCGAAATGTGTCACCTTGTTTCATAATTTTCGCAACATGTCCCATCATTGACATTCTATGAAGTGTTGGTTGTCGATTGAAGAGGATAATATCGCCGTTCATCATGTGTCGATGAATAATATCACCATCTTCAAGAATAACCGAATTGCGATCAATGTATCGCAAAGTAATAGTATTACCATTCTTCTTTTCAAGTATTTTGGCGCCAGGATGGACATCGGGTCCATTACGCACAAGTTTTGTCAAGAATGCTCGATTTCTCTCATTCACGAGAACTGGTTTAGTGATATTCTTGGCGATCTTCATAGGAATACCAAGTTCTCTGATGGAAATGTTGGGGTCAGCAGTGATAACAGAACGGGCACTAAAATCAACACGTTTTGCCATGAGATTGCCTCTCATACGTCCACCTTTTCCACTCAAACGATCTTTGATGGATTTAAGAGGACGACCAGATCGTTGTGCAACAGAAGAAACTCCTGGTAGTTTGTTGTCCACTTGAGTTGCAATATAATATTGTAACAATGTTGTCCAATCTTCGATGATATTTTCATTTGCATTCATCTGTATTTTTTCCTGAAGAGTATTGTTCGTCTTGATAATATTGACCAAGATGTGACTGAGATCATCTTCGCTTCGTTGAGAAGAATCATGTTTGACAGATGGGCGAACTGGAGGAGGAGGAACTGCCATAACTTGACAGATCATCCAATCAGGTCGACTCCAAATGGGACTGAAACCCATGAAATTAACATCTTCGTCAGATATGCGCCGGAATATCTTCAAAATCATTTCTGCAGTCAATTTGATAATAATATCGTCTTTCCATTCAGCAATGATAGTAGCGAGTCCTTCTTTGCGCACTTTGAGTGGTTGAAGACAACCACAACCATCGTCGTTGTCTTCACCACAATAATGCTTCTTGCTGGCAATATTAAATACATATTTCCATCGTTGTTCTCCGACCAATTTCAGTGCCTGTTTATATGTATCTTTATTGATGAGTAATTTGCTACATTTAAAGCAAACACATCGTAAAATTTTCAAAATAGTATTAAAATATTGAATATAGAATACGGGTCTAGCCAGCTCAATGTGACCGAAATAACCAGGCGTCTTCATATAATCCAATCCGTCAGTTGGACAAATGAGTCCTGGTTCTAATACACCCATACGAGGATCAAATAGACCACCGATGACGGGTTTATTATTGATATATGTGTCTCTCGAAGTAATTTCTGCGACAGAACTATTTCGAATCTCCTCGGGAGATAGAATACTGAATTGGATTCCAATAATTTTGCTTGGGTTCATTTTGTTCATTGACATTCTTCTCTTTTAATATCAGAAGATATATTTAGATTGTTTAATATCAATTTATTTTTATTTAGAGATAAAGTGCGGTTATAATAGCTCAAATAAAATCTATATAGGTTGTTTCAAACGTTTATAATGAATAATCGTATACTTATTATTTTCTTCTATAATAGTTTTTTCAAATCCTTCGATCAGTTTCTCGTCGTTGAAAAATAGGTCGCAATAATAGTTTTCACTGATATGTGTTATAAAAATGTTATCACATAGATGTAAATACTTCTCATATATTTGATTTCCACCAATTATATATACGGAAAAAGTAGGATTCAATCTCTTTACGTCATCTATAACAGAAGATATATTATTCTCATTCGTAAATAGAAGATTAGACTGAACAAGATGATCATATTTTTCTGGATTATGTGTTAAAACAATATTTATTCTCTCTTTAAGGGGTCTATTTTTTTCTGGTAGAGAGAAAAATGTCGACCGACCCATAATAACAATATTATTTTCTGTTTTCTTTTGAAAGAATTTCATATCTGATTTTATATTCCATGGTATTGTTCCATTTTTCGATAAACCACTGTTATTGTCTATAGCTACTATAGCATTCATTGATAAATATAAATAATAAAGTATTTTATATTATTTTTATGTAAATCTGTTTATTGATTAATATTAATATTAAGCATAATTAATATTAATCAATAGCCAATAGCCAATATATATATAGTATAATAAAAATATTACAAAATAATATGAAACACACAAGAAAAAGAATTAAATTCGACGATTTTCCAATATTTACTTTTGAAAAAGAGTTTAGTAAAAACGAAAAGAACTGGATGAGTAAAAACAAAACGGTAAGACACAAAAAGAAAAGTAGAATGATTAATGCATTTTATAACAATAAAAAGATAAATCCAAAGAATGATTTTTATAATTGGGTAAATCGCGATTGGTTAAAAAATTTCAAGGTTGAAGAAGGTAACAAATATATAGTAGAGTTTGATGATTTTCGGTTAGTTCAAAGACTAGTATTCTCACACTTATTTGAAATTGTAGAAGACTATTTGAAAACGTCGAAACATACTACTTTTGGCAAGTGTTTAGACACATTCTACAAATCAACTAAAACATTTTCAACTGTAACAGAAATAAAATCAAATGCAAATAAAATGATTTCAAAAATAGATGATTTGATGATAAATAAGGACAATCTTTGGAAATTAATGGGATTATTGAATAAAACAGCAGGTGAACTTAATTCCGTTGGACTACCGTTTATATACGAAATGTTACCGGATGAATCTGATCCATCAACATTTCGAGCTGCATTAAATGGACCAGGACTTATATTTGTAGATATAAATGTATATTTCGATGATGGAATTGATACCAAATATAAGGCTGATTATAAGAAACGTTATTTCAAATATATAACAGATTTATTTGAAACGTTATTTGGTAAAGATAATGATTTCGATCCTAATGATATTTATGATACACAAGTGAAATTGTTAAATGCATTCGGTGGTCTCACAGAAAAGGAGGATCCAAATAATTATAATAAGATAACAAAAAAGGAAGCACTAACTAAATATAATTTTAATTGGGAAGAATTTTGTATAGAAATGGGTTTTACAAAAGTGCCAGATTTCTTCATAACCCGAAGTGTAAATTATTTAAAATACGGAACTGAATTATTATTAAAGGAGTGGAATACAAAGGCATTTAGAACATATTTTATTTATAATTATGTTAGACAGACTGCTTTATTTTGTAAACAAACGAGAGATATTATCTATGAATTTCGCGGAAAGTTTGAACGAGGCGAACAGAAAAATTTTGCAAGTCAAGGAATAGATGGCATATTTGGACTTGGATGTGCATTTAACACATTTTTATCCAATCAATATATTAAAATTTATAAAAATGAAACCAATATAAGGTATTTAAATGTATTGATGGATGAATTAAAACATGTATTTATGCGAATTATCAAAAATAATAATTGGCTAACACCAAAAACGAAAAGTAGTGCTATACTAAAATTAAATAAACTTAAATTGATTGTAGGGTCTCAGCCAGTATTACGTAAAGATCCAATATTACATTATACTTCAAACTTTCTAGAAAATATGCTATTAATATTTGAATGGAGATTTAAACAATCATTATCATTAGATGGACATGTAACGAATAATGTAGATATTCCTACTATGGATTGGGGTCGATACCCACCTAAATTTACAGGAACACAAGCATATGTTGTTAATGCTTCTTATACGCCATCTACAAATTCAATATATGTTCCTTTAGCATATATTCAAAAACCTTTTATCGATATAGCAATGAGTCGTGAAAGTATTCTTGCTCATGCTGGATTTACACTAGCGCACGAAATGAGTCATTGTTTAGATGATTGGGGTAGTAAATATGATCATACTGGAAAATTAAATGATTGGTGGACGAAAGAAGATAAGATCAAATTTAAGAAAAAGGAAAATGATGTAATAGAACAATATAAAGAGTTCGCAAAAAGAGATGGAATCGTATATGATGTAGAAATTGGGTTGGGTGAAGATATGTCAGATATATCTGGATTAGAGATTTGCGTTGAATATTTAGCAAATTTACATACATATAAAGATATTATTTTACCAATTCAATATTTATCTTTTCAAAAGTTTTTTGTCTATTATGCTCATCAAATGCGACAAAAAATTTTTAAAAGAGCATTACAAGCCAATTTAAAAACAAATCCTCATCCTTTAGACAAATATAGAACAAATATTCCATTGTCTCGTTCAATTATATTTAGGGAAATATACAAAATAACAAAGAATGATAAAATGTGGTGGCGTAATACTGATACAATATGGTAGATTTCACTTTTGAAAAACAAACTTTAAAAATTTGGCAAAAGAGGAGTAAACAGGGGTCCTTTACATATTTAGGCATCTCTTTGATTCGACCTTTTTTTAAATATTGGACCATATTTACAAAAAAATTATAATCTCATACTATTTTATAATGGGAAGAAGAACTCGTCATCGTCGTCATTCTAAACGTTCATCAATGAAAAGTAGATCATCCTCTGCGTCTAGATCTGCATCTAGATCTGCTGCAAGAGCTGCATCTAGAGCAGCTAGTGCTGCCAGATCTGCTTCAGCAAAAGCATCCAGAGCAGCAAGTGCATCTAGATCTGCTGCAAGAGCAAGATCTGCATCTGCTTCAAGATCTGCTTCAGCAAAAGCATCCAGAGCAGCAAGTGCCGCAGCATCAGCCGCCGCACAAGCACAAGCCGCTGCATCTAGATCGGCTGCAGCAAGTGCTTCCGCTTCACGCGCTTAAATATGTAAATGTTGGGTTTCCCAACATGTCATGTCATGTCATGTCATTGAAGATTGAATAGTTATATTTAATAATTATTCAATTGGTCTAACCTTATTAACCAAACGTATTTTCTGTAGAAAAGGTGATATACAGAAATCCATCCGTATCTTTATATATATTATAAATATCTGAAATATATGCCGAAGTAGGTGGTATAATATCACCAATAAATAGAAAAAGAGCAGTATTTTGATGAACACTAATAAACTTACGAATAATATAGATAAATTGACCAATTGTTAGATCTCTCGATACCAGAAACTTTGTTTTAGAAATATTCGGCATATTTTTGGTGTTCTTCAATTTTTCACATATGACTGGAATCTTGCCGGGATATTTATGTAATATATTCCCTGATTCTATTTTTCTCTCATTATGAGAATATTTATCTCTGAACGAGATAAAATTTGTCGTCAGTTGTTTATTCATATAGTAATCTCTTAATATCTATTAAATACTATTAAATACTATTTAAAATAATTTATGTATTGTACATAATGCCTCGAAGAGATACAAACAAAGAAATTACCAAAAAAAATCAAATGAAATCAGACATTATTACACGTTCAAAGAAAAGAAATGAACCAAATGAACCAAATGATCCTCCAAACGATTCATCTTCAGATGATGAAGAGTTGAATTCGATAGAGTATAAAAAATTCTTGGGTAAACTATTTCCTTCCAAATATATGACAGAAAAAATAAAAGATGAACAAAAATTCGCATCTAATAGCAGCGTTAATAAATTTAAAAAAAATAAAAGTTATGATAATAATATGGCGGACGATAAACCAAACAAGTTCAATATAATATTTACGATAAAGGATAATGAGTCGGATGAAGAAGATGAAGACGAGTATGAAGAGTTTGACAGTGAAGATGAAGATTATAAGACAGAAGATGAGGATGAAGAGGTTAGCACATCAGAAGATGAGGATGATACTGACTCAGAATCGGAAGAAGAAGAAGAAGAAGTTGTACAAAAAGGTCGTCGCGGAGCGACAAAACAAGAAGATAAAACTAAGAAAAATACATCCTCTAGAGAAGGAGATAAAAAGGAAAATGTCGATGTCGTAAAAGAAATTATTAATAAAATTAAAAATATGGAAAATGCAGGTATATCGGATGACAAAGTAAAGAATGAAGATGTGATCAGTCAATTGGATAATATAAAGAAAAAATATAATAATAAACTTATCAGTAAATGTATCAGTCAATGTAAGAAAGAATTGATTAAACAAAATGAAAAGATAGAGAGAAAAGGTGAAAAACAAAAAGAGAGAAATGAACGTATTTTTCGAAAAATTATTAAGAATAAGAATATGTTGAACGACTTTCAGTATTTTGCCAAGTTGGATGTCGTTCAACAGAAGTCCATTATTAAAAAAATTAGAGAAATCAATCAATATGAGAAATTTGATAAACCATATAGATTATCTTTAATCGAATCGGATATACCTGCTGTATATAAGGTTGCTGCTATGAAGAAGATGGCAATCCTGCGTAATATGGATCCTTCTAATGGAGAGTATTACAAGATAAAAAATTGGGTCGATACTTTCATGCGAATTCCTTTCGGGAAAGTAGATACGCTACCCATTCATTTCTCAGATGGTGTAGAGAAGTGTCATGAATTCATGGAGAACGCACAGAAAACGTTGGATGCTGCAGTATATGGGTTAAATGATACAAAGATGCAAATTATGCAAATCCTAGGACAATTAATAACAAATCCTTCCTCTATTGGGACAGCAATTGCGATACATGGACCACCAGGTAGTGGAAAGACCTCTTTGGTGAAAGAAGGAATTAGTAAAATATTAAATCGCCCTTTTGCTTTTATTGCATTGGGTGGTGCGACAGATAGTAGTTTCTTAGAAGGACATTCTTATACATATGAGGGAAGTGTCTGGGGTAAGATTGTGCAAATATTAATTGAAAGCAAAAGTATGAATCCAGTCATCTATTTCGACGAATTGGATAAGATCAGTGATACACCAAAAGGGGAAGAAATTGCGAGTATATTGACACATTTGACAGATACAACACAGAATAGTCAATTTCATGACAAGTATTTCTCAGAGATCGATTTTGATTTGAGTAAATGTATTTTTATCTTCAGTTACAATGACGAGTCAAAGGTAAATCCTATATTGAAGGATCGAATGTATCGTATTAAAACGAAGGGTTATGATTTAAAACAGAAAACAATCATCAGTAATCAGTATTTGCTGCCGAATATTCGAAAACAAGTTGTATTCGAAGAAGGTCAGGTTATTATTCAAGATGATGCATTACATCATATTATAGAGAATCACTGCTGTAATGAAGATGGAGTCCGTAATTTGAAACGCTGTATGGAAATTATATATACAAAGTTGAATCTTTATCGATTGATGAAACCTGGAGAGAACTTGTTTGAAACAGATTTGGCATTGAAGGTTACATTTCCATTTCAAGTTACAAAAGAGATTGTTGACAAGTTGATAAAGAGAGAAGAAGGTAATATGACATATCGAAACTTGTATGTCTAAGTCAAATATAAATCGATATTTAATTGTTTGTTTTGGTGGAATGGTATCATAAAGGTGTTATAAAGAAAATCATTGATGAAATTATTCACATTTAAGTTTTAATTTCATGAAATTGTAGTATTGTAGTATTATTTGTAGTTTAAATAATTATTATGTAATTATTTAAATCAACATGAATAAAAACAAATATGATAAAGAAAACGACGAAGAAGACGAAGAATCAAACGCAAAATCAATCGAAAATTTGTTAATCATGTACCAATTTCTCAATAAGCATAGAACATATATTCGTAATAATCTTTTTTTCGATGCAAATACAGATTATTGTAATAACTACACTATTTTAAGAAAAATAAATAATTTGAATTCTTCTATTGAAAATAAATTACGAAAACGATGTAAGCATGATATAGAAATAGATCATATTGATACTTCATTGGATGATACAAAACAAATACGATATTGTTCAAAGTGTTTACTCACATTTTAATATTCACTATATGGAACATTATTCCCTCCGCGATGTATTAAATTTTGGTATTGTTTATTGCTAATACATGCACAACCCATACTATTCGTATATGTTGTAGGACAACATTCAGGTTTAAATGGCGTATTCGCAAACATAAGCATGCTGCTATTATTGCCTTCTGAATATGACTGTTTATGATTCGAAAATGCTTCTTTCGTTATACCATTGCGTTTTTCATTGGATGGTGTCACTTTTATCGCATCTGCTGTTTTTTTCATAGTTTCTTTAAATCCTTCTATTAATAGATAAGGATTGTGTGTTTTAGCGCAAGAAAACAAAAGATGTCCGTATAAAATAATTAATAGTATACATATTAAAACAATGGTCTCGACATTAATATTTAACTTCATTATACATATTTTATAGATAATAATTATTATATAATATGTTAATCTACCAGTTAATTTACGTATAAATCAACGCAAGCATTATAATCAAAATACTTATTTCCGTTTACATAAAAATATCCTTGATCGGTCAGCAAATGATAAAACCCTCCTAAATCTTCTGTATATTTTATTGTATTATCTAACAAATTTCCATATACCAAGTCATGTGATTGTATTAATACTTTTCCATATACGTTAATGGGACGATGAATATCATATGATTTTAATTCATTACCGATATTTATTTCCGTGACGAATTTCATTGTTCCGTCTTTCATTTCTATCAGTGTATCAAACGGAAATCCTTTATTATAAATACTATGTATTTGATCTAATCTTATTATCGATTCTTCAGTGCTGACATTTCTTAATAATCGTAAATATTTATCTTCTACTAAAATATCATCCCAATCAGAGAAAACTATACCATTCAATTTGATTATTTTGTTACTCGTATTCACACAATATAATAACGGTTCATTATAATCACATATCTTCTCTATATTTGGATAATCTGCAACACATATCCATTTATTTTTATATAATAAACGATGTGTTCCGCTAATGATCACACCATTTAAATTATACATATCTTCATTTCCCCTCTCTAATATTACATGGCATTGTATAATAGAACCATCATTTAATATGTCACCAACCCGAATATTTGAAATGCTCACGTCTTTTCCATTTTGTAATTTCAGTTTCGTATTTTTATCAAAACATTTTAATTGTGGCATCCCTGGAAATGTTGGCGTTCCAAAAACGTCTGATATAAAATTAATAATAAGTCCTAATGGAATAGTTATTCCTGTAAATATTAAAATAAACACTAATGCACTGGGTTGAAAAAATATTAATAATATAAAAATAACAATGACCAACGCAATAAGCATTGTAAGCAACAAATTGACAAATGCATCGAAGAATGATTTCACTGAATAATATATTCCAAAAATAGTATATAATCCTGCTGTCAACATGGCCTGTGATTTACCGAATATATCATTCATCTTTATAAGTATTTCTTGAAATGGAATAAGAACATTGATTACTTTTGAGAAAATCTGTCCAGTTATATTACTAATACTTTTTCTTATTTCAGCAATAATACCTCTAATTGAATTTAAAGCATCTAATACTAATGAAAATATTTCGGTAATTGCATTTGTTACGAATTTGAGCGGTTCCAATTCAGCACCAGATATACTTGTCAGAATATTTTGAACACAATATTGATAGTTTTCGCTTGTATAACCAAGAAAAGTTTTTCCTTTGGGTAAATTGATTAATCCGGCAAATGGCATGACAGAAGGACTACATCTCTCTGTTTCCCAATTATCACTTAAATATTTGATATTCATCATCGCTTTCGTAAAAGATATGACTAAGAACAATACAAAAATCATAAAAATAAAGTAAATAATAGTTGGACCATATAGATTAAAGTAACCTTGTTTACTATATAATAACATTACCCTATCTATCGCACCTTGTTTGTTTATTTTATTTTGTTCATCATCCGACATATCTTATAATATATTAAATAATCATTTTATTATACTCATATTTCTCTCTTGCCTTATCATCTTCCCAATCATGGAAGACATATTTACCTATTTTTATATTATGATTATCTGTAACTAGGCAGCACAACTCATCGCTTATATCTTCTGTCGATTCCGCATCCGAGTGTTCGGCTACTGGTATATATCCATCTTTTTCATTCAAATAAATCAAGTGTGATCCTGTAACATATATATTTTCTTCTCCATTTACAAATTTATAGAATTTCACTCTTGGTGTATTTTTTATTTTCATAATAATTTGAACTTCACTATTTCCGTCTATTTTATCTCCTAAAGATAATTCACTCATTTTACATTTTGTTCCATCTATTTTTTGAATTATTGTATCTGGATGAAAACAGACTACATTAAAAATATCTCCAACCCAACCATTCATCAATGACTCTCCAGATAAACTGAGACCTTCTAATACATACACTATTGTTAATACTACTCCAACCATCTTTCCTGCTAAATCTCTAATTCCAATGAATATTTTAACAAACTCGATTATAATATTGGTAAATATGCTCATTAGACTTTGGACGATATTCATAAAAAAATCTCTCACATTGCTAATGACGGCCCTCACATAATTTAAACTATCTATTACCTCGCCACCCATATTAGCCAAACCGCTAGTAATGAAGTTCAATGGTTCCAATAAATATCCCATAAAACTACCCATAATATTTTGTGTGCAATATTGAAAATTTTGTGAGGTCGCTTCAGATGCACTTTGATCATTTTCTTTATTTATCCATCCGGCAATCGGTAATACAATTGGATTACATCTATAACTTGCCCAATCATCGATGATATTCTGTTTTAGTCCTAGTATATAAGGAACATACATTAATAAAATAGTCCAAAATGTCACAAATATTATTAATAGCATATCTCCAAGCATATGATATAATAATAATATATATTCTTTATCGAACAACCTTATTTACCTACGATATTTACGACTGCGTTTCCTATATCTTCTTTTTGTGGTTCTTTGTTTCTGCTTTCGACGACGATAACGTCTCTTTGTTCGGCCACCTTTAGAAATAATAGCAGCAGAATCTTCTTGCGAATTGACGAGTTGTTGTGTTTGAATTTGCATAAGTTTGCTACTCGTTGCATCTGCTGGATAATTTGTTGGATAACTTGAAGTTTGGACGTTTGTAACAGCAAATGTCGCAGCACCGCCTTTAAAACCACCTTTAGCACCACCTTTAGAATCAGCCCCTTTTACAACTTGTGTATTCGCATTAATTGCTAGTGCCGCCTGACTAGGTGAACCGCCTGGTAAATCAATCGATGGTGAATAACCTTGTGGAAAAGCAATTCCTCCTTTCATATATTAGTTAAATAATATAATTATTTTTCAATAATTATATTATTACGATGAATGAAAACGAACAGTTACAATTACAAAAATTAATAAAAATGAACAATGTAGAGGATCAAACGCAAAAAATAAGAACTCTAAAACACAGTCCTTTGTTAAAAGAAGATATACATAAATTGCTCTTATTAAAAGAAGAATATAAGGATGATTTAGAAGGATTGAACATTATTTCTATTGAAAAGTGTTCTTTCTTATTTACACATTATACTGATATATATAATCGTGTCAAAAAGGATGAAATTGATATTCAAATGTTGTTTCTGTTTATCGACACATTATCTCAAATAGAAAATGGAGAGATCGATCAACATGAGGGATCTTTTCAAATAGGCAAGTTGTTGAAGAACATTTATATTGATAGTGCTTTGAAGAAATCAGAAAAACTTGACAAAATATACGAAAAGACGGAAACGGTCATAGAACCAATTAATATTAGTTGGAAGCAATGGAAACTAAACCTATAATTCTTTCTCTGATTATGATTATGGATTATGATTAATATTCAAAATGAACCAAAGCTTTTCTCTCTTTCAATGTAGTTTGATTTTAATCAGTTAAACTATTACATAAATTATTTAATTTCATTAATTTTACTCTAAATTCTAAACAGCAATTTATATATTCTTCCCACATATTTTTCAATAGTTCATTTGTTATTTTACAATTTATATGTGAATGATGTTCTTTCATTTTAAAATAATAATCTATGTTAGCATTTTTATTATTATTCCACAATTTCGTTAATTCCTTTAAATGAGTAATCACTTCAGTTGATAAAAAACTCATCAGTACAGAATTATTATTTATAGTTTTTATAAAAAACTTAAATTTGGATTTAGTTTTTTTTATATCCAACATTACAGTGTTCCATAATTCACTAGCTTCTAATCTTGTATTTTCCATATTTGTTCAATTATTTCAATAAATGTTTAGATTTTATACGTGTTTATTTTTTATCAAATTTAAACAAATTAATATTCAAAATGAACCAAAGCTTTTCTCTCTTTCAATATAATTTACTGTTTCAGTATATCCTCCAATGAATTGAGTATTATTCGTAAATACGATTGGGAAGGTTCTCCAATCTCTACCAGTTGCTATTTTGACAGAAGAGAGAAACAGTTCTCTATTATTAGTCAATTGCTTATCACAATTTACTTCTTTGAATGTTTTTTTTTCATTAACCAATAAGTTTTTCAACTTTTTACAGAAATCACATCCACTTTTAGTGTAAATAATATACTCATCATATGAATTCTGTGTAAAAGACTGATTCATATATATTATATATATTTTAAACTCTTAAAGAAATTACGCTGTTCTGTGTTTCTAGTTATATTATATAAATAGAACATGTATATAATATAAATACAGATGTATAGATGTATGAATTTTTCAAAGAAATTGGTAATAGTCGAATCTCCGGCGAAATGCAAAAAAATAGAAACATATCTTGGACCAGGATATAAAGTGATTGCTTGTTTCGGGCATTTTAGAGAAGTCGTATCTCTTAATCATCTAAATATTGCTGATGGATTTAAACCAAAGTATACTATCTGCGATAAAAAGAAGGCACTAGTTGAATCCATTCGAAAGGCGATCAAGACTGCTTATGAAGTCATAATAGCAACAGATGATGATAGAGAAGGCGAGGCAATTGCATGGCATATATGTGACCTATTCGAATTGTCGATCGATGATACAAAGCGCATTATATTCAGAGAAATAACAGAAGAGGCTATTCAACGAGCAATAAAGCAACCGGAACGAATAGATATGAATCGTGTTTTCTCTCAACAGGCAAGACAATCTATCGATTTAATGGTTGGATATACAGTGAGTCCTCTTCTGTGGAAAAATATAGCAAATACAGCAGCCTTATCAGCAGGTAGATGCCAGACCCCAACACTGAAATTAGTATATGATAATCATTTAAAGGCGATTGACAAGAAAGATGCTTCTATAAAATACACAATTATTGGTTATTTCACTGTAAAATCGGTTCCATTTGAACTGAATCAACAATATGATACAGAACCAGAAGTATTGACCTTTTTAGAACATACATGTATCTTTCAACATAAAATATATTCTTCTATCGAAAAGAAAATAAGAGCACCGCCTATGCCATTGACTACTTCCAGAATTCTACAGGCAAGTCCCTATTCTACTAGTGACACAATGAAGATCTGTCAACAACTATATGAGGAAGGGTTTATTACTTATATGCGAACTGATTCGATTCATTATAGTCGCGAGTTTCTCTCTTCTGTAAAAGAATTCATTTGTAAAGAATATAATAATGAACAATACCTTGGCTCTATGACAACTGATGATTTCTCTGATGATGCACATGAAGCAATCCGCCCAACTAATATTCATCTCAAACAATTACATCCTGTCTATGGATCGAAAGAGAGAAAAATATATAGACTCATTTGGGAAACATCATTGGAGAGTCTTATGTCACCAGTACAATACGAAGAACAAACAGTGTTTATTGAAGCACCATTTGATTTGAAGTATACACGAAAAAATGAAAATATATTATTTCAAGGATGGCATATCGTAAAAAATACGAAGATCGATAATACAGAATATAACTATTTTCTTCATTTTAAAATGGATTCTATTGTTCCTTATAAGAAGATCGTTAGTAAAACCATATATAATAATACATGTCAACATTTGTCTGAGACAGATTTGCTGCGACTATTAGAACGACATGGAATTGGTAGGCCATCTACGTATTCTTCTCTGATTCAAAAGATTCAAGAAAGAAAATATGTAGTCAAACAAACAATTAGTTATGAAAATACAGAAGATGAGTATTCTACAAACTATGAATTGGTTGATACTGATATACAGAAAAAGGTTGTAAAGAGAGAACGCAACAAAGAACATAATAAATTAGTTATTCAACCATTGGGTATCAAAGTGATGGAGTATTTGCTTGTGAATCATTCGGCATTATTCGATTATAAATATACACAATCAATGGAAGACGATTTGGATAATATATTGAAAGGAACTACATCTTATGCCGATGTATGTGGATCAATGTATCGACAACTTCTCTCTTTATCTTTAGAAAAGAATAATAATAATACTGTTACACCTTCTTCTATTTTACGAGTAATCAATGATAATATGAGCATTCGAACAAATAAAAAAGGACAGCCATATATCTTTTTCAAAACAATGAAAATGCGAAAACCGAAGTTCTATTCATTGGATGGATTGCCCGAAGATTATATGACATGTCCTATAAACAATATAGTCAAATGGGTTTCGTCGCTCAAAACATAGCGAACTCATGGATTCATCTTTTTCAATGTGAGCAACGCGTTGAATGTCACTTTGAACAAAGCGATGCGACCAAAAGTATCGTTGCCTTGTCCTCTACTAAAGGTTCGCATTATAGGAGAAATATATGGATATTGAACCATTCCATCCATTCTGTGAAAACCCTCAACCATCTTTTTCTCACAGAATGGAGAATATATATTGTCAATCAACTCCAAAATGGTATCATTGATTTTCTCTCCATTCGTGAGTTCAATTGTGAATGTATCAACAATCGTGTATTCTCGTCCATTACATTTTTCACGACAGCACCAAATCATTTTTTCATGATATTTTATCAATCCATCTTCATATACATCCAATGTAATATGTCGTCCTCCATTTGTTGAATCTGATTCATTCATCTCAAAATGTCTGACAAGCTTTCGCGTGTCATCTATTTCAATGAGACCCACTCCATTGTCATATTTTGATTCAATCACAAAGTCTGTGTTCATCTTCTCTTTTGGCAATGGCTCGAGAACAACCACTGGTTCAGGTTCTGGTTCTGGCTCTGGCTCTGGATCAGGAACCGATGAACTTCTTATAAACTGTTCTGGAACACGAAGTTTTCGTTCATTGTTTTGGCGTATTTGCTCTTCAACTTGACATTTTTGTTCTGTCAATTGACGCATTCTCTCTTCCAATTGTTGGAATTCTTCATCCGCAAGACATTTGCGTTCTTCCAATTGTTGGTTTTCTTCTTCGATCTTATCCAATTCTGCTTGGATGCGTATTTCCATCATTTTGCTGTCAATTTTGCGGACGATTTCTTGGCGCATGAGTTCGCATTTCATAACCATTGCGTTCAATTCTTCATCTTCTCTGAGTTCTTCTGGAATTGTAATCTGTTGGAAAGAAGGACACATTAATTCTGTTGAACTTTGTGACACACTTACTTCTTCTTCAATTTTGATTTGTTGTTGAGAATTCATTTCTGTTTTCGTTTTTTGCGGTTTTGAGTTTTTTAAACACTTGGTTGTTTTTTTGAGTAACATCTATGCTAATTGAAAATAGTATTTCAATTTTTTTTGAACATGGTGTGTTTTTAGAAAACTTAAAATATAACAATTTTTTCATATAGTTTTTTCAATGTGCGCAATGTGTTAAATGTTTCTTTGAACAGCATTAACCTAATACCATACATGTCATAAGTTATTCCATGTGATAGTAAAGGAATATCGCAATAGATTATGTGTGTGTTACCTTGACACACTTCAATCAACTCTTCAAAACCCATTTTCACACATAATGAAAAATATATATTATCAATTAACTCTAAAATAGCATCATTGATTTTCTCTCTATTAGTGAGTTCAATTGTGAATATTGAAGTAATAATATTTTCTGGATTATTTTTATTAAAATGTCCATCAGTTGATTTCAATATTTTTTCATGACATTTTATTAATCCGTCTTCGTATACATCCAATGTAATATGTTGTGATAAACCACATATATATTCAAAATGTCTGACAAGTTTTCGTGTGTCATCTACTTCAATAAACCCTATTCCATTGTCATATTTTGATTCAATTACAAAGTCGGTATTCATTTCAATATATAGTTAAAATAAAGAAAAAATATTATATTAGTATTTGGTATTATTATTTAGTATTATTATTTTGGCGAGCACATGTCGCAAGAACAATCCAATATATCATCTTCTTTTTCTTTTTCGATACATAATAAGCATACGTTCGTTAATTCACATTTCTTCATATCTTTCGACCAAGTTTTGTTGCAAGATAAACAATACCAATGATCACTTTTCGCCGTACATTTAACACACAGAACATTATAATATAGTTGTTCACAACATTCAATCGTCATCTTCATTGGATACAGTTGTGGTGCCAAACTGAATATCCGTCTATAAGGCATAATGAGTTTGAATCCAAAGATATTATCGGCTGGATCGATCCAATCGTAGAGAATTTTCTCACTAACTGGTGTGTTACATGACATACACAGTTGCGTAATTTTGACGTTCATTGTTGTTGGTGGACAGTTTTGGTTCTTTAAATTACTATTCATTATATATAAGTTTTCTATTTCAATTTAATCAAACAAAATTACGCCATAGCAGATATCATATTCTCAGTCAACTTTTTACCACCAATATCTGACGGTTCTATGTCATGAGAGAAGTCTTCAGAATTTGTCATAAATTTGGATAAATCCAATACTCGACAATGATATTTCTTGGCACATTCTTTGACTCTTATATTCCATTCTTTAATGACAGAATCATATTTTCTGTAATGACTTGCTTGTGGATAATAAAGTGTCATTAGAATAATATTCGCATTGCTCATCTTTTTGGAAATATTGGCGACAAAATTATAGTAATCTGTCATTATACTATAAAGTGTGTCTGAGCTTCTCTGAGAATTATCTTGATAGACTATTTTCTGTAAAATGTCATTGCCGCCGACAGAAACGAATATATATGTGCTTTGATGATTATATTTGTCTTCTTTTGTCAAATCGGGTATCTGAGAAAACATTGTACTTTTAATTGTACTATTATCTTCTGCTAGACATATAATTTGGTCTTCATTATTGTCTAACTGTTGAATCAATTGATCAGTTATACTTTCTTGTGCATATCTCTCATTATCTAGAATACTATCACCGACCAATATAATCACTTTTGGGTTTTTTGTAAATCCTTCCAATAGGTTTCTCTGAAAGATAAAGAAGATTATTATACAAATAATAACCAAATAAAATATTACCATATAAGTTGGTAATATTTTATAAATCAAATTATGATAATTTATTTCCAAAAGAATTATTAAATCCTTGAGATAATGTTGGATCAATACATGTCGCATTTCGAAGAGTATGTGGAATTAGAATAGTAAATATCAGAGAAAAAGAATAATTAAAATTATCAAAATTGACTAGACGCCCATCATGAAACCGTAATTTAATACGCAACTTGCGTATTCTCTCTGCTGGTGGATAAAAAAGTTTATATGCTGAAGAATTAAACCATTGCGCACCTTGTTGGCCAGCTGGATCAACTGGAATTTTAGCAAATGCCGAATTATTAATACCATTAGACTGATTTGTACTCGTTTCTCTTTTAATGTTATGTGAAGAAAATGGAGCGAGTTCATCCATTGTATTTAGGAGTTGAACATCCATATAAAAATAGCTTTCGCCTACTATATTAAGCTTTCTTGGTGCTTCTAAGAAATATACATCGCTTGTGCTCGTTGCTGGTGCAAGCCAATAACCATTATCACCCGAAACGACATCTCCATAATAGAATCGAGGAGGAATTTTGCTCGTTCTTGAATATGCATTTGACTGAAAAAAACCCAAGTATGCAGGAAGACCCCAATTAATGAAAGTTTGTACCGCTTCTGGCAACAAAACATTCAATTGTAGTGTCTCACTTCTATATAGAGGACTCTCATTTGTGATAACAAAAGCAGATGATGTATTACCAAACCATAGAGTTTGACTCACTGAATTGAAAACGACGACAAAACCTGTATATCCCCCGGCAGCAATAAAGGCTGTAGTATCTATAGAATTTTGCGCCATGTATGCAAGAAGATAAATATTCACTGCTTCATTCATTTTGTTAGTCAGTTCAGTCGGCATTGTCGTAGAAGTATATGTTCCTTCTGTAATGATAATAGTAAATTCTGTATTGTTAATCGCTAATGATAACGATGCTGGTATTGGTAAAATGGGGTTATACGAAGCAAGACTAAAAGTAAAGAAGACATTATTCTGAGAAATAGAAAAAACGTTATAATACATTGGGAAAGTATAATTGCTTAAAGTGACAGTAGAAACATTCAAGTAATCTTGTGGCAAATCAAGCTCAAAATAACCCGAATTTGGATATTTTATTACATCACGATCTTCTGAATGAATACTCACATATTTCTTAAATAACATAAACTCATTTGCATTTTCAATAAGTGGATGTGTAGTATTTGTTACAAAACGACTCATTAATAATATAATAATATAGAATAAAATTAATCTATTTGTTCGCATATCGATAAGAATTATAATGTAATAATATTACATTATAATATGCCACTGGAAGTTGATACAAGTAATGAATCAGCAATGTCGATGATCATTTTTGGAATTATTATGGTTAGTGTCATTATTATTTCAATTGGAATGAGTAGCGATATTACAGGAAACGGTGTGACTATCGGCTCAATCACTTTAGCTGCAGGATTAATGTTATTTGCTATTAGAATTATAACTATCACAACAGGGATACCTCCTCAAATGTCTTTAATAAATAAATTGTCATATACAAAAATAATATTGCTAATAATTACAGCATTTATTCTAGCATTGCTTTGTTGGTTTATACAAATATTATCATACAAACAAAATTTAATGAGTCATATAGAAGTCATCAACTATATGAAAACATATTTACAAATGTTTTTATTTACAATAATTGCAATTATGTTCATTAACATGACAATACTCGGGACAGATGAATTAAATAAAAATTCTATGTTTAATGATCAAGGTTCAAGTCTTTTCTTTGTTATAGCAGAAACCATCATTTTATTTATGTATCTATACATTATCTACACAATCATATATAATTATGTGACAAATGGATAATATTTACAATCTATCCATTGATAAATACTTATAAGTAATTCCGTACATATCTCCTGTACACCATATACCAGATATTTTAAGAATAATGTGATTGATTTTATCCTCAATATTATATAACTTTATTTCTCCACTTTGTATCTGTTCACTCAACTTAAATAATGGTGTTTTATTACTATGATAATTCGTAATGAATTGATGATTCAGTATAGATGATTCCAACGTTTTAATGAAATTAACAATATTTGTATTTTCAAATAGAGAGAAAAAACACTTATATTTGCTATAATATTTATCGATATTGGATATCTTCAATGGAATATGAATAGATATGCTATTTAGACTGAATAGACTGGTAGAATAAATAAACCGAATAAAATTCGGGTTCTGTGAGTCGTTTTCGTTGATGTTTTTGTGATTTTCGATAAAATACACGTTGTCTATATTATATTGATTGATATGAATGACTAGTAACATTATAGTAATATTATACGTGCGTTTTAAGTTCTGTAATATATGATATTAATATAAAATAGGTTCAAGTTGTAATAAAGAAATAATCGAATAATATAAACCAATGAAGCACCATGAGACTCTTTTTGAAGAATATATTTCAGCAAATGTAACAACAAACCTTCATCCTAAATTGGGCAATATGTTCAAATTATTTCCAAAGAGTATCAATCAATTGAAAAATGTCATTTTTTATGGTCCTCGAGGAATCGGAAAATATACACAGGCTTTGAAATGTATCAAAATGTATAGTCCAAGTAATTTGAAGTATGAAAAGAAAATTAGTATTGGATTAGGTAACATGAACGTCAGTAAATCATATTTTATTAAAATAAGTGATGTTCATTATGAAGTAGATATGTCTCTCTTGGGATGTAATTCAAAACTATTGTGGAATGAAATATATACACAAATCATCGATATTCTTTCTGCAAAAGTAGACAAATCGGGAATCATCTTATGTAAAAACTTTGGCAAAATCAATTCGGATCTATTAGAAAGTTTCTATAGTTATATTCAAAAAAACAATTTTTCGTCGATTCATATCATCTTCATGTTGATTACAGAAGATCTCAGTTTTATTCCGGATAATATTTTGAGTTCTTGTGAAACGATCAATATGACGAGACCTACTAAAAGCACATATAATAAAATACTTTCAAACAAAATACCTTCTTCTGTAAAATTGGAAGATATTGTTAGTATCAAAAATATGAAGGACGATGTCTCAACGAAATATAATATACCTCACAAGATCATCTGCGACAAAATAATCCAAAGTATTCTACATCAATGCGATATGTTACTGTTTAGAGATTATATTTATGATATCTTCATTTATAACTTGAATGTGAATGAATGTATTTGGTATATCATTGACGAACTGATACAGAAAAAACATATTAAGAGAGAAAATATATCGGAGTTGATGGTAAAAGTATTTGGATTTTTTCAATATTATAATAACAATTATCGTCCTATTTATCATTTGGAATACTTATTCTATTATATTATTTCGTTGGTTCATGGATACGATATCGAAGTATGATTATTTAAAAGCACAATTATAACATTTGTTATATAATTCGTCGCATTTTTTACTACATTTATCACAAACGCCTTTTCTACAATTATTACATTTATTAACTATTCTATTTTTATGTGGTTCTTCGCACTTTTCACAAGTTTTTGAACTTTTTGGAATAATATTTTTTTTAATACAATTATTACATTTATTACCTATTCTATTTTTATGTGGTTCTCCACACTCTTCACAAGTTCTTGAACTTTTTGGAATAAATTTTTTAATACAACAATTGCCTAATGTTAATATTTGTTGTCCATCTGTTATATAACAATTTTCTTTAATATTATGCCCACAAATACATTTATTTTTCAGTTCAGGTAAATCTTTATCTTTACAACATTGTGTAAAGTAATTAAGATGGCGACCATCTCTTCCACCGCAATATTTCCAATTATTACTTTTAATTTCATCATATGTTAAACCATAAAATTGTAATCCTTTAATAAATTTATCGGTTAATTCAAGCGAAGGTATTTTAGATGTCATTATAAAATATATAACATATATTTTTATATTTATGTTATATATTTTATAAAAAATTCGGCATTTGATATGCTAACGTGTGTAAAGAAGATTAATATTTATTTTATCAGTTATTTAAAATTACTGATAAACTAATAACATTAAAAACATATTATTACTTATTTTATTTCAAAGTCAAATTCTCTCCAATAATTTAAATAAATAATCGTTTAATTCAATTTATAATAATTTTAATTCATATAAACTCAAAATAGGGTTTATATGAATATGGATATTCAAGAAGCATATTGTATCTTCAACCTAGACGGCAAAATAAGTATTAATAAAACGGATTTAAAAAAACAGTATTATAAGCTGGCACTGAAATATCATCCAGATAAACACCAAAATAGTGCGGAATCTACCGCATATTTTCAAAAAATTGGACAAGCATATGATCTATTGAATGGAGAAGAAGATATAACAACACAACAAGAAGATTACTCATATTATTTTAATATGTTCTTCAAAGAAGATACAGTATTGTCAACTTTTCTCTCTTTTATTAACTATGAAACCTTGACGGCAAAAATATTTGAGAATATCGATAAACAAGTTGCCTTAGAAATGTATAATTATTTCTTTCAATATCGAGATATACTTCATATTTCAGAGAAATGGTTGGATTCATTGAAGAAGATCATTATTGAAAAATATAACAATGTTCACATTTATATTCTAGAACCTTCTCTGACAGAACTATTTGGTGATAGAATATACAAATTAGAAGTTAATGAAAAACTATTCTTCGTTCCATTATGGCATTCAGAGCTGGATTTTGAAGACGATTCTGACATTATTGTCAAATGTGTTCCTGTCTTACCTGATCATATTTCGATAGATGAAAATAATAATATTTTGGTCAATCTCGTTATCAATCTTACTGCTTCTCTCTTTGAAGAAGAATATATAACTATTACTGATATACCTTCTCTTCAAATACCAGTTGCTGATCTCTTTATAAAAAAACAGCAGTATTATATTCTAAAAGGGAAAGGTATTCTGAGAATAAGAGAGAAAGACATTTATAATAGCGAAGAGAGAAGTGATATTATCGTGAATATACAAATAAAATAAGTAATTATAATTTATTCTGTATATACCAGATTCCCTGAAGATAGCAATCAGCCAAGTCATCTTTTTTATTTCCGTATTGATTGAAGAAAGATAACCAATTAGCATCTGTCAAATGAACCCCGACAAGTTGAATGCCAAGTGCTTTACGTTCTTTATATGCGTCCGGAGGAAGGTATGGGTGGTCTGGGGGTGCAAGTTTCAGCTTATTCGCAGAATTAACAAAGTCGATAACTAAATCTTCATTGTTGGAAGTCTTCATAATGAAATATTGTGCTATCATTCCTTGTATTGTTTTCATTCGATTTGCGATTGGACTAATTTGATTTTCAATAATGATTCTATCCATATGAATGCCATTGAAGAGATCATCGAACTTGGTTTTTAGGTTTTTACCAATAGTAACAAGGTCCAAAGTGGATGCGTTGACAGAAGTTGTTGTTATTGGTTCTAATATAATTTTCTGTATATGCGTATCCAAGAGAGAAAGAAGATCAGCCTTTTTCGTTCCCTCTAAAGGAACAAGTCCATGTTTCTCCATGATCAGCTTCAAAGAAGTCATATTCTGTTTCTTAAAATACGACGATTTCAGTTGTAATGTGGGAACTAAATAGTCAGTCTTCTTTGCGTGAGTAACGCAGTAATATTCATTTTCTCTCTTCCATTTTGCGGCAGAAGAACATTGTTTTTGAATAGACGGTTTCTTCTTTGTACCTTTTGTTGTTGTTATACAAGAACATAATATTTTTGATTCTTTCTCTGATTGTTGTTGTGATAAATCGACAACGCCCCATTTTTCTACCGTTGTTCCATCAGAGAAAACACAATATGCCAAGTTTTTAATACCAACATCAATACTGATTATTCGCATTGTTACTTATTTTCTTTGCGTTGTTTCTTTAAGTTCAATTGAATAATATATTGTCAAAACAAGAATTAATTAAAGAATTTATCAACATTATTTAATGGTATCACTCTTTTGGGATAGTCAACAATTAAATCGACATCTTTTACAATTTTCACTTTTATTTCAGGAAAACGAATATTTGTATTTTTCTCAGAGACAGCAATCTCATCCGGTTCATCATTATCAATTATAGCTACTACTCTTTTCTTTTTTAATTTTTCTATTTTCGGTAGTTTGTTCATGTTATTTATTTTAGTTAACATAAAATTTCTAAGTGTTTCAGTTCAACAAAATAATAAAAATACTTAAATTGTTGAAACGATTATTGAGATAATCGTATACAAAATCAATATAATTTATAATAAAATTGATTTAATTATAAATTATATATTTCTTAATATAAACAAAAAATGACGGAAAATTCCTCTCAAATGATTGAAAATACACAACTTTTTAACAACGATGAATGCATTCTAATATCATCGAATACATCTAATATAGAAATCAAAATAACAGAATATGAATCTTCAGGTATGCCGATCAAAAAAATGAAACGTAAAAAAATGAAAATAAGACCTGTATTAATTATGGATGATGATGAAGATATACCTGCTTCTACTCCTCCTGTTCCGGTGGTTGTTGCTGTTACTGAAACACAACCTATAATATTAAAAGATGATATTTATCCTTCTGTCGAAACATCAACCATGGAGGAACTCACCAAATATTATGATGAAATATTGAATGTGGATAAGAGCACATATAAATCAAGCAATGATGAACCAACACCGATTCGTTGTATTAGTGAAATGATCAATAAAATACCAAACGATTTATGGTGTAAAAGTGATTTGTCGATATTGGATCCTTGTTGTGGAAATGGAAATTTTAGTATTCCAATTTTATATGAATTATTGAAATATCACAGCATGAAAACGATATTAGAAGATGTATTGGAATTCAATGATATTAATGAAGATAGATTGAATAATGTGCGCAAAGTGTTCTGTCATGAAAAATATAACCTGAACATAACCAATCATGATTTTATTAAATATAATAACCCAAAAAAATACGATTTAATTGTGGCAAATCCTCCTTATGCAAAATTGTTGGAAAATGGTAAAAGAGCATCCAAGAATCATAATTTAATTAAGGATTTTATTGAAAAGGCATTATCACAATTAAAGCCAAATGGATATTTGTTATTTATTACACCAGATAATTGGATGTCTTATGCTGACAGAAATTTGTTGATTGAAATAATAACAGGATTGCAAATAATACATTTGGATATACATACTGCGAAAAAATATTTCAAAAAGATTGGATCAAGTTTTACTTGGTATATAATTCAAAATTGTACATTTTATAAAAATATGAATGTATCAGGAATATGGAAAAAGAGAGAATATATTAGCTCTGTTGTCTCAAAGAAACGCAAATATATTCCATTATTATATAATCAACTTGTTCAAAATATATTATCGAAAACGGTCGATGATACAAGTCTACGTAAGTTTGATGTAAAAACCAGCAGTGATTTACATAAATATACAAAAGCGACATTGATAAGTAATGAAAAGGATGATATATTCAAACATAAATTGATCCACACACCAAGTCAAACAGTATATGCTTCAAGACCTCATAAGTTCCAAGAAGGGTTTAAGGTGTTTATTTCAACAACAGATAAATATAAAGTATTTATTGATGAGTGTGGAATGACACAATCCATTGTATTTATATTATGTAAAAACGAGGACGAAGCAAAAAAGTATTTGCAAATATTAAATCATCCATTATATGTATTTGTAAATAATATCTGTCGTTGGGGTAATTTCAATAACATACGAATTTTACAGAGTTTTCCTATTCCTGACATTGAATATACTGGAAACCATCAAGAAATTTATTCTTATTTCGGTATTACAGAAGATGAAATTCAATTCATTAATGAAAATATATGAATGTGATGAAATTTATTCTTTGTAACCAGGATCACAATTATCACTCAATATAGGGTATTCATTATAATTTTTTTTGTAATCCTCCAAAAATGTGCTCTCATAGGCATGAAAAGTCTGTGCTACTATTGTCGTTTGCTTCCCAAAGATTTCAATGATAATTTCTGTTTTTGGTAATTCATAACCATACATTTCAATTTTACACCCTAAACTTAAGTAGAACTCAAATGTATTATATATGAATCCATTCGTTTTGGAACAATCGCCGGATTTGCCTCTCTCTTCAACGTGATGTCCACATAGATAAGATCCCACTCTGCCTTTAATACCTGTTCTTGTCCCACCAATTTTAACAATTCTACCATTAATCACAAGTAAATATAACCATTCTGTTTTTTTTTCAAATTCTTCTTTTGAAATTTTTCTGACAAATTGAATCAATGTGTTCCTTTTTTTGGTGTCTGAATCTTTTCCAGTTTCAGTATCCAATATAATATCAGCAATTGGAATGAAATGTTCTTTTCTATTGTATTCTTCAAGTGAAATAGTTTTATCGAATGGGATAAGTTTTATCCATTTTTTGATCAATGAACCTTCATATTGATCATTCGCGTTTGCCACTCCTGAAATATCACCATTTGGAATTGGTAAAGGTAAAGGCAAAGGTTCCTTATCACCAGTTTGAATTGGCAAAAGTTCCTCCACATCATCCTCATAGTCTTCCAATCTTGGTTTCACCTTTTTCACTTTTTTCACTTTTTCCATTTTTTTCTCATTTTTCTCTTTTTTCAAATTCGCTTTCATAATTGGTTGTTCCATGTCGTTTGTTTGTTTGTTCTAATACTTATATATTTAAGTTTTTCAATTTAATTAATTGTAAATATAAAACACACACACACACACGATGTTATTTCAACCATCGTTAACCATGGTGTTCTTTAAGTTCTAGTATTAGTAATATAATTCGGTCGGGCATCAGTTGGTACAAATGTCACTTCAATAGAAGGTGATAAAAGTTTCGATTGTAATTGTTCTCTCGACAAATATGGATTCTTTAAATCGCTTGTTGTATAACCATACCCAGGTTGACTTGTATCGGTAGAACTAGAATACAAATGAGGAACATTATCTGATGGCGTTCGATCTGAATGAACATGTTGGTTGATTCCTAAAGCAAGACACGCTTCTTGATTATTCATTTTCATAATTTGAAGTCCATTGTGTGTCATATATCGTCTATAGTCCCAATTTGAGTTTATATTTTCTGCATTTCGTATTCTTTCATTTACAACAGCAGATGGTTGCCAAGAAGCATAATTACGTCCATCAGACATAATTGGTGGAAAATTAAAATGTATGTTGTTTGATCCAGAAAAACATGTCCCCCAACTCATATAATAATATTAAGAAATATTATTATATTTCTACTTTGAATTTTATTACGATTCAAGCAATTTGACTAAATCGGCTTTCTTCAATTTAGCAAAATCATCAGTTCCAGTTCCTCCTTCTAATCCCTTTTCAATAACGAGAGATCGAAGTTTGTCCAGAGATAACTTTTTGTAATTGACTTTACTAGAACTTACAATTGGTGTCGTTGTGGGGACAACATCATCTTCTACAATTTGAATATCTGTTTCTTGTGGCAATACTTCAGTCGATACTTCAGTCAATACTTCAGGCAATTCTTGTGGCAATACTTGTGGCAATACTTCAGACAATACTTCAGTCAATACTTCAGTCAATACTTCAGTCAATACTTCAGGCAATACTTCAGGCACTGAGATCTCTTCAATTTCTACTTCTATCGGAGAAACAACATGATCATCTTCTATTGGAACGCTTTTTTGCTCAACTATTTCAATAATTGGTTCTTCATCAATAAAGTTAAGACTGATTTCTGGTTGAATGAAGTTATCATTATCATTATCTTTTTCTTTTTCTACATTATTTATTGTATTATCATCAGACAAATTGATATATTTTATTTTTTTATCATCTTCCTCATCTTCATCATCATCATCATCATCTTCATCTTCATCATCTTCATCTTCATCATCGTCTTCATCCTCATCCTCATCTTCATCTTCATCATCGTCTTCATCCTTATCCTCATCTTCATCCTCATCCTCTTCGTCTGAAACCGCAACTAATGATGGTTCGGTTAAATGTATTTCTTTAGTAGTTCCTGTAGTATCATATTTTGTTCCAGAAGATGTCAACACGTTAGTAACGAGAGATTTTAAACGATTCAGTTCTTCTGCCATTGAAGTAACTACTCCTACAATAGAAGAAAACTTGTTATTTTGGTTATTCATTCTCTTAATTAGAAAGACTGCTAATCCAGCTATCAATAATAAAGATAATCCTAAAAATGTGATATATGGGATAGTAAATAAAGAACAGCTCATTTTATAAATAGAATATTTTATATATTCATAAAGAAAACGAATTATAACAAATCATGATCATCAATAATTTCTTTTGGGTAATCCATATCTCTTAATACCTTCATCCCTCCTCGAACGTGTGAGATGCCATCTTTTAATATATATGTGTATTGAAACTCATTATCAATATTATCTTTTGTGTCCATATGACAATTTTTAAACTGTTTATGGTTTTCTAAATGTTTGCACAGATCTATAAAATGTGTCGTTAACATACAGTTTACACCGTTAATTTTCACTAAATATTTCATAAATGATTTTGCACTTGATACGGCCTCATCTGGATTTGTTCCAGAATATAATTCATCGAAAACGCAGAAGTGAGTTTCATTTATATTCTCATGAATAATATCTAGTATATCCTTACAACGACGCGCTTCCGCTTGGAACAAACTATCTCTCCCTGAAGTATCTGGAATATTCAAATAACAATGAATATATTTATATGGAATAATATTTGCAGAAGAATAGAATCCGCAACCAATTTGTTGACTCAGGATGACATTAATCAGAGAAGATTTCAAAATAGTAGTTTTTCCAGAAGCATTAGGTCCTGTAATAATAAGATTCTTGTCTAAGTGAATATCATTGCGTATTGGGTTCGCATCCTTTAGAACGGGATAATATGCGCCTTTAAATAGGTTTTTCTTTAATTGTTTTTTACCAGATTTTGCTTTTGGTTTTGATTTCTCAAACTTACAGAAAGATATATGATGTTCAGAGATATTCTTTACAACTCCATCAATTGTATCGATATATCCATTTATACCGAATGACCACATGAACGCATCATTCAACTCTTCGACAGTATGGATCGCATAAAATTCCTTCATTATTTTACCAAATTGAGCAACCTTGTTTACAGAAAGGGTATATGGTGTGATATGTTTCAGATTATCTTTTAATCCAGATAACGCCAATAGTTGAGTTGTTGCATGTGTATTAAACTCATTATATGTATTTAATTTTGTCGTATATAGAAGCAAATTATTCACATTATCTTCTGTGTGTTGAATATAATTACTTATTCTGTCAAAGAAATGATGTATCTTCTTCAAATTTTCATTAAAACGAAGACATGTTAAAATATTCTGGTAAATCGAAAATATGTAAAATACTGCACTAGCTAGCAAATAGATCTTCTTATCTGAAGTAACAGTATTAAAATGTGTGAATAATTGACCGATTGCGTTATTTTTGGCAATCTGTTTTAGAATTTCAATATATTCTGTTATTGACAATTTCAATCCTTTCATTTGTATTACGAAAAATGGAATGATCAATATAAAAACTGGCATTAACAAAGACATGAGAGGTGATGCTAGATTATATATACTCATCACTTGTAAGAACTCAGTAGACATATTCAAAGAGTCACATATTTTATAATTCCATTCTAAATAGTGATATTTCTCTTTAAAATTCGTATCATTCTTGATTTCATCCCAGATTGCCATTATTTCTAAGTAGTCTTCAGCAATTGACTCATTTTCATTGGATTTAAATTTCTTATACAATGTTTGTGTATCTTTTAAGTATTTCACATCTGTTGTGTAAAACTTTGTATTTTGTTCTAGAATCTTCTTTCCGAACAAAGTCTTTGGTTGAAATACATAGTTATATAATGGAATACTAGAAGCGTCATATGTATTTTTCAACTCTAGATCGGTCGTAATACTTTCATTCAGTTCCATTTTACTGGGGTTCAATGAAATAGGTAATTGAAAATAATCATTAATCTCTTCTATGTTCGATTTCATTCTTGACGTTGGTGATGACATAAATAATATATGCCATGATTATTTATGTTTGGTATTTAACGAGATCAGAGAAAATATAGAATCATAGAAAAAGATAGAATAAATGAATGATAGAATCAGAGAAATCAGAGAAATCAGAGAAATAAAATATATTAAGTAATTGATTTATAAAACTGACAAGCGAAAATATCAGTTGTCTCATTTTTATTGTGATTATCAAATTCTATATCACTTCTTATTCTCATATTATCTGCCATACCTCTTCTTCTTTTATAATCCCATTCTTCTCTCGATTTACAGAAATAATGATTGATATAGACTCCTATAGTTGGATCATTGAGACCTATTTGATTAACTGGACCATTAGTTATTCTACCTAAATAATCGTGTTGTATTCTATTTTTTTTTAATATCGGTGAATGTGGATCAGACATTCGATATATATGATTACATACAGAAATACATTTGACATGTTCATTCAATTTAGTTTCACATTGTGTAAATCGTTCAGTTAAATTTATCGGCGTATATTTCGATTGTCCACTATCTCCAAATAGTCGCCAATGTATTGCTAATGCGCCTTGACGACAAAATTTCGATAAAAAACGTCTAATCGGTAATAATTGGGGGTTATTGATCGTTATAAATTCATCGCAATCAAGATAGGCAACCCATCTCCATAAATGAGAGAAATACTTTAAAAAATGATTATATGCTGGAATCTGTTTCACTTTTCCTGGAAAATGGATAATATAAATTTTCTTTCTTATTAGTGGAAACTCTTTTTGTTTAGAAAGAAAAATTGGTAACCGAGCACGATTATTATTATTATCATAAATATATATTTTTTGAAATCCCATCGCCAAATGATACAGAATCCATTCAATAATATATAGTTCTTCTCCTTTGGCAATACAGCATATCACCGCATTATTCCACCTAGTGAATAAATTATTCTGTTTTATTACTTTGGACATATTATATATAATAAATATATAATATGAAATATATGCGTTATCCTTGACAATAATTAATTAGATCAATAGTTTATCCAAATTGCCTGGTAATTCATTGATCTGTGTTGCGTAATGTGCTTCGATTTCGCGTATTTTTGCTACATCACGTCTTGTAATGAAATTGATTCCAACACCTTTTCGTCCCCATCTACCAGAACGACCAATACGATGAAGATATGTATGTGTACATTTTGGCAAATCGAAATTAATGACTATACTAACCTGCTGTATATCAATACCTCTTGCAGTGACATTAGATGAGATCATGACTCTATATTTACCAACTTTGAAATCAGTAAATGCCTGATCTCTCTCTTCTTTCTCCATATTACTATGAATACAACATACAGGAAATCCATCTGTAGACATGGCATCATATAGATCCGATACTCTTTGTAGACTATTAGCATATATAATACATTGACTCACAGAAATTAATGAATATAGATCCTTCAGTGTAGCATACTTTTGTTGGTCATTTTCGATCGCAATGTAATATTGAGAGATACCTTCCAATGTCAATTGTTCTGATTTAACTTGAATACTAATAGGATTTTTCATAATTTTATTGATGATAGTATGAATATAATCTGGCAAAGTTGCACTGAAAAGACAAATTTGTATGTCTTTATCCAATAATTGAAGTATATTATATACCTGTTCTTTGAAACCAAATGACAACATTTCATCGGCCTCATCCAAGACGACGACTTTAATATTTTTACAAATTTTTTGATTTTTCTTTAAAATATCGAATACTCTTCCTGGACATCCAACAACAACGTGAGGAGGCGTATTTCTCAAAATAGATAAATCATCGTCAACTGAACTACCGCCGACCAATGTTTGAACTTGTAATCCATTCATCATACAACCGATTCCATTAAATACCGCAGCAGTTTGTTTACTCAGTTCTCTCGTAGGAGAGAGAACTAATACTTGTGGGTGATTCGATTCCAAATCGATATTCGACAATGCACCAATTGTAAATGTCGCCGTTTTACCGGTTCCCGACTGCGCTTGCGCGATGATATCACGTCCCATAATCATTGGTTGAATGGCTTTCTTTTGAATAGGACTCATATTCTCAAATCCATATGCATATATACCTCGCAATAATTGTGTAGGAACATTTAATTCATCCCAAGAATTAACAGTAAATTCTGGTATATTTTCACAATTATTTATTTCTGTCATATATTCATATTTACAAAGTATTTTTTAAGCACATTAACCATAATATATTATAATGACAAAAGATATAAAAAAAAATAAAGGTTATATAATATTGTATGACACAACTAATACCAAGAAAATATTCATTAAAAGAAATTAATGAAATATCATTTGATGGGTTTGTATGTCATATACCACAGGAAACACTTTTCATAATTAATGATTTGGCAGCAAAAGTAGGGTCTCCAACCTATGTGAAAACTCCAATTTTCAATAAACGCAATGGAATCACGAATAATCCAACAACAACGAAAATGCCTTCCATAATTAGAATAAATAAGAAAAAATTACAACCTACTGAAATACTTAATGATGATGATTGGGACACAATTCGTTCATTCGAAATCACAAAAATAGAACAAAAGATTGGATTCGATATAGAAATTGTAAATATTCGTTCTCTCTTGAATATGATGACAGAAAAAAATTATATTGAGAAAAAAGCAGCAATCAAAGAATTACTAGAGAATATATATATTAATGGTGATTTAGATAACATAGAATTGATTAGTAACATTATTTGCGATATTGCTTCAGAGAACCGGTTTTATTCAGAAATATATGCAAATTTATATACTGAATTATGTGGTAATAACCCTATTATGCTTACCATCCTAAATAACAGAATAGATCATTATATGGATTGCTTTAAGGAACAAAAGACGGCAGATCTCTCTGATTATGATCAATTATGTAAACTGAATAAAGAAAATGATCGAGTAAAGGCATTTAGTTCATTCATTATGAATATTGTCAAAATTGGTACAATTGATACGAGTTGTATTATAGAAATAGTTAATAAGCTATTTCAAGAATTCTTTTCTCTGATTTTGATAGAAAATAAGAAGACAATTGTTGACGAGATTGTTGAGAATATTTCGATCTTATATAAAAAGGCGTGGTTTGAAGGTTATCTCATAGATAGTATATTTGGAGAGTTATCTTATCATGTATTAATTAAACAACTTGCTGCTTTGAAACTAAAACAGTATCCAAGTATAACAAATAAATCCATTTTTAAATTTATGGATATTTTTGAACTATGATACTCTTCTCTCTTCTCTCTTCTCTCTTCTCTCTTCTATTATTGTGTATATTATGTTCGTAACCTGCTGTTTAAAGCAAGTATCAAAGTATCCTAGTGTATAACGAATTATCACATTTTCCAGTTTATGGATTTGAAAATGTGATATTTAGTATTTTAATATTTATTGATATAAATATTAAAAACTTATTTAATCTATGGTAGTATCTCGTTTAAATAAGAATATAACATATAAAGAATTGAGTCGACTGGAAAAAGAAGATGCATTAAAACAGTCTATATTATATGAACTCGAAATAGAAAATGCTCAAATACCCAAAGTAAGCATCGTAATCGCAATAGGAAATGCAAGAGTAAATTATGAAACATATAATCCAGGAGTTGTATACTTTCCAATATACTTTGTCACAAAGAAAAGAACAGCTCTTCAAATAGGTGTTTATGAGATTTTGAAAAATGAATTATACAAGTTTGTAAACAAAGAAAATAAAAATGATATCAATGATATCAAGAACTATCGTTTATTTGAGCAGCCATTACTATGGAGTTGGATAGATAATTCATTTATAATAGAGAATAGATTACCTCCAATTGTAGTTGAAAACACCGAAGATGATAGTGATGATGATGACGATGATGAAGAAAATGATAGTGATGATGAATCCAATTTTGAAAAAGGTAAACAAAGAGGGGGTCGTTCTCCCGCAGTAGAATATGTTATACCTGAATACAGAAAAGATATATTTACATTAATGGGAGACGTTCGAGGACCTGAATTATTAAAAGAAGAAACAAAAGAGATTGCTGATTTGATTAAAAGAGAGAACGATTTGAATTGGATTAGTAAGTTTATGAAGAATGAAAATTATGATATTTCTGACAAAGATAACTTCTTTCATGCCATACAATCAGCATTCGAACAAATTGGACAACAAACATTTGAAAAGAAGTTGCGTAAAAAGCTGGGCGATTCCAAGTTTATAGAATCCTATTTTCATAGACAGAAGATGAAATATAATGAATCAATGAAATATTATCAACAAACGCAAAAGAAATTAGAGATAGAAGAGAGAAAAAAGGAAGAATATAAAAAGGAGTTGAAACAGAAGAAGGCTACTGCCACAAAATTACAGGATTTTGAGATCAAAGAATACAATCGATTGAAAAAGGAAATCGAATTATTGACGATTCAAAAAAATGAATTGAAGACATTGAAAAAAGAATTTGAATATATGAGAACTATCGATTCAGTTGAACAGATGAAAGATTATATTATGTCAAAAAATTATAGTATCGATGAATATACTCTCTCTTTCTTGGAGAAGTTGTTAAAGGTTAAGTTTATTCTTTTCTCTGAAGATTCAAATAGAGAGAATGATTTGAAAGGAACAATTGATTGTGGTATCAAAGATGAAACCTTATCGAAGTTTCAACCAGAATACTACATTTTATTAGAGTTCTCTGAACTGAAGAATAAATATAGTCTCGTTAGTTATAAAAATAAAAAAATATTTACATTTAAGGAATTACCATATGACTTGAAGAATATAATATCATATAAATGTGTTGAAAACGTAGAAGGTAATTTTAGTCGTATTCCAGAATGGCAGCATTTTCACAAAGAAATCAAGAAGCGTGGCAGTGCTTATGGTGAATCAAGAGAAGATATTGATCTGGAAGATGTTGTTGTTTCTGGTATTATGCGAAAATATGACGGAGTAAAGATACTAATATATTGTCCTTCTTCTCATAATAAGTTTCCAGGAACTGTTCGTGGAGAGATAATGCCATTCGAAAAGAAGATAGATTATATGCTTCTCTCAACAATAGATAACTGGAGATGTATATTAGATAATAATTGGACCGGGACAGATCTCAATGAAAAAGGTGTTTTGAAAGCATATCAATATGAATTAAATGGATATTATTGGGCAAGTGTACAGCATTATATACAAGCATGTAAGTTCAAAGAAGATAATCCTGGATATTATAGTAAATTTGCATTAGGCACTAATGATTCGGAGGTAATAATGAATACTATGGATAGACACACCAATGAATTATCTAAAAGTGTCGAATTGGCAATTTTTATTGGAACAAAAACTCCTGGAAAACTATTTAAAGGCACACAGCACGGAGAACTAAAGGGTTACAAAAGAGATAAGAGTATCCAAATTGATCGAGTATATAATGAAGAAATAGAATCACGTAATCTAAGAGATGCTTTGTATGCCAAATTTACACAGAACCCAACATTTAAGAAAGTATTAATATCTACGAATGAATCACAATTAGTTTATGCGCCTTTAAAAAAGAGAGAATATCAAGCAGAAGAATTAATGAGTGTAAGAGATCTCTTGATAACTTATAGTAAATGAAATGAAATGAAATATGATTATGATTTTCTCTCTTTTTTGAATAATTCTTTTACACATTTTTATATTTCAAATACAGATTATTATAATATAAAACCATAAAATAATACATAAATAAATGGATTTTGTATATGTATTATTTTATGGAAGTGAATGGGAAGATATGATTATATTATTATTAAAGGAAGATGCTATAAATGAATCAATAAAACACCCAAATTCCAGAGTTGAAATTTTTAGTAAAAATAACAAATCTGGATATACACCAACTTATAATTATTATAAAAATGGAGAACTTATACAAAACTCATAATTTTATATAAGAAAAATAAACGGCGTTTGAAATGTAAAAAGGTGTAAAAGAATTATTCAAACATGATTTAACAATTCGTTCCATATGGATCATTTCTTGGGTTTGGGCTTAGAGGACAACATCCATATTTTGAATGAAGACAATATGGTTCTGGAACAGGAACATAAACAGATGGGTTTGTTGGCATTTTACTGATCCTAATGAAATATAAAATTACAAATAGTAATACGAGAACGCATAATATTAATAACCCTTCATCTGAAGACATATAATAAGTAAAGAGATTATTATTGAAAAAAATGCCACCAAAAATACATTTATAATATATATTGTAATAATATATATTATATTAATATATGTTAAATAAAAAGAGCACAGATTTGATCACTTTTTTTATAGAAAATAAATGTTTATACACTGGAGTAAAAACGTCGAAACAGACACACAATATATTTGAATATTTATTAGAACAATTGACCAAATCAGACAAATATGTGAGAAAATTACGAGGCACATTTCAACCTACTGTATCACAAATAAAAAATATGAATGATATACCTAAATCTTCCATATTTACAGATGGAGCAACACCAAAGCATATAGAAGATTATATTCATGCTCATTCATTGTATTCTATCAAATATAAGTTTTCTCTCTTTCATCGAAAAATACAAATATTTTTCATTACAACCAATCATAATAAGATCGCAGTATACAATGAATATGCAGAGAGAATGTTAATGTGGTTATATATTTTACATACACAATCATCCAAGATATGTTCTGTTAATTTGAACGTATTCGTTTATTTTACAAGCATGGAAAAACTATTGCCTCATCCACATGGTGAACACAAACACTCTATTTTGGATGAGAATAATGTTAACACAGCATATACATATACTTGTCGAAGTAATAATGATATAGTGATTTACAGAAAAGAAGAATGGTTCAAAGTATTCATACATGAGACATTTCATGGATTTGGTCTGGATTTTTCTGGTAAAGATGATTATAACACAAAAGAGAGAATACTACAAATCTTCAATGTGAACTCTTCTGTCAATCTATTCGAAGCATATACTGAGTTCTGGGCGAGAATTATGAATGCAGTATTTACTAGTTATTATATTACAATAGGAACAAAAAGGCTAGGAAATGTCTATATTGATAAAAACCATACTTCTGTATTTATTGAAAAATGTGAAATGTTTATTTATTTGGAACAAATTTATTCCTGCTTTCAAATGGTAAAAGTTCTCAACTATATGTCAGTCAAATATGAGGATCTTATGAATTTCTCTCGTAATTCTTCTGTCAAAATGAAATATAGAGAGAATACTAACGTATTAGCATATTACGTAATCACGAATATATTAATGTTCTATTATCAGGACTTTTTTCAGTGGTTAAAAATAAATAATGTTTCTCTCTTTCAATCAAATCATAATCATCCTTCTTATCAAATGAATCTTTGTAATTTTATTAGTTCTCATTATAATCGACCGGACTTTATTAAAGGGATTCGATGTTTACAGGATTCTCTTTTACAATTAAAGAAAGAACATGTCAATCTTCGTAATAATTTAAGAATGACATTATGTGAATTGGAGTGATAATATATAATCAAGAAAAATATAAATAAGTATTATAATAATAATAATACTATAATGGATCACTCAGTCGATTCTAGAATAGCTGATAATAAAAAGCAATTAAGTGTAAAGCAAAGTATTAATAATTTAATCAAAAATATCTATCGTTATAATTTAATTGAGATATTGAAGACTCAACGATTGACAGAAGAGTTTGCTGTGAATTATATTTTGAATCCAAGATATCAATTGACAGAAGAAGAAGAATTAATCACTTTCTCTGATGTTTTGAATTATCAAACTCATTTTAGTAAAAATAAGTTGTTGCGACTATTTCTCATTGGTCCAAATGATACTGGAGGACCGAACTTTGGTGATTATATATAAATATAATATTGATCAATTCTCATACTATGGACGACATACAGAAGTATTATAATATACCAAGAATATATTATGATACCAAAAACATGGAGAAAAATTATTATTCGACATAAAAATATAATATTACTTATTTTAGGAATAATTTTTATTATTTATTTGATACCATCATTTAAAGAAGGGTTTACTATGACAGAAGCATGTGCTGATACGTTAACTGAATACGCTTATATAAAACCTGTTTCGCCAAATAATAAATGGAGTGAATCGACAATAAATAATTACGTTAAATTTAGAAATACTCAAACAGGTTGTCCAGACGGCGTTGCTATAAATCCGGAGAAAGGTGATTTTTGTAATACTGCAGAATCTGTTTCGGGGATTGAACCGTTCGTATCAGATGATGAAGTAGAATATTATATTACAAATGGTAAATGGCCATATGGTTCATATGTTAAAAATTATTTACCAACTGCATGTGATATGATGAATCAAACAGCAACCAACAGTATACAACCAGTAACACCTGATTACATTCAATCAATTTATCCAACAACTTTAGCATATATGTTATTAATGGGTAGAGATGAAGCAAATAATATTCAACAAAATGGAGCAGCTCCATCGGAAGCTTACCAAATATTTACTGGAGTAATACCACCACCAGATCCGGTTGTTTCTGGTAGTGTGTCTGGTATAGAATGTTCTGTTGGAACTGCTCTTGGTGGATTTTTAAAATAAGTAATTGAATTTTGAGTTTGAAAATGAATCATTATAAACGATTGTTTATAATAATTTGTGGAATAATTAATTCGAAAACTTATTTATATTTTTGTATTTTTGTTATAATTTTTTAAACAACCTCAACCTGAACCTGTGCAACAGTAGCATCAACCTTGACGTTCTTGTGGAAGTGAGGACTCATGTATTTTTGGAGATTGAAGTATGTCAACTCATCCTCCTTGGTCAACTTCAAAAGAGTGGCCAATTTGCTATCTGGGATGATCTTTCTTCCATTATCAACGTCTTGGAGACTGTTTGAACGGATATAAGCATTAATATCACGAGTCACTGATGTTCTTGCCATCTCGGTTCCAGTTTCCTTTCCCAAGAAGATAGCCAACTCATCACTGATGCGGGTGGGCTTCACAAATCCACTTGGAGCACGTGTTTGAGCACCAGCAACTCCTTGCTTGCGCTTTGACTTTCCACCCTTCTTTTGGGCTGCCTTCAAGTCACGAGTCCACTTCTTCTCCAATGAACGATATTCAGTCTTGATCGAAGAAATCAAAACTCCCAATTGTTGAAGCTTTCCAAAAAACTCCAATGATTGAACAATCAATGTTGGGTCAGCATCAAGAGCAACTTGCTCCAAAACAATATTCTCCTCAACCAATTCAGTTGTTAGGGGTGTAGTAGTAGAAGCAACAGAAACAATATCGACAACAGGAGCAACTTCCTTTGCTGCTTTCTTTGCTCTTGGAGTCTTGACTGGTGCAGGCACTGCTACACCAGATAATTGAATATTATCGGAAATAATAGAACTGGAAGTTGACACTTCTTTCGCAGGGGTTGACTTAGTCACTCTTGGCATTTTATAATGTATCTAAACATAATCTTTTTAAGTGATTTAACGCAACAATATATATTATATATTTCTCATTGTTATTGATTTCGATGTTCAAAATAATTTGTCCTAAATATAAAAAATTCCAAACTAATTTTATAAATTATATAAAAATTTATAAAATTATCAAATTATCTCAAAATATCTCAAAATATCTCAAATTATCAAATTATCTCAAATTATCAAATTATCTCAAATTACATATAAGATACAGATTGATACAACCATGGCATCGCATTCTTAGCATTATCTGAGACTAAAGTTAATGATGCTAAAATATAATATGATCCCAAAACCTTGGAGTCTGTATCTATGCCTGAATGTACCATTCTGTCGAATATATTCAACAATTTGCTTTGTATTTGCTGTAAATTATAATCAACATTAATATGGAGCCGATCATTTATAAAAGGATTTCCATTAGGTTGACAAATATTAATCTTGATCTCAGCTGACAAGTTGGCGCGATAATTCCAAATATCACATAATTCTCTATATAATTTGAATAATTGAGCTCTCGATAAAGAGAGAAACCAACTAGAGTCACTATAATTTCCCAATGAATTAATATACTGAAATATATCCAATGCTCGCAATTCAATTCTTTTTGCTGAACTTATTTGAGTATTCTCTGATACAGACGGAATATATACTTCGATTGGTCTATTCATTGCCTTGCCAATTTTTATGATTTTATAAATATCATTGATTACTTCATTTGGAATAAGTTCTCTATTATATGGATTTTGTGGAGACCCTTTACATGATTTAGTAATTATATTGTAAATTGAAATTATGTTAAAACCAAACGTAACACCATTTACAGTATAACTAAAGAATTGATTCGCATCGATTTTTTTCATCTCATCCATTGTTAAGAAATCCTCATCATTCACACAGATACTTCTATTCTTAAATCCATCTCCTCGAAAGATATTCAAATTACGTTGCAGTTTTCCTCTGAATGTTTTCTGTATGAGAACAGCATGCTTATAATTGTTATATATATTTTTATAATATTCGTATAGACGATCTAATAATTCTATTTTAGTTCCTGACAATTTTTCTTTAACGACCTTTAATTGTGCCTTGATCTGTGGAATAGTATACTTATTTTTATATATAATATGATAATTGTCAGGGGTGAATTTTTCTAAATTGGGTTTTTCTTTTTTGGTTCGCATAGCAACATGTGGAAGTATTTCATTGTTTGAAATTACAAAATCAATAGGATTCTGTGTTTTATTTAGCATTTGTGTATATATTATACCAATACTATTCTTTTGAATATTTATTTTATTTAATATGTTTAAAACGAAATTTGCATTGTCTTGTCATGTCAGTCTTATGTTCAAATATAAATTATAAAAAAATTGATTTAAAGATTCCAACGTAAAGTATATTATCATTAAGCAACATGGCAGAAACCGTTATTGACGCAACCCAATTCAATTGTGAAATTATTAAATATACCGCACCCAAAGCAGGGGGTGCTGGTGGAAAAAGTGTGAATATCTTGAATAGAAAGACGAACACTCGTCTCAATTTGTCTACTCCTGTCATGTTGACATGGGGAGCATCTGATTTTGTTGATCCACAATCAGGCAAAGGCAATGGAAAATTCGATATGTCACTCCAATTTCCCACCGATGAATATAAAAATGATGAAGCAACAGCCTTCTTGGAAAACATGAAGCTGTTTGAACAAAAAATAAAGGCTGATGCGCTTGCCAACTCAAAAGAATGGTTTGGCAAATTACACAAAAGTGCTGAAGTCGTTGAAGCATTGTATTCACCAATGCTGAAATACAGCAAGGACAGAAATACAGGTGAACCTGATTTGAGTAAATCTCCTTCACTAAAAGTCAAACTTCCTGTTTGGGAAGGTGTTTGGAGATGTGAAGTATATGATGATGATGGTGTAAAACTATTTCCCAATACTAATGGAATAAGTCCTGTTGAGTTGATTCCAAAAGCAACCCAAGTAAGTGTTCTAATGACATGCGGTGGACTTTGGTTTGCCAATGGTAAGTTTGGAGTGACTTGGAAACTTGTTCAAGCAATGGTTCAAAAACCGAGAGCGCAATTGATTGGTCAATGCTTTCTCAAAGTGCGACCAGCTTCTAAAGAAGAACGATCTCGATCACCAAGTCCTGTTCCTCAACAACAAGAACGTGTATTTGTAACACCAGTCGCAGAACAAGTATCTGTATTGGAAATTTCAAGTGAAGTAGCAGTCGAGGACTCAGATTGTGATGACGAAGATGATCATTCTGTAAGCACTCAACAAACTTCTGCGACTGATCTAGAGTTTGGTGTTGCAAGTGTAAATGTTCAAGAAACGAATACTATTCAAAGCATCGCAACAACTGAACCGAAAAAGCCTCGCAAAGTGGTGAAGAAAAAACTCGCAGAGTAAAATAATTGAATAATTAATAAATAATACTAATACTAACCGGATAATATTTTATTATAACTTTTTTTATAATAAAATAAATTGGATTACTTATTTCAAATCATTATTTGAGAAATGGATTGAATTTAAATTATATTATTATTTCATTCGTAATACTTAAAATTAAATGTTCTTAATCCTTTATAAGCAATGGATCCAGAAATTATCGATATTTCTAATTTGTCAGAAAGTTTAGATGCACCAATGAAATTGAGCAATTGTGGTGGTGGATTAGAACTCTTAATGAACGACAAAATCAAAGATAGCTCAAAGAAGGTCGAATTAGAAGATATTAATAGTTTAGAAAATGAATTGAATAATCTAGTTGACGATGATATGTTCGGTAAATCTTATGAACACAAATCAGACATATTTAATATTGGAAACAGTAATAGTAATAATGGTGTTCGGTTCTCAGATGAATCCAAAACTATTCATTCAAACAGTGGTTCCAGTAGTAATTTAGGACATGCTACTGCTTCTACAGAAAATGATAAGAAAACATGGGATGGATTCTCCAAATTCAATAATATCCCTGTCAATCCAGACAAAGCAGTTCCTTCTCAACCACAAATGTCTAAAGAAGATATGTTAAGAGAGAAATTCAAGTTTCTGAGAAAATTGGAAGGTTTAGAGGCAAAAGGAGTCAACCTTACAAAGAAGTATACTATGGAATCTTCACTCTTGGAAATGCAGGGAGAATATGAAATGATTATGGAAGAAAAGTCAAAACAGAACTCTATGAAATTCCAAGGAAATATGTTGATGGCATGTATCAATGGGATTGAATTCTTGAATAATCGTTTTGATCCATTTGACATTAAATTGGAAGGATGGAGCGACCAGATCAATGAAAATCTTAACGACTATGATGATATTTTCTCTGAGTTACACGATAAATACAAATCGCGTGCATCTTTGGCGCCAGAACTAAAACTCCTTTTTCAATTGGGTGGCAGTGCCATGATGGTTCATATGACAAATACTATGTTCAAATCTTCTATGCCTGGAATGGATGATATTCTCAGACAAAATCCAGAATTAATGAGACAATTTCAAACTGCTGCTGTCAATTCTATGGGACAATCGAGTCCTGGATTATCTGGTTTTATGAATGGTATTATGAGCAATGATGGTCCTCCTCCACCACCAATGTCAACACAAAATCGTGATCCAATGGCGAATAGACCTGGTAATAATTCATCTTCAATGGGAGCAAGTGATTATAGTCGATTCTCCAACACTCGTCCTGCTTTTGATGATGGAATCAATTTTAGAGAGAATTTTGATGAACCGGGCAAGCGAATGGAAATGCGAGGACCCAGCGATATCTCTGATCTTCTCTCTGGATTGAAGACAAAGACTATCAGTATTCAAGAACAACAAAAAAATAATAATGATAGCACTATTAGTATATCTGATTTGAAGGATTTACAAGGAGACGGAGGTATGCCAAAACGTAGCAAACGACGTCCCAAATCTGACAAAAACTCTATCAGTCTTGATATTTAATTTTCCATTTTCAATAAAAGAGAGAAAGAACATGATTTTCATTTTCTTTGAAATAGCACATAGATGTGATTTATTTAATATATATTACAATATATATTAAATGGTAAATCATATTTTAACAATAATCAAAAATTACAATGTATTCAATTTCATCAACATCAACCGTTGCAACAAGAAATTTGAATTATGGAATAAATGTCACTTATTGTGATCAAATTGGAAAAATACATAGTATATCTAATACAGATAATTTGTATATAAAATTAAAAGACGAGTCATTGATCAATGTTAGTAAAAAATCTATTAAATCAACCCCACACGATAAAGGAGAATTAATAAAATATGGAGTTCTATACTATATTATATTGGAAATAACGGTTGAAAATAAGCAAATAATATATCATTTGGGTTTTGTAAATAATAATAATAAACAAATTGAAACATCTATCAATTGTTATGATAAAAATATTACGAGTATAAACAAAGAAAAACAACAAAAAACTATATCGTATTTAAAATTTATAGACAGATATAATTCTACGATATCGTATTTAAATAAAAAAAACAATTCTGACAATTTTACAAAACTGTGTTACAAAACAGTTGACATTGATATGGATCATTTTTTCAATAGATGTAAATTATATATGTCTCAAATGAATAAAATTGAACAAACCCTAAAAAAATGTCAAAATTCGAATTTAGAAATTGAAAATATATATAAAAATCCATTTCATTTTATTTCTCAAGAATACCAATTAATATCATATGATAAAGCAGAAAAAATTTGCGATGTGTATATATTATTGATCGATTTTAAAATTAAATTGGAAAAGTGGTCGTATGATTTATTTTTAAGAAAGATGAACGCAATATATATACCCAAATGGAGGTATACTAAGGAAATGAAGATTTTTTGTGAAAAAAGACAGCAAAGACCAGATAATTTTATAGAATATATAGATAAAATTATTATTAATAAAAAAATTGATAAAATGAAAGATATATTTGGTAAAAGTATAATATACAAGACAACTGAATACTTGCTAAATCTTGAAAAAAAAATGACAGATTTAATGATAGAGTTATACAATGATCAAGAGTATGATGATATTAATAATGATATAATAGAAAACCAAATAAATATTTATGAACAACGACAAAAGTTAGCATTAGGTAACCCAAATTTTTCATTTGAACTAGAACAAAGGGAAAGCGTTGTAAAGTCTGTTAAAAATAAATGTTCAATTATAACTGGTCCACCTGGAACAGGCAAAACCGAAATTTTAAAATGTATTAATTTCGTATTCTCTGAATTATATAAAAAAGAAAAACTGTGTCCAAAAAAATATAAAGAAGATACTAATAAGTATGTAAATCCTAATACAATTGGATTATTAGCACCAACAGGATTAGCATTTATTAATATGCAACGTTCACAGAATACTGAGCATTATAATATTAATATATCTGGAACTTGTCACCGAACATTATATCAAACTGTACCGAACATAAAAAAACACAAACGCCATTGTAATTGCGAATCATTATGCGAATATAATTATGACATTGGATTATTTGAGATAGATGAAGTTTCAATGTTAGATATGTTTGTATTTGGTGATATTTTAATGGCATGTAAATATTTTAATTCACGTTTGATATTACTAGGCGACGTAGACCAATTGCCATCTATCGGTGCTGGACAAATATTATTTCAATTAATAAAAACTAACATGTTTGCTGTAACTAAATTAAAAACGATAAAAAGACAAAATAATGGAGGATTAGTAAAAAATATATTAAAAATGTGTAGTAATCAAATATTAAAAAGAAATGATTTTATAGATAATTCAATGATTTTATTAGATCAAGGACCATTCATTTTAAGTAATAATGAAATAAATACACAATATTTAATAGATTTTATTAATGAACATCATTTTAATGTAGAAAACACAAAATTTATTACTAATTTTAATAAACAAACATTTACATTTAACACTGCAAGTTTGAATTTTATTTTACAAAATATATTTAATCCAATAAAAGATATAGAATATTATATTATTCCTTCAAATCATAAATATGAGAATAATAATATATTTAGAGTGGGTGACAAAATAATTCGAACAGAAAATGATTATACAAGTAAACAAATGAGAGCAAATGGAGAACAAGCTGAAATCAAAGATTTTGATGGAATAATAGTTACAATTGAGTATATTGGTGGTGCAAATGATATGGATAAACGAGACGAAATTAGCGTCGATGATTTATACGAAAATTTTGTGTTAAATTATTGTGTTACCGTTCATAAATCACAAGGAAGTCAATATCCAAATGTTATATATTTAATTGAACCATCATGTTCTATCATCGAAAAAAAAGCAATATATACAGCAATATCAAGAGCGAAAGAAAGATGTATAGTTATATCGAACGAAACTGATTTTATTAATTCACAAAAAAAAATAGACAACAAGGTATCATTATTTATGGAAGATTCTGATACTTATGATATATAATTTTCAATAAAAGAGAGAAAGACAGAAGTATAAGTATTCATATAATAATTGCAAAAATATTATATGAATTTAACAATTTAACGATTCGACACAATATATCAAATATGAGCAAGTATCTTTTCATTGATGGCAGTTATTTCGTATTTTATCGATATTTCTCTCTTGTTCGTTGGTGGAAGATAACTAATCCAGAAGATAATATGATCTCAACAGGGTTTACAGAAAATACTCTATTCGTTGATAAGTTCAAGAAGACATTTATAGATACATTAACTTCATTGCCGAAGAAACTCAATATACTTGGAGCAAAAATAATTGTTGGAAAAGATTGTAAGAGAGAAAATATATGGCGTAAACAATATTATAAAGAATATAAAGAGACTCGCCAGAAGAACACCGATATTGCATATTTTATGAAGTTGGCATATGATGAACTTTTCTTATCTGCTTCTGTTTCTCTGATTCTTCATCATTCTTCATTAGAAGCAGATGATTGTATTGCTCTTTATGTAAAACATTTATCTCAAAAAGGACGTGACAAAGAAATATATATTATTACAAGTGACAAAGACTATCTACAATTAACCACAACAAAAAATATTCATCTCGTCGATCTGGGATTCAAAGATCTGACAAAACAGAAGAGTAGTTATGGATGTGCTGCCAAAGATCTTTTCTGTAAAATTGTAATGGGAGACACTAGTGATAATATACCTTCTATCTTTTTGAAATGTGGACCAAAAACTGCGGAAAAATGTTATGATGACCCTTATTTCTTTCAAGAACGATTAAAGAGAGAAAATGCTGATGAACGCTGGAAGTTGAACCAACTACTCGTCGATTTTAACTATATCCCAAAAGAAATTCGTAATGAGTTTATACAATATTATTTCATTGATACCGACAAACGATTGGATACAACTGAAGCTGGAACATTTTTCTCTTCTTTCACTGCTAAGGGCGCTTCACCACTTTGATTTGTCAATATTTTCCATGCATTGACAATTTTATCATGATTATTTTTACAAGTGGCAACCTGTTTTTCTTTCTTTGTCACATCCTTACTACCTTCATGTAAATCTAATGATACTTGTATTACATAGCATAAATTATTATCCTTATCCTTCATAACATTAATAGCTGGAGGCACTATTAGTTTTTTCCCTACAAATTTATCGATTTTTGATCCCAATTTACGTTTCATATTTTCTATGATAAGATCACTTGAATCTGGTTCACCTCCACGAAGAATAGAACCTTTTTTGCCTCCATATACGATATTAGTTCCATCATTCACAACAATATTATTTTCCATAAAAAATGAATTAAAAAACAAAGAATTCTTTATTTCTTTATATTTATCAAAATACTTGGTTACATTTTGATTGTTCGCGATAGATCTGAGAATATCATGAGTTACATCTTCATAATATTCTCTTTTATAAAAAGGAATTACTTCGAAAATATGATTGTCTACAAATCTTGGATTACCACTATAATCATATGTTAATGTATTTTTTGTATTTTTAATATATAAACAGGATCTATTTTCAATTGACATGTCAGCTCTATGTGTTTCAATAACAAAAATAAGTTTTGAAAGGGTTGTTATATCAAATGTATCATATTCTATAAAAATTCTCGGACAAATTATTTTATTAGTCAATAATGTTGTAATAAATAATTCATCACTTATTAATTTTTCTGATTTTTCATATTGTGTATTATAATTATAATGATAACCAGTATTTGTCTGATCCATATCAGCAGGTGTATCAGGGTTAGATGTTTGTTCTATAAGTATTATTTTGTTAGTTGCTTCGTCTAATGTATAAAACCCTAGATTATTTTTCAGTACATTATTTCCTAATTTTGTAGAAAGACTTGGCAGATCTGTTGTATATTTATGAATTGTTATAATAGTAATACCTTCTCTCTTTTTTAATAATTCAGGAAATGATTCATTATCTGTATAACTTTCAATTCTACGAAATAAGGGGTCTTTAATTTGTCTCATTGTATTTATAATTGTTTCTCTGATACTTGGTCTTGAAACCGCGCCATTTCTCAAATTTTGTTCGTATATTATAATATTACTATTAAAAGAATTGAAAAAGAGAGAACCATCAAGAGGTTTTATTTGTTCTTTATATTTTATTAAATTGGAATTTATTTCTTTACATGGAAATATTCTATAGAAAGGGATTTTATCAAATATTTGGGTATCGACAAATTCTTTTGTATTTATATTTTTATAATCATAAATAAAGGTCTGTTGTGTCGAAAAGTATATATTATAGAAATTATTATTATGATTCACTATAAAAATAATATTATCCAAATTAGTTATGTCAAAACTAGAATAATCTATAAATATTCGTGGATAAACTATATATTTATGATCTGGTATGATTTTTGTATTGTTGTCAAAAATGTTAGTTAATTTATTATTATCATTTCTCTGATTATTATATTCACCAAGATTATTTCCAAAATCATATGATACTATATTTTCATTTGAATCATCACATCGTAAAGTAATCGAATTTTGTGTTGCATCAACATTTTGTATAATATAAAGATTATCTTGTTGTATTGGATTATTATCAGTATAGTTTATTTCAATAACTTTTATTTTCATCATTTTTAATGTTTTCTCGATTTGTTCTTTATCATTTTGGGTTTCTATTTTATTCCATCTGTCGTATGTTTGTTTATGTAATTGAGCATTCCATTTTATTGCATTTTTAACAGTATTTTCCCATTCTTTACCACCATAAGAAAATATTATTACTTTTGATTGAAGAGGAACAATAGGAGCTGGAACAACAACTGGAACAATAGGAGCTGGAACAACAGCTGGAACAACAACTGGAACAATAGGAGCTGGAACAACAGCTGGAATAACAACTTGTGTTTGATCAACCGGTGCTGGCACAATAGGAGCTGGAACAACGCCTGGTACAATAGGAGCTGGAATAACAACTTGTGTTTGATCAACCGGTGCTGGCACAATAGGAGCTGGAACAACAACTTGTGTTTGATCAACTGGTGCAATAGCGTCACGATAAGCTAACGCATTTCTCATACCATGATCATCACTAGCAGGAGTTTCAACATCACTAGCAGGAGTTTCAACATTATTGTCAGTAGATTCAGTATCGCTGTCAGAATAAATAGAAGGATTTATCAGAGAAGGTAAAGGTAAAGGAGAACGTGGAGTATCAGGAGGAGTATTATCTGGAATAGGAGGAATAGAAGAACGAGGAGGAGGAACAGGAATAATAGGTTGAACAGAATGAGAAGGTAAAGGAGAACGTGGAGTATCAGGAGGAGTATCATCTGGAATAGGAGGAATAGGAGAACGAGGAGGAGGAGGAGGAGTATCACCAGGAATAGGATTAATAGGTTGAACAGAAGGGGGAGGAACAGGATTAATAGGTTGAACAGAAGGAGAAGGTAAAGGAGAACGTGGAGTATCAGGATAAGTATCATCTGGTATAGGAGGTAAAGGAGAACGTGGAGTATCAGGATAAGTATCATCTGGTATAGGAGGAATAGGTTGAACAGAAGGAGAAGGAACATGATTAATAGGTTGAACAGAAGGGGAAGGAACAGTTTGAGAAGGAATAGGTTCGATTGAACGAATTGAAATGTCATATATTTTTGTGCCATCGTTCGTTTGAATGGTATACAATTTAATATCATTTATGCTTTTCAATATAGCAATAATTTTTGCATTATATTTTTTATAATTTGTAGGATCTGTATAAATCACAGAAGTTCCAATTCCATAAGGAGCACCACCAATCATAACAACATGAGTAGTAGGAATAAACTCCTGAAAGATAGCAGTTATATCTTCATTTCTAAAAGGTGAACCAGGTCCAATGATTGAATGAAAATTACATATATTATATTCATTTATAACTCGCACATCATTTAGTTGGACATTTGGTTGACATGTCTTGTTATCAAGTAAGCTTAAACATATTTTATTTATAGATGTTTTTGATAAACTCGGCGTAATCAAATCTAATGTTTCTTTATAACGTTTTAGAAGTTCTTCCTGTTTTGTTGTATTTTGACGATAAGATGATAACTCTTGTTTTATTACCCATTCTTCGACAGAAAATTGTTTATATTGATCTAACATTATTTTTTGTGGACTTGTTAATAGTAATTGTGGAGGATAATCAATATTCGAATTAATATTGTATATATTATTAATCATGATAATTGTATAATTAGATAATTGACATATAGAATCATTTGATTTCTCTGATAACTTGTATAATTCATATTCTCTATAATATGTAATAGTATTGAGTTGTGAATATATTTTTACAAGATCATAACATAATGATGCTGCACTACGCAATCTCGTTTCATACTGTTCTTTCGTAACGGTTGATAACGTTTCGCTATTTCGTATTATTGGGGCCTTGTTACCCGTTTCATCAATTGGTTTAAACAAACCTTGATATTCATTATTCAATTTAGAATAACTTCGAATGCTTTTGGATACATACTGGGTAAACGTACATAATATATATTTCGTTTTTTCTGTAAAAATTTCCCATGTCACAAATTGAAAATAGATATTATTGTATAATATGACATATAAATAAGAGGTATAGATCATCAATTCCAAATCATAATCCGCTACATTTTTATCGGTTTCATCTTTTATATTATATCTACTAATTTGTAATTCCAATTTCTCCAATTGCAATATATGTTGTTTCATTGTCGGTCCTATTGTACCAAAATCAGAACGATAGAACTCACTATCAAGTATAGATTGATATATTGTCATATCAAATGCAAATAATTGCATGACAATGTTTATTCTAATCTTATTTTCAATCTGTTCATTACTGTTTCCACCAGTTGATCTAAGTATTTTATAATACTCATTTCTTTTAACTTCATACATTAATTTGTATAACGCATATAATTTTTTTATGTATTCGCGTTGTAAATACATGATTTTTAATGAATTGAATAATACATCTTTACACAATTTGATAAAATCAACTTTGTTTGAATTGTTTTGTGTAAAAATAGTCGCATCAGGTTGTGAAATATTATTTTTTTTATCTTGTCTTAATTTTTGTAACAAAAATATTAATTTATTATACTGAAATAACATATTAGTTTCAATTTGTGTTTGTGTATTCTCTGATTCATAACTACTACTCTTATCTTCATTTCTTGGTATTTTACTGAATTTAGAACGTAGTTTGGTTATTTCATCATATATATATTTTAAGTCATTCGAACTAGTTCGATTTCTTATATATGGTTGTTGTTGTTTATTTTTAGATTTATCGACTTTATCAATACTCGTATTGAGTTCATTTACAAGATCAAATAACTGTAATACTGATTTTTTCAGTGCATCTATATTTTTTATAAACGTAGTATTCTTGCTTTCTTCTTTGTTTTTGGCGATTAATGTGTTGCCATTATTGATAAACTCTTTTATTTCTCTCATCATACTTAATCTTGTTTTAATGCGTTCAATTTGATATTCAATATCATTATTATTTAACGCTTTATATTTTTTGTCAGTTATTTTATAAATTATTGATGACATCTTATCTAAAGATTCTGCTATTTTAGTCATTATTTTCATATAACTGCTGTCAAGATTTAAATCCGGAGCTTGCTTTCCTAGTTGTTCAGCTGATTGTGTCGCATTTATTTTATATTTTGTATATTCTTTATCTATAACAGAATATACTTTATCATCCATATAATACCCGATTTGCTTGTTATTGTTAATCAATAATTGCTTTAGTTGTAATCCAGTTTCTTGTAAATTATTATAAAGATCATTTACTCCAACAGATATATTGAAATCTAATGTGTTATTAGGGTATAGTATATTTCCAATAAGAGTATTCGAAGCAATATTATACATTTCACCCTCTGGAATAACACGTAAAGGAACACATAAATATCCAATATACTGAAATGTATCAATCTTTAATTCTTTAATGCCTCTACTACATCCATTCTTCAAATCAGATAATATTTGCCCATTTTTTTCATTACTTTTTATGATCCCAACTACATAGTCGATAGCATTTTGATAAGTTTTCTTTATTTCATTCGTTCCACTCAAAGATTTATCATATTTAGTTGCAGTATTATTATAAATAGAGAGAACATCCGGTTCTGCTGCGATTCCAATCTTTTTCGGTGCAAATGTTGTGGCAATAAATTTAGAAAAAGCAGAAACAGGTTGTTTACCTTCGATACAATTTATATTGGCATTTTTGATATATTCTTTTAGCAATTTCGATTCTTGATCAATTGTCTTACTATTTCTATCTTTCTCAGATTCTGTCATGTTGATAGATTTTTCAGGATTCAATGCATTTTGTAAGAGATTTTTATTTAATTGAACTGTGCTTACATGCCAATCACCTTCATTCCATTGATAATTAACAATTTTGTAAGGTTTATTGTCTATATAGAAGTTATTATTATCATGAAATAGCGTATTTAATGTAATTCTAATATTGTTATTTATATAATCATTCTCGCAACTATCTTTCAAAGTAACTATTTGTTGTTTGTCTTTTAAAAGTGCATCTAATAATTTCATAAAAGTATCCTTATTCAAAAATTTTTGTAGAATAGTATCAGGAACGGTGCTTGTATATATAGTATGAGGGACACCATTTTTATAAGCGACTTCAGGGACAATGCCATTTGGATAAACAGTATTATCATTTACAACACTTTCGTTCAGTTTGATCAATTGATTAAAGAAAGTATAATCCACATTTGAATTACGAAGACTCATATTGGATTTATATTCCATATGAGTATGACCACTAATATTCGTTTTTAATATTATACTTAATTTCTTTGGATATAATCCATTTTGTAAGAAATTCAACTCTGGAATTATAGTTGTTTTAGGTTCTTCATGTAATTTATTCATAGTATATTGTTATAATGTATATAATTTTTATTTATTTTATCCCACCAACCTTCTAATTTTTTTAAAGGTTGGGGTTTTAAAGGGTTGGTTTAAGATCTTTATATTTATTTCGAGCGTCATGTTGAACCTGTTCTTGTTTCTCTTTTTTAGCTTTTTCTAATATTGCAATTGCACCATTCAAATCTTCTTCTGTTACCTTATCCGACTCTTTTGTTGCGGCATCTAATTTATGTAATATTCGATGTGTATGTGGAACAACACACAAAGAACTATCTTCATTAAACAAGTGTTCAGACAAAATAACAAATACGGCAGTAAGAACTAAAGCAGTATATATATCTCGACTTGCCATCCAAGCCATTGCAAATACGAGTATTTGTTTACTTAATGTATACTTCAAGTATTCTTCTGTGGATTTACTAAACTGTATAGAAATAAACTTGGATCCCACGTTCAGTAGAATCATGATAACACCTGCGAAGAACTTACTATTGTTCAAAAACATAATATGATCATTTATATATTTGATTGGATTTTTAAAAAAACTGACGGAATTTTTACTATTACCCGAATGTGATAAATTCGCTTGTGGAAAATTATAAGGAAATCCACCAATATGTTTTCTAGATCCAGATACGTGTTTGGATCTAGCGGACCTTGGTTTTCTTTGAATTTTTGGAGCAATTTTTGAAGCTGATGGTGCACTAATCATATACTATATTACGATTTATATTATAGTCGAAAATTGTGGCGGAATATAATGACCAAAAAAGTATGAATGATATTTTATATATATCATTAATACATGAATTTCTTATAAGAAACAGATAGATTTTTCATATAATGATTTACATTTGAACTAAATCCCTTTCTAAAATTGCGAAGAACCGGCCTATAATATCTACCTATAAAGTTCTCTCTCGTTGATTGCTTATCCTTATCTTTATCTTTATCTAATAGTAGTTCTCTGAGAACGAATACAATTGCTATAATACATATTACTATAAAAACAAGCAGCGCAATTTTTCTCTCCTTCATATTATAATCATGATTAAAAATAAGGAAACATTTTTAATAATTCTCGATATGGACTCGGTTCATTATCTTTTTGTCGCACATCATATATTATTTGTTGGTTAGATTGTTTCGGTTTTAAATAATGTTCTAAAGAAATCTTATTATTTGTTGTATTTAGACTTTCATAAATATTAGAAAATGATTCAACAGTGGTTGTCTTTGTTTCTGGCATCATATTACCCGCGAAAGAATTTTGTTCTAAACTATATTCATTATAGAAGTAAAGAATAATTGCAGCAATAATAATACCTAATAGTTGATTGATTGTGATGAAAAATATTATTAACATGAACAGAATTGATCTTCCTAAAATAGTATTAAATAAGTATCCAAAATTATATGGCGTTAGCAATAAATAGAGAATAATGATGAAAGAAATAATAGATAAAATACATGTAGTTGACGGGTTCAAATTAATCATATATAATAAATTTATTATATATAATAAAAATCATATTTTTTATATTTATTTAGTGTTATTCAGTTTGTTTTATAATTTATTATCTTATTTTTTATTAAGAGAATGTCTTTGGCTATGTTTGCAGCACCATTTGATGATGAGCCTTCCTCAAACGTATATATGAACAATGAATCTTCTATTCAAAAGAAGAAAATGTCGAAAACACTAAAGAGGTATCCGCCTATTGGTGGTAATACTAGTCATTCTCAAGACAATATACAGAAAAAGGTAGATTTTCAAAAAGTCAATCAAGTAATGCGAGCGATGAGTAATTTGCCTTCAAATGATGATGAAATGGGAGACTTTAATCCTCCACCACCACCAATGTCATCAGGTGTTCAATCGACTATTATGAGAGAAAATATGGCGTCTATAAATGAACAAGATATGAATATGCCACATGTTCCACAACAATCAACCGCAGTGTCATCATCAAATTCAGGAATATTAAATATACCAAATTATGATAATATTTATAATAACACTCCTTATAATACACCTTCTCATTCTTCGTCATCGTCGTCATCTTCAATGACAAATGATCAGAATGTATTAATGGATAAACTAAATTACATGATTCATCTTCTTGAAGAACAACAAGATGAAAGAACAGGAAGTGTAATGGAAGAAGTTATATTATATTCTTTTTTAGGAGTATTCATTATTTTTATTGTTGATTCTTTTTGTCATGTTGGAAAATATACAAGATAGGTTTTACCTGTTCAGTTCTTGAGTATATTTACTCGTTATATTAAAATAAACGTGTTTTCTGGTTTAAATGTTGCGTAAGCAAAATTATAAAAATAATATGCACACGGAACAGCAAATATGGTGGGAGACATAGAAGATAATATCTTGTTTAATAAAACATTATCTGATTTTCCTTCAATCATAAGAATCGAATATGTTGGATATTTGGCGACGATCGTGTCCATTGCGTCTTTAAATCCAATTATAAAAATATTATTGTCGATGCCATCAGCGATGATGGAAGCAAAACAAGTCAATATCTCTTTTTTATTCTTGCCGTCGCAGCCATATTCATCTTCTATATAAGAACATTGTTTTTTGAAATAATATGCAGCCAATACTTCATGATTTTCAATCAATAAATAGACATATATATTTTCTGTCTTTATCAATCCCGCTAAATTCGCCAATGAAGGACTAATTGATATTTCAAATTTGCTTTGTGTTGTTTTGATAAAATCAGACAAATGTGACATATTCTTATGACTCACTTCTATCAAGTTGATCGATGGAGGATTCTTTTCTCTGATTTCTCTGATTTTGAAAATATTGGAAATAGTATATCCATAAGCAGTATATAAACACAATGGTATTGCAGCAGTTAAATGTCCTTCTCTCTTAAAGAGTGAAATCTGTATTTTTTTATTACAATGTCGTTGATGATAATGATGAGTCTGTATTAATTGAGGAGCAATAGACTTCTTTCTATGATCCGAATGAACGCATAAATAATCAACATAATAGACATTGAAAAATGCATCTGGCTTGCCATTATTGATGACTACTTGAAGAGAATATGATACCATTGTTCCAAGTATTTGATCGGTCTCTGCAACGACGCCTGTCTTAGTATCTATTGCCATATCTTCTGTTTTGTAAAAAGAGAGAAAGGTTGGACCACCTTCTAATCCTTCCATAAAAGGCCATATATTATCCCCTTTTGGGGCATAATGGAGAGTTTTATCACGCAGAAAATGTCTCTGAATGAACTCGACAAACCTTGATTTCTCTATATCTGTTATACAATCAAGAGTCGTCGTTTTTATATTCTTGAAATTGTTATACTTGTCTTCTCTCTCTGGAAGATCAATACAAATAATACCTGGTGGAAAAATATAATACCATAAATCATAAATATGAAATATTGGTTGCTTTGCCCAAAAGCGAAACTTGATGCGAACATATGCACATATACATAATATGATTACGATGATTGAAATAAAGAAATATAGTATTAACATATTTTTAGTTTATGTATTATTTCTAATTTCAAATATCAGAGAAATAGAAAATCAGAGAAATAATATTATTATTAGAATTTTCCCTGTTCTCTATCAGGATACACTTCCTCAAAATTAACTCTTGGTTCTACCACTCCTCTTTCTCTCTCTTGTTCACGCTGACGCATCTGTAATTGAATCGCCAATCTTAACCTTTCTTCATCAGGTAAGTTGGGTAATCGACCTTGTAGACTACTAAGACCTTGTCCAACTTTACGAGTTAATAATGTCTTAGTGGTATTTTTTTTGTATGTATCGCGTTGTTTTCTAGCAGGAGATATAGGAGGAGGAGGACCAGATTCTGGTGATTCTGGTGATTCTGGTAACTCTGGAAAAAACATGCTATGAACGTCTAATTTGGTTTTTTCTATTTTGTTTTGTGATAAAACTTGATTATCTTTCATTTCAAAATCATTGACACATCGTATAAATAAAGAATCTGTTGTATAGAAACCAGGATTACTAATTGGATCTAATATAGTATCATTATAATCAATTTCTCTGAAAACTCCCATATTTGTGCTACCAGTTTTAGATGTTTCAATTAACAATTTTGTTTTGGTTGAATTCAACCCTTTAAATCTTACACATATTCTATCAGTATACCCTTCGTGACGTATAGATATAAATAATATATTTTTCAATTCGGGATGTATATTATAATAATTTCTTATTCTCTCTAACATATTTGGATCATCATTATGATTATGTTTTTCTATCATTCTCGTTTTTACTATGCCTCCACCAGCACCCATGTTATAACCATAACTATCTTCATCAACAATCGTTGTATCATTTGGACTATCTAACACTACTTTATTTTTTGATCCAAAAACAGCACCTTTTACTTTATTTGTTGCTATAGACATTGCTTGTCTAGAGAGAAAGTATTGAACTGTAAAAGATCCACCGCCAAGTAATACTACGGGAACAGCAATCATTATTATCATACTCCATATACCTTCACCAACTAAATTCGTAATACCACTCATATACCCCTTTATGCTAGTAAACATCCAATCCATGTTTAATTGTGCTTCTCTCGCATTATTTTTATTGACCTTTGCATTAGCATCTAATAACCTCGATTGTGCCTCCGCTTTGCTTGAAGTATCATTTGCTTTCATATATTTCGATATAGTCTCTGCTTCTGCCACAATTCGCGCCGCTCTTGCCTTTGTCAATTCTTTTTGAGCCATAACCTGTGCATTTTCTTCAATCTTTCTTTTTTCTAAAGGCAAAAATGAACCATATTCATCCAACAATTTTTTCACTTTTACAATATCCATTTTAATATCATCATTGATAACATCAAATTCTCTCCCTATTACTTCTTCATCATCTACTTTAAAGAACATATGCTGTTTGTCATCTAATTTTCTTATTAATTCAACAAATAAATCCGCTTTCTCTGAGACATCTTGTAATCTATTCAATTCTGTTTGAACTTCTGGAGTCACATCCGGATAGAAACTGGAGAATAAAGTCATCTTTTGCCCCACAGCAGCTTCATATATTTTCTTTTGTAATGCAGTTGATCTCCGTTTTAATAATTGTAATTGACTTAAAAAAATCTTAAAAGGCATCGTAATATTGTAACCACCAATTATTCCACTCTTCATATATTCTTTCGATAACCTGATTGATACTTGTTCGTTTATTCCAGCAGTGGCATTTTCATTTTTTGGAGTAGTCATTTCAATGTATGGACCAGTAAATATACCTCTACAATAAGATAATCCTTCTTCTATACGCGCCTCAACAAACTTTTCTCTATCAACAGCAGTCAAATTCTGTGATGCTACTAAATTTGCGACACTTCCTTTATCATCGATCGATTTCATCACATCTATTGCAACAAGACCCGCTGCAGGTTTTCTCTCTTTTGGGGCAGCAGTTGTCACGAAATATGATGAAATTGATACAGGTTCTATAGCAGCTGTAATATTTTCTTTTAGTAAATTCACAGCTTCATCTTCAAATAATCCAATACCATTTGTTTTTTGAAATAAATCAACACATAATTCTCTTACTTCAATCATATTCTTATCTAATTCTCGTTGTAAACCACGAGTTATTGCTGCATTTTCTTTTAAAAATGCGATTGCCGTTCTAGGAGCAGTAATAGGCGCTAATCCCCAAAAACTATTTACTTTTTCTGGATTTTTAATATCTTCAATATTTTCTTGTGCTGTTTTAGTAAAACCAAATGAATATCCTTGAGGTGTTAATGGAATAGGTTTTGACGGACCCGCATAATCTAGATCTATTGGTGCTGTAATAGAATAATCATCTTCTTCTTCCTCTTGTTCTTCTTCTATTTTCAAATCATTCAATGTATTTTGACTAACAATTGTATTATTTGCAATCTCTAATGCCTCCGATAAACTATCAACTGTTACATTTAACTCGGCAAGTTGTTCAGCAGTAACTTCATCTTTTGGAATAGTATATATTGTCGAATATACTTGATTTAAACTTCCTGATATCATACTTCCAAGATATGAACTAAAATATCCATTACTTAAATTCTTCTCAGCCGTGGCATTTACTTCTGCAGAAACCTTGGTCGTATTTGATTCAATCTGTCTAGCTACTGTGGCAGGTATATCAACATTAAGTATTCCTGAACCATTTTGTGGTTTAAATGTGACTGAAATATTATCATTTTGATACATTGAAGTATTTGGTGCATTTGTTATGTTAGCACTAACTGAAGGAACAAAGAAACATGATAATCTTAACCAAGAAATCATAAGTATTTTCAATAAAAATAATATACCAGATTCCCTTTTACTATTTCGCCGAGTTATGCTATTTCTTCGACTACTATTACTACTTCGTTGAGAACTACGATTTATAGAACCATATTTTTTATGATTCTTCGTCTTATGCTTTCTTCTTTTTGTCCTTTTCGATTTATTGTTACGATGACGTCTTCTATCTCCACCTTTCATTTTGATTTTCTTTAAATGTTGTTTACGTATTAATTTTTCGATTAATTCATCAATTGTCAGAGAATTTTCTGTACTCAACTTCTCTGAATAATGATGAACCATTTGAAATATTTTATTTTGTGTATTTCGTATAACCATCAGTAAGGATACAAATAAAAGTAATTGATATTGCATGTTAACGTATAGTAATATCACTTCTTGCGATAACTGATCAACATTGACATTTCCAGTATTTTTCGTTTTAAACAGTAATAATGACAAGCCTAAATAAATATTCAATGAATCATTGATCAGTTCATCATAATTAATATCTACACTATGCTTTAAAATATATGTCGTATATATCATAGTCTATATATCTATATTAGTAAATTAATATCGGATTAATTCGGTTTTACAAATATATACAGGTTATTATATTCATACCCTGATTTGATCAAATCGATTATTCCATGTAATATAAAGCCTGATTCCTGTGCCATTACAACAATCTCTTTTTCAGTTGGCATATACATTTTATGTTCTTGTTTTTTAATACGTCCGTCTTTAAACTCAAACTTCTCTTTAAATTTCGCTACACTGGTATTATTGTCTAAATCAAAATTAGCAGTATAATTAAAATCTTTGAAATGTATTTTACTTTTGGTAATTCTCTCTTTGGCATAACGCTGTGGCGTCAACATCAACAAAGGATTCGCTGGTGGTAGAATAGGATCAAACATATCTCTATCAACTAAATGGACAACTAAATATCCACCTGGTTTCAACCATCCCATACAATTATTGAAAAATTGCATCTTATCTTGAATATAATAAATTGTAAAATACATACATAAAATATGTGTAAATGATTGATATCTAAACGCACTCGCATCGAGCGCATCCTGAACCATAAAATTATATTCTGGATAATTCTTCTTTGCTTTATTTATCATTGCTGTAGAATTATCTATGCCAATCGCTTTTATACCTTTTGATTCTAATAAGGCAACATGATGTCCTGTTCCACAACCAATATCTAATATAATACTTTCTTCTGTTGGCGTTGTCTGATTAAGAATCTCACCGATTTCGTATTGATCCTTGGATTGACTATATACCATTAAGTCATATATTTCACTATAAAAATCATCATATACACTGGGTCCATCATTGAATACAAAGTTCTTAGTATTTTGAAAGTTTTCTCTCTTTATAGAAAAAATAGAATAGCCTATTAATAAAAGAGCAAATAGTAACAATATTTTACTCCAAGTAGTCATATTATTATATATCTTTGTTAATGATTTTGCTGGATTCATCTTTATATGTATTGTTGTTATTTTTTTTGTTATTATATACTTTATATGTTTATATGAATGAAAATACCGAAATTAATGATAAGAGAGAATCGAAGGAATTTAAAGCAGTTACTTTCTCTGGATTTAAAAAAACTGATGTTAAAAAAGAACTACTCGATAATTTAATTAAATCTAAGATTGAACAAGCATGTTATTGGAGTGTCGAGTTCATTTGTGCTGGTCATTATTCTGATTTATGGGAAATCATATTCTTCTTTTACAGCAAATTTATTCATTTAGGAAATCCTAAACTTGCAATATACTTAGATGTTCGAATCCAGAGTTTTAAAACCATTGTCGCAAATGGATATCTCGCTAATGATTTACCTATGAGAAATAATTCTAAAATAAGAAAATTATTCGCCGAAATAATTTGTATTCTATGTCATGCTAAAAGACGACACAGTTTTGATGAAATTAAGGTTCACAAAGATGATTTTGATATGACTTCAATGACAGAGAGATTTAAGGCACCTAATGTCAATTATGGAACGATTATGATGAACGAAGATCCAAAAGAACTATTTATTCCTATCAATGAATTTGCTTATAATATTTCCAAAGATGGTAAGAATACTCTCTCTGCTTGTTATTGGGTAGAATGGTTGTTAGAGTATGAATGCGTCTGTATGAAAAAGAAGATTAAATGTAAATGTGAAAGACGAGATATGATTCCTGTGGATAGTAAATATCAAATGGATATCGTTTGGTTATTGTGGGATGTGCTTTTGAGAGAAGCGGAAACTCATGGTGCGCTTATTAAGCGTATCGTTGATAGTCTGTTGAACATATTTTCATTAAAATATACACACGCTATTTCTAAGAAACGGCGCTTTATTATTTATTTTGCGATTTCTCTCTTGACTGAATCTGTACCAGTTGATGAAGAAATTATAAGAGAGAAACAACAGGTTTTACAATTGGTAGAACAAATCGACAATATATATAAACAGGTAAAGAAGAATGAACATTCGCCCAATACAGATTATTTATTCTCTTCTCTGAAAAAGTCTAATTTGGATAAAACGATTGAGAAGTTAGATCGAATGAATACTTTTGGTGAAAGTTTTATTCCACGATTATGAACGAAAATAATATTTGATTTTTTTATATATTATAAATATTTATAATATATGTCGGGTGGTATTTTTCCTAATTATCCATTTCATTTTAATATAAAATGTATTATATTTACATTGCTTATTGTTTTAGGATATTGGTATTTTCCTTCAAAAAATATTATAGTCCTATTATTTTTATTATGGATACCTTATATTGCATTGGCTTGGTATGATTATAGTTATCATTGTATTGATAAAATGCAACCAACAATTATTCCTTTTGGAAGATATATTTTTTTGCCTTTTAAACCAACTGAATATAAAAAAAAATTTAAAGCATTACCGAAATCAGCTATCACTGCTATGGATACGTTAGATCATATTACAGGATGGACGATTTTGGTAATATTAATTAGTATAGGATTTTATTATTATTATCATTAATAATATTTTTGTATTTCAGCATATATAATATAATGAAATAATATATAATGCCATCATTCTCAAGGAAAAAAAGAACCAAAACATTTTCTAGACAAAGTACTAGAAAACTTGGTTTCAAAGAACAACTTATTATGCGTTTTTTGGTTGTATTGAATATGGTGAAATTGTATCATTGGAAAACATTTAATTATGCTGCACACAAAGCAAGTGATGAATTGTATTCATCTTTCAATGGAAATATGGATAAATTTGTTGAAGTATTGCTTGGGAAAATGGATGGAGCACGTATCAATTTGACAACAGTAAAGTCGATACCTCTAATAGATTTTTCTAGTGGAAACACTTTTGATAAAGGAATGAAGAGAGAAATCGCATCATTTAAAGACTATTTAGTTAATTTGGAAAATGAACCATTTATGAAAACAATGTCTAATGCCGATCTTTGGACTATACGAGATGAAATATTAGCATCTTTGAATCAATTCTTGTATTTATTGACTTTAAAATGATGAAGAAGGGTATGTAGTACAATTTTCAACAAATTATATAAATTTAATAAATACAAGAAGTAAAATTACACATTTAGAACACTAATTATTTTACAATATTAAATATGCATTTATATTTTTTAATAATTTGAGAATATTCAATCTTTTCATTCAATACTACATCATCGATATAATTATTTAAATTAATATAAATAAAATGATCTTTAAATAAAATATTTGGTTTTGGTATTATTAAATTATCACAATCGCTAATTAAAATAAATTTAAATGCTAAATTAGGATTAATATTAATAATATTTTTACAAAATTTATTTATTTCTTCTTCTTGTATGTCATTTGATTTTTTACAATACCTAATAAAAAATATAGTTTGTTGTTCTTTAATTGTATTAATTAATCTTTCATAACGTCTGGTATATTTTTCAGTAATTTCATTTATACTATTTTCATTAAATATATGAATATCATGATGTGAAATTAATAAATCAAAATTTTTAAAATTAATAGATGTACTGTTTAATGGATTTGGATATATATAATTATTTTCAAATAAAATAGGCGTATTTTCTAATATTTGATTTATACTTTTCATACTTACTACCAACCAATCAAAAAATTGTGTTTCACAATTTTGTTTTGTGTAATTAATAATACTTTGTTTAACCGCGCAAGCATTACCTGCATAGGACGACGATAATGATATATACATATTTTATATATATATATTACGAAAATTACAGAGAAAATCATTTATGAAATACTAATTAAATATTTAGAAAAAGAAGATTATGTAGAATAGTTAATGGTCTTTAATAAATAATTTTCTCTCTTAAGAATGAAATTGGGGCTGGGCTTTTTAATTTGTTTATATATTATTGAGTTTAAATTAATAATATATAAATGACAAGTATAAATATGGATAATCAAATACAACAACCACAACCGAGTATATTTTCAAATACTATTATAAAATCGAGTCCAGCTCTTCCACCTCCGCCTCCAGGTCCTTCATCTAATTCAGGATTTTGGATATTTCTTGCTGTTCTTTCTCTCGTTATATTTATTGCTATTATTGTTCATTTATGTTGGAATAACCCGGCTATATCGAGTTATATTAAAAATTTAACTCAAGATAATAGCAAACCATCTACTCCTTCTAATAATGTTGTTCCATCATCATCTCAACAAGATAGTTCACCTATGACAATGGCATCATCTTTATCATCGCCTTATGAAATAACAAATAACACAGTTTCATCGACACATAATCAAGATTATGGTGATGATCTAATTGGAAGTGGTGGTGGAAATTCTACTATTGGAATTAACACCAACAATGCCAATAATATCAATACCAATGCCAATACAACTAATTTTAATCCATATAGTGATACTTCTTTGGATACAGCACTAAATAATGCTACAAAATCAAATAATAGTCAAACGACACAAACGCCTCAAGCGGATGACACTTATAGCAGTAATAATAAATCAAATAATAAAACAGGATGGTGTTATATTGGAGAAGAGAGAGGATATCGAACTTGTTTACAAGTCGGGGAAAATGATGACTGTATGTCTGGTGATATATTCCCTAGTCGAGATATATGTGTTAATCCTTCTTTAAGAGCATAATTTGATTTTATATTTACCAAATGCCAAAGAAAGGTAAATATCAATATAAACAACAATTTAAAGACCCAATGAAAACATCGGGTTCACTGGTTTTGCAGATCGTATAAATTTAGCATTTACTGGCCATTTATTATTGCTTGTTCCATATGTTCTCTTTACTTTCGGGAAATATGATTTTTCTCTTCCAGACCAACATAATAACCGCGATTTCCCTGGAACATCTGAAAATGATGTCGGATAACAATCACCCGAGCGAAACTCTTGTAGAAGTTGTCCACTACACGGTGCAACTATTTTATTACATAATAAAGTACCACCATCTTCAATTAAATATAATATTACATCACTCGGTTTTATATTTGGAGGAATTACAACTGTTCCATCAATAATTGGTTGAGGTGGAATTGGAGGCGGAGGTGGTTGTCCACCTGAAGTAGGTTGGTCAGGCAAATTATTGATATTACCTGGATTAATCATCGGTATACAATTCGCATTTTGAACACTTGTGATAGAACTACTATCTATTATATTATTCGATTGTGGAGCAATAATATAAGTCGAATTGATTCTCTTTAACAATCCAATATTTGGATCCGATACAGTTGCGGTTTGCGACGCCCATGAAGTAAACTGTCTGTTCGCCAATCGCCAATACTTCTGTTTTTTAGAAAATTGTGTTTCATTCTTCTTATACTGAAGCACGTTTCCCTTTCTCATCATCTGTAATCGATAACCTTCTGCAAGAGATATACTTGGATTATCTGGTTGACTACATCTATTATGAAAACGATTCCATTCCCTCGGTGGGTTTGGATCATAATATTTTCCTAAACAAGACATATATTATCTTTTTCTTTTATTTGTTCTTTTCTTATGAGTTATTCTACGTTTATTTGAACGCCGTTTATGTTTTCTTCCTCCAGTTGTAACAGAAGTCAATGATGATGGTATTGGAACTGGTTGATGTAATGCTGCACCAGTATTAATTTTTTGTTCACTACTACCAAGACCAAACATTTTAGATATTGTGTTCCACATATAAATAGAATAATATTATTATTTTTTAATCTTTAAACCCACTTTGTAAAGTGAAGTCATTTAGCCTAACCTTTTTAAAAATTATGATAAAAGAATTAAGGGAAGAACTCACTATTGGTTCCATCAAAATACCATCTCAAAGAAAGATAATCCGCATTCTTACTATTCAGCGTAGAACTGTCAGTCATTGTAGTATTAGGTCCTTTCTTTACCAAATTTTCAATTGCTACCGTTCCTAACGCATAACTAAAATACCATAAATTCGAAATATATCCATTAAACCCACCATTCATTGCGACATATACTTCTCCATAATTTTGCTTTGGAACTCCAATCAATTCTACGCTTTTTGTAATCGTTCCATTTATATAGACATTTAATGATTTATTCTTACAAACAATGATAACATTAACCCATTTATTTATTGGAATATCCGGGATATCTACTTCTTCGCCAATTACCTCATATGTATCCATTATTACGCTTAACTGATTCGTATCAGGAGAAATATATAGACCCGGAGCATTATTTGGATAATTTAATCCTTGTTCATTTGGTCCATAATTGCCTTTACTAAATATGTGCTTATATTTTCCATTTGAAACGCCTATATCATTAATATATATCCATACTGACCAAGTAAACTCAATTCCACTATTAGCATTATTAGAACGATATATTGTTTTAGAACCCTTCATTTTTGGATCTTGTGTAATCGTCAACATCTGAGAACTCGCATTAATCATTCCAGTAATAATCTTCTGTTCTGTACTATTATCAAACAGTTTCGCAATCAAATTCACTGCTACTCCCAATAATATAATAAACAGAAAAATCACTAAAAGCAAAAATGAAAATTTGGCGACTAAACTATTCGATTCCATAAAATCGAAAAAACCCGAAAATCTTGTTCTTACTCCTGAGGCAGCTATTGAAATATTTTCTTTACTGTCATCAAACGTTTTTTTAACACTTGATCCAATTGCTTGAATACCTCCACTATTATCGCCCACCCATTTTTCACCTGCTTTTTTGTAACTGTCTATATTATTTCCAATGTTAGTTAGGCCATTTTTTAATTCATCTACAGTATTTGTATAATCTTCTGTTATAGAATCCATATCTTATATAATAATATAAGATAAGAAAGAACTATACGTTAGTTGTTTGTTTGTTTGTTCATTTATATCAACGAAAAAGGATACCCTAAAGGCCATCATTATAAATTGACGAATGTAACTGACCTTCAACGGTTTAATAAAATAATTTCACTATTTTATTAAATAGTTATACTAGCCTCTTCAGTTCCATTTTGTGATAATGTAAAATTCAATTGATATTTGCCAAATATATTCGAGAACATACCATCTCCATATCCTTTTTGATATATATCCCAAGATTGTTCTGGATTTAATGCATAAGAATAATATGAGAATTTAGTGGTTGAACCTTCGAATCCACCATTTGGAGTAATATATACATTTGCTGCCGGATTCACATTTGCTACACCTGGCAATAAACATGTTTTCACTAATTTACCATTTATGTATGTATCTAATGTTCTACCATATACACTTATTGTTAAATTGACCCATTGCTGTATAGGTATATTCTGTATTGGACAGGAAATAAATGGTGTTGATGAAGTTCCACTTGTTAATTTATCCGGAAAATATGCTAATGCTATTTCTAAATCATTTGATATAGCAGCTAGAGATACTAATGGAGATGGACCTGCACCAGTAGTATCAGTTGAAGGATCAACCTTTCCGGTTGTATTATTCATTCTTCCAAATATAATCTTGCGCTCTCCATACCTATAATTCCAGTTGCTTATATAAAACCATATTGAAAATGCAAAATTTGAACTTCCAACGCTATTAGATGATCCTAAAGAACTGGCAGATATTGTTTGTGGAACAGTAGCATTACTTAATTTAGTTAATATTGGATTACTTACCACATAATAACGTATTATCAATATTAATATGATAATGATAATTGTCGTAAATATAATCATACGAATGTTCATTTATTATAATAATATATAATAATAAATTTATTATTTCATTATAATTATCAATTCGCAATCTGATTTAACCCAATCTTTTCTGTCGCATTTTCAACCTTTATTGAACTTAAATATAAACTGTCATAATAATTCATTAATATAGGAGGATTCAAATCTTTTACCGAAGTATACAAATAATACACCTGCTTTATATTTAATGCATCGCTAAAATAGACAACGTTACATATACCTCCATGTAATCCATTCTTCTCTCCTATTGTGATATTATCCAATTTCATATAAGGAATAGATCCTCCATTAAACGATTGTTGTAATTTACCATTTATAAATATATCTAAAATGCCGCTATTATAATTGATCACTATATTGTTCCATTTTTGTAACAATACATTTTTGTTTCTATAAACAATGAAATTTCCATCATCATCTAAATCATACTTTTTTCCTTCATATAATGTTGGATTTCCTGATACATCCATTTTTTCAATTGTTATTATCATTTGATTATCATTTCCTCTATACTGAACATTTGGTTTTCCACCATAATTTATAAGAGAATGAAAAGTATCGCCTCGATTATTTGCTGTGCTATTCGCATCTATAAAAATCCAACATGATAATGCATAATTATAAGAATGAGTAATCACTTGCGTTGCGTTATAATCTGGATTCGACCATGAAAAATCATAATTAAATAGTTTAAATGATTTTTTTGTCGAATTTACTTGAGGATTCAATGATGTATATGTTGCTAAAACTATTTCTTTATCTGTATATACAGGCTCTTTTAATAGAAGCTGTCCACCTTGCGATGAAAATAATGTATATGTGTATGGAATACTATAATATATGAGATATAATAAGACTATAAGAATCAGCAAAATAATATCTGTTCTACTTGGCGTAATTTGTAATGAAGAAACTGAACTTGCCAAATCACCGGTTGATGCTCGTTTCATCGCATTTACCATAACAGTTGAACCCTTTTTATAATAACCTGACAATATATCGATCAGTGCAATCAGCAAACAAGGTATATAGAAAATACAACCTATTATGAGTTGCGATAATGGACTGTCTGTTATAAATGTTGACCCTTTGAATAAATTACTATATGACATCATTCTGTATATAATCGCCAATAACGTGATGATAATTGCAAAATTTAATATAATCCCAAAGACACTTGATGAACCATCTGAGTTTTTAAATGTAAATACTTGAAATAACTGGATGATCCAATTAATCAATGAAAATAAGAAAAAAATACCAAACAGGATGAAAAGAGATACTGTAATTGATTGCATCAACTGATCTTTTTCCATATTAAAAAACGCGAGATTCATATTCAGTTTTGTCGATATATATATGAGAAATAATCCTACACAGAAAATGATCACAAATGCTATAATCGCATATATATAAGGCGAAATACCATTATTCAATGAAGAACCTTGTGCCAATTTACTACCATTTATGTATAATATTACTGTTATGAATAAAATTAATGTAATGAAAAACATTAGTAAGTCTGAATCGTTCTTTACATTTCTCTCTTTCATTATTACTTTGTAATATATCGCAAATGTAATAATATATGTAATTATGATACTAAGAGTTGGTAGACTATTTTCATATTTGGTTATATACGAAGACGGAATGAATGAAGAGAGAAACTTGACAAATATCTCATTATCTTTACTGAAATAATCATTATTAAATACATTTGCTATGGCAACATTATATACTATTAACAATGCGAGAACTCCATATTCCTCATTTTCTAATCCCAACCTACCAAAATATTGCCCCCTTTTAATTTCAGCAGTTTTCATTGATTTATTTAATTCTTTAATCGAATCATTTTGAAACGAAGAGAAACCAGCAGAAGTCATTTTCATTGTTAAAACTGCAATAACCGATATAATAAATCCATTTATCAGTATGATAACCAACTCATTCAATGAATTATATTTCGTATTGGCTGTCGTATTCAAAAATGTAAAGAAACATCCTAGAAATACGATTCCATAAATAATAAGTAAACCATATATTGATAAATCTTTGGCAACCGCAACCTGCCCAGGCATGAATGATTCTGTCTTTGACGATGATTTTGATCCTGATGTATCATATTGTTTGAGATTATTCAACTGTTCTTCCATATTCGTAATCGTTGATGCAGCTGGTGTAGGTATTACGCGTGTAATATTATTCATTAAAGACGTGTTCTTAATATCATTATAGCCACTGAGTATGAACCCTTTATACGTCATAAATACGTATATAATATAAATACAAGAAGCAACAAGAGGTGTATAAACAAGTGTATTTATCATCATTGAAGTTGTTTGACTTTTTGTCACATCTTGTGGCAAATTTGATCTTGTTACAATATACATTGAAGATAATATGATGAAAAAGAATGACACGCATAATAATGTAATTTTATTTTTGTCAAATGTATGATATATTAACATAAATATGAAGAAAATACCGTATATAATTGAAGCATATAAAATAGAATATATTGGCATTTGTATATTTTGAATTATGTTACTTTGATTCGTTAAGACAAACTTTGAACTTTTCGGTAAAAAAGCATTACATGCCAATGTAAAAATAATTAAAAAGATGGGCAACGCAAATGACCAAAGACTTGCAGCCTTACCTGATTTATCATTAAGCGCATAATATATTTGCTTTATTAAGAGATATACGAAAAATATTGTAATTAATGATGATATCGTCACATATGTCGTTGAAAATAATACCACAATAAAACTGATTAAAATAATGAAATATAAAATAGTTATTATCACAGGATTACCAAAATAATTACCGAGATTTTTATAATCAATTGCGTTCAATATATTTTTTGTTTCAGAATCCTTTGGCGGGGGTTTATTTGCTCCTGTTGCTGCCGCTTCCATTAATAGTATATATTATATAAATATTATGATTTACATATTCTCACTAGCAGTTTTTTCTCCATGACAATTCCTACATAGTGCCACCAAATTCTCCACATTATTTCCACCACCATATTCTAATCTTACACGATGATCTATTTCGAAAGTATGGTTCAACTGTTGATGACATTCACCGCATTTCCAATGTTGTTGCGACGCTACATATTTCTTCTTTGTTTCAGATACTGATCTCTTAGTAGCACTGCCACCACTACCATTGAAACCTTTTGTAGGTGATTGTGAATTATTGTTCATTCCCATCATAAATCCACTATTATCTTTGGGAGATGTGAAATCAATAATAGGAGAAATAAAATTCATCGTCTGTTTATCTATCGGCATATATTTTATCATATTATTCGCATAAAGAAGTATCTTCTTTGATTGCATGGGATCCCGTTTGATTAACAGATAAATCGATATGCCTATAATGGCAATTATACCCATTGTGAAATATTTCTTATATGAATAGATCTTCTTTAAAATATTTCCATCATAATATACATTATAAATGAAGACAGCGGTAATGGCAATAATAATAATTTCAAGTCTCATATAATAACTGATATATTTACCCTCGTATATTTCTTTGAATATTTGTTTCAAAGAAATATTATAATATATATATATGTTTACGAAACTATTTTTGGAAACGACAAATCCAAAAACGTCATGGATTGCCTTTATGAAGTTAATACCAATCATCTGTCTATCTATATTAGTTAACATAACAATTTATACAATCTTCTTGAATCTCGCAAGTTATGTATTTGTAAATAAATTTTTTAGTAAAAATATTAACATGCGTTTTGTTGGAGTCTTAATTATTATCATGATTTTAGGTTATATAGGCCGATTCTTACATGCCAAAGAAGCGTATAAGATGTTTCAGTATAAAGAAAGTAAAACGGCAGAATATATGAACACTCATTATAATAGTTGGGTTTTTCTTGGTTAAATTGAATTTATTATAATTTACCTGATCGACGACTTTCTCTCTTTTTGCGCGTAAGCATTTTTCGACGAAGAATCTTTATTTTACTACGTATTTTCAGAGACTGTATTTGTCGCTGTTTTAATTTTTGTAATAATACCGGTTCTCTGCTTAAGCGTTGTAACTTTTTATTCAATGATAATAACACCTTCTTTAATTCATCAATATTGATTGGAGAACTGCTATATTTTAATAATATATTTATCATATCTTTCAAACTGGTATGTATTATTTTTCGATAAAATGAAGTTTTTTGAGATGGCTGAATTAATTCGTATTGCATTATTTGTTCTGTTAATGGAAGAAATGTCATGACAAATCCCCATATATCAACATTTTTAATATATACTTCATTTAAGTATCCTAAAACATCAAATTTTTCATTTTTCGTATATTTTATTAAAATATTACAGAGATAATCGATAATATATCCAATATGTTTTATATTTACATTTTGTTGTATAATATCTATTTTACCATGTAATTTTTCTATTGTTGTTGTAAATTCAGGTGTTCCATACATTTTACTGAAAATAGATTTAAAATTTGATAAATGCCCAGAACCACGATATTCAATATGTGTTTTAACAAATTCTTGTAAAAAATCACGAATATCTTTGTGAGTTCGTTTGTTGGTTATAAGAAATAATTCATACATTTCTTTGAAAATTGTAGAAAATAATATACATGAAAATGGAACATTGAACTGAAATGGACGGTCTCTATATGCATCGGGTATAAATTTCCAATCATCTGTGAATCCATAATTTGTTTCGACAGATACATTTTGTTTACCAGGAAAATAAATAGTAGAGAGACCCCAATCTATTAGTCTAAAACGTAAATGTCCATTTTCATTATTGACTAATATATTATTTGCTTTCAAGTCCGAGTGATATATTCCTTTCTTGTTCATTGGTAATATGGCATTATCGAGCAAATCAATCATTTTATTGTTGAATTCTATGATACGCGCAGAATCATATAGATTTTTGCTGATATAGCAGTCTAGATCTATTCCACCATATGGCATGTTTAATGTCAATAATTTGCTCAAATGATCGTTTATATTGTCTTTTGTAATTCCCTTTTTCTTTAACGAAGAACAATTCACTGTATCGTAATCTTTCAAATCAGATTTAGTAAGTTTAACAGGACGGCAAATCGTAAACTGTGAAATAATAAAGTAGTTTTTATAATTCGGTATCGTCTTTAAAATAGGAATGAACTTGATTATTTCATCGTATTCATCGAGTCCATGTTGTAATCGCATTATTTTAGAAATACCTGTCTTGTCATATATATTGGTATTTCCAATTATATGCAGTGGATCACATTTTATTTGCGGTTTAAAAATACAACCAAATCCACCTGATTCGATAACTGTTCCACCATGTTTCATTATAATATACCAACATATTAATATTATTTTCAACCTTTCTCAAAAAGAGGACTTATAATGTATATAATATATCACAAATCCTAATAAAACAATTAAAAAAATATATACAATATGCCTACGTAATTTATTGAATTCTATTAATTTGACATTTTTTGATTTATAATGTTCATAATATTGGACGTAAAACTCTTCCAATGATATTTTTGGTTTCTCCAATTTTTGATTTACTTTATTATGTATAAAGTGTGTCCACCTAATAAATGAATCTCTATTATCTAAATAAGGAGTTACTGGATATTTATCTAATAATTTGGAAACATACTTTGAGATATTTTCAACAGGAATAAAAAGAGGCAAATTATGAATAAATTCGTAGTATTTTTTTCTGGTAATTGTGTTTGGGTAAAGAGGATATGATACCGCAATTGTATGTAAGAAAAACCAAAAATGTGGACCCCATATCGCAGGATCTAATGTGGATGTAAATGATTGATTTATATATTTAGGCATAATATAATACGAAACACATTAAACTCTTAACAAAAACGATTCGCACCGAATGCTACTATTATTTATGACAAATTAATTATAAAAGAATTTAAAAACTAAAAGATGATTATTTAAGTCATATAATGAATAAAACGATTTTGTGTAATAATTGTTCAAAAACCGGGCATTTATTACATCAATGTAAATTGCCTATTATCAGTTGTGGTATCATTTTAACTCAGGTTGTGAAAGGGGAAATATACTATCTCATGATTCGACGAAAAGACAGTTTCGGGTATATTGACTTTATACGCGGCAAATATAACGTGAATAATATATATCATCTTCAAAAAAAAATTAACGAAATGTCTCTCTTGGAAAAAGACAATTTATTGACACAATCATTTGAAGATTTATGGAGAAAAATGTGGGGAAGAGTTACTGTAAATCCGTTATATAAGAATGAAGCAAATAATTCAAATATCAAGTATGAATTATTAATGAATGGAATTGATTATAATGACCGAACATATTTTCTAAAAGATTTGATTGATGAAAGCACAACTCATTGGAAAGAGACAGAATGGGAGTTTCCAAAAGGGCGCAAAAATTATCAGGAAAAAGATGTAGATTGTGCGTTGAGAGAGTGTAATGAAGAAACTGGTATCGACATCGAAAAAATACAATTGATAGATAATATTATACCATATGAAGAACTGTTTATAGGATCAAATCATAAATTTTATAAGCATAAGTATTTTATTGCTGTGTATAAACCAGATACCGACAATATCAATGATTTGTCGACTGGGTCTTTACAGTTTCAACAAGCAGAAGTTAGTAAATTAGAATGGAAAACATATGATGAATGTATGGAATCTATTAGACCATATCATTTAGAGAAAAAAACAGTCTTACGCAAGGTTCATGAGACAATGCATGCGATATTGTTATATGCGTAGTTCGTTTTTAGTGTGTGATAATTATAATTATATTTTATAATATAATTATAAATGGATATAACTGCTCTGAAGAAACCACGAAAACCTAGAACAAAGAAGATTATTCCTGTATTAGAAGATGAAAATGGCGAACCTATTATTGTTGCTCCAAAACCACGTAAACCTAGAACAAAGAAGATTATTCCTGTATTAGAAGATGAAAATGGTGAACCTATTATTATTCAAAAAAACCCACGAAAACCTAGAACAAAGAAGATTATTCCTGTATTAGAGAAAACGCCTTCTCCTATTCTTTCTCTGAATCCTTCTCTGAATCCTTCTCCTATTGCTCCAGCTGTTTCTCTGATTTCTCTGATTCCAGAGAAAATTATTATTCAAAATGATATCAATGAAAGAATTATAGAACCTCCTCTTTTGTTTACTGATATTTCTACAGAAGAAGTAACTCCTCTTGAAACATCATGTAAAGAATCAAAAAATAAATACAGTAAGTCTTGTAATGATTTTTTAATTCAAAAAGAAATAAAAGAGAGAGAAGAATCAGTAACACAACCACCAGATGATTTTCTGTATCCAACATTAAATGATAAGAACTTTAATGCTAAAATCGCGGAGAAAAAAGAATTCCAAGAAACCAAATATGATGGTTCTTTACATGAAATTGTTGAAAGTCAAGAAAAAAATGAAGAAAACTTTGATGAATTCGCAAATAAAATCATCAATGCGGATTTTGAATTGGCACCTCATCAACATTTTGTCCGAAATTATCTCTCTTTTCAAACACCATATAACAGTTTACTATTATTTCATGGATTAGGAAGTGGAAAAACATTAACTGCAATTGGTATTGCAGAAGAAATGAGAGAATATTTAAAAAGGATCGGTGTTAAAAAGAAGATTATCATTGTTGCTTCTTCAAATGTTGTTGATAATTTTAAACTTCAATTATTCGATGAGGCAAAAATGAGTAAGACTCAACCATGGACAATGAATAATATAATAGGGAATCAGTTAATCAATGAAGTCAATCCTACAAATATTCGAGTCAGTCGTGCCACGATTGTGAAAGAAGTAAATAGATTAATTAAGAAAAATTATAAGTTTTATGGATATGTCAAATTTGCACACAGAATAAATGAAGTGATTGGAGATGATATGACAGATATTTCTGTATATAATTTACGCAGAGAGTTTAACAATAGTTTGATTATTATTGATGAAATACAGAACATGAAAAATATAACAGATAGTAAAAATGGAAAAGATAAGATTGCATCCAAGGCATTTCAAAAATTAGTTAAGAATGCGAATAATCTTAGATTACTTTTTTTAACGGCAACTCCAATGTTTAATAGTTGTAAAGAATTGGTATGGATTTTAAACATGATGAATATGAATGATCGACGATCAATTATTCGAAGTAGTGATGTCTTTGATAATAATGACGATTTAATTGATGAAGACCTATTGACCCAAAAAGCGACAGGATATGTATCATATGTTAGGGGTGAAAATCCTTATACATTTCCATTTCGAGTATATCCTAGTTTATTCTCTCCTGAACATACTTATCCTAGATATTTGTTTCCTACTATGAAGATGAATGGAAATCCAATACCTGCCGAAAATATAGAACATGCATTCAGTTTATATTTGACGGAGATCGGTTCTTATCAAAATGAAGTATATAATTACATATTACAAAATTATATACAGAATAAAAATTTAGAAGAGATGGAATCATTTGGATATACTATTTTACAACCTTTGATACAAACACTTATTATCGCATATCCTGGATTAGAGAGAATAAATACTGAAATATCTTCTGCTATGCCATCCTCTATTTCTTCTGCTATGCCATCCTCTATTTCTTCTGCTGCACCATCCTCTATTTCTTCTGCTGCACCATCCTCTATTTCTTCTGTTGTATCTTCAATTATCTCTTCTATTGTTCCTTCGACTGAAGCATCTCCTGCTATTTCTTCTCCTTCTCCTGTTATTCCTTCGTCTAACTCTTCTCTCGAAGAAGCTAATGAAAATATACCCGCAGAAGAAGAAGAAGAAGAAGAAGAAGAAGAAGAATCTGACCAGAATACAGCCAATTCTGATGAAATGGGAGGGGGTGCTCCCGCAAAGGGGGTGAATTCGCCAGCAGAAGATGAAGAATTATTATCAGATTTGGACGCTGATGTAAACACGGAAGATTCTGAACTAAACGAACAATTATATGGCAATGTAAGAATATCAGAATTATATGGTCATAAAGGTCTCTCTACAGTAATGTCATTCAATAAAAATTTAAATTACGAATATAAAGCAGGTTATGGTGCATTCTTTGATCAAGATAATATCGGCAAGTATAGTTCAAAGATAAAAAGCATTTGTGATACGATACATAACAAACAAACAGGTATTATCTCAGAGGGTATTATACTCATTTATTCTCAATACTTATATGGTGGACTTATACCAATGGCATTAGCATTAGAAGAAATGGGATTTACAAGATACGGTTCAAACTCACTATTTAAAACACCTCCTACTGCAGCAGTAGATGTGAGAACAATGGAATCAACAAAAAGACCGGATTTTAAACCAGCAAAATATATCATGATTACTGGCGATAGTCATTTATCTCCTAATAATGACGGAGATGTCAAAGCAATCACAAATATTGATAATATCTTCGATGAAGTGAAAAATATAGATATTTCTGGAGAGAAAATCAAAGTGGTATTAATCTCTCAATCAGGATCAGAAGGTATTGACTTTAAAGCAATACGTCAAGTTCATATATTAGAACCATGGTATAATATGAATCGAATTGAACAAGTCGTTGGTCGTGCTGTCCGTAATTTGAGTCATAAATGGTTGCCTTTAAAGAAAAGAAACGTACAAATATTTTTACATGGAACAGTTCTATCAGAGAAAGATAAAAATACAGAAACGGCAGATGTATATATATATCGAGTTGCAGAATTTAAAGCAAAACAAATCGGTGTCGTAACCAGATTATTGAAGAAAACCGCAGTTGATTGTATTCTCAATCATGACCAGACTAACTTCTCTCAACAAAAGATCAATACTACTTTGGATATTATTCTCTCTACTCAACCAAAAGTAACAATTCCATTTCAAGTTGGTGATAGTCCATATAGTATGACTTGCGATTATATGGAAGATTGTGATTATCAATGTAGTTCTGTTACACCGACGAATACGAATGAATATACATATGGAGAAGCATTTGCAAACGCAAACATCGATACTATTATTAATCGCATCAAAGGACTATTTAAAGAACGATTTTTCTACAAAAAACTGGATTTAATAAAAAGAATCAATCCACACAATAGATATTCTATTATTCAAATATATGCTGCGTTAACACATGTGGTTGATGACAGAAATATATTCATTAAAGATAAATATGAGAGAAATGGACATCTAGTAAATATCGGTGAATATTATCTCTTTCAACCAAATGAATTAGATAACAAGAATATTTCTCTCTATGATAGAAGTGTACCAATCAAGGCTTTACCAGAAAAAATCGATATTATAAGAGATATAACACCTGCTGCCGTTCCTGCTAAAGCAGCAGAACTACTGAAAATACAATCACCTCAAGTAGAACGCGCGAATGTAGATACAAAATATGGCAAATTAGTTAGTTTGATGAAATCCAAATATGATCTGTCAATGGAGATTTTCAATAAAACCGAAAAGGAAATACGTGAAATACCCAAAGTCTATGACGGAGAAGAGGTTTGGATAGAAAAGCACATTATATTAGGTATCGTAATGTATAATTTAAGTAATTATAGTATCTTCATTCGTAGCGCAAGTGACCCCGTTCCAAGAGAGACATTACAACAAATGTTAGTTGAACATATTATTGATGATCTATTACCAGACGAGAAAATACTGTTACTACAATATAGTTTAGATATAGATGAATACGATGATACCGATGATTTTATAAAAATACTCAAATTATACTGCGATAGTCTGCTCATACGCATGTCAGGTGATAAAGGTTCAATCGCATTTGGATATATCAGCTACAAGGCTAAACCTCATTATTATATGTTTCATAAAGATACAAATACTCTTCAGTGGAATCGAACAGAAGTAAATTATAATACTGCCGATTATAGTGATTCGCAACGTATGCTGAAACAAAAAAGTGAAGATTTATCACCCCTCATGGGGAAATTATTTAATTCATTAGTCGGGTTCATTGATATGAAAGATAATAATATAATGGTATTTAAAACAAAGATTACTGAAAAACAACCAGATGTAAAGAGGACACCAACTGGTCGAATATGTAATAAAAGCACGAATAAGACACAAATGACCGAAACATTGAATGAAATTGTCAATAGTAAAATATACCAATTAAGTGATACAACGAAACCTCCATCACAATATTATAATTATTTAGAAGTGACACCTACATATGTCAATTTGAAATATACAAATGAAAGTGAACTATGTTATATATGCGAATTTATACTTCGGTATTATGAAAAAGTAAATAAAGAAAACAAAATATGGTTTTTAAATTATGAATTACAGAACTTTATACAATTTGTAAATATGAAACCAGTTGATTATACGATGAATTTCGTATTTCAACCAGAAACAAAACCTCTCAAAAAAACAGGTAAGAAATAACTAAGAAATATTATATATATATCGATTGAATGAATATGTAGAGACTGGATTACTATAATAAAATAAAATTGAATATAAATAAATATAATAATGAATAATATAATGAAAACAATGCAAACGCAACAAATGAAATCCAAATTTAATAGCAGAAGACAAAAGAAAGGAGTTGTCGATTCCGCAATATATGCTCCATCGATGATTACTCGAAGTATTAGTATTTCTATCATTTCGATCGGACAAAATCTTGATGAAACAATACGACAAAAAATACAAGATGATTATGAAGGAAAATGTGTGGTTGAAGGATTCATCAAACCAGGATCTTCCAAAATAATCAGTTATTCCAGTGGAACAGTTAGAGGCGGAAATATCATATTCGAAGTTCTATTTGAATGCGAAACAAGTTTACCAGTGGAAGGAATGAAAATTACTTGTATTGCTGTGAATATTACAAAAGCTGGAATTCGTGGAGATATAGCAAATATTAAACCTTCTCCGGCAATTGTATTTATTACAAGAGACCATCACTATAATGTCGATTACTTTAATACTATCAAGGAAGGTGATATCTTTGTAGCAATCGTTATCGGACAACGATTTGAATTGAATGATCGATTCGTCTCTATTATCGCAAAATTAGAGACTTCCGATGAATATAAGCGAACAATGAAATATCAACAACGTAAACAAATAACCGCACCTATACAAAATACTGTAAAAGCAAAGTCTTATTATGATCTCGAAGAGTCGCCACAAGCAGAAGATGTTGCCGAAGAGAATTATTTAGAAGGTATCTCACAACTTCCACCACCACCAATGCGAAAGAAGAAAGGTGACAAGGAGAAAAAGGAAGAATATCCCACAGAAGTAGAACAGATTATTAGTAAAAAACCCAAAATAGATATGGAAGAAGAAGAACTTGTAATTCCTCCAGAATATGAAAATTCGGATGAAGATGAGGAAGAAGATGCCGATGCCGAAGATGATGAAGATGCATATATTGGTGTTGATGCTGAACCACAAAAGAAGGCGAGATTCGAAGACTCAGATGAGGACTAAATCAAGAAAATTAAAAATGATCACTCGATTCATTTAGTAAATTATGTAATAATGTTTCTTTGTTACTATTATTGACATCACCAGTTAAAATAGCAGATTCATATATTTTTCTTAATAAATCGGTTGGAGTATGATTGCCGATTTTAATAAGACCTTTATTTCTCAAATACTTTTTAATATCATTAACATGATGAGTCTTTAATTCTTTATGTGAATCAATTACTTTTTTTCTAGTTTGTATGTTTTTAATCAATACTCCAACTTTTCTATATATTTTTGACTTTCCAAGAGTATATTTTCTTCGAATTGTCTTTTTAATATAAACCGGACTATCATCTTCTATCTGTTTTGGTTCTTCTATTTCATTCTCTTTAAAACGACTTTTTAACTCATTCAGCTTTTTCTCTCTTTCAAGCAAAACAGAAGAATTATCATTTGGTTGTTGTTTATATATATCATTCTTATGTGTCATCCAAGAACGATAAGTAGGTTTACTTCCATTCTTTAAACAACCATATGGAACATCTGTTGGTCTTTCATATTTTAATATAATATCTTGTTGTTGCGGTTGTTGTTGATATTGTGAAACATCATCATCTTCTTCCATTGTTGACATTGATATTGATGTTGCTGGTATAACGTTTTCCAATTGCATATGTGTATTTTTAAAATCATCATGTAACTCAATATCAACCATTTGAACATTTGGTGCAGTCGATGTTTGTATTTTTTGAAAAATTGGAATACTTGTTGGTATACCCTTTGACTCAATATTTGATTCTTTCTCTGATTTCTCTGATAAAGAAGAAAGATAATTCATTGACATTATAAATTCATCGTCGTCGTCTTTTGATTCATCTGTTTTTTCATGAACTATGACATTTTTACTAACACTACTTCGTGGAGGTTCTGTCTGTTCTAACCTCTTCTTATGATCCTTGATTCTCTCTATTAATTGCCTTTTTAATAGATTTGGAGTAATTGGTTTCTCGATTTTCTTTCTCTCTCTATTACTTCTCGTTCGTGACTTGGATGAACCTTGAAGTTTAAATAAATCTGGATTAATCTGTATCGTCTTTTTATTGGAACTCATTATAATAGAGAATTAGTATTATAATGAATTCTTTACTCGCATTCTATTCGCTTTATTGTTTACTAAAAAAAACATTTATTAAGATAAAGACGAAACGATTTAAAAATAAATTGAAATAATTAATAACTAAATTATGTTATCTACTCAAACCATAAAATCAACAATGACAACAATCAATGAAAATACATCAAATGCTAAATCTGTCGAAGAGAATGACGACATATTTGCAGCAGAATATATTGAAACCCCTTGGGATATTATCGAAAGTTACTTCAAAGGGCAACATTTGGAGAGACTGGTTCGACATCAAATCGAATCATACAATCACTTCATTGAATACCAATTGATGAAAACAATCGAAATGTTCAATCCAATTAATATCAAGTCTGAACAAGATCTTGATATTGCATCGGGCAAACATAGATTGGAATTATTTGTCACTTTTGAAAACTTCAATCTGTATCGTCCACAGATTCATGAAAATAATGGAGCAACTAAACTGATGTTCCCTCAAGAAGTCAGGCTTCGCAATTTCACGTATGCTTCTGTCATGACGATTGATATTAAAATACATTTCGTTGTTCGAAACGGCGAAAATCTGGAGAATGTTCAAAACTTTTACAAAACTCTCCCAAAAATACATATTGGAAAAATGCCAATCATGCTTAAATCAAACATATGCGTATTATCTCAATACAAACATGTTGATCCTAAAAGCATTGGTGAATGTAAATATGACACTGGAGGATATTTCATCATTAACGGATCAGAGAAAACTGTATTGGGACAAGAAAGAGCAGCAGAAAACAAAATATATATTTATAATGTTAGTAAAAATAACACTAAATATACATGGAGTGCGGAAATCAAGTCAATCCCCGACTTCAAATGTATCTCTCCTAAACAACTGAACCTCTTCGTTTCGTCAAAGAATAATGGTCTTGGATTTCCCATTGTTGTTCAGTTGCCTCGAGTGAAACAACCTATCCCACTATTCGTTCTGTTTCGTGCGCTTGGTATCATTCCTGACATGGAAATTTGTCAATATATTATATTGGATATTGACAACATTGAATATAAAGATCTATTACAAGGTCTTGTTGCGTCAATCATTGATGCAAATACCTGCTTAACACAGGAAGATGCTATCAAATATATTACTGGATACGTTATGTATACCCCCATTAATATGGATAGAGAAACTGGACAACGCAAGAAATTGGAATTTGCAAATGATATTCTGTCAAATGATTTATTCCCTCATTGTGCTACTCTGTCACAGAAAATATTCTTCTTGGGATACATGACAAATCGCATATTACAAGCCAAATTTGATTGGATCAAACCTAGTGATCGTGATTCATATTTGAATAAACGCATTGATCTTACTGGTTCTCTGTTGAACAACCTATTTCGCAATTACTTCAATAAGCTTGTGAAAGATATGGAGAAACAGATTATCAAAGAAATCAATAATGGTTCTTGGAAATCGACTGAACAATATATGAACATTGTCAATATGACAAATATTTATAAGATCATCAAATCAACAACGATTGAGAATGGATTGAAAAAGGCATTGTCCACCGGCGACTTTGGAATCAAACAAATCAATAGTAACAAAGTTGGTGTTGCACAAGTTCTAAATCGATTGACTTATGTCAGCAGTTTGAGTCACATGCGTCGTATTTCTACCCCGACAGATAAAAGTGGCAAACTGATTCCTCCTCGTAAGTTACATAATACTTCTTGGGGTTATCTATGTCCTGCTGAGACACCAGAAGGTCAATCTGTTGGTGTTGTCAAGAATCTTGCATATATGGCGCATATCACAATTGCTTCCAACTCGGAGCCAATATATCAATGCGTATTGGAGAACGTCATTGAATTGTCAACTTGTACTCCTTTACAAACATTTGGAAAAGTCAAAGTATTGATTAACGGATGTTGGATCGGTATCGTTGAAGATCCAGTTGCATTGTATAATATGTTGAAACTCAAAAAACAAGAAGGTTCACTGAATATATATGTTTCTATCATATTCGACTATAAGACTGCTGAGATTCGCATTTGTAATGACGCAGGACGATTGACTCGCCCATTGCTACGAGTCAACAATAATCATCTCATTATGAAAAAATCAGTTATTCCTCAACTTCGAAGGTGTGATGTTAAATGGAATGACCTGTTGACGAATTGTGTTCTTCCTGAAGCCATTATTGAGTATATTGATCCAGAAGAACAATCATACTGTTTGATTTCAATGACACCAGCCGACTTGGAGAAACAATGGGTTCATCGCCCAATAAACACTGAAATTTATAGGTTCACTCATTGTGAGATTCATCCTAGCACAATCTTCGGTATTCTCGCATCTTGTATTCCTTTCCCTGAACATAATCAGTCTCCCAGAAATACATATCAATGTGCTCAAGCAAAACAAGCAATCGGTGTTTATGTTACAAACTATGAAAACCGAATGGATAAGACATCCTATGTTCTTACCTATCCAGCTCGTCCTTTAGTGGATACTCGTATTATGGATATGATTCACATCAACGATATTCCTTCTGGGTATAATGTTGTGGTTGCAATCATGACACATACTGGATATAATCAAGAAGATTCTCTTCTGTTCAACAAAGGATCAATCGATCGAGGACTGTTTCAAGCAACCATTTATCATACTGAAAAAGATGAAGACAAACAGAAAGTCAATGGTGATGAAGAAATTCGTTGTAAACCAGACCCAACAAAGACAAAGGGTATGAAGTTTGCGAATTATAACAAAGTCAACAGCAAAGGTGTTATTCCTGAAAATACATTGGTCGAAAATCGCGATGTGATTATTTCAAAGATTACTCCAATCAAAGAAAATAGAAATGATCCAACCAAGGTCATCAAATTCGAAGATAAGAGTCGCATTTACAGAACAGATGAAGAATTGTATATTGATAAGAATTATATTGATCGCAATGGAGATGGATATAACTTTGCCAAAGTGCGAGTTCGAGCAGTAAGACCTCCTGTGCTTGGTGATAAATTCTCTAGTCGTAGTGGACAGAAAGGAACAATTGGTAATATTATTCCAGAAGAAGATATGCCCTTTACCAAGGATGGAATTCGTCCTGATATTATATTGAATCCTCATGCTATCCCTTCCAGAATGACAATTGCTCAATTGAAGGAGACCATCTTGGCGAAAGTATTGCTATCATTAGGATTATTTGGAGATGGAACAAGTTTCGGTCATCTAGATGTGGATACGATTCGCGATGAATTGTTAAAGGCAAAATATGAAGCAAATGGTAATGAACTTCTGTATAATGGCTTAACAGGAGAACAACACGAATGTAGTATCTTCACTGGTCCAGTATTCTATCAAAGATTGAAACATATGGTTCTTGATAAGCAACACAGTCGTTCAATTGGTCCAATGGTGAACTTGACTAGACAACCTGCTGAAGGTAGATCAAGAGATGGTGGTTTAAGATTTGGTGAGATGGAGAGAGATACAACAGTAGCTCATGGAGCCTCGCGGTTTACAAAAGAAAGGTTGTATGACGTATCAGACAAATATTCAGTTCACGTTTGTAAGAAATGCGGTTTGATTGCATCGTATAACGACGAAGTACATATTCATCATTGTAAGACTTGCGATAACAGAACGGACTTCTCGTATGTTGAAATACCATATGCTTGCAAACTTCTATTCCAAGAATTGATCTCAATGAATGTTGCTCCCAGAATATTGACAGAAAATTAAATAATAATGTGAAAATAGGATAATATAATAATAACATTCTTCTAATAATTTTTTATTTTTCATTTATAAATTGAATTAAAAATAATAATATATTCATTATATTATTATTCAAAGAATGTGTCGTTATCCAGATTGCAAAAAGCGGTCTACTTTCAATAAAAATGGACTTAAAGCATTATATTGTTCAGAACATAAATTGGATGGAATGGTAGATGTAAAAAATAAAACGTGTTTTCATCCAAATTGTAAAACGATACCTAATTTCAATATCGAAGGATTCAAAGCATTATATTGTTCAGAACATAAATTGGATGGAATGATAAATGTAAAAAGTAAAAAGTGTTTTCATCCAAATTGTAAAAAACAACCTGCTTTCAATATCGAAGGGTCACAATTAGGATTATATTGTTCAGAACATAAATTGGATGGAATGATAAATGTAAAAAGTAAAACGTGTTTTCATGAAAATTGTAAAACGATACCTACTTTCAATACAGAAGGGTCACAATTAGGATTATATTGTTCAGAACATAAATTGGATGGAATGATAAATGTAAAAAGTAAAACGTGTCATTATCCAAATTGTAAAACACAACCTACTTTCAATATTGAAGGGTCACAATTAGGATTATATTGTTCAATCCATAAATTGAATGGAATGATAAATGTAAAAAGTAAAACGTGTCAACATGAAAATTGTAAAACGATACCTCATTTTAATTTTGAAGGACTTAAAGCATTATATTGTTCAGAACATAAATTGGATGGAATGATAAATGTGATAAGTAAAACGTGTCAACATGAAAATTGTAAAACGATACCTCATTTCAATACAGAAGGATCACAATTAGGATTATATTGTTCAATACATAAATTAGATGGAATGATAAATGTAAAAAGTAAAAGTTGTATTCATCCAAATTGTAAAACGAGTCCTGTTTTCAATTTTGAAGGACAACAAACGACATTATATTGTTCAATACATAAATTAGATGGAATGATAAATGTAAAAAGTAAAACGTGTCATTATCCAAATTGTAAAACACAACCTACTTTCAATATCGAAGGACTTAAAGCATTGTATTGTTCAGAACATAAATTGAATGGAATGATAGACGTGAAACATCAAATGTGTTTTCATCCAAATTGTAAAACGATACCTAATTTCAATATTGAAGGGTCACAATTAGGATTATATTGTTCAGAACATAAATTGGATGGGATGGTAGATATAAAAAGTAAAAGGTGTCAACATGAAAATTGTAAAACACAACCTCATTTCAATATTGAAGGAGAAATACAGGGATTATATTGTTCAATCCATAAATTGAATGGAATGATAGATATAAAAAATAAAAGGTGTCAACATGAAAATTGTAAAACTGGACCTGGTTTTAATTTTGAAGGACTTAAAGCATTATATTGTTCAAAACATAAATTGGAGGGAATGATAAATATAAAAGATAAATCGTGTCAAAATAATTGGTGTTATACTCTTGTTACAGAAAAATACGATGGTTATTGTCTTTTCTGTTATATCAATATGTTTCCAGATAAACCGGTAACTCGCAATTATAAAACAAAAGAGTTTTCGGTTGTAGAACATGTAAAAACAGAATTTCCAGATTTGTCATGGACAGCAGATAAGACAATAGTAGGAGGCTGTTCAAAGAGACGACCTGATCTATTATTGGATTTAGGTGAACAAATATTAGTTATCGAGATTGACGAAAATCAGCACACTGATTATGATTGTAGTTGTGAAAATAAGCGCATTATGGAAATATCGCAAGATTTGGGACATCGACCAATCGTATTTATTCGTTTCAATCCAGACGACTATAGTAATGAAGGAAAAAATATTACTTCTTGTTGGGGACAGAATAAGCAGGGTATTTGTGTAGTAAAGAAGACAAAGAAGGATGAATGGATCAATCGATTGGATACGTTGTCTGAACAAATACATTATTGGATGGCAAATCACACGGATAAAACAGTTGAAGTAGTCCAATTGTTCTATGATATTCAATAAATGGGGTATAATAATAATATTCTTCTAATATTTTTTTACATTTCATTTATAAACTGAATTAATAATAATAATATAATGATTATATTATTATTCCAACATGTGCCATTATCCAGATTGTAAAAAGCGTTCTTTGTTTGGTTTCGAAGGAGAGAAAACAACATTATACTGTTTTGAACACAAATTGGACGGGATGGTAAATGTAATTATAACAAGTAAAACAAAAAAATACCATTCTGTTGTAAAACATATAAAAACAAGTTTTCCAGATTTGTCATGGATATCTTATAAGATGACAGATTCTCCAAAAAGTCAAATCATTCTAATATTAGATTTAGGTCCCCAAATATTAGTTATTGAAATAGATGAAAAATATCATAATATAAATTGTAATCGTGTTTATGATAATAAACATATTATTGAGATATCACAAGAGTTTGGATATCGACCAATCGTATTCATTCGTTTTAATCCTCACAACTATAGTGATGAAGGAACTAATTTTACTTCTTGTTGGGGAGAGAAATGGATCAACCAGTTAGACTGGTTGTCTAAACAAATAAATTATTGGATAGAAAATCGTACGGATAATTTGATTGAAGAAGTCCAATTATTCTATGATATTTAATTTCTGTAAAAATAACGATATATAATCGTTACAAGAGAGAACAAAACACCTCCCCAAATAGAATCTACTAAAATAACCCAATTTTTCCATTTTGTAAAAATAGAAGCATTTGTCAACTCGTAAATTGCATAGACAGTTAATCCAAGTAAGAAGGCATCGATTGTAGGTTTTCTCTCTTTAATAATGAAATAGTAAATCGCAAAAGTTAAAAATAGATAACAAAGAACAAAATAACTCAAATTAATCTTCATTGGAGTCTGCTGAATAGAACTAATCATATTTTTCATATTTGCTTGAACAAAGAAGAAATAGATTGAGTCTAATGCCAATAAAGAGAGAAAAATGACTGTAAGAGAACCGAGTAACTTTGCGATATTCATAATATTAATAATAAATATTATGAATATTATTATTTAGGATGAAATGAGTTTATTGAACTCAATATCCCAATCTTTTATATAATATTATACTATATATGGCTGGATTAAGCGTAAGTTTACATGGATCAACTGGAATGCCACCTCGAATTTCAATGAGTATGCCTGGTTATTCTCGTCTTGGACGAGGCATGAAAGGGTTTTCTCCTCAATGGAATCAAACAGATGATCATACTTTTATCGATGTAGAACAACAACGTTTTCAGGTTGTTGAAGCATGGAATAATGTATATAAAACACAATTGGCGGCATCTAAACTTCATCGTGTAATTACGCCTTTTAGAGCAGTAACCAACTCGGGAGATGTTCTTTGTCGAAAAAATTACAGTTGCGGAGGACCTTGTCAGACACCTCAATCTCGTCCTGGATTACATGGATTATCAGGCGGGTTTGGAGGAATACAGAGCGCATGCGATAAAACAGCTGTGCCTGCGGCAGCTTGTAATGGCAAATACGTTTACGACAGTTCTGATTATTTAACTTATTTAAAACAAAAAGCAATAGTAAAGACATATAATAATCTCAGTAATGGAGGAGATGAAAATCATTCTACGCAAGTAGCATGGAAAGCAATTCGAAGGTATTAATCTCATTTGAGTGTAAAAGATAATATTTAGTAATACTTATTCTATGATTATATTATAATGTCGAATAACTACGCATCTTATTACACACTAAGTCCATCTTCAATGCAAGGAAATAATTATGTTCAAGCGCAAACGTTTGGACCATTAAGCACATCGCAAACGCCTGGTAACATACAATATCATAGTTATGGTTCTTTACCCGGAAAACATCCTAATCCGCCAAAGTTTTATCCATCAGATGGAGGAGGCGATTATGCGCAATCTAGACTTCAATATGCTCAATGTGATACATCATGGAAACAGCAGGCATTGGCGAGAGAAAAAGAAGTAGCGAGAACAAAACCTTATCGTTTTTTCTCAGCGTCAACACAAAGACAGATACCTGCTGAAACTGGACATATGAATTATATTACACCAATATGTTCTTCAATGCGAACATCAATATTGAAAAGAGGATCAGTTGGTAAGAGTTCATATAAGCAAGGCTTACCTAATGACGCATTGTTAAGTTTTAAGAGTTATGATAAAAGCTTTGTTCGCACTCGTCTTCAAAGAACAAGATCCGCTGGTTGTGTCGCACCGGCAAAGAAAGGTTCTATATATAATAAGTCATGTACAGCAGGAGGAGGTATATGTAATTCAGGGGCAATTGTTGGGCAAGGATATTAATCTATATATAAATTATATATATGAATACTAATTTGAAAACATATATTATTGAATTCTGTGGAACTTTACTGTTGACTTTTGTAATTTTAGCGACTGAAAATTGGTTAGCTGTTGGAGCAACTTTAGCAATTATTGCTTATTTTGGTGGTCCTATATCAGGTGCGGCATACAATCCTGCAGTTGCTTTAGCATTAATGGCATGTAAGAAAATTAGTACAGAGCAAATAGTTCCTTATATAGTATTTGAAACTGCTGGTGCAATAGCTGCATTTTGGTTATACAAAATGATGAAAAAATGATAATATATTATAATTTCTTATTATAATATATGCCTAAGGTGTCTCAGAATCTAGCAGGAAATAATATAAATATGAATGGTGGAAGTTGGGTTGGTGATCTGCTTAGTAGCACATCTAACAAAAACAAAAAATATGAGGAAGTTTACAATGCAGGGAAGGAATTCGAAGAACAGTTAAATAAAACAAAAGAACTATATGTTAAATTCATTAATATTTTTGATTCAGTAAAAATCGATGTTGAAAGAGCAGAATCCGCAAAAAATGAGGTAGACAAATGTAGCGTGATAAGTGCACCACCACAAAAGAATGGTTTTGGTTTCTTTAATTTATTTGGTTCATCGAATACAACTACTCCTGTGGTTGCGCCTATTGTGCCTACATTAGGAAATGAAGAAAAAGAAGAAGAAATAGTTACTAATCAAGATTTGACCAACAAAGTAAATGAACTTACTACATCGAATGAATTATATAAAAATGTTTCTAATGAAAAAACTGAAGAAAATAAGGGTATGCTTGGAATATTTGGAGAACCTGAAAAAGCATCGTCATCGCAAGTAAATGAGATCATTCCAACGCAATCAACGACGGAAGAAGAACCAGTATCAATGCCAGAAGCAGCAATGCCAGAAGCAGCAATACCAGAAGCAGCAATGCCGGAAGCAGCAATACCAGAAGCAGCAATGCCAGAAGCAGCAATGCCAGCAGCAATGCCAGAAGCAACAAATTTAGCAGCAGAAGATTTAGCAGCACCAGCCCCTCCCAACTTTGAAAATTCATTTCCTGAATCGGAACAATCTTTTATCAGAGAAGATGAAGATGAAGATGCAGAGACAGCAGCATTAAATAATGATTTAAAAAAATCCGTACAAGGAGGAAGAAAGTATAAACGTCGTAGAACATATAGATATCGATATTCAAATAAGAAACGACGCACTCGAAATAATGGACATAAATAGAAGTAAATTATATTATTTATAAGATATTTTGTAAAAGATATATAATCCAAGAATAAATATTAGGATAAAATACAACAGTATTATTGGATCAGTTGGATAGTATCGATCTAATGATTGACTGTCTTCATCAAAATACGCATTATTGATATTTGAGAATGCTTCACCACATTTCTTGTTATTAAATGGATTTGTTTTATTATACTTAGAATCTGTAAATTTACAAGGACTGATTTTGTTTACATCACTTTCTGCTACATATTGTGTATCTTGTGAAACATTATTACTAGTATCAGTTACTTGTAATGTTATTTGCATACAAGTAGGGTTTGAGCTACTAGTAAAAGCGTCAAATAGCGCAAATGGATCAAGAACCTCTAAATCTTCCAAAATGCCTATCAATAAACCTTTTGGAGCATTTGAATCACTAGACATATCATTTTGTATAAATGGAATACTTCCATCTGGTATACTATTAATATACATATATCGGTCAACTTGTTCAATACAATTGCCAGACGAATCTTTTGAAATACAGCATTGTCCACCTGTATTTAAAAAATATTGATTACCTAAAGGATGTCCTGTTGCTGATGCACGACTTTGACCTGAAATAAGCAAATCAGAATAAGCCATTAAACCTTTTACGTCTGCTGTAAGACTATTACGATTTCCATCCATACCCATTTTAGAAGGCGAATTAATATATTTCCAATATGGATAATTATCTCCTAATGATAATTTTGGGAAATTTGACATATATTAATAGTTAATATATATTTAGTTCATCAGATACAGTTCGTATTACTTATTTCTTAAGCATTGATATCGGGGATGTTATCACCATTAGTTAGTTCAGTTACCATATCATTGACTTGTGATTGTAGAAGATGTAATTCGCCTGATAAATCTTGAACTACATCAGAGAGAGCATTACATGAATCGACTCTCTCTCTTAAATTAATAATATTCCCTGCATTTTGCTGTGACAATATAAGAGCATTATCGGAGTTAATATCATATTCTTTATATTCTGTACTTGTACTAGTAAGTCCTTCTTTACCATAAAAGTAATATATAGTAATTTGATATGCAAATAAAAAAATAAAAAATAAAATAAGTAATTTGATTAACATATTATATATATACTTTATTATATATATATATAATATGTCTACAAACGTATTTGGTCAAGGAATGGAGTCATATAATAATACAACAGCACAACCATTTACATTAAGCGGAGCAACTACAAAAGGAACTGGTGCATATAGTTATCCAGTTGCAATAACGAGTGGTAATATACGTCCATTAACAAATAAAGATCCAACAAATAATGCTCCACAAAAATACGGTCTTCCAAGACCATTAAAATGGCAATATAGAAAGGGAACATCAACACAACCATATATCACAGTTATAAATCCAGATAAACCGAATGAATATATAGAAGTTAGTCGAGTTTCACATTCATCTAAAATGGATACATTAATTGGTCAAACAATAGATCAACCAGGAAGATTTAGTGTAAAACATAATCCAAAATCAGAGAAAAATGGGACTCTCCAGTTAAATGAAGATTGTCAAAAATGTTATGGTATAGGCTTGGTTGCCAGTTTCTCTCCAGAAAGATATCTGACAAATAATCCTGAACCTTGTGTCACTAACAAAAAGTTTTGCTGTAATCAAGAAGCCAAAGCCAAAAAAATGGTTATTTATGCCAATACAAATTTGCCTCAAAACTATTATAATACACATTATCAATATTTACAGAATAGATGTCAAACATATCAACAAAAGGCCTTTAATTTTCAAGGACCACTTGGTGGTTCTATCGGAAACGCGAAACCAGGAAGTCCACAAGCGATGTCGAATACATATATTGCAAACTGTTATCCAAATGTGGATGAGCTGACATATTCGCAATTAAATATAGTAAACAGAATATATCTATTATTAAAATCTCAACCAGGAATATTCACAGAAAATGATATTGCTACATATAATGCACAAGTGACCGATTCATTATATAAAATGAACATATTTCTCTCTTCAATTGAAGGTGATAAAGAGAGAGCATTAATGATATATTATAATTTCATAGAGAATCCTTATGTTGGAGTTCCAATAAATGGACCTTCTAATCCACGTGGATGTAAAACAGTGATATATAAACCGAGTAATCCTCAATTCGCAGTAGAAGGTGGTGTAAGTAGTAGTACCAGATTATTAAAATTAACGACGGATACGATTAGCACAAATATCGCATCAATACGTAGATTAAGTGGAGCGTCTGTATTATCTAAATCGAGTGGCAATCCTTTTATTTATAAAAATAAGTATACAACTTGTCAGAACTCAAATTCAACATATATGCGTTCTTTTGGAAACCAACGTAATTGTGCAATTGTAAATACAATCGAATATCAACGAGTAAAAGCATTGTCCCAATTGGGGAATATAGGTAACAACGTAAATGGGACAACTGTTTCGGAAACAGGAATGTCTGGTTCTTTCAATTAAATGACAGATCGACCAATTCCATTTCTGCTACGATTGGTTCTATTTTTTGTAAAAATATATTCTTGTCGCTCGTTTTATTATAAGGAATTTTATATTTATCGCACCATATAATACATTTATTTATACTATTCTTTTTGATGCTTTCTAATTTTTCTTTACATAAATTGTTATAAATTGCATTTATTAAGATATCATTATATTCCAACAATTGATGAGCAATTCCTAGATTGGATTCTTCTATTTTATTTATAAAGTGATACGGGATTTCATTTGAAAAGAGAGAACTATTTTTACGATACTCGACTTTTTCGCAATTGGTCCATTTTGTCAGAACATCACTAAAATATAGATGTAATGTTTTTCTTTCTGTTAGAGTTGCTGTGAATTTTTTACAAATAATATATCTTTCATTGCTAAATCCACTAGATGAATAAGGTTTAATAATATATACTTTATTATATAATAATGATAATATATACAGAATATCTATTATTGGTTTATACATGATTTCTCCGATCTTTATAATAGTGCTTCCATGATTTGATTGAAATAATAATATATTTGAGAGAATAGTTAATAGATCTATTGTATATGATTTTATTTCGACAATGTTTGTTTGTAAAAAAGTCATGATATCTATATTTTCTGTTATGGTTTGGCTAAAATGTAGTTTATTGTATTTATTTATATATATAATTGATGACATAATATCATTTATTTCGCTGTCACAGAAGATATTTATACCTTTATACTTATCTATCGCGTATGTATCGAACATAATATTAGAGATTTTCAATAATTCTATAAAAATAAAATATGTAAATGAATATTTATTTGAATGAATGAAATCCTTGTTTCGTAAATATTCATATGGATTGAATTGCTTTTGTAACAATTCGATTGTTGAATTTGTTATATTACAATGTGATAATTCATTATCTATTTCATTCATATAATAATAAACACTATGTGAAATAAATGGTGCGTCGCTAATATCATCTGCTATTGCTTCATATGGTGTTAATGAAAAAAAAATGTGTTTCTTTGGCAATATATAATAACTCATTGTCTGTTATTATATATTATTATTTAAGTTATGTTTACGAATACTACACGCCGCTAATATTAAATCATTAAATACTTATACTTAATTTAATCTTCTATTAATTGTGGTTTTTCTTTTATTTTCTTTGGTTTTGCTTCCTTTGCTGCTTTGGCAGCGAGCTTCTCAGCATCTCTTACTTCTTTGGCTGCTTTGGCTGCGAGCTTCTCAGCATCTCTTGCATCTTTGGCTTGTTTGATCGCGAGTTTCTCAGCATCTCTTGCATCTTTGGCTGCTTTGACCGCGAGTTTCTCAGCATCTTTTGCTTCTTTAGCTGCGAGTTTCTCAGCATCTTTTGCTTCCTTTGCTAGATTCGGTTCTTTTGGCGCCTTTATTGTTTTGTTTTTAGGTTTCTTTGGAGATCCATTTTCACCCAACTTTATAGTTTTTGCCCTTTTCTTCTTTGGTGGTGCAATTAATTCTTCTTCTTCTTCTTCTTCTTTCTCTGACACTTTCTTTAGAGAAGGAGGCTTTGGAGAAGGAAGTCTTGGAGAAGGAAGTCTTGGAGAAGGAAGTCTTGGAGCTTGTTCTTCTTCTTCTTCTTCTTCATCGGAATCAACAAATCTAGCGACAGAAGAAGCAGGTTTCATAGTTGCTACTTCATTTTTTCGTAAAGGTAAAGGTAAAGGTAAAGGTGATGGTGTCCGTGATTTATATTTTTCTGCGGGATAGGATTCTTCGCTTTCTTCTATCTCTCCTTCTTCTTCATCAGAATCTTGTATTCTCGCCTTAGACTTCTTCGGTACTACAACTTCTCCTTCTTCATAATCCTTCAATGTGAGTTGTCCTTGTAGTTGAGTCTTGATTCCACTTTCACTCTCGATATTAAATTCTTGTCCAGTTGCTTTAGATAGAAACTCCTTTGCCGTTTTGACAGCAGTTTTAACCTTCATCGATTTCTTTATTAATCCACCATTATCTTCAATGACTACCTGTTTTAAATCAACATCTCGTATCTTTTGAAATACGAAATAACGATTCAAGAAAGATACCTTCTTTTCTTCTGGTGTCATATATAATGCATCACCAACCATCAAATTCGGGTCTTTTCTCAATTTCATTTCCATTTGTCTATATAATATCTCAAATAGACCAGAACCTTCAGGTAAGCCGAGTTTATTCGCTTCTTGGCCAGTAATCAATTTAAATCCATATAATTCCATGAGTTTATTTAAATAATCAAAATTTACTAAATATTCAGAGAAATAGTTGCCAATCGATTCTTGAAATACACTAATCTCATAACCCAAAGAAGATGAATCATTTCTAAATTCTGCCTCTTTGTATTTCTTCATAATTTCCCATATTTTCTTTCCACGAATCGTTTCTTTGACAAATGAACCATTTTGAACATTTCTCAGCATATTAAATATTGATTTTCCATCATAACAAGTCCCGATAAAATATCCACCTTTTTTAGTGCATTGAGCAACATTGATCAAGAAGTTCGTCAAGGTCGTTATGTTTTCAAAGAAGTAATGTATAGCAAATTGACACGAAGATACATTGAATCCATCTTTGCCTTTATCATATTGTTCTACTACATATTGACCAACTGTTTCAGATTCTTCTCTGGAACACTCACCGAAAACAGTTTGCATAATGATTTTACCTGTTTCTGTGCTCAATGCCTGACCATCACGAATATTCTTCGTAGAATCACCTTGAATAAATAGTGCATCAGGAATACGTCGATTTGTGTTATTTGAAAATTGATTATTTAAGTAACGAGCGCATGCGCCATCTAATCGATTCACTATATTATCATTGCTCTTATCTATACCGAAGACAAAACTCAGGTTTGCATCGATCCATTTGGATAAATCTCCTGCTTTACCACAGGCATAATCTATCAACGTATCGTCTCTCTTCGAAACACTTTCTATTAACAACTTCTTGACATATTTATTATGAAAATCTCGCAAATATGCAGTTGATGTCGCAGTTGTCTCTCTATTATAATATTTATCTTGATCTTCTAAAGAAGATGTTGGAATACTATATCCTGTTGTGATCATATAATCCGTAATAGGGTTATGAATTGATTTCCAATTATTATTCGCAACATGAAATGCATTACCGAATTCATTCTCTCCTTGATTATGTCTTGCCGTCTTATCATATCGAACTCTTAAGGGAACCCATTTCCATTTTGGTTCATTATTTGTGACATATGCAAATTCAACAATCATATCATCTTGAAAGGAGTCGCCTTCTTCTGTCATCATGAGTCCAGCAGCATTCAATTCGATATTACATATTCCAGCATTAAAGTCGGGTGGATCCGTAGGCTGAAATTGAACAGGTTTGTAATTCGAACGATTGCCAGATTGTTGTGGGTTGATCAACTTCATGTCTTTAAATTCTCCAGAATATACCATATTACATGGATCGATGTATCCGTGTAGATGATTAAACGGGTCATAACCAACACATAACCGCAGAGTCTTGTATTCTTTTATTTGTGTCATACTTGTAGTATTTAATCCATCTCCCAAATAATTTTGAATAGCATCTTCTGTGTTCTGTGCATTTTTGATTGTCCTTACCAGAAAATCAATTGTGTTATATTTGGGAGGTTTCCATTTGAATGAATAATCCCATGTCTTCTTCTTTGACTTGTCCGTAGGACTAAACCCAACACCTAAATACTTGGGTGTAAATATGATACCATCAGTGTTATATACGAAGGAGTCACCAATTTCATTTAAAATGTGATAACAAGCAGTAAAGATTTTCATATTATTCGGCACTGTTTCCGGGTCGATTGTTGGATTAACATCGTAAAATTGCTTTCTTTTAATTGTAATCGGTAACGACATTTTTGTTCTTATGACGGATTTCAATTGTTCATTCATAAGATTGACACATTCCGTCAATAAATCATCTCTCGAGTATTTTTGTGGATCTTTTTCAAAGAGTGGCATTTCACGTGTATCTTTGCCTTTATAGAAGTAAATATCAAATGGTGTATATAAATGAATGCTTTGATTTGATTTGTCTTTTAATATATTCTCTCCGTCTAAGAGACTCAAATGAACAGTCGCATCTTCGACATATACTCCCGTAAATATAATATTCATATTTGAATTGATGAGATATACTTTACCATTATGTATATTACTTGTTGGTCTTTTCGGTTTCCTCCTTCCCTCGCCACTATCAATACCTTCTTCTTTGTCTTGTCTTTCATCATTTTCATCTTTATTTCCCATGATAAATAGCAGCGCTCTATCACCATCTGCCTTTTCTGTTGCGACATAATCATATCGAATGTTTGGTATATTTCGATTACTTGAGACCATAATATTGATCATCTGTAAAGTATTTGAAGAAGGTCCAATGAAATTGCGAGAATTAATTCGCCGTTTATAATCAGTAGGTTGTCTCGTGAGTTTCATATATTCATTCAATACCATCTTCTGTTCAGTATACGATATTGGATAACTCGTTTCTTGTAGTCCCATGAGAACATATTTCACAACTTTTTTAATATTATCAATGAGACTTTTCGCTGTATTATCTTTTGCCAAATCATTATCTACTTCCAATTCAATTTCATATCTTTCTCTCTGATTAAACAAATCTGCCGTTTTCAAAGAATAAAATTGTTTTCCTTTTGGTCCATTGCCGCCACCAGATTGTTTGACTATACTCATATCAACAATGATAGGTAAATCTGCGTGTTTAAAAGTGACACGATTCATATAACGAAACATTTTGCCACTTTTATTCCAATTTTCAATGATACCAACGGTTGATGTTGGCGAAAATACTTTTTCAACAGAATATGCATATTTCAAGTTATAGTCGTAATTCATGACCATTGCTTTCTGTCTTTTTTGTTCAAATCGAACAACGCCATTATATTCTGTCGTAATACGTTGAATACTTTCGTGAATACAATAATCTTGTATTGCTTTGAAATCATTGATTTCTGCTCGATAATAAGAGTCAAATTGATCAGTGACATTAATTCGCAACAAGTCTACGCCTTTTATATTTGTCGTTTTAAATCCCAACGACAACAATTTTTTTACGACATTATCAAAGTTCATTTTTGTAATGAATGGATATCCTCCAATGCGAACCTCAAGTTCTGGATGATCTCTTATTTCTTTAATATCTGACAAATAAGTTTGGACACAATCAACCAATTGTGCATCCATTGATTTTTCTTCTGTAGGAGATCCCCTCGGTCCTCTTTGACTGGGTTCAAATTTTGATTGAGTATCTCTCTTTTGTGTTTTCATCCTTTGTTATATATACTTTATATTATTTAATATTATATTCAATTTTATTAGAATAATTATAATACGTTCTGTGTATTATAATTATAAATACAACTTTAAAAGTTGAGTCAAAAAGAAAGAGGAGTTTATCAAAAATTGAAAGGTTGGACCTATAAATTTTCAGTCCATGATGTGGGTGAATGTTTGGTTCCACCATCATATTCTACGGCCAACCCTTCTTCCAACATCCATTTATTTACACACAATTCGTCTAAAAATACGTTCGCCAAAATCCGCCCATATTTTTCAGTGGAAACATTTTGAAGCGTAACTGTTTTATGTAGAATTAATTCAGACAATCGATCTCTTGATTGTTTTGCATGATCTTTTTCATTAGGATTCTTGCTTTTTATTTCGGCACAATCAATGCCCAATAATCTCACAGGAAATCGATACAATGGACTATTTTTAAAAGGCATTACATTTGCGATTGTAATAGTATCACCATCATATACTTTGATTACTTCTCCTTCTGTAATAGGAGGAACAAATTCGATGGTATCTTTCCATTGAATAGGTTGTGTTGGGACGATTTTATTTGACATGGATTACCTATATAATGTAGTTGTCTTTATACAGAACTATAATTAATTTACATACGATCCATGAGCATTTCATACATTTCCGGTTTGGTTTTACCCTTGGAATCAACATGATTTATTCGACATATCTGCGTTAAATCTGCAACCTTGTATGATGAAACTGCTTTAAGTGGTTTATCGATTGTTTCCCATAAATAGAAAATAGTAGGATCTCGATATTTTGTTTTCTCTTCTATTGTTGCATCGGAGTCATATGCATATTTATATAATCCATGCGAATTTTGATGGGGTGGATCATATTGATGAACAACATGATATATTTCTTCTGGATGTCCTCCATGAATTTGGAAACACTTGCGGCGATGAATGAAGAGAATATTTAATTGATGAGTATAACATAATGCAATAAATGTCTTCATTCCAATTCTCTCTTTATTAGCTAAATCATTTTCGATATCTTCTTTCACTTTGATAATTTTATACTTCTTTAAAATAGCCTTGTTATTTTCTTTTCTGAGAAACTCAATCAATCGAAACTTTTCTCTCTTTTCATTTTCAAAAGAATTGTTTCCTGGATATTCATATTCAGAGAAACCATTGACAATAATATAAAAACACCAAAATAGATGATCCTTCTTTCTAGGAACTGTTGGGCGATCTCGTTTATTAATCTTCTTCTGTGGAACAATTAATCTTTCAACCTTTAAAACAGGTTGAACCAAAGGACATTGTAATTGTGGTATTTTCTCAACTTTTTCAAAGAAAACAACATCAGGTCTCTGACAAATTGGTTTTTCAAAGAAAACAACATCAGGTCTCTGACAAATTGGTTTTTCAAAGAAAACAACATCGGGTCTCTGACAAATTGGTTTTTCAAATTTGTCGTCATCATCTGTATCGCTGTCATAAATCTGAATAGATTTCGGCAGCATTATTTTCGTTTGTAGTGTCGACGGCTTTGCCGCTGTATACGAATCCATTATTTTTTTCGTAAAAAATAATGATTGAAGTGATGCAAGATTCATGTGTATATATTATTTAAAGGTATTCTTTAACTTCTTTCTCCTTAAAGAGTGATCTCATATTATTCTTCTGTGTCTCCATATACTGTAAATTATTCTCTTGTGTTTGAACATATTGAATATAATTCTTTAATTCAACAATAAGTGATTGTGGTAAATCTGATAAATTAATATGCACACCATAATTATTCTCGTTTAAAATAATATTAGGTTCTTTATGTAAAATACGCAAGACTTCTACTTGGTTGATTTTCATCATAATTTCGATATTATCGCGAATAAATTGTAATTCTATGACATTAATTTCTTCTTTGATTTCTTCTTTGATACAATCCATTATAGTTGATTAATTAAATACTTTTAAGTATAGTTAAAATCTAATATATAATATGGAGTATACCAGAAACGAGTTATCGCCAAAAATAAAGAAGTTCTTCAATAAAATGAGCAATTATATTGAAGAAAAAATATACTTTTACGGTAGTGTTCAACGCCAAGATTATTTTGCTCAACAAAGTGATATTGATATCTGTATTTTTACTGATAATGTTCATACAGTGAACAATAAATTACAACATTTTCTTCATTTAAAAAAGAGCAAATTTAAAAAAATTATGTGGGTTGCACAACATTCAAATAGTATTGTTTATGGTTATAAAACGAAGTATGACAGTATGGATCCTCTTTTTAGATTAGAAATTACGATTTATAATGAAAAATATAAAACCGTCATTTTAAAGGCACATTCTATGAAATATGATCTTCCATATTATGCTGTAATTATATTAATTTTACTGAAGTTTATATATTACACCTTACCATTAATTTCGAAAGATCAATTTCTTTATTATAAGAATAAAATAATGAATAAATCATTGGGATACGATGACAGTAAAATGGTACTCATATCACCCAAGTTTGATGTCAATTAAGTATTTTCACACGATACTCAGTCACATATTTGTAATATTATATACAAAAAATATTTAAAGATGCCATGTAAATAATAGAATAGAATGGCTCTCGTGCAAGAATATTTAGATTTGACAAAGCAGTATAAAGAACAATATGGCGACAATACCATCGTTTTGATGCAAGTTGGAGCCTTCTTTGAGGTCTACGGACTGAAAGAGAATGACACCATTTCTGGTTCATCTATTAGCGATTTCATTCGCATATGCGATTTGAATATTGCAGATAAAAAATCGACTGTTGGAAAACAGCAAGTAATGATGGCAGGTTTCTCTCATTATATGATTGACAAATACCTGAAGAAGTTACAAGATGCCGGGTATACAATTGTTGTATATACGCAAGACGAACATATGAAAACAGTTCGCAGCTTGAATTGTATATATAGTCCTGGAACCTATTTTTCACATGATAGTGTTCACATTACAAATAATACGATATGTATTTGGATAAATGTTGTAGATATAAGTGCTTCATCTACAACATTTCGAAAAATGATGGGCGCCGATGCTAGTGCAACATCAGTTGTTCATGTAGGTATATCTAATATCGATATTTTAACTGGGAAAACATATATATTCGAATTTAGAGAAACATATATAAAAACACCGACCACATTTGATGAATTAGAGCGGTTTGTTTCGATTTATCGCCCAAGTGAAGTCATTGTTATTGCGGAAGGTATTACTGACAATGAAATCGATGATATTGTTCAATACTCTGGCATTCAGGCACTTACTATTCATAAAATCAATCTTACACATAACCGAGACTCTACTCATTCAAAACAGGCGATTAATTGCGAAAAACAGAAGTATCAAACTGAACTATTCAATCGATTCTATCAAGACTCTTCTATTTTTTTAAATGAACACATCTATGCCATACAGAGTTTCTGCTTTCTATTGGATTTCATTTATCAACATAATCCTTCTTTGGTCAACAAGATCGCAGAACCTATATTTGAAAACTGTACAGAACGTCTTATTTTGGCGAATCATTCTCTGAAGCAATTAAATATGATTCAGGATAACTATGTCGGCAAATACTCTTCTGTCGAAAAATTGTTGAATCTATGTGTAACTTCAATGGGTCGGCGACATTTCTCTCATTTATTACTCAATCCAACAACTAATTGTTCTGTATTACAAAAAGAATATGATATGATAGGGTTTGTATTATCTTCTGACATTGGCAATAACAATGCATTAAGAAAACAATTATCATCTATCAAAGATCTATCCAAAATTCGGCGTCAAATGGTTATTAAGAAGATTACACCTCAAACATTTTTCTATCTTCATTCTAACCTGAAAACGATTGGTCAATTACATATTGTAGAGAGAACAAAAGACTATATCACAGAAAAAATAGGTTCTACATTTGAAATAAAACAACTATGTGATGAATTGACGCAATTTATAGAAACACGAATGAATATATCTTTATGTGATACAATCGACACATATAATCACTTCGATATTAACTTTATCCAACGAGGAGTCGATCCAACATTAGATAAAGTCTGTGAGAGTCTCTCAGAATATAATGACCAGTTAGAATCAATTCGACTACGTATGAATCAAATCATCGCCAAGTTTGAAAACAAAGAAAAACAGTCCGATTATGTCAAATTACATGAAACAGAAAAGACTGTCATTAATCTTATTGCAACTAAAAGACGATGCGCTATTCTTAAAAAGGAACTTAGTAAAGTAGTAACAACATTATCTTATATATCTTCTTATAGTGGCGAACGACGGTCGTTTCAAATGGTATGTGATTGTGATATATCATTTGTCAATCAATCTGGTAATAATGATTGTATTCTTCTTCCACAAATTCAGGAATTATGTAAAAATATTGCGAGAGCAAAGACACAATTAAAAGATATGATATATTCTATCTATTTGACTTCTGTGATCGACGCCTTTTCTCAGAATTACTCCGATAAATTGGAGCAAATTATTTTATTCGTTACATATTTGGATGTCATTCATACAAAGGCGTTTATTGCGGACAAGTATCATTATTGCTGTCCACAAATTGATGTTGCCACAGATAAATCATTCTTTTCAGCAAAAGGAATGAGACACCCATTGATCGAACATTTACAGCAGAATGAAATATATGTAACGAATGATATCAATCTTGGAACAACAGAAGACGGCATGCTATTATATGGAACGAATGCGGTTGGTAAGACGAGTTTGATTCGTGCTGTTGGAATCATTGTTATTATGGCGCAAGCTGGACTATATGTTCCTTGTTCTTCTCTCTTATTCAAACCGTATCAATATATATTCACTCGCATTTTAGGTAATGATAATATATTCAAGGGTCTCTCTACTTTTGCTGTAGAAATGTCAGAATTGAGAACGATATTACGATTAACAAACAAGAACAGTCTGGTTCTAGGTGATGAACTCTGTTCTGGAACAGAAAGTATATCAGCTAAGAGTATCTTCGTTGCTGGCGTTCAAAGTTTGTTAAATAAGAAGAGTTCATTCATTTTTGCAACACATTTACATGAAATAGTAGATTATGAAGAGATACGAGAAGCAAAGGCATTATCTTTAAAACATTTAGCAGTTATCTACGATAGAGAGAACCAACGGTTGATTTATGATCGCAAAATAAGAGATGGTGCAGGCAGTAATATGTATGGACTGGAAGTATGCCGATCCTTACATCTTCCTACGGAATTTATTGAGATGGCAGATCAATTGAGGACAAAATATAATCCTTCTTCTGGATCTCTTCTCTCTTTGAAAACGTCGAAATATAATAGTCAAAAAGTTAGAAGTATGTGCGAAATATGTGGAAACTCAATGAGCACAGAAGTTCATCATTTGGTTCCACAACAAATGGCAGATTCCAAGGGATTTATTCATAAAGATGATGGTAGTGTATTTCACAAAAATCATTTAGCGAATCTGAAAGCAGTATGCGAAGATTGTCATCGAATGTGTCACAGAAGTTAGAATATAGAAATTAATCTGCTATTCTCGTAAATACAACAGACGCAGTGGCTTCTAATGGCGTTGAATTATTTGGAAGAAGTCCGGTAACAAGTGCTGGGTCTCCAATTTTTGTTTGAATGTCACCTGACCAAAATAATAAGGATATTATATCTCCCGCTGAAAGATTTTTTAATACAGTGTTCGATATTGTGTAAATATGATTTGCTTCAGGTGCTTCTACCAATGTACAAGAACCAGGTATTTCATTTCCATTTTGAGTTAATACAGTAGAACAATCGGTTGATGCGGCTGGAGGACTACCTCCTCCAGATCGTACATCTAATTTATAAGTTAATAAATAATATCCATCACTCGGTGCAATAAAATTTGTAGTGTCTAAATATCCAGATTGTATAGATGTCGTCCAACCATTACCAACCGGGCCAATAGGTCCATTTTCAAATGTAACATATTGAAATAATGTGTTATTTAAATTGAGTTGACTAATATTACTCCAAGAAAATATAGAAGATATACCTGAAACAACGCCTGTCGCGCCTGTCGCGCCTATTGGACCTGTTACACCAGTCGATCCGATTAGTCCTGTATTTCCGTCATCACCTTTTGGTCCTGTCGCTCCAATAGGACCTGTTACACCAGTATCTCCTTGTGGACCTGGAGCTCTACTTGCTGGACCTGTTGCACCAGTATCACCTTTTGGACCTTGATATCCAATGTTCCCTTGAGGACCTGTTGCACCAGTATCACCTTTGGGTCCAGTATCACCTTCATGACCATGATGACCAATACATCCTGTATCACCTTTGGGTCCAGTATCACCTTCATGACCATGATGACCGATACATCCTGTATCACCTTTGGGTCCAGGAACTGTACTTGTTGGTCCAGTTACACCAGTATCTCCTTGTGGTCCAGTATCCCCCTTACAACCTTTATCTCCTTTATCTCCTTTATCACCTTTATCACCTTTACAACCTTTATCTCCTTTATCACCTTTTACTCCCTGGAGACCAGGAATACCCTGCATACCTTGTTTGCCAGAATAACCAATCTCTCCCTTACAACCATGATCTCCTTTTTCTCCTCGTTCGCCTCTTTCTCCTGTATCTCCTGTATCACCTTTTTCTCCTCGAGAACCCTTTTCTCCTTTATCTCCTTTATCTCCAGTTTCTCCCTTTTCGCCAGTATCGCCTGGATCACCTTTACAACCTCTTTCTCCTTTTTCACCAGTATTACCTTTATCGCCTTTACTACCTCTTTCTCCTTTATCGCCTTTATCTCCTTTTTCGCCTTTATCTCCCTTGTCACCTTTTTCACAGTGCATTTTATGATGACATTTACAGTCGCTACAATCGTCACAATCGTCGCAGTTATAACCAGACATTATAATATACTCCTGGATAATAATTTTTTGCTAAATATAATATAATTTATTATTTATGGTGCAAATTTGCATCATAAATAATAAATTATTATAAAAAATGATTTAGATGGATGTAGTATAATATATTAATGTATTTCTTCAGTCCAATTTTATTTTTTCTGTCAGCATGTTCTGCTTTCAAAATGTTTAAATTTTTGAATCCATTTCATATCAGCGGTGAATTTTTCATTGAACAGAATCTACATGTTCATTATAAAAATGAATTTATATATTCGATTATCAATTTAACACGTAAAACAAGGTCGTATAATACCGATATGTATGATGAGGATTCTCCCGATTATGATAAAAATATGGAAGATTATATTCAAAGGAATTTGAAACCATATACAGAGCCAATTGTCATATATAGCGATTCTGCTTTCTTAAAAACATTATACATTGAAAAATACAAAAATATTGTTGAAAAGAAACTGAATAGAGACAGAAAAAAATGGGTAGACGTCGACAGAATTCTAAAAGTTGAAAATAGATATCTTAAAAAATAATTGTAAAAAAACTATCTCAAGACGATGGTAATTATATTATATTATATATATGTATTGAAGTAATAATATAAATATTACTTCAATATTTAGAATACTTATGTTGTCATTCTCATTTATCGCAATTTCATTGATGTTATTTACTTGTAATGGAATACGACGAATACCAGGTCGATCGTTTAAAATGAGTGCTGACTATTACGTTGAGAAGAATTTATATGTTTATTATAATAATGATCGTGCATATTCGATAATCAATTTATCACGAGAAAATGGATATCTTTATAATGTGTATGATGAGAATGTAACTGATTATCATAAAAAAATGGATGATTATGTTAAACTGAAATTAAAACCAGATTTTGAACCGATTGATATATATAGCGATTCAGTTTTTAAGAATACTTTATATGAGAGAAAGTATAGAAATTTCATTCAAAGTGAACTGAACGCAGAATATAAAGAATGGAAAGATGTAGATAAAGTTAACAAGGTCGAAGATAGATATCTTAATAATTGGTAAAATTGATTTAAAAATAACAATATAAAATATTATTAACAAAGACAAATATAATGATCATTCCAATCAAATGTTTTACTTGCGGTATGGTGATTGCTGATAAATATCGGTATTATACGACAGAAGTTAGAAAAAGAAAAAGCGGTAAACAAGGAATTCAAACCGTTCTTTATTTGACGACAGAGTTTAGAGATAAAACGATCGAAGGGCAGTTGATGGATGAAATCGGCCTTACAAGAATGTGTTGTAGAAGACATTTCTTAACTCACGTTGATATTGAATAAAATAATATGATTATATATATGAGAATAAGGAGAAGAAAAACGAATAAACGAAGGATGAGGATGAGGGGAGGTAGTCATCATGCTTTTATTGGAAAAGCATTAAATTATTCTAATATGAACACTTGGCCAGGTGTCGAGAATCATGGAGGAAATCATTATGCACATAATAATTATATTAATGATATGCAGACTGCTAATTACATTAGTGAACGAGAAGGTTCTATTTTTCCTCACCCAGCTCCGTATATGCGTGGTGGATATGTTTACGATGAACATCGACGCCGCAGTAAAAAAAGAAGAAGTCATAATAAAAGAAGTAAACGTCGAAAAAGTAAACAATATGTAGGAGGAGGAATTCCTATAGTGAGTGATGGAACTAGTTATTTGAATGCAGGAGCAAATGCCATTAGTAATGGAGTAAGAACGTTATATGGAGTTCCAAATACCCCTTCAACATTACCTTTTGAAGGACAATTCAAAGGATTACTTAAATGATTTAGCAAATCACAACCATTATAATCAAGTTATTTTCTATAAATATATTATAATGGCTAAATTTTTTAGTAACTTGTGTGCTCCAGCAATATTTTATCTGGCCATTTCAATAATTGCATTATTGATGGTTATTTTCCAAAATGTTGGAAATAGTAACATGTTAAGTATAGGTAACTACAACTCAAGGGTCCCTAATACCGGTCTTATAATTATAATTAAATTATTATGTATATTATTCTGGACTTGGATTCTTAATTTGATATGTAAAGCAGGTTATAAATGGGTATCATGGTTGTTAGTTCTTTTACCATTTATAATGGTTTTCTTTATGATGTGGGTTGTCGCATCTAGTCATTAAGCATCTAGTCATTAATTGTGTAAATTATATATTAAATATAGAAGATTTAATATATAATTAATGTCAAAAACTAAAATAGAGTTAATGGAAAAGATTGATCTTGCATCTTCAAAAAAGAAGAAAAGGACTCTTAGACTACCTTCTTCCGATGATGAGTCTGAGACTGAGACTGTAAATGTCCTCGGTGAGGACAAACTAAACGATATATCTTGGGATATTTTAGACAAATATTTTGTCGAAAATACCCATTATTTAGTTGCACATCACCTAGATACATATAACGACTTTTTTGACAAAGGAATATATAATATTTTCAAAGAAAATAATCCAATTCGCTTTATAGAGAGAAAAGAAAAAGAGCAGAATGAAATCAAAATTTATTTAGGAGGAAAAAATGGAAAACTTATTTATATTGGTAAACCTGTTATACACGATGAAACTGATTCTCGAACAATGCAATATATGTATCCAAATTACGCTAGATTAAGAAATCTGACATATAGCGTAACTATTCATTATGATGTGGAAGTTGTTTATACATATTACGTGGAAGAAGGAGATACTATGAAACGTATAGATGAAACAGATACAATTACGCAAATATATTTAGGACGTTTTCCAATTATGTTACAGTCGAATTTATGTGTATTAAAAGGCCTTCCTCAAGATGTCAGATTCAATCTTGGAGAATGTAAAAATGATTATGGTGGTTATTTTATTATAGATGGTAAAGAAAAGGTCATCATTCCACAAGAGAAATTTGCAAATAATATGATATATGTAAAAAAAAATGCTGCTGATAATGTATATAATTATTCAGCAGATATTCGTTCTGTCAGTGAAGATACATCCAAACCAATTAGGACTCTCTCTATACGAATGATTGCTCCAGATACGAAATATACAAATAATCAAATTGTTGTTGTTGTTCCAAATGTGAAGAAACCTGTTCCATTATTTATTCTTATGCGTGCATTAGGTGTAACTACTGATAAGGATATTATTAAGTGCTGTTTGTTGGATTTAGAAAAAAACAGTAATTATATCGATCTATTTATACCATCAATTCATGATGCTGGACAGGTTTTTACTCAAGTAGCCGCATTAGAATATATTGCTGTGTTAACAAAGAAGAAAACAATCAATAGTGCATTGTATACGTTAATGGATCTCTTATTGACTCATATCGGAGAAGATAACTTTATTGAAAAAGCATATTTTTTAGGTTATATGGCATTCAAATTACTAAAAGTAGTTACTGGTGTAAATGGACCAACTGATAGAGATAATTACAAGTTTAAGAGGGTGGAATTATCTGGAGATCTATTCAATGATATTTTCAGAGAATACTACTTGATACAAAATAAAGAAATTATGCGAAAAATAGATAAAAAATATTATTATCATAAAGACGAATATACTGGCGAGAAATTTAAGAATTTGGTTGATAGTAATTACGTTGAGTTCTTCAAAGAGAGAACAGTAGAAACTGGTCTTAGAAAAGCATTTAAAGGAAATTGGGGAGCAGAAAAGCATACGAAACGAATTGGTGTTGTCCAGGATTTAAATCGTCTCTCTTACTTTACATTTATCAGTCAATTAAGAAAACTGAGTTTACCGCTTGAATCTGACGCCAAAGTCGTTGGACCACGTTTATTAAACTCTTCTCAATGGGGATATATTGACCCAATAGATACTCCTGATGGAGAAAATATTGGTCTTCATAAACATCTTTCTATCACTACTTATGTGACAAATTATATATCTAGTAAATCAGTAATTCAATGGTTACGCACAAATCACTCTACTTTGTATAATATTCAAGATAGTAATGCCGAGTTTATTTCTAAATCTACGAAAATATTTGTTAATGGTATTTGGGCAGGAGTTATTATTAGTTCTCCGATCGAGTATGTTGAAGATATAAAAGTGTATCGGAGAAATGGTATTATACCCACATATATGAGTATATCATTTGATTATGAAAATGATGAAATACATATCTTCAGTGACAGCGGACGATTAACTCGCCCTATATATTATATTGACTCATCTCATAAAAAGAGAGAAATCAGTTGTTTCAAATATGTAAAATATAAGGCAAGTGATCCTTCTCAGATAACATGGAATAAAATCATTTCCGGATTCTTGTCAAAAGCAGTCAATGAACAAAATAAATTATATAATATTCAAGAAATACAACAATTATACCCAGAAATACCAAGCGATAGAGATGGAACAATGACTATACTTCGAAAAAATCAAGGAATCGTAGACTACGTAGATACTTCTGAAGAAGAAGGGTTATTAATCGCGAATCATATAGACCAAGTTGCCGCAAATAAATACTATTCTCATTATGAAATATTACCATCTCTTATTCTAGGGGTTATGGGAAATATGATCATTTTTCCTTCAAATAATCCAGTGACACGTAATGCCTTTTCATGTGGTCAAAGTAAACAAGCAGTTTCTCTCTTTCATACAAATTATCAAATGCGTATGGATAAGATGGCAGTTGTATTAAATAATGGTCAAATTCCTCTTGTCAAATCTAAATACTTGAAGTATGTCACAAATGAAGAACAACCATATGGTGTGAATACAATTGTAGCGATCATGTCTTATACTGGATATAACGTAGAAGATGCAATTTTGATCAATGAAGGTTCTATCAAAAGAGGACTTTTTTCGACTACTTATTATACGACATATGAATCCAGAGAAGAGAGTTCACAATTCGGTAAAGGTGAATCTAATGCCGTATTTGGTGATGTCATGTCTATGGATGTAAAAGGACTGAAAGCAGGTTATGATTATACTTATATAGATAAATCAGGATTAGTCAAAGAGAATACGGAAATCAATGATCGCGTTGTAATGATTGGTAAATATTCTTATAATGCTGAGAATAGAGAGAACCTATCAGATTCTTCTGTGTTTACGAAAAAGGGACAACTTGGTGTAGTTGATAAGTCCTTTATTACAGAAGGAGAAGAAGGATTCCGTATTGCGAAAGTGCGAATTACTGAAAGTCGAATACCTGCAATAGGCGATAAAATGGCGAGTCGTGCAGGACAAAAAGGGACGATTGGTTTAATTATTCCAGAAGAAGATATGCCATTTACCTCAGATGGAGTTCGACCCGATCTAATTATTAATCCACATGCATTACCTAGTCGTATGACAATTGGTCAATTAGTCGAATCTATTTTGGGTAAAGTAGGTGTTTCTTATGGCGGTTTCGGTGATTGTACAGCATTTGAAACAAAAGGAAACCATAGTGAACTTTATGGAAAATATTTGACACGTGCAGGATTTCATTCATCTGGTAATCAAGTTCTGTATAATGGTTATACGGGAGAACAACTGTATTCTGATATATACATTGGTCCAACATATTATATGAGATTGAAACACATGGTAAAAGATAAAATTAATTACAGAGCACGTGGTCCAAATACAGCATTAACGCGACAGCCTGTTCAAGGAAGAGCAAATGATGGAGGTCTTCGTATCGGTGAGATGGAAAGGGACGGCGTATTAGCACATGGAGCAAGTGCATTTTTGAACGATTCATTCATGGTTCGAGGAGATGAATATTATTTGGCAATTTGTAACAAGACAGGTGGCATTGCCATTTATAATAAGGATTTAAATCTATTTTTGAGTCCATATGCGGATGGACCAATTCAATTTACAAAGTCGTTAGACGGTTCTCTGAATATTGAAAATATTAGTAAGTTTGGGAAATCTTTTAGTATTGTACGAGTTCCTTATTCATTAAAACTACTCATCCAAGAATTACAAGGTATGAATATACAAATGAAAATAATTACAGAAGATAATATTGATCAGTTGTTAAGTATGTCTTATTCAGACAATATACAACTTCTGTTAAGAGAGAAAGATACTGATTTTAAACATTTGTTGCCTAATTATACAACTAAATTGGAGAACTTATTGAAGAACCCTAACTATAAACCATCACGATTTATGACCAAGAATGTGAATAAGAAGTTGACTGACTTAATTGAGGTTGATCTGACAACAAAAGTAATTACTTCTTTTCAAGAGGCAGTTGATATTGGTAAAAGATGTCTTCAATACAATAAGAAAAATATTGCGAATAAAGATCCATTTGAAAATGCTGATATGAGAGACTTTGCCTCAAAATATTATCCATCTTTCAGTCATTACGTCAATCATAGTAGTCAAATGAATGATACAAGTTTAGAAAATACTATGCGTTATATCTTCGAAGTTTTACATCACACTTGTTATTTTCTGTGCGTATATGGTGGAGATAAGGGTAATAAGTTATATAAATTAACGACAAAGACAACATCTCCCATTATTGATAAAGTATTTAAAACTGAATTTAGTCGAAAAGTGCGAAAAAATGACACAGAAGATAATCCGGAGTTGAAACTATCAGCAGGACAGATTGATATGATTGAATATACATTAAATAAACCATATCGTGTAATGGGATGTATTGTTAAGGCAATTAATATGAGAAATGATGGTGAAGGTGAATCCACAGAATATAGCAGATTCTTCGATGATTTACGACTTCCATCTGGCATATTTATTTTCAATTTGAACGATTCAATGATTTTGGAGAAGAATGATCATGGACGTTTTGTATTTCCGTGGGACATTTTACCAAAGCAACAAGATATCAGCACATTTGGGATTACACCGAATTTTATTCCTATCTTCAGTTTATCTGGACGTAAAGGGTATGTCGATATTCCAATTCCAAATTATGATGATATTCCAACATATAATTATTCTAAAATGGTTGGAACCAATAATTACAGTTATGTTGCGAATATCAATGATAATATGGCCAATCGTGAAAAATATAATGTTAGTTGGATGATGAAAATGTCCAAAGCAATTTTTCGTGGTGGTGCAACTGGTTGTGGATATACAACTATGACTAACCAACGATTGAAGTTAATAAAGATTGTGGAAGATGCGAAAGAGGATCCAACAATACCACAGGCAATAACAGATCTTTTTAATGTGGGTATTGTTAATAATGACAAGAAGGTTGATGTTCTAATTAATACTTCTTCCATACGTAATGATCCAAAGTATCAAATTGGAGTAATGAACACGGATATATTATCTTCTGATTGGATTAGCATGGAAGAACAAAGTAATTATAAATATCTTATCTTCGTTGATGGTAATGTAAATGCATATCGTTTGTTACATACATTTATTACTGGTTCTCTGATTCTAAGAGTTAAGAGTAACTTTACGAGTTGGGTTGAACCTCTTATTCATCCATATGATATTCATTCGAATGGTCAAAATGTATTTGCTCATTATATTCCGGTTCGTGATGATATGTCAGATTTATTTTCTGTGTTAGAATGGTGTGAAGGAAATTCTGATATCTGTAGACAGATTGCGAATAATGCATTGATGCTTGCGAGAGAAGTGATTCAGCCAGAATTCACAAAGAAGTTTACTGAATTGATGTTATGGTTGAGTAAAGGAGGTGTATCTGCGACGAAGTCTTTGTCGTCGAATTCCGATGTTCAATCAGTTAGACTCAGTTCGAGTAATGATATGTTTGAGCCAACAACACCAGAAGGAACACCACCTCCTTTACAACAATTTGAGCCAACAACACCAGAAGGAACACCACCTTCTTTACAACAATTTGAACCAACAACACCAGAAGGAACACCACCTTCTTATGAACCAACAACACCAGAAGGAACACCGCCTCTTGTTAAAGAAATAACGGATATTAAGAGTGAATTGGATTTAATTAAGAAATCTTTAAAGTTGAGTGAAAGTGAACTATCAGAGAAAGAAAAAAATGAACTAACTCAAAATATATTAGAGTTACCTAACGAGTCAGTTATTGAAACAGATGAAGAGAAAAATGAATCTAGTGGAGGAGGAGAGACTAAGTCAATTAAAATATAATTAATAAATTGAATTAAATATATGATATAAAACTAATGATATACACAAAGATGACCTCTTCTCAACAAGTTTCGTGCAGCTATATTTATTCTGTCTATCAATCAAGAAAAGTGTTATTGGAATTGATGAAGAATCAAGGATATAACATAGAAGAATATGAGAGCTTCAGTATAAGTGAAGTAAGTTCCATGTTGAATAGTAAACAATTGGACATGTTTTTAGAAAAGAAAAGTGATGCGGCCTTTACGACAAGTTCAGAACGCATTTATATATGTTATGGTCATTATCCACGTATTACGCCGAATGATCTAGGCAATACAATAAAAGATCTATATAATACCATTGGTGATTATCCTAATAAGTTGATGGCTAATGATACGCTGATGTTTATTATAAAAGACGATCCAAATGATACAATGATAGAAACACTAAAACATATATGGGAGACTGAAGGAAAATATATCATTGTCCATAGTATTAAGAGACTTCAATTTAATATATTACAACATTCATTGGTTCCTCCTCATCGTATTCTTTCAAAGACCGAAACAGAAGGGGTAATGAAAAAATACAATATAGATCAGGTTGTTCAATTTCCAGAGATATCGCGCTTCGATCCAGTATCTGTAGCGATTGGAATGAAACCAAATGAAGTATGTGAGATTTTGAGACCAAGTAAGACGTCTATTATTGGATATTATTACAGAGTATGTGTATAATTGGTGTATAATTATCTTCTATAATATAAATGCAATTTTCATTGCCAGAACCACTCGAAAAAGGAATAAATAATAACGGAAAACTCGCTTCATATACTGATGCGATTCGGCCTCAATATGAAGAAGAGGCAAAATTGAAAATAACACAAAATACTGAAAAAATAAATACTTTTTTTCATCAATACATTTCAAATATAAATGAATTGATGAAGAATTTTATTACATATAAGTTAAATTCTACTTCAAATAATGATTATGACAAATTTATTCAGAGTCAAGTATCAACCGATGCACTTACCAATTCAATGCAGACATTATCATATCAAATACAAGATGATAATATGAAATTAAAAAAACAAATGGAAGGTGCAAAGGCGTTAATCGTAACAGAAGAAAAAAAAAGATCGAAATTAGCACAAATTTATGTGGATGAACAACCAATTGATAATAGTTCGTCTATTATGATAAGTAATTCAGTTGAAAATTATAAATCGCAATATATATCAAATTGGATAATGTTTATTGGTATTATTATTATTTCTATATCTTTAGTAAAAGTATTTAAAAAATGAAATGAATAATAAATTATGTTTTTTATAAATAAACGACGAATTTCAAATTATCGTATACCTTTTCAACTTCCGAAACAGATTGTTGATAAAACGCCAAAATTGTATATGACAGATATAACCAAGTCGAACGATGATGATTCAAAACTATCAAAGATTACGTATTTTTATATGACACTATTAGGTTTAGGAATATTATATATATATAATAAACATGGCGGTTTCATATGATTCGACATTATTACAATTAGAAACATTGGAAAATGAGTATCATTTAGTAATGCTTGAATATCAGCAAGCATTTCAGGATTACTTATCTGTATCAAATGGTGATGGTTCTAGCACATCGAAAATAAGTATAGCTATTCCAAAAAGTGAAATGCAAGGTGTTGGGGTTGGTGCTGGAATTATATCGGGAAACGTTGTGAATTCAGTCGATATATGTCAGGCACAATGTAGTGCAGATCCAAATTGTTCTGGTGCTACATATAATTCGAGCAATCAATACTGTAATTTACAAAGCGGAGATTTGAAGCCAGCAAAGTCGGTAGTTGGTAATTATGCGATTGTCACAAAATTGTCTCAATTAACGGATATATTAAAGGAAATAAATACTCGACTCACTGCTATATTTACGAAAATCAATGATACTGTTAATCAGATAAAACCTAGTAATGCACAGGAACAGTTGGTGAAAGATGAAGCAGCTGAAAATTTAAATGTCAAGTATCAACATTTGTTATATGACAGAAGCCAACTGCTTACACTGGAAGAACAAAATATGCAATTAACGAATGAATATGATATTACAGGAACAGTTGTCAGACAAACTAATTTTGCTTACTTATTATGGTTTTTAGTTGCATTAATCATTTTCATTGTCGCAATTAAAATGTCATTTCACCTTTAAAAAATCCACCTTTCTTAAAGGTTGGAATTCTTCAATGTTTAATCTCAACATATAATAATTATGTTGAGTTTAACAGATTATAATAATAAGACAAATCTTGAAAGAGAGAGATCATATGATGATGTTTTTAAAAAACAAGGAAATGAATTTAATAAACAACATGATGATATGAAGTTTCGTGTTCTTCAAAATGAATCCAGTCTGTTTCATAATATACCTCGTGAAAAGGCAACAAAGAAACAGAGTTCTTATATGAATAATTTTGAAGGTTTTCGATCTGCTTTCGATGATCCAGGTTTAGGTGTTAGTAATCATACTTTAGATAAAAAAGAAAGTTTAACAGAACAAAATACTAGATTGTTTAATAATCCCACAAACAAACCGCCTTCTGACCAATATATAAATGACTATATTACTACATCAGGTGCTGAAATAGATAAAACGCGTGGCTTATTAGCAACATCAATAGAAGTATTAGGAAATCCTGATATTGAAACATTACAAAAAACTTTTAATTCTGGTTTATCTAATTATGAAACAACTAATACACAATTACTTGGAAATACGAATAATTACATAATAAATGGTCAATCTGTTGATAAAAACAAAAATGTATATGTGAATCGATTGTTTACTGGTAAGGAAACAACGAATAAGGGTTTATTTAATGATGATCCTAATAATCCTTCAATGACTTTATTAAACGGTGATTATGATTATACTACATGTAGCGATATGGCATTTAATTTAGGAAAACCATATTTTGGATTACAACAAACGAATGAAGCAACTGGAAAGGCAAAATGCGCGCTTGGTGATGAGACTGATAATTATGCAAAATATGGAACATATCAACCTAGTTGTGTTAAAGCAAGTGATGGAAATGTTTATGGAGGTGGATGGACAAATGCAATCTATGCAATTGATGAAAATGGAACTACTTCTACTTATATGGGTTGTTATAAAGATGACCAGGATAGAGCAATGAGTAGTACTGGTGAAATAGATGAAAATAATTATACTGGCGTGTATAAACCTGTATTTATAGCAGGTAATTTTGGTTGTAGTCCATGGGGTTCTTCTGATTATATTGATTCAACTGCTCAATGGATATGGTATACAGAAAATGCGGCATATGATGCACCAACTAATAATACCGCTCCTGTATTGTTCGTATACCCTTTCAATTATAATTGTAATGGTGCATCTAGTTGTAATAATACTACTGCCAAAATATTCGGTATGGCTGATGATTATTGTACTATGAAAGTGAACGGTTCAAGCGTCGATACAGGTGGAAGATCAATGGCAATTGCTGGTGGATGGGGAGGCAATGGAGATACTGGGTTTACCGTTACGATAAATCCTGGAAAAAATGTGATAGAAGTGAATGCTTTGAATGGTGGGGGTCCAGCTGGATTCTTATTGAGTTTTATAGATGTAAATACAAATGAACTGTTATTTAATACTAATGGAAATTGGTTTTATAGTACTGTAGTGACAAGTTATTCTCCACCGATGACACAATCTTATTCTGTTGAAACATGTAAACAATATGCTCAACAATTCGGTCACGAACTTTTTGCAGTACAGGATATACTAAATGGAGATCCAAATACAGCACAATGTTTTGTGAGCGATGATTTATCAAAAGCAACACGTTATGGTCCTCGTGGTGGGTCGACTATAATAGGTGGAAATGAATATGGAGTAAGTAATGTAAATTCTGTATATGAATTGAATGAGAAAGGAGATATAAGTCTCATGGGAAAAATAGGTCATATCAATGAAAATAATGAATTATCTCCATATCCATCTTCTATGGTTGTGCCAGGAACGACCTATGATCGATTACAAAATTTTGATAGTCCAGGAAATGACATTACTAAGGTTGATAGTACAACAGTTGAGAATTGTATGAATGTTTGTAATACAGATAATAAATGTGGTGGATTTATATTCGCAAATGAAAGTGGTACTTGTTGGACAAAAACAACAGACATGTATGGACCGAGTAAGTTAACAGCAGCTCTATATCCAATACCAAATTATGACTTATATATGAGAGAACCAGAATTGGCTAACCTCAATAGTAGTTGTCCAGTTGCAGTTAACAATATAACTTCTGTAGATTGGAATGCTTATAACCTAACTGGAAATGATATGACTCCGGATACTTTATGTAAATTAGGAGAAGTCAATGCTAGCGCATTAAACGCGAGAAATGATTCACAGCAGACATTATCAGGGGCATCTAGTAAAATATATGATCAGTTGACAAGCTTTATGAATTTAAATACAAACATGAATACACAAATGGATGTCGATAAAGATATAATGGATAAAAACTTGTCAATGTATAAATCTATTAATAAAAAATATAAAAATGCGGTTAATAATGATAACGGAAATATTAATAATATATTAACAAATAGTCAGGTAAGTGTTCTACAATCAAACTATTCTTATATTATGTGGATTATTTTAGCATTATTGACTCTTACTTTCTTTATATATGTTATTCGAAAATTGAGTATTGCACCGAAATAATAGTATAATTATCTGTATTTATAATAATATGTCCGGAGTCAACCAAAATGCGAGTAGTGAATATTTTGATTGCAATTCTTGTACAGATAATGGTTTTTGGTGGTCAATAAACAATAATAACTGCGCGCCTTATAATAATAATGCAAGTGATGTAAATATGTCAACAATCAACAATGGAACTGCTTTATGTCCTGTTTCAACCTATCCTGCTACAATTGGAATGGGCGTCTCTGACAACACGTTAGGTGAAATTGTAGGAAATGATGTTGAAGAAAAGCAAACTGAAACATTAAAGGCAATTGCTGTGTTACAAGAAATGGAAGGAGATTATTATAAACAACTCGAAATAGGTATAGCAAATGAAACATTATCTGCTGAAGATGAGACAATGTTTATGAAGAATATTACAGAATTATCAGCATTACGTATTAATTTATATAAACAACTAAATCAAACATATAATTTTTATAAGCATAATGTATCTTCTACGAAAAATACTATTCAAGAACAACTGATGGCAATTAATATTGTGGAAGAAGAATTGAAAAATTCCGCTATAAAGATGCAAAAATTAAATGAAGAGAATAATGCCAAGATGAGAATGGTTGAAATTAATAGATATTATGGAGATAAATATGCAGATCACACAATATTTATGAAATACTTTATTTTATTTACAATTTTGATATTATTTGTTTATGTTTTATATAAAAAATATTATATTACTAGAAATGTATATCTTATTCTAATAACAATTCTTGTAATTTATATAATTGTTAAAATGGGATCACTGTTCTATAGAATGATGTTTAGAAATAATATGGATTATCAGGAATATACTTTTCCATTGGGAGATATAATGACAGGTTCTGGTGATACGACACCTACTTATTCTTCGAATAATCCATGGTTAAATAATGAACTAACTGCAATTAGTAATTGTGTTGGAGGAATCGCAAATGCAAATGCAAGTACAACGACACCTATTCCATCATCAACATCGTCCACTATGGGAACAATATAAGAATTGTAATATATACTTTATATATGGGATCTCTAGATATTGGAAATATACAACTAAACGATACGATTAATAAAATGAATGCCATGATTTCTTCAGCTAATTTAAGTTGTCCGGCTGGGTCTGAATGTGATATAAAAAAAGAAACAGCCACTTTAAGAGATGATTATTTACAAGCAGAATTTGCATTAACTAATGCCCCAAAACAATTTAAAGAAGCAAAGAAAAATTATATTGTATTTACCGATGGTGAAGATGCATATAATACAATGAATCAACAGGAGATCGAAGCAGAAGCAGAAACCTATGTTTCAAAGAAGATTGAACTATTTATAACACAATTTCGAAATGCGATTAATAATAATGAAAATTATTCAACTGGCGTGGAAAGCACTAAATATGTAAATGATGTTCTTTTACAAATTATGCAAAATAATGAGCAACTAGAAAAAAGTATTGATGAAACAGGAAATGACATTTTAACGAATGATCGAAAAAATTATTATGAACTGGAAAATTATGCTACTTTAGAATGGTGGTATAAAGTATGGTTATACATATATATTTTTTTACTAATTATATTCATAATAGCGATATTTGTCACAGATAGTCAATTCTCATTTATGTCAAAGATTGGCATTTTGATTCTATTTATCGCATACATTTTCATTACAAAACCGATTATTCTTTTTACTATTTCTATATTACGCACAATCAATTCTTTTTTACCGAAAAATGTATATCTTTCTATCTACTAAAAAAATAAATAATATTTATAAAAAATATTATCTATTAACTTCTGGATATCTTCTTCTTTTCTTCCCCGTATTAATTATTCGCATTTTAAATTCTATCTAAATCATCAATAATCATATTTTTGACGATACCACCACCACCACTAACACTTTCGTCATCAATATCATTTCCCTTATCATTACCATAAATAATTTTCAATCCAATCCAGCCTCCATGTTCTCTGGAAGGTTCATAAAACTTGTTAGTAATAAACTCTTTGATCTCAGACTGTTTTGGTGCACGCTCATTCGGTGCTGCCAACGCATACCACGATTTAAATTCTTGTGCAATTTCTTGTACCTTCAATACAATCGAAGTATCATCTGGATTCACGACCTTGATCTTTTCCGCAACAAAGCAAGAAATATAATCGCTTTCACGACGATATTTATTCGTGCGATCCTTGACTGCTTTACAATTACCAAATGTACCTTGTGTTCTAAATGCAATCTTAACAAGCATTCCAGCAAATATAGATATCCATTTTTTCATATTATCTTTCAAGTTCTTATTCTTTGGATATTGATATGGGTATTCTTTTTTGCGGAATAACTCATCTGGTTCTGTAAACTTTGATTCAAAATCGCAAATGCGAATACGTCGCCAAGTTCCATCATCATGACTATTCATTTCAAACAGAGTATTAGTACAAACGACCAAATGAAATTGGATTGTAAATGTCTCTGTATCACAATACAAAGCACGACCAGAAATGGTTGAATCGCCTGTTAATTGTTTCATAATACCTTCATTGATTCGATCACCCTTCTTTGGTTCTGCCATGACCGCATATCTGATTCCTTTCAATTGCATAATTTCAGAAGAGGTTCCCCCGATACTGGGTCGTTTTTCTGTTATTAATGTAATTGGAACACTTCCTGCATATTCACCCAACGTCATAAACATTAGATCTGTCAACATGGATTTACCATTACTTCCACGACCATGATAAATATTAAATGTTTGATTCTTATTCTCACCGATCAATACAGCTGCCAAATGATTCCACATATATTCACATAAATCAGGATTCGGGAATAGTTCAGTCATAAATCGTAAAATTTCACTGGCAATATCACGCTGTTCTACACTGTCTTCAATATATTCTTCATAGTTGACATTTGTGCATTTTGTAATATAATCAGAAGGAAGACCATTCCTGAAAATCTTCTGTTCCAAATCGACGACTCCATTCTTAAAGCAGATGAGCCATCTATTAGTATCGATACTTCTAGAGAAATCAACGTCAAAGAAGATCTCACGTGCTTCAACCATTATATTATTTTTATCCGATGTTTTCTTTAACAAGACAGCAACATCACTCAACTTGGAAATTTTCTTTTTATTTGCAACATGTCTTGGATCACTCGGTTCCAATTCCATTGTTTCGTTGATCAACTTTTGTAATTTATTATTATATATCGCATACATATCTGTTGAAATCATCATTCTGAGAGTCTGTCCCTTGTCCTGTTCCCAACGATGATTCTTGAAAACATACCATGTCTTACTTTTTGTATCACTACACACATACTTGTCTTTATACATATGAAATAATACTTTCGCAAAATCAAAGTCATTTGGGTTTACGATAGTCTGTTCAATATAATGTTCACATGTATCCTTCTTTACTCGGTCATAGTCTTCTTTTGATCCTTCTTTTGCCCAATACATAATTGAACGAATTGTTACGCCACCAGATTTATCCTTTAAATATTTGAACCATCTCTCATATAAGGTCGATATCGTTGAATAGTCGAAATCATCTGCTTTGCTTCTCAGCATAACCCATGATAAGAATAGACAATCATCAGTGTGTTTCAATGCCAATGCAACTTGTGTATTGATCGCATGCGAACCAGGTTCATAGTATTTCTTTGGAAGAATCTGCGTATATTCATGCGCTTCTCTAATATTATATTGTTCAATAGATAAACTATTCAACATATTATCTACTGCTTTTTGTAGCGACGATTTGTCATGAATATCATCGATGCATATATCTTCAACTGTATTTTCATTCGATGGACTCAATAATCTGATTTTTGTATTCGTTTTTTTGGCATTATTTCGTGTTGCAGGTTTTAAGGTATCCAATATTGCCTGGAATGATTCCGTAAATTCAAATTTTTGATGTCCATCATATTGAGCGGACAATTTATACAAGTTGGATGCCAGATTTTCCGGAGATAGAATCTCACTGACTGGTTTTTCATTCATCGTGATTTCTTTATCCGCAGTGTCAAATCCAATTTCATAACATTGTGTCAATTCATATGCGAGATTTCCAGGTTTTCTCGATCCGAACATTTGCCAATTTGTTGTTCCTTTTGTGATTCCGTCATCGAATACATTACTCCATGTATTGATAATTGGAATATCTGTCCATATTTCTGCGATTTTCTTGACAATAATATCTCTCAATACGACTTGTAAATAATGGTCTAATTGAACACCGATAATCATATGAATACCGTCTTTTGTCAATGACCCATCTTCCAATCTATTCACTTTTGGTTTTTCAAAAATGTATACTGGGAATGATGTGTCTTCTGTAAAATCCAAAACAGTTTTTAATTCTTCTAAATATAGAACAATTAGATCGACAATATGTTCTTTTGTATGAAGTCGTTCAACAACGTTGTGATCATATCTCATATCAATATCGACTAGAATTCCACAACCACTTTCCAATTGTCTTTCTGTTAAATATTCCATTTTTTTATCCAGAAATATTGATTTATGATATAAAATGAAGAATTCTTGTAGTTCTTCTTTCGGTATTACATAAGATCCACCGAAAATATTCAACTTCTTTTCTCCAATTCTTGTATGAGTTGGAGACACGCCCTCAACCTTTGATGCTTGATGATTTTTAAGAAAATCATTCAAATTATGAGACGATGATGAAGATGATGTATTCATAATTTGGTTCATTTGTTTGTTATTAACTTATAACAATATATTTTTATATCAATTTTATATTTATAGATTACGTTTGTAGTTTAATTTTAAACGCAGTTGTTATGGTGTTTGCGTAATGTTTTTTGTTATTCATTTATATATAATGACACCATAATATGGCAACCTTTAAAATCAACCTTTGAGAAAGGGTTGAGCCAAAGGATGCCGGAGGCGTATATTTTTTAATGGTTTAAAGATAATGTTTTATATATACGGAAGAAATGGAAAAAAAAGAAGAACCAATGATTATCAAGAGAGAAACAGTCAAGCGTCTTATTAAAGATGTAAAACAACTTAAAGGCCACCCATTAGCAGGAGATAATATATATTATTATCATGATGAAGAAAATATGATGAAAGGATATGCGCTCATTATCGGCACAATTGGAACGCCTTATTTCGGGGGTTATTATCTATTTGAACTGAATTATCCGGCAGATTATCCACATACTCCACCGAAGGTTGTCTATTTAACAAATGGTGAAAATATACGATTCAACCCAAACTTGTATGTCAATGGAAAAGTTTGTATTTCTCTCTTAAATACTTGGAGAGGAGAACAATGGACGTCTTGTCAGACAATCAATAGTGTTCTTCTTACTTTAGGAACATTATTATGTAATAATCCATTATTAAATGAACCCGGTATTGGATTTGGAAATCCCGATTGTGCAAATTATACAAAAATAATAGAATACAAGAATATTGATATTGCTGTATTAAATGTATTGACTTCATTTGCACCACAATTTAGTAATATTGATCCAATCATACAACGATTTCTACCTATTATTTCAGAGAAATTTGTATCTAACTGCGATCAATTGCGAACATTTTTAGAAGAGAGAAAGGACTCGATTCCCAAATTAGTAAAAACAGCGGTTTATAATATGAGTGTATTCATTGATTACGGTAAATTATATGAAAAGTTTTGTGTTATTGTTTCAGAGAAGTTATAATATATAATAAAATTGAATATAAATAAATAATATAAATTATTAACAAAGAAAGCATGAAATTCTGCACCGTTTGTTCAAACATGTATTATATCAACATCAGTGAAGATGATCAAAACAAGTTGGAATATTACTGCCGTCAGTGTGGTAACAAAGAGAAAAATATTGACATGAGTAGTATTTCTGTCGCAAAAACGATCATCAAGAAGAATGAGCAGAAATTCTCTCATATCATCAACAAATACACCAAATTGGATCCTACTTTGCCTCGAATTAATACAATCGATTGTCCGAATCATTCGTGTTCTACGAACACACATAGCACGGAGAAAGAAATTATATATATTCGTTACGATGATATCAATATGAAATATGTATATTTGTGTTCAACATGCGATACCATTTGGAAATTAGAAAATTAAATTAAAAAGATAAAGACTTTAAAGAATAAAATTGATATATAAATATATAAGTTATATTTATATATATGAACTTACAAGAAATGATGGCAACTTATGGCACCAAAACTTTAAAAAAGAAAGACCCTACAAAAAATAAGACGAAAAAGGTTGTTATCAATTCGGTTCCTATGTTAGAACCTGATAAACCTGAACATTATGTCGAATCCAATTTTGAACCTGACATTGGTCAACCTGGTATAGAAGAAACTCCTGCAGAAATAGAGGAATTTGCAGCAATTGAAGCTACCCGCGAATTTGCAACAGAATCGGCTATTGAGGATGCTCTTGCTGAAGCGGCTGTAGAAAATACTATATTACACAAATATGTAAATGATGATGAATCCAACTTTGAATCCAACTTTGAAAAAGTTGGACAAAAGGGTATGCGGGAAACTCCCGCAGAAGTTGGACAAAAGGGCAAAGAAGATAATGAAGAACTCGAAGAAGAAGCTGAAGAAGAAGAAAGCGATGAAGAAGGCGATGAAGAAGAAGAAAAAGCTGAACAAAGGGAAAATCCTACAGAAGTTGGTGAAAGAAGGAGTATGCGAACAAACCCAGCAGAAGAAGAGTCTCATCATATTTTACAAGATGAAGAAGATGATGATGAATCTGATACTGAAGATGAACCATATTTACAAAAATTTCAGTCAGAATTGAATAAAAAATATTTAGAAAATATACATCCTGAATGCGTAAGACATAATAACAATGAAGTTCTGGTTATGACGCAAGTTGTAAGAGATGAATACAAGAATATTGTTGATAGTTTACATAGAACATTACCTTATTTAACTAAATATGAAAAGGCGAGAGTGATAGGTCAACGAGCAAAGCAAATAGATATGGGTGCAACTATCTTCATTGATGTTGATTCAAAAATTATCGATGGATATATTATTGCTGAAATGGAACTGATGGCACGTAAGATCCCCTTTATTATTCGTCGTCCAATTCCAGGAGGAGGTTCTGAGTATTGGAATTTGAAAGATTTGGATATTATTTAATAATGTTCGATTGATTGAACTGTGATAATAAGTATTATAATTTGTTTTATTATAAACAATTTTTTATAATACTTATTATGAAGATAGCTCTCTGTTTTTTAATTAGTTATCAACATATTATTAATAAAGAACATATATGGATTCAATGGATCAAAGAATTAGAGGATATTGTTAATGTGTATATTCATTATACAGATTATTCAAAAATTCAGTCTCAGTGGATTAAGCAACGAGTATTACCTTACAAATATATTGTGAAAACAGATTATACACATGTTGTTCCAGCTTATATGTCTTTGATGTATTATGCATCAGAGAAAGATCCTACAAACCAATGGTTCTGTTTTGTAACTGGATCTTGTTGTCCAATTATTCCTGCAAGTGTTTTTCGTCGACAATTCTTTGAAAATCATAGAAAATCAATTATGACATATAAACCTATATGGTGGAATCCATTTTTAGTGAATCGTGCCAATTTACTACGTTTAAAACCAGAATATCATTTGGGAAATAATCCGTGGTTTATTCTCTCTCGCGACGCGGTTACAAAGTGTTTATTATATCAAAAAAAAAACTTTTTAATTTATCATATGATATGTAGTGGAACAATTGCAAATGAGAGTATTTTTGCTATCATGTTATCATCTCAAAATATTCTAAATAATAATCATGTAATTAATAAAGAAGTATTTGCGACAGATTGGAAAAATATGGATACTCCAACAAGCCCTCATACTTTCCGCAAAGGTAATACAGAAGAGATTTGTTTCATAGAAGATAAAAAGAGAGAAAAATATATAATGTTTTTACGTAAAGTGGGATGCGAATTTCCTGATGATGTTTTGAAGAACTATATAAGTGAAAAAACGGTATACGCGAAACAATTCCAACCTTTAAAAAAAGTTTGTCCAAAGGACTTCACATTCTTCACTTTTTTCAATAGTGGAGGTTTAATACTTTTATTCTTTATATTATTTTCATTGACTACTATTTTTGTTATCAATCCTTAACATTTCCATCGTTTACCACATTCAATACATGTAACGAATGTTGTCATAGGTTCATCTGCAGATCGTGTCTGCATTTGGTAATACGTGCACTTATTGGAATGACATTTGCTACAAACAAATGTATCTGTCGCTGCTTCAATTTTCGTCTCATATTTATTTTTATCACGCTTTTTCTTATCTTCAATCATTGTCGCCCATTTATCTGGACGCATTTCTTGATGTGTCATGAAAGCGAGATCAATCGCTTTGATATCGCCTCGTTGTATTGCTTCACAGAAAGAAGGGAATTCAAGATTAGTATATATGCTTCTTAAACGATCCAAATATAATTGAACAAAGTATGGATTGTCCCATTTCTTCAATAACTTGCGAGTAGTTGCCTCTTTTAAAGCAAAGTTATATACACCTCTTTCAATATTACGACTCAATTTGTCATTTTTGATGATCAAATCGATTTTCTTTGTTAAATTGGATCGAAATTCAATTGGTTGTGCGATTGTCAGCATTTTGGTGGTTTATCTTTAAACTTAAATTATTTATTTAAGTTTAAATCAATTTAATAATAGGCAGAAAAACTCTTAGATTATGTATTGGTATCATCATCACTGAATGCTTCTTCTTCCAACTCTACACTAATATCTACATATATGTCATCTTTTTCTGTTGTAGAAATGATAACATCATTGGATATCTTTTTTTTGGATCTTGTTTTTTTTGGAAGAACCTCTAGTTCCTCGGGTTCATCTTCAGTATCTTCTTCTTCTTCCAATTCGACGTCATCAGAATCAGTTGTAACACTATCGGATTCGGAGTCGTCATCGACAATAAATCCGTCTTTTAAATATCCGGTCTTTGTTTTTTCGCTGTCAGGAATACAATCTAATTCATCATCTTCTTCTTCATCTTCTTTTGCAGTTGCAGTTAGATCTTCAAATCCACCCATTAATTTCTCGTATATTTTATTCCATAATAGAACATTAAGAGAGATATATTCTTGCTCACCGGTTGGTAATATTTTATGACCAACGAGTGCACATTTTCCAAAGAATAATTGTGTATCAATCGGTGGAGGAAACTCGTATTTATTTTCGTAATTTGCTTTGCCAATATTTTTGCCATATACTGCAATAGAATATTTAACTCCATCGATTTTTTTCGTCCATTCTGTTTGTTTTTTAAATCCATCTGATTTTGTAAACCCACATCTTTTATATAATTCTGCTTCATTATACTCTTTAATAGTTTGTGGTGTAATTATGGCAGTTTTATCAATAATAAGAATTCCTAGGTTTTTCATTGAATCAATTAGGAGCCACTCTTTATATTATTTTAAAAATCGTATTTATACTTCTGTTTCCACTTTTTTAAAGGTTGTGTTGTTTCGTAAAATGAATAATAAATAAATGTTGACAACTAATAACTAAACTATGATTTGGTATATTTTCAAAATTGCTGTTCTCTCTTTATTGATTATTCTGTTAGCGCATAATATAATGAACTATTTAAAAACAAATTTGACTTCACCGAAAATAAAAGATTATGTTACTATCCCACAAGAACATTATGAAAAAATCGCGACGCTTTTGTCCAAGGAAACGATATCGACAGAAGAAGATGTGGTCCAACTAATACATGAAGACGAAGACTCTGCAAAAGAATTGTCAGAATATATGGATACTATATTATAAATAGTTTAAAAACGACATGATAATTAAATGATATGCAGCAACCATATCCACAATATCAATATCAACGTCGTCGTTTATTACCTCCTTTTGAACATTCTTATGAAACAATTATTCATAAGAATGTTTACTCTTCTTATATACTCATTATTCCAACAGGAACTCCATCATATATATGGATCACTAAAGATGGATCATTGTTACAAAATACAAAAGAAGAAAAGAAAATTCAATGTTCTACTAGTCCATCTTTGACAAAAGGATGCGGAACTCTATTTTACGGCGTATATTTTCAATACAAAGGCATTTCTTTTTATGCGATTGAAGATATATTGTATTATAAGGGCGATAATATATCGAGTAACTCTTATCAAGAGAAGATTGGTATTCTGGAAACTATATTAAAGAGAGAAATACAACAACAATCTACTAATAATATCGATGAAATTATCATAGGATTACCTATTATAACTACACAAGATGGATTAAAGCGTATATCATTTGACGATTTACCATATTCTGTGAAATATATACAATTTAGAAATAACCAAAAACAACGAGGTAATCATCGGTTTCAATTACCATATAATAAGTTCGGAGAACAATATCGTGTTATGACAGTTCGTCCTGATATAGAAAACGATATATATTATTTGTGCGATGATGATGACAAATCATGTGGAGTAGCATGTATTCCTGATTATAAGACGAGTGTATTTATGAATTCAATATTTAGAAATATCAAAGAAAATATCAATTTGGATGCGATCGAAGAAAGTGATGATGAAGATGAATTAGATAATGATCTTGTCGATTTAAAGAAAGAATGTAAAATGATATGTAAATTTCATTTACGTTTCAAGAAATGGATCCCGATAGAAGTTGTATAATATTAAATTGTGAACTATTTTTTTATTAGAAATAATAAAATAATAATAATAATTTACATAATATGAACACTACAATTATTTTAACATCAACTATAAATGTAGGTTCAAATATTAGTTGTTTATATCAAAAAAATTCAACTGATAGATTATCTCTGTATTTAAAAAGTGTTCGTCAATGGTTATTCAATACAAAATTTAATATTATTTTAGTTGAGAATTCGGGATACAATTACGATGAATTAAATTCTGAGAAACAGCAATACAAAAACAGATTTGAAGTTATTACATTTAAAGAAGAACAATTAAAACAAGCAACATACTTAAAAAATGAACATTCTAAGGGTGCACATGAAGTATTTGCAATATATTATGCTTTCTGTAATTCGAAAATAATACACTCATCAAATTTTATAATTAAAATAACAGGGCGCTTTTATATACCCGATTTAGAAAAGTATTTGAGTCGTTATCATTTAGATGATTATGATTGTTTAACACAATATAATAAAGATAGATGTGAAATGGTTGGATGTCATTACGCAAATTTTTCATATATATTTAATATATATTTAATTGACGATAATAATTGCTATGATTTTCATATAGAAAATATTTGGAAATCTAGAACTTCAAAATATGATAATTGTTTAGTATGTAAACAATTGCCAATAGAACAAACGCAACGAGGAGGACTTAACGAATGCTATATCGACATATAATTAATTGTTTGAATGTATTATCTTCATTACACAATATATATGTTAAATATAATTATAATATTATTATAATTATATGTACGATTACGTCAATAAAATGAACGCGCATTCTGCTGCGACGCCTAATTTTGTTAGTACAGATGAAGCTACTGGTAATTTCGGTGGATATAAAGGAATTGAAAACAATACGCTTGCGGCAAGTGCATCTGCCATAAAAGGTGGTAAGCGTAGACGTTTGCGTTCAAAGAAACATGGACGCAGAAGCAGAAAAACTGGATCACGACGAGGACATAGAGGTGGTTCATGTGGTTCTTGTGGAGTATCAAATTATTTAGGATTAGGAAAAGGAGGTTCTCGTAGAAGAAGAAAATCAGGGGGTTCTCATAAAAGAAATAAAAAATGTAATTGTTTATGTCATATGAAAAAAAATTGTAGGCGTAGCAATTGTAAGTGTGCTTGTCACAAATTACAACATGGTGGGATAACTTCTATAACAAATCCTATTAGTGGATATAGCATTCCAGGTTATTCTATAAAAGCATCAGAGTTAGCTTTGGCTAATCCTCCACCTGTTTCACAATATCAAAATACTTAGAATACTTAAATTGATATTGGTATCGATTGTTTTATTACTCGTTTTAGCAGACATTTGCCAGGTAGAATGCCCTCAGTGGGTATTTCTAAACTAGCACTAGCACTAGCACTAATACAACCTTTCACAATTGTATAATTTTGCTTTTTATAAAACTGTTTTCTCTTACGCCATTGGTTTTGAAAAGGTGTATGTTGATCTATAATATCAACCACAATCGGTCGTCCATGTTTTTCTCTTAAAATACGTCCTACTGCCTGTTCTATATCCGTCTTTGGTGTCGCCATAATCAAAGTTGTTAGTGTCTTAATATCGAGCGCTTCTGCAGCCATTGAATATGTCGCAATTACAATGCGTTTGCCTTCTGTCTCTTTTAGGGCAGCCTCTTTCATTCCTCCAATATAATATCCAACACTTCCTCCTGCAATTTGACGATGTTGAATAGCATCATGTAGATATTTTAATATATTCTTATTATGAGCCAATATCATCATTTGTTGTGCTTCATTTTCTTTGAACATTGAAATAACTACATCTAGAATAAACTCGGTTCGTCGATTATATGTACATAATTTGGAAATCATAGAACTATATTGGACATTTCCACGATAATCGGTTTTCACTTCATTAAATTCGTCATCATCAACCTTATATTCGAGAGCTCGAACTGTCACATTATAATCTTCTTCTCTCTTTCCCTTGTAAACAACTTCTCCGAGAAACATTTTAAATACTGGTGTTGTTCCATCTTTACGATTCATTGTTGCAGATAATCCCATCATATATTTTGTAACAATTTTGAATAAAGCACATGAAAACACTTCACTCGAAATATGATGAACTTCATCAATAATAGTAAGCCCGAAACTATCAAAGAGAGAAGAAGGATAATCTTTCATTGATAATGATTGTAACATCCCCAATACAATATCTTTATTTTCAATATCAATAATCTGCCCTTGGATTTTGCCTATGCGTGCTGTCGGCAGAAACTCTCTGATTCTCTCTATCCATTGATTCATTAGAAACTCTTTATGAACAATAATCAACGTCTTCTTCTGTAACAAAGAACAAATATAGAGAGAAATAACCGTTTTGCCAAATGCACAAGGCAACTCCAATAAACCACCACCTCCACCACCGCTTATATTCGACATAAAAGCATCTACAACTGGAACTTGTATTGGTCTCAAAGATGCAACAAATGGACATTCAATTGATACTCCACCAGGTAATGCCAATTTAGGTGAACCATAATGTGTAATACCATAATATCGAGGTATATATATTTTATTGATAGATTCACGATAAATTGGATAAGATATGATATCTGCACCAAAACCTCCACCAACGCACGTAATAATTTGAGGTTTTACAAGCAATTTCGATCGCAGATCTATCAATTGTTCTCTCGTTAATTCACTTTTTAAAATAGTATATCCTTTTTTACCCAAGTAAGTATTCATTGTTATTTGCATTGTTGGCATTGTTGTTGTCGTCATATTCGTCTTTAATAAATATATTATATTGTAAATATATTTATATCAATTTAATAAAATACTTGTTGGAATAGAACCAAATAAAATATATCATTATGATATATGGATATAGGAACCAATACTTTTACAGAACTATTCGCAAAAAAAAATCTGGGTCAGTTGACATTACTAATATTATTTTTCATTTATCTAATCATGGGGTATAAAATGCCTCATGGATTGGCCATTTTAATTGATACTATATGGGGTAAAATCATCGTCATTTTAATTGCTTTTATATTATTTGCTGTATGTAATCCTATTTTAGGAATACTTGGATTTTTTGTTGCATATAAACTATTAACGTCATCTACAATCGAAACTGGATCTTATGGAAAATTACATTACATTCCATCAGAAGAAAAGAAATATGCCGATATGATTAATAATAATAAATATCCATATACGTTGGAACAGGAAATTGTCAAGATAAGAGCACCTATTCATAAATATAACACAGAACCAGATAATAAACAACAATATTCATTTACACCTATATTAGATGAACAACATGATGCTGCTTCTGTCTATTATAATGGAGTCATTTAATCTATTGTTTCGCATTTGTAAATAAATTACTTAATCCACCACCAGGAGATACATAATTATTTAAAACATTAATAAATGGTTTAAATGTTTCACTATTACCTTTTGGTTTTTTCGAAATACGTGTATTAATTAATAAGTTTGTCCTTGCGAGAGCAACATATACTACACCAATAAGTAAGATGACAATAATAATTACAACAGTTGTATAATTTAATCCTAAATTGGTAAACATATTTCCAATTGTATTATTTGACGATGCGGATGATCCGCTTATTGTTTGCTTTTTAAATGCAACTTCCACAGTTTCTGTAGCACTATTTATTGGTTGACAATCAATATAAATTTCGCCTGAATCAGACACTCCTGGTCCTTTTTGATTAAAAAATAAATTACTTTCATATGGAAAAATAGATTCAGGACTAGGGTATGGAGTTATATAGTTGGCAATATCATTTAAAATTTTAGCAGGCACATTAATGGCATTTTGGATTCCATAAACAACAATATTATTTGAACCCTGTTGATAATAAAAATAAGGTTTATATGGAATAATATCATTTAGATTATAGTTTTGGATATAAAATGTTTCTTGATCACCCGGTTTATTCATATTGTAATCGACAACATCATTTAATATATTTGAAAATACTTGTGATGACTTACCAGAAGATGAACTTATTGGTATACATATTTCTAATAGATTGTTCCTATTGGCAGAATCATAATGAAAAATAACAAGTTCTGCTTCTGCGGTTGAACCATTAAATAAATGTACAGATGGAGAAAATAATATTATTTGAGCCACAATATACTTACTATTACTAAATGTGACTGGGGTTGAAGTAGGGTCTATGTTATATGAAAAAAGAAAGAAAGGTCCACTATTACCAACTACACATGTAGAACTTGGAGGATAATTAAATGATAAAGAACACTTATCATCACAATAATTTGTAGTTGCGCTGTCTATTATATTCATTACACTCATAATTATATTATACTATTATAATATAATCGTGATTATTTTGAAGGCATAAATTGTTGTGCCATACCACTCAAACTATTTAAACTGTTAAAGTCAAAACCACTCATCAGTGATTTGGCACTATCTATTAATGGTGTCATATTTTTCATTGCATCAGCTAACTTCACTTGTTGCTCCATTAATTTATGTGTATCATTCGTTAATCTCTGCATCCCATCACTACCTAAAATTTTATTCAAATCATCATATGCATCTTCAACTGTCGAAGCATAATCTATTCTATTACTTTTCTTATTACTCATTATATCCATGCCATCCTTAACAACTTCTGGTTTGGATCCGTCAGTTAAATTTTTTAATTTTGCCATAGGATCAGTATTAGAATCTGAAGTATTATTCGAACTAGAAGTAGTATTTGGTTCAGTAGGTTTCTCTGATTTTGTATCTGCGGTAGAATCAGAATTTGTCATTCCTTCTTTCACTTTCATCCCTAAACTCGCAATATAAGTAATGATCAAAGCTAATCCCAACACAAGAATCATATTGTGGTTAAAGGAATATATAATATAAGATATCAATGCAAATACAATTATCAATCCAATTTTATTTGCTAAAAGAAGTGATAATAGGAATAATAATGATAGAGCTAATGTAGAATATAATACATATTTGTTAGATAACCACTTATTGGACAATAACTTATTAGTATATTGTTTCAATGAACTTTTTGATTTAAATTTCATTATATATAATAAAAATATAATGTTTGTTATAATTTAATAAAATTGAATTATAAATGAAATAGTTTGTTCTTACAATTCAACTAAACACAAAGAATGAACGCTAGTAGTTATCAATTGACTGTCAACGAATTATTTCATCCAGCAATAAATGGAAAAGATATTAATAGTTCTCCTGATATTTTACAGCATTATATCGTAATATATTGTTATTCTTTTAGAGATTTGAATGACGGCGAGACAACAGATGAAGATGACAGTGATGAAGATGAAGACGACAATAATGAAAATGATAGTCAAGATAATAATCAACAATATGTAATTCAATTAATCGACCTGATTTATGATGATATTAAACAGATATCACATAGAATACCTACTAGACATCCTACTATTCGTAATTATTTCAATATAAGAAAAAGGGGCTTAAAGCCTGATATAGCACAAAATATCATACTATCTGGCGGTGAAAAAGTATCGATTATTAAAACGATTTGGATACGCATTATTCAGCGTACATGGAAACGAGTTTATCGTGCGTATTTATGGGGTCGATATTTGCGCGTTCTTCGTGGAGGAGCACGTCTAGAACTGGACAGTGAACCTCGTCTTTTACGTGGTCTTTTAAGCGATCTCTTATGTCGACGACGACCACGCATTTGAGATTTGCGGCGACGACCACCAGATAATTCAAAATTACCTTTTAGTTGGTTTGCTAGAACATCTCTTAAATTATTATTATATTCATCTCTTAAAAAAATCATACCATCCTGAAATATTTTCGAATTAGTAATTTTTCCTTCGGTTATCATTTGATCAATTAACCCTTTAGCAATCCAATATTGAATTAGCTTATTTTTAGTTTCACGTGAAAATCGCGAATCATTTAAAATTTCTATTATTTGAGTTTGTTGTATTTTAAATTTTCCAAGAATCTCCTCTATTGGTGCTTTTTTTCTTCCAATACTTATATCCATAATAACTTCTGCTATACTACCCGAAAGGTTTGTAATACTTTTAAGTTTCTCTGAATCAGAACAATCCTCACAATTAAATGAATCAATAAATGCAGAACTATCTGCTAATAAAGTTTTAACACCTTGTAATTGAGTATTTGTTTGTTTAATGAGCCCAACATGATCATTACTTTTATTTGCAATATTTTGTGATTTTTGTATGAGACTATTCAAATCTGTTGTAATTTTTGTCAATACTGCTTGAGTTTGTTCTTTATCGACTGGTAATTCTATTGCTTGTTTACAACATTGAATAATTTTATATATTATATCATTTTTGGAATTTTGTATATCAATCATGATTTGTTGTAAATTTACGTTTATTTCAGACAAATCGGCATCCATTGTAGTTTGTAAACCACTTGTCTGATCTAATGATGCGGAAATAGCGTTAATTTTTTGTTCTATCTCGTCTCCAATATCATTTTCACTCATATTATAATATCATAATATTATTTACCAGGACATGTGTATTCATTCAAATGTTGTTTTAAATTCCCCATTTCTTCCATAATATATTTTTGATCTCGAATTGCTTCTCTGACTTTGTCCTGTGTTAATTCACCATTCATACGCAAATCCTCGCTATACTGTTTCAATGTTTCGAATGCCTGTATCTGTTGTTTTTTCTCATTCATGATATAATCATTATATTTACTATAGTCTTCTTTTACACCTCGAAGAAATTCATTTGTGCTAATATATTCTTTTAAATCGTTTTGCTTATTTGCTAAAAAGCGTCGTTTTAATCCAATTTGGTCTTGGATTTTTTGAAGAAGATTATCTCGATTTCCTACGTCTAGTATTTCTAGAGGTTGAGCTGTATATTTCTCTCTTTGTTGATTTTGAAAGAGAGACAGAAGATTATTATATTGTTCTTCTTTGTTATATTGTTGTTGTTGTGGTTGTGGTTTAATAATAATATCAGGAGGATATAATTTATGTTGCTGATTTTGTTGACCATTAATGACAATATTAGGAGGCAATAATTGTTGTTGCTGTTGCTGTTGTTGATATTGATTATTCAGCGTATTTAATTGTGTTTCTAAATATTCGGGTATATCATAATCATTTGTTTCAAAGTCATCATCATCATCAGTAATATATTCTTGTAATTGTGATTGTGATTGTGGTTTATAAATATCCAAATAATTGTTATCATCATATTGTTGTGTTAATGAAGGTAAATCTATATACATATTTTCTGTAGAGTCGTCCCTTTGTAGAGGTTGAATCGTTTGACCAAGATTAAATTCTTCCATTTAAAGTAAAAAGAGAGAAATATTAAGCGATTAAAGTATAAAAATATAGTATTTGTATATATGTAAGAATATGAATAAAACCGAACCACTATTAACTCCAAATGATGATCGATTCGTTATGTTTCCAATTGAACATGATGACATATGGGAAATGTATAAAAAACAAGTAGACAGTTTCTGGAGGGCAGAAGAGATCGATTTATCTAAAGATGTAAATGATTGGGAGCTGCGTTTGTCAGATGAAGAGAGACTATTTGTTTCTACAATTCTAGCATTTTTTGCAGCGAGTGATGGCATTGTATGCGAAAACCTGGCATTACGGTTTATGAATGAAGTTCAGGTTGCTGAAGCACGTGCCTTTTATGGTTTCCAAATTGCTATGGAGAATATTCATAGTGAAACATATAGTCTTCTAATAGATACGTATATTCGTAATAAAGAAGAAAAATATCGTCTGTTTAAAGGAATCAATAATTTTCCATGTATTAAGAAAAAGGCGCAATGGGCACAGAAATGGATTGCTGATAAAGATGCGAGTTTTGCTGTTCGATTGGTCGCATTCGCATGTGTAGAAGGGATCATGTTTTCTGGAGCATTTTGTGCCATTTATTGGTTGAAAAAGCGAGGATTAATGCCTGGATTGACATTTTCCAATGAACTAATTTCGAGGGATGAAGCACTTCATGCAGAGTTTGCTGTTCTTCTTTATAAAAAATTGGAATCCCGTCTCTCTTCTGTACAAGTTGTAGAAATAATACGGGAAGCGGTTGATATTGAGACGGATTTCATTTGCGAGGCATTGCCTTGTCGTTTGATTGGTATGAATTCGCTTTTAATGACACAATATATTCAATTCGTTGCAGATCGTTTACTCGTTCAATTGGGTTATGAGAAGGTATATGGTGTTCCTAATCCATTCGAGTGGATGGAATTAATATCAATTGAATCTAAGGCTAACTTCTTTGAAAGCAATGTAAGTAGTTATGCTTTGGCGAATAAGACGAAGGATGAATCAGTTTTTAATTTCTGTGCAGATTTTTGAAATGAATATGATTATGATTATGATTGTGTGGTTGGCTAAGATAATAATATTTATTACAATATTATTATAATAAAAACTAAATAGTTCATAATAACTATCGATGATTTACTGTCATTTAGCTGGTGGATTAGGCAATCAACTCTTTCAAATATTTGCAACAATTGCACACGCATTGAAAGAAGGACAAACATTCGATTTCACACCAAATGAGAAGTTAGGAGATAGAAATACGTATTGGACAACATTTCTCTCTTCTTTACAGAAATATACTGGTCATTGTAAAGAAGTAAATCGTCGAATCAATGAAATAGGATTTCATTACAATGCGTTGCCTTCAATATCAAAAACAGAAAATATATTATTAACAGGATATTTTCAATCTCCAAAATACTTCAAAGAGAGAAAAGCAGAAATATATAAGATCATTGGTTTATCAAAGAAGAAAAAAGCAATAAAGAATATATATCGACAACTGATTATGGATGACGCTGTTGTAATCAGTCTACACTTTCGCATAGGCGACTATATTAAGCTTCAATCACATCATCCAATTATGCCTATAAAATACTATGCCTCTGCATTGAATCATATAAAGAACAACTTAAAGCCGTTTATTGGAGGAACCATATTATATTTCTGTGAAGACGCCGACTTATCTTATGTGGAATCTGCTATTATTACACTTAAAATAACGAACCCTGAATTGACTTTCAAGAGATGTCCGGGAGAAATAACCGATTGGCAGCAAATGCTATTAATGAGTTTATGTGATCATCATATTATTGCAAATAGCACATTCAGTTGGTGGGGGGCATACTTCAATAACAATGAAGATAAAATTGTATGCTATCCTGAAAAATGGTTTGGAGAAGCATTACAACAAAATAATACTTGCGATTTATGTCCACCTGAATGGACTCGCATTTTATAACTCTGTCGAATGATAATTATCCAAAATATAATAAGTTGTATTATTTGTTATTGGATATATCTGTCTTCTACCAGAATTATATATTGCTGTTGCATTTACACATATTGTATCATTGAGCGTATTTAATAGTTCTTCTCCATGTATTTTAATAAAACCATATATGACGGGACCATTTACTTGTTTCCATATTAGCTTTTCAAATATTTTTTCTTTTGTCAATTCGAAACAAATATCGAATTTATTTTTCTTTGTAGACGTTCGTCTCATTGTGGGATAGAACCCTTTACCCATACCATTAAGGTAATCATTTGCACAATAATATAGTGTGATTGAAATCATTAATACATACTAATATTATTTATAATATTTAAACTGTTGTATTTTTTAACGGTTTAAATATTAATTCAATAATATAATATCATGACGACAACAAAACGCAATCAAGATTATCTTCTATTGATAATGAATTGTGTTCGATATAAAGATAAAGCAAATTTACAGAAAATGACATGGTTACAAAATTTACCCCCATTTTTAATCTATTATCATGTAATCGGTTTACCTTCTTTAGAAACAGATTTTATCTTCTCAGAGAAAGAGAGAATATTATATGTTCGAGTAGCAGATGATTATAATTCTCTTCCACAAAAAGTTATTGCCGCATATGAAGCAATTAATCGACAATTTAAATTTAAGTATATATTCAAAACAGATGATGACCAAGAAGTATTAAATGAACGATTCTTTGAAATGGTACAAGGATTGATTGAACGTCGCAATCGACCTAATTATGGCGGAAAAATTATTAATGTATTAAAACCATATTTTTCAATGTATAATAGGATACACCCTGAATTGCCTCCTGATCTACCTATTCTTACGACGACATATTGTAGTGGTCGTTTCTATTTTCTCTCTTTTAATGCAGTTCAAAATTTAATTCAAAAGAAAAATTTATTTGCAACAGAATACTTGGAGGATTATGCGGTTGGATATCATCTTGACGAACAATTGAAAGAAGATACACTCGATATTCAGAGCGACCGATTTTTAAACGATTTTGATGATATTTTATTTAACAAATAAAAATTGAAAAGCTTTTCTTCAAAAATAATCACTTTACTTTTGAACAAAATACAAAATGAACACTGAAGTTGTCAGAGAAATACGCCTTTGTAAAATTTGTGGGTTGGACGGATTTGGATTCAGTCCTACAAAACCATACTTTGAAATTGTCATGCCAGAAACATTAACCAACTCGGTTGTATGTCGTTCTTGTTATAATAATGTTTGGGGTATCCCATTCATCGCATGTAATAAGTTTGATGGCTCATGTTATAACTATTCTGATCAAAATGAAAATATATCATTTTGGAAGTCTATTATGGAGCCAGACAGCGAACCATATACACCAAGACCTGTTTTGTATGACGAAATTGGAATGCCTTGCTATCCTCTACTAAATATGCATGAACATCATGTATGGATGAATAATCCATGTGCATATTTCTGTATGGAATGTATACATAATAATATCGATAAATGTCAATGTTCATTATGTTCCAATTTGCTTGAATCAATGGTTAGTCCAAAGTAATAAAATGGTACAACAAACACTGAAGAATAATATTTAAGTATTCTAATATTTTTTATTGGAATACTTAACCCTTTTTTGTCCCAACTTTTTATAAAAGTTGAAAAGTTTAAAACTGATAAACATTTTCAATTGGATTTTTCCATTGAATTGTAGAAGTCTTAAATAAATGTGGTTTATCTAGATCCAACATTAATCGAGAATAATTTGTCGTCTTATGTTCAATATCACTATAATCTTCTCGTTGAACAACACTCAATGGAGTAATTAGAAACCATTTATCTCTCATTTGTAATTGAAACCAATATTTGTCGATCGCATAATGAAAATGATTTGCTGGCTCTTTCATCAAGAGATGAAGACCCGCCTTCATATTCGCAATCAATATATCATAATAGTGTTGTTTCACCATATATCCTGTTGTTGTTTGACATTTGGAAACTTGAATACTATGAGTTCCACAAGTCTTATAAGGCGGTAGATTGTTTCCAGCAAAAAGAACAACGTCCCATTCTATTCCAGAAGAGAGAAAATCGTTCAATTGTTGTTGAAATGCTGCGGGATTCAAGAAATGAATATCATCTTCTACTATTAATATATGTGTCCAATTATTTTCTTTCGCCAACATAATACATTTTAAATGACTTAAACTACAACCAATTCGCCCATTTTGTAATTTAATTGCATTGAATCGTTGTGCTGGCATACCTAGGTTTAACTGTTGCATCTCTTTTTCGACGTTTTCTCTCCTATCTGGGCGTGAGTTTAGATTAATGTAAATTGTGTTTTGAATATCTGTTATATTGTTCATAATATATTTAGTATATTATGTGTTTATTTATTACATTATTTCGAAAAATTGTTTATCCTTATCTTTATTTAATAATTATTTAATAATAAAAAAGTAAAGTATAACAAACAAAATGTATAACAACATGATTCGATACAATGAAATTGGTTCAGGTGATTATTACCATTGGGTGAATAAACCTCTGGTAAGACTGATTACCGAGTTAGAGACAAAAAAATCCAGATGTAGAATCTTCTCTAATCAAACATTATTCTTCGGTGAAAAATGGGCAGATGAGTCTGAAGATTATGTAAATATATGGGCATTTACAAAATTTATTCGAGGAAATATTAATCGTTTCATTGAAATCCTTGTGAACGATGGAATGGGTATAGATCAATTTGTTTATGACTTTATCGATGATGATAGATTATTATTAGACGGATTCATTTTAATAACTAATGAACTCATCTATCATTTCAATCCAATCATAGAAGAATTAAAACTACGATGTCCTTTGTATGCTTGGTCTAAATGTGACGAAAATACACGAGAGTTCTTTGCACAGAGCAAACTATGTAATTATCAGGTTTAATTTATCTTCTTCGATAACTTTTTTACATCTTGACATTAATATTATAATAATTATTTTCGCCAGACATAGACCATTTCTGTATATTCATTCTGTCGCTTTGATCTTTTATAAGGAACGGATTCATGTGCATCCCCAAATAAAGGCTTTAATACTCTATCATAGACCTCACTACACACATTGATCGCAAATATACCACCTGAAGATAATCCTGAATATGTTTTGTTAAATAGCGGTATATATAAACGAACATCCATATCATGTTTCGATGAATACTCTACATTATTCGCATATTTTTGAATGAAGTAATAAGGTGGAGATGTGAATACCATATCATATTCAATTGAACTGTAATCGAATACAGTTGCATCTTCAAAAAACACTTTTGCTGAAGTTTCAGGGTTTTCTTCTTGTAAAAAAGAAATAAGTCGTGAATAGGGTTCTTTCAAGTCATGATTAATTTCAACGCCGAAGTAATTTATACCCAGTGTTGTCGCAGCTACTAAACACCCACCCCATCCAGCACAACAATCAAGAACTGTTTTGGGTTTGTATCTGACAAATATTTCCGTACAAAAAAGTGGACGCATAATATTGATTGCACTAATACATATATTATATACTTCTTTCAAAACGACATATTCATTCTTTTTACCGTTTTTGTTTTTCACATTTTTGTAGTAATTCAACATTGTCTGAATATAATGCTTTTGCTTAAACTCATCAATCCTTTCAAGAAATTCAAAGAAATTTACATTATATTTGCCTCGAACTGCCAGACGCTGTGTAAAAGTGAAATAATCGACGATTTTGTTCCCTAATCGTGAAATCGTCGATGGCAATGTGGCGTGACCGTTTTTTAAACCGGTTGATAATTTGATTAATTGGGACATTTCTCTCTTTATCTCTTCTTTTGAAATTGGTTTAATTAATTGGGCAATATTTTCTCGCTTCATTATATTCATTATATACTAAATTAATAAAATTGAACTGAATTTATACGGTATAATAAAATTTACTTACTCGAAAAATGATTGTTTGGATTCTCAAAGCATTATGTCTCTTGAATATTATAGGCTTTCTATATAGATTGTCTTTGCTATTCCGTTCTCTCATATATTTGAAAGAACTGTGTTTAGCTAATTGGCTTGGAATCCTCTTAGTAATTATTTGTTTCCTGATTATTTATATTATATATATTTTGTTGTCTTCTGTTATCGATCAACAACAACAGATTATGAAAGAACTCGCAGAAATAAAATATATTATCAAAGAATTATATGATGAATGTGGAGTTTAAATATTGAATATTGATATTATTTATCGCTTATTTGAATAGCGATTATATTGTCTCTTTCTTGGTCGCTTAGTATATTTTTTCTTTTTTATTCTTCTGGTTTTTCTGGTTTTTCTGGTTTTTCTATAATAATGCTTTCTTTTACCACCTAGTTGTTGTCCACGTCTTTGTATTTTTACTACTTTTACTAAACCGTGATACTGTTTTACAAGACCACATAAATTTTCCATACTTAATTGACTATTTATTTCAGGATGCTCATTACAGAGTTTTTTTAAAAAATCTACTCCAAACTTAGGTAATTGAACATCTTGTTCAGTTCTAACAATGGATATAATTCTTACAAAATGTCTACTATCTTGAATAATCTCTCTATTTAAATCTTCATTATCACAATCAATCGGAACCGCGCTAATTGTTCCTGGTGTTCCTACTATTTGTGGCTGTATTTCATTACTAGGAGTTGTATGTTCTAAATTTTTAGCGATAAAACCTGTAATTGGATATTTTATTTCAAATGTTCTCTCTGAGTATTTTTTGTTACAATTAAGATTAAATGAAGCAGTTAAGGTTTTCCCATCATCTTCTATATCGTATATTAAACATAATAGTTCAGAATGCCCTTGTGCATCTTGATGTATATCTGTAATTCTACTGAATTGTCTATAATGAAAATATTCTATTATAAAATCAATAACACTGTCTTTATTTGACATAACAAATTTTATTTGTTCGTCTATAATTCCGGATTCTATTATATATTGAATTAATGATTTGATCTCATCTTTTATCTCAGGCGTCATTCGTTCAATATAACCTAAATAATTTGACCCCCTTGTCTCTCCACTGTTTAATGTAAAATCATGTCCTAAACTAAAATTTCTTAATATTAACATTGGTTGGTATGTTTTTTCTTGTTCGTTATAATTCATTTTTAATGAACATATACCTACTTTAATTAAACCCGAATCTCCAAATAATGTTGCATCAACTAATGTTGTGAAATAATCTGGATCTAAATGTGGATTTTCATCTATATTTACATTCTGTAATTTATAATGTTCTAACAATTGTTCTTTTAACATACCTTCTGTATCTTCATTCTCTATTTGTAATATTTCTGTATGAATATGTCTTGCTAAGTTGCTCATTATAAATTTTATTAATAATTGATCACCGATTCTTATTCCATCTATCGAGTTTACTATTCCTTGTATTGGTGTTGGTATTGAAATTTGTATATTTTTTTCAGCATCTAGTTTATATTTCATTCTTTCCATCTCTTATTATATGATAATATTATCTTCGATATACGCAACTTAATCGAATATTTGTAATTGGTGTTAATTTCAGTCTAAATAATTACATAATTTTGTAGAAGTATGATGATAAATTGTATAAAATAATAATAATATTTATATTATTTTATATAATGTCAACAAATACGACAAAAAAAATTATCCGTATCTTTACAATGTAATACAAATGAAAAAAGCATTGGATTTTTTAATGGAAACTACAATACCAAAAGATACTTATTATAGAAATGTAGGTTATACAAAATTAGGAGATTTACATATTTATGAAGATAAACCAATGAACTTTATTCCTGCTTAATTCCACTTTGAAAATCCACTTCTGGTGTCTTTGGTTCAACCTTTGGGAAAGGTTGGGATTATCTTCTTCGAACACCACCTAATCGAATATTTGCACTGGAGGTTGCTCTCGGTTTTGCCCCAACATATCTCGCATATTCAGGTGAATACTTATTCAAACCCGCAAAGGTCTGTTGATGTTGTTGTTGTTGTGGTCTTCTTTGTGGTGGTTGTGGTGGTGCAATTTTCCAATCTTCTGTCGTAACAACTCGCTGCCGAGTCAATTGTTCTTTTGCAGGATTCACAATAGCTCTAGTCGATTGCCGTAAATCATATTGATAATAATCATTCTTCTCAAAATTGACTAAAGAGAGAAAAGATAGAATATTGATCACCTGGATTCTCTGATTTTGAACAGTATAAAGATTATCAAGTGGATTCAATGACTCATTATCTACAGAATATGTTACTCGATGTAAAGTCGTCAAACCATCGACGCCACTATCTTGTTGTCCTAAAGTATATTCACGAGGAGAGACCAATCGTTTTACTCCATCAAAGAGTTGAAGTATTTCTGGACTTCCAATTGGATAAAACTGCGAACGATCGATCTTACATTCACTTCGTAAACATCTTTCTTGAAATACACTATCTTCATTGCCCCAACCCCAGAAATTGGGAAATCCATTGATTCGCTCAAAATCAGCGCCTTTTATCACCACAATACCACCGAGTGCATATTCGAATCCATAATAATGTTTAACTATACCTGGCGTTGTTTGATAATCAAAAATACGATGAAAAGGCAGAGTGTCAACGTCATTGAAGATAAATGTCATGTCTTTGTAATCATCAGGATACTTTTCTTTGACTACTAAGAAACCAATATTCTTTGTTGCACCACGATTGAATTGTCTCTCATCGCATTGATGAGAGAAATATATCTCATAGTCATCTGCATCTTTTAATAAAAAATCCATTTGATTTGAAAAGAAGAATTTCTGTTCTTTGCGTTGTCGATATGGGACAACAAATATTCTTTTGGGGATAATTAAAGTAGTTTCAGAGTTCATAGTATTCACGACGAATAATATGAATTATTTTGAACGACAATTATATTATAAATTAAAAAATCATAATTAAAAATGATTAATTAATTCCATAAATTCATCAGAAGCGAGAACATCTGTATGTAATACATTCTTGATATGAACAAAATCCAAGTTTGGTTGGCTCCATATTTTTGGATGTAACATACTGGACAATGAGATAACACCATCACCTTCACCATAAATCAAAGACACGCTTTTATCGTTATTTATATTGATTGTTATTGGTGTTTTCGGCGTATCTGTTGTGCTATATACGATTGTTGTTTTAACACCATTTGTCACAGAAAAAGTATTGATTATATCTTCATTCATTTTATATATTTCATATTCTTTTTGAAGACCAAAGTATTCGATATAGTTTCTCTCTTCAGAGTCAACAAATAACAATGAATGCATAAACTGTTGATTAGGTAAATTCATTATAACGCATCCCATTGAGAAAAGAAAATCCTTTGATATAAAATCAAAAATACACGATTGTGTAATCTGTTTCAAAGAATAAATAGTTCCTGTAAATGGAACGTTTACATTGTATACTTCCTTAATATGTTTATTTTTCCATTCTTTTGTTTGACAATTTAGAAAATAGTGAAAAAGTAATCCTCCTGAACTATGTGCTACACATTGGATCGGTTCATCAAATGATTCGATATATTCTTTCAATCTGGCATTAAAAGAGAGAATATAAGGTCGTTGATGTATCAATCGAAAATCATATGGTATAGTGTGTAGTTTTGGATAGAGAAGAATTTTCTTAAATGGGTCTGATTTTATAAAAAGTTTCATATAGTTAGAATAAATACTCACAGCATTATTGTCGCCAAATGGTAATGTTTCCAATTCAGTATCATATTGTAGCACGTTCTTATATTTTTCGGGATTTAATAACATCCATTTTATATCAGGAGGCCATATACTAATTCCATTTTTTTTAAGTCGTGACCCTCCCAATCCTGGTATAAATAGAGTGGGTATTAATGCACTACTACTATAAATACATAAAATGAAAAATACTAACATACTACATGTTGTTCTCTTTTTTTATTTAATATAGTTATCTATATAAATAAAAAATTGAAATTCTTTTTTGTAATAGAAGAAGAATTATCAATCAAAACAAACAACCAAGTTCAAACATGTCTCAATACGCCAATTACGGAATGAATGGACGATCTTTATTCGAAGATTTCGATGAAGAAGAAATAGAAAATTCTACACAACCACAAACACCTGTTCCTGTTATAAATACAGAAACAGTTGTAGAAAGGATTGTTGTCCCGCCAACAGCAGCAGCAGCAGTAGCAATCGATTTGAGTGTTGCTATTGTTTCATCAAGATTTGAAATCCCGGCATTATGCTTAGAAAATTGCCCGATTTGCTTTGAAGAAATTGTTGGTGTCAATATGTCAATTACGACATGCGGTCATGCGTTTCATTGCTTCTGTTTGTTGGCAGCAGTTGAGAGAAATGATGAATGTCCATTGTGTCGTCATACTCTTGTAAATACAACAGATGATGACGACGATGACGATGATGATAGTGAAACTCTAGATGATTCGTCTAATGAATCAACATCAACAGATGATGAAGCTTCTAATGTGACACTCGAACAATTGTCGAATAAATTGACGAATCTTGGATATACAATGATAGATTTGTTATATATGTTGACGCCGATCAGTTCAGTTAATCCAAGACATAATGATGCATTCTGTGAAAGCACTTATGATATGATTGACAATATAAAGAATGGACGTGTTCCGCTTTCACAAAGAGATACTCGCAGTTATTCTCAGGTGGTTGGAATCGCACCAGAACCAGTTATAGAACAAGAATTATAAAAAGTATAATAAAAATTATATAACACATCGAAAAAGAGTCGGGTTATTATTAATCTTATCCCATAAAGCATAATCTGATTTATAATATTCACGAATGAAGGCAATATCATCATCGTCTAGAACGATTTTTTCTTTGTTTTTTGTCACATTGAAATGAGGAACAATCTTTGACGTAGTAGGTATTTTCAGTAAATGTAACAATTTTTGAATGCTAGGGTTAATGTCTTTTTGGTATTTTAACACAATAATATTTCGTAATTGTGTTTTCTTGATCCAATAAGTAATTGGTCTAATATGGACATCCCATGTACAACCCCTAAATAAGTGTTCTGTATTATTGTCTTTCATAAATTGGATAAACTGTTTGACATTGACATCACTATATTTTTTAAGAAATGTTTCATCTCGAATATTTACACCACTTCCGTATTTCCAATATTTATAAATGGATTTAAATCGATCAACTGGATCTCTTACAATAATGACAGAATTATTATGATTTAAACAAGTGGGTCCATGGCCTTTATTTAAATTAAAAAAGTTGCGATAGTTTTCATATAAAAAGTTCTCGACTGCAGTGCCACCGCATTTTGTTGGATGAACAAATGTTAACTTCGTTGTTTGTGGAAGAATTTGTGTTTCTTGTAATTTATGTAGTTTTTCTTGTTTGATTGTTATATTTCGTATTTTGCGCATATTCACAATATAAAAATTATCTATTGGAACTTTTCTTATCAGAGAAATATGAACTTTTCTTATCAGAGAAGTATGTTTATTCATTATTTATAATAATATATATAATGAATATAATGAATATATTTGCGATATTTCCTAAATAATAGCAGAAGAGTATTTCTTTAGAATTCCATGTGGGATAAGGTCTCCCTTAATTTTTTCGATTTTTTTGAAGCATTTATTAATAGTGACTTCACTGATTTCACTCATTTGTTTGACATCCCTCTTTGTAATATTCAAATTACAAACTTGCGCAATGAAATATACGACTCCGGCGGCGATTGAGTTGGGTGTATTTTCTGGCATATAATTGAGTTTTTCGATCTTGATTGATATGAATTTACAAAGATTCGTCAATTCGAGATTAATACTCAATTTGCTACAATATCTCTCGATGAAAGATACAGGCGTTGTTTTACAGAAATTAGTCTTTTCTTTGTTATCCATATCCTTTTCTAAATCATTAATAATAAGTAATGCATTTTTACAACCCTTTGTGGCACTGGCGACATCCAAGAAGAATATGGTGGCAATTTCTTTTGCTGTTCTTGGATAATTGTTGATTCGACATGAAATATAAATAGATGCCGCAAGAATTCCATCACGATTATCTCCACGAAATGTCGTATCATATTCCGATATTTTCTTATGATAAACGAAAGCATCATCGATGATAGCCTTTGGAATTCCAGCATTTTGTGACATGATAGTAATGCGTTGAAATTCATCATATTGTGATTTTTCCTTGTAAGGCATAGATTGCCATTCTGTATATCGGCGTATTTTGCGCATTTCATAACTGGTTGATCCATTACATAGTACTTTACAACCGAAAGAAGACTCTTGTAAAAGCGGGTTGATCGGCATACCACATCTTGTTGGATCAGAGTTTTGATTGTCATCGGCACCATAATATCTCCATTCGGCAGATTGATCAACAATATCTTTATAAATAATACCACAACTTGTATTCGTACAAGTCAAGAATCCTTCATCAGAGAATGCTAAAATAGCATTACAACATTCACAATTTTCTCTGCTACCACAATTTCGATATATACATTCCAATTTATTTTTCTTGTCTGGATAGACTTCATCATCGAAGTTGTTCCATAATTCTGCTTTATACTTCGATGAAGTATGTCCTTTATTTTTTTTACTCTTCGTTGCATTAGACGACGTAAATGCGAGAGCGATAGGAATGATTTCGGTTGTTGTTGACATGTCTTTAATATGTTTCATATAATTCTTTTAATAATAATAACATGTTTTTAATTCAATTTTTTTATATATTAATGATGTATGGGCAATACTTTATCGACGAAAACAGAAGATGCACCTACTGCCACTTCTCAAGAAGATAGTGCTAAACTTTATATATGGGGTCAAGATATAGTTCAAGATCAGAGAAAAGTACTAGATGAATCACAAGATAATAATATATTCATGAATACGATTGATTATATTGCATGTCAATATATTTTGACAATGGATTTCAATACAATGAAGAAACTTTATGATAAAGAGTATTGCGATAAACTTGTCATCTTAACTGGTGACATTTTGAATCGATACTACACTGAATTAGAAATACGTCAAATGCGCGATCGTATAGAACATGGTGAATTAGTAATATATGCTCAAAAAAATGATATCGATCGTATTCCTAATAAAATAACAGATTGCTATCAAATTGCCAAGTTTTACGTGAAAATCGGTCACTTATTTGCTGCCATTCTTATGACGATTCATCCTAAATATGAATACATTGATCCTATTACTGGAGAGAAAATGACAAAGACTTTACAACAGAAGAATGAAATACCTGCAAATATAGAAGTGAAACAATATAGTAATGGTTTGTGTCATGAAAAGATGAATATATTATTGGGTAATCTAAATGGAGATTTTTGTTCTACAAAAAGAGAGAACCTTACAGAAGAACCTGGAATACCTGAACTTATTAACTTATATTATGATTCGGAATATGACCATACAACCGGAGAGTTTCGAGGAATGACTGAAAAGACACAGCTTCGTTTTAAGCATGATTTAGAAGAATTTTATCGGGTATTTACACATAATAATAAAATGCCTCCAGAAATTACAAAGTTCTCTGATATTAAATTGACTGACTATCGTTCTCTCTTTTGTAATTCCACTTTTGAAAATCCACTTTTGAAAATGGAACAAACAGAACTTTCACTTCCCGAAGTTGAGCATCCTTCTTTGGATCAACCTTTTTCAAAGCTTGGAATCAGACAAATTGGAGGTAGACAGAAGAACTCATCGTTAATTAAAGATTATGCAACCAATTTAAAATCAATGATGCGTAATGTCAACTTCTATCAGAAGAAATTATTACAAATTATTGATGACATTTTCGTGTATGTAGATAATGTCGTACGAATTGAACCGAAATTGACAGAAAAACTTTTATATAAATATATTGAAGAAACTCGAAATATAATTGTTGAACTATACTTGAATTGCGAAGAGAATTTTCTAAAAGGAGTTAAAATATATGAGGCAATCGTAGAAAATATTATATTTCAAACAACACAGAACCAAATTGAAACACTTGAACTTATAATGGTAAATATACATTCACCTGAAAAAACAACAACGCCTATTTCTCAGATTTTGTTACCAACACCGACGCCAGATATTCAAAATACCATTAAGTTCTTCAATTATTCTGTCTAAAGAGATAATAGTTTAATAATATAATATAACAATCTAAATGACTGAAATCGAGATCAAAGTGCCATCCAATTTTCCTCTTTCTCTTGTATATTATATTTTAAGTTATGCTCAGAGACCACAACCGCAAAAACTACTGGTTGATATAACATATTATTATCACAGCAAAAAACTCATTCATCAACATTATAAAGATATATGGGAAGAATGGGCAGTTCATCCAAATGAGTATTTAGAAAATCTAGAAAATGATATATATCGATACGCAAATCGTAATGTTCCAACAATGTATGGATATACTCCAGCTTTTTATAGAATTTTCTTACGATTGCCATTTATTAATCCAATAAAACGACCATTATTTTTCGGTAAAAGTTTGTTAGACAATAGCGATTATACATACAAAGTCTACAAATATATTAGAAATATAGATTTTAGAAATGATGCACCAAATGTATTGAAGTTTAAAATAAATATATTATGGGGTCTTTTTACAATCAGAGAAAGAGAGAAATTTATTGATTTAATGATTCAATAACTCTTGTTATATAATCTTCAATCAGAGAAATCAGAGAAAGTATTGGTATTCATTCAATAAACTCTTGTTATATAATCTTCAATCAGAGAAATCAGAGAAAGTATTGGTATTCATTCAATAAACTATAATTATATATTCTTCAATCAGAGAAATCAGAGAAAGTATTGGTATTCATTCAATAACTCTTGTTATATATTCTTGTAATCAGAGAAATCAGAGAAAGTATTGGTATTCATTCAATAAACTATAATTATATATTCTTGTAATCAGAGAAATCAGAGAAAGTATTGGTATTCATTCAATAACTCTTGTTATATATTCTTGTAATCAGAGAAATCAGAGAAAGTATTGGTATTCATTCAATAACTCTTGTTATATATTCTTGTAATCAGAGAAAAGTGTTGATTCAATAAACTATAATTATTAATCTTCAATCAGAGAAATCAGAGAAAAGTATTGATTATATGATTTGTAAAACGAAATAAAGATGCTATATATATTATAGTATATCAAATGCAAATATTCGTGAAAACATTGACAGGAAAAACAATTACATTGGAGGTTGAACCATCTGATAGTATTGATAATGTGAAACAGAAGATTCAAGATAAAGAAGGTATTCCTCCGGATCAACAACGTCTCATTTTCGCGGGTAAACAATTAGAGGATGGTCGAACATTGACAGATTATAATATTCAAAAAGAATCTACACTTCATTTGGTTCTATAAGTAAACACCAATATACTTCTACAAAATTGATTTAAAATTTTATTAATTTAAATCAATATAATCTTTGAAAACAAATGACTCTTACTATGTCGCAAAATACGAATATGATTATGAATGATAATCGACGGAATATTATTCCTTATACGGTGAGTGTCGCCATCAAGTTGACATCTCCACCGTATCGTGCATTGTATTACAATTTTAATTCAAGCATCTCAACGAAGAATATGTTTGAATACTTATCTACAAAAATACGTAACGAGTTAGGGTTAATGCCATATCAATATCATATTGTTGTATATGAAGATCCTCAAAATATACCATGCGACAGAAATATTATCGCTCCAATCGCCGAACAATTTAGACTTAATTCTAGAACAAATAATTCAATAGTATTATGTATTAATCTCATTGCACAAGAAGAACAAGAACATCCATCTATTGCTGAATGCCCTGTTTGCTTAGAACAAGAAAATCCTAGCAGACTCTTCGTTCAAAGATATATATGCGGTCATCCAATTTGTAGTGATTGTTTTCGTCGGTGTATACAATCAAACAATCGCGTATGTCCTTTGTGTCGACAAGCAGAATTACAAATATAACACTTTAATTTTCCAAAAGTGGAACTATGTTATCTTCTTCTCTAATGACGATAATTGTTCCTTATTATATACAAAATTACCTGTAGGTTTGTAAGAATTGATAGGTGTAAATTTTTTATTGGATTCTGATTGAGCAGAAGTAGTATTTGTTGATGTGATCGATTTACTAAAAAAACCGGTATCATTTATTGTATCAGAATTCGAAATATCTGTTCGTTCATCATTTTGTTGCTTACCATTTTCATCGACAATAATACCAGTCTTCTTTTTCAGTTCTGCTCTTACATAAGAAGGAACAAAATGATTCCAACATATAAATAATGTATTTGGATGGTAATATTTCACATGAAAACCATTTTCCATTAACTTGTTTAAAAGATATGCTATACAAGCACCTTGATCATATTTTGGAACACCAATAATAACTTCTGGAACAACATACCAACAAAAATGTTCATCTATTTTCTGTCTAGATGTAGTCTTTATTTTTACATGAATACGATTAAGCAACTTATTATATAATTCTAATTTATTCAAATCATATTGTTTTTTCTTTTCGTATAATTCATCTAAATTGAGCTTTTCAGAGAAATCGTTAATATTTTCAAGAGTAAATATGTTTGCCATAATAAATTATAAACAGAAGAGTTTATAATTTACAGGTTTTTACTATATTTCACTTTCTTACCCTCAAAGTTGAAAATATAAGTTATTATATAATAATTTATATAACATCAAATGGTAATATGACAATACAGCATTTAGTTATGTCTGGAGGAGGTCCTTCTGGAATAGCAATGTGTGGTACAATCAATTCTCTCTTAGATTTTAATTATATGAATATAAAGGATTTGAAATCGATACATGCAACTTCAGTCGGAACATTAATATCTTTATTTCTGTGTTTCAATAAATTAGGTATCGATTTTGATTCAATTCGTGATTATATTGTTCATAGACCTTTTCATGAAACATACAAGATCAATGTTCATAATATTTTAAATCTCTATCACAAAAAGGGATTTTATGACGAGAATGTTTCTCTGATTTTTTTTAAACCATTTTTCGAATTATTAGAATTATCAAAAACAATAACAATGTTAGAATTGTACGAGTTAACAGGAATTGAATTATATTTCTATGCATTCAATGTCAATCAAGTAAAATTAGTTCCATTTTCTTTCAAAGAAACACCCGATTTACCAGTTATTTATGCAATATACATGTCTTCCACTGTACCAATTATTTTCAGTCCTTATGTATATATAAATCAATGTTATATTGATGGTGGGTTTTTATGTAATTATCCATTAAATCAATGTATTGAAATGAATAGGGAAAATCATGATAATGATAATGATACGATACTTGGTATATATAACAAATACGATAGCACGAAAAATGGATATATTCAATACAATCAAGATTGTAACATCATCGAATTTATAGCAGTAATATGTTATAATCTTATTACCTACATCAATAGTATATTATTTCCTCAATCTCATTCAAAGAACAACATTGTAGAACTACCGATCTTATTAAATATGTCATTTACATGTATTAAAAAATTATTATTTCACAATGAAGAGAGGCTATTATTATATGAAACCGGGTATAGCCAAGGTAAAAAACATGCCCAACTATAATGCTGTATTCAAGAATTGTGTTAAATTTGCTGATGTAATTTTTGCTTCGTAATTAATAATTTGTCCATTTTTAAGTAACTTAATCGTAGGGAATCCATCCACACTATATGTATCCATTAATTTATCGGTTTCCGCGGTATTTGTTGTGCAATTTACATCTCGAAATAAAACTCGATAGCCATTTATATCTTGATTATTATATTTTTCTTTCACTGCGTCCCATTCGGGTCTTGCCGCCTTACAATGAGGACACCAATCTGCCGAAAAAAGGAATACTTCGGCGTCATTACTATTGCCACCACCGGATGAATTTGCGGCAAATGATGGAACCTGTTCTCTATTTGGTTTATACATTTCTTTTACTTTGGGAGTCAAATACTTAATGTAAATGTAATAAACTATAAAAACAACGACAAGTAACGCGAGCACTAATACTGCTATCATTCCTACATTTTTGAATGAATATCCGTTCGTTACATTTGTAAATTTATCTCTAAAATTATACATATAATTATATATATATAATTTTGTAGTTTTTTTTAACGAAAAAGAGAGAAATAAATTATGATAACGGTAATCCTAAATCGATATTTTTTAATTTTATATTATGTTTTATATAATATGAATAAAAAGACGAAACGTAGAACCAGTCATTCTCGCAATTCTAAAACAATTAAAAATAAAATATATACTGAGAGCGAATATAGCAGTGGTGATGGATTTTTAACAAGTGTTTGGGGACCTGCTATATGGCATTTTTTACATACAATTAGTTTCAATTATCCTGTTGAGCCGACTACAGAAAATAAAAAACATTATCGTGACTTTATTCTTAATCTAAAATATATATTGCCATGTAAACACTGTAGAGACAATTTAGACAAGAATTTTAAAACTAATCCATTAACAATGGCAGAAATGAAAAATAGATACACATTTTCATTGTATATATATAAATTACATGAAGTTATCAATAAAATGTTAAATAAAAAATCGGGGTTATCTTATGAAGATGTCAGAGAAAGATATGAACATTTTAGAGCAAGAGGATGCGATGTGATTAATAAAAAAATAAAAGAAAAGGGATGTTCTACTCCATTATATGGTAAAAAATCAAAATGTATTATAAAAATTGTTCCTCAAGAAACAAAGGCTGAAACATTTCAATTAGACAAAAAGTGTATAAAGCGCCGATTTTTGACAGAATAATCATAATTAAATATTATCTCTATTAATTATGAATCTAATAGATCAAATTGTAAATCGCATAAAAAACGTGCATTTATTTATTAAAGAAAATACGGCGACTGAATTTACTAATATTAATAAATGTATAGATTCTACTAAAATAACTCTTTTACCATATCATTTTTTAAATACATTAGATAAAAAATACATTCTTAATAGATTTATCATAGAAGTTATTATATATCATGTTTTATTGTTTATAATCACGATTTATCTACTTCATTTAGTTGTTAAACCAATTTTTAATAATAACAAATTAAAGGATGTGACAGATATTTTTTTAATTTCGCTTGTTCCTAGCATATACTCTTATATGAATGGGAATACTTTATGGAATGGTTATATTATAGCAAATATAATTTCTTCGATTACTGGTTATCTTGTCATTACATATATGGGTAAATATTTACGTTATATATTTCTCCAAATGACAATCATCATCATTTCTTTTGTTTTTATGATATTATTTAACTCAATAGATGTTACAGCAATAACATATGGATTGTCCGCTCATAATTTAGTAAACAAAATCGGTACTGATTATATATATAAATGGTTACTTTACGTGATTGCATCATTTATAATATTACAAGTTGTATTGTATACAAATGATACCATTATAGCATATTATAATTTTCAATATAAAGCACACAAGGATCAACTATTAAATTTATGAACCATATGTAGAATATGGACTTAATATAGCACTAGGTAAATCTTCATTGGTCGAACTATAGTTTGGAACCTTTTTACATTCAAACTCTGATTTAGGACATCTTCCACATGGAGGACAGGGTGCACAAGTATCTGTTTTTGATCTAACCGCAGCTAGTGGAGCTGGACATGATGCTGGACATACTGGTGGAATTACTTCAGTTTTAAGTATATATAGATCTTCTTGTCCAGGTGGTATTTGATTAGCAGGTATTCCAGGCGGTAGTACATTTGAATAATCATATTTATTCTGTTGTTGTGGTTGTTGTTGTTGTTGAGATAAAGGATAAGAATAAGGTGCTTGATAGGTTGATTGAACATTTGCATATGTTGAATAACCAGGATATCCTTGATTTTGTTGCGATTGTTGTGATTGTTGAGATGATGTGTTTTGTATAAAATAACTTGTTCCACCACTAGAATCTATGAGTTGTATCAAATAATTGCCATTAGGACCTTTAGTTATTTTTGCTGTGCCTCCAAATGGTCCATAGAATATAGTATTTTGTGTAATTACAGAAGAAGGTTTATTGTTAGTGTTTGAATTTGATGTCGGTTTTGAACCCGTCGCAACATTTTCTTGATTGGAATCATCCAACGAATAAGAATATTTGGTTACATTACCAGCCAAATCTAATACAATAATTTCATGTTTTCCATTTAAAGTAAAAATTTCAGCAGTGTTACCATTTGGTCCAGTAAACTTTCTCTCTATAATTTCTTCGCCATCAATATATAATTTATTTGTCTCTTCTGTAACACCACTACTTGAATTATTAGACGTAAACCCTTCTCTATAAACTCCTAAACTTACAAGCAATACAAAACATAACAATATTATAATAAAGATATTTAATGGTTTTTTTATAAAATCACTGAAATAGGTCATATATTTATATTATGATAATATTATTGTTATTTAATTAATATAAATAATTGGATGTATATTAAACATACATTATCATGACAACATTAAAGCAAAATTACATGGAAGAATCACAACAGATCGAAATAGGTATTGATGAAGTAGGACGGGGTCCTTTATTTGGTAGAGTCTATGTGGCGGCAGTGATTCTACCTAAAAATAGTGCAGATTTTCAATACCATCTGTTAAAGGATAGTAAACGATTTCATTCCAAGAAAAAGATCAATATGGTCTCTGATTATATCAAATCCAATTCTCTCTTTTGGTCTATTCAATATGAAACAGAAGAGATGATTGATCAAGTTAACATTTTACAAGCAACACAACAAGCAATGCATAAATGTGTTCGTGATATTCTTGTTAGATCTCAAATGAATATAGAAGATATTATGCTATTGGTAGATGGGAATTACTTTAATAGTTTGAATATATATAATAAAGAGAGACAGCGATTCGAATGTGTTTCTCATGTATGTATTGAAGGTGGAGATAATAAATATTGCTCCATTGCGGCAGCATCAATTCTTGCTAAAGTTGCGAGGGACGAATACATACACGATTTGTGTGTCGAAAACCCCGACTTGATTGAAAAATATTCTATTGATAGTAATAAAGGATACGGAGCACAAAAACATATTCAAGGAATTAGAAATCATGGTATTACAATTTGGCATAGAAAGAGTTTTGGAGTTTGTAAAGAATATAATAAAATTGATTAAATATTAGTTAATATACTTACTTATATTAACTAAGATGAACACGAACATGAATGATTCTCAATTGCCTCGATATATAATGGTTTTCGACTTCGAAACAACTGGATTGCCTAAAAAGGCATGGACGAATTATTCGTTGAATCCGACAACAGATGTGAGAACTGGACATTCTATACCCGCATCAAATGAATCAGATTATCCTCATTCTGTTCAATTGTCTTATATTTTATATGATATAGAAAATGAAACTGCCAAGATCTTTGATGAAATCGTGAAATTAACAAATGGAGTTAATATTACAGCAGAAAGTCAAGCAATACATAATATTTCATTAGAGAGAACACAAGGGAAAACTCGACGAGTGAAGAATCGCCAAACTGGACGTTACCGTCTTCAGTATAATTTGACGATTGAAGAAATTCTCCGCAAATTTATGCCGGATTTTCTCAAAGCAGATATTATCGTGTCTCATAATATTCAATTTGACAGAAATATGTTGCTCGTTGAGATGGATCGTATTCGACGATATAAGCCTGTATTCGATACCTATATACAAGAGGTATATACAAGCAAGAAGATGTATTGTACTGCTAAAAATGGAGCATATGTGTGTAAGATTTCTGCTTTAAATCGTTTTGGAAAAGAATATTATCGAATGCCCAAATTGATTGTTCTATATTCAACACTATTTGACCACAAATTGAATGATGCAAAATTACATAATGCTCTATATGATGTTGTCATCTGTCTGCGATGCTTCTGTCAAATGCAGTTTGGCGTTGATATTTATGGACGCAACTCGAAGATTACTGCTTTACTCGATGATCTTACTGCTATTTAATAATTATTGGTTACCCACACAATATGATAATAAATTTGCTTTTATAAGTGATAAATATTTATAATGGGTCAAATTACCAGGTTCAATTGCCATATTCTGTCCCCATTCATTCCAAGAATTGATTAATAATATATTATTTTTATTTTCATCGATTGTTTCGCTGTTACTATAATTTTTTAATACTTTATTTATAAAAGTATTTTGATTGTAAATATCATTATTAAAAATTTTATTAACTAATTGTAGTTTATTTGGTATATAAAGACGAGCACTATTATCAAAGTCAAAAAATATACAATTGCTTTGATCATCTAATTTTTGATTGATATATTTACTGTAATCTAACTCAGGTGTAGTTTTATAGTTTGGATGAAAACCATAATTATTGAAATTCTCGTTCTTTTTTGTCATGTTATTTAAATATAACACAACTCCATTGAACCCATTATCTATACATTTTTTATTTAAAAGAACTTCAAATAATTGTAAATCATTCTCTGGTATTAAATATGGATGATGAATATAAAAAACAGGCTTATTATTAATTTTATAATAATTTTCGTGTTTAAAATAATCAATTAAATTATTTATATTTTTATTAAAATTATCCACATCATATATATTTGTAATATTATTTACAATATTTTCATTATTTGACCAGTCTTCATTGTCCCATATAAAAAATATTTTAAATCCATCTATTTTATTTTTAAAAAATAAATTATAACTATTCTCCATTAATGTATTACGATTTGTAATCGAATTTTGTGAAAACCAATAATAATATACAGCAAAACCATATATACAATAATTTTTAGCAATACTTATTTGTCTGTTAATAATATCTTCATTTGTTAACATATAATCTAAAATATTGTTTAGATTCAACTCTGTAATTGATGGTGAATCTAATTTATTTTTTAATCCACTATTGAGTGCATCTAAGTTTGTTATATCAGTCATACCATAATAAAAAATATTATTATTTTCTTCTATGGAATGAAACTGGGGAAAATATATGGCAAATGGTTTAATTTTTTTATGTATATTTGATGACATATTTTCTTCATACGAGTCATTAAATATAAAATTATAAAATTCATTGTATTTTATAGTAGTATCATTACATGATAAAGTATACTTACCATTATTTTCAATAATATAATCTAACCATTTCTCAAAATTCTTGAATAATTTATAATAATTCGTATATTCGGCTTCATTATCTATTACCTTTATATGATGTTTATTTTCTACAGATAATCTTTCTTTAAAACATCCAATATTATTATATAAAATAGGTAATCCAGAATTAATACTTTTTGATAAAGCATAAGAATATGTTTCTCCATACATATTTAAATGTAATAAACCATGCAAATTATATCGTAACATTTGAATATTCCAATTATCTTCATTATAATTTATGTCAGTAAAAATGTTAATTTTATATCCTTTATAAAATTTATACTTACTTTTTAATAATAATACGTTATTTGATCCTTTATATTCTGATAAAGATTGAAAATGTGCAATATTTATAATCTTATTATGTATTATTGGTATATTTTTTGTGTCATTTTTAATTACTATATCATTATGATTATACACAATACAGTTATTTATAGAAAAATATTTGCTATATTGATTGAGGGTAAAATTAGATGGGTGTATAACTAGTTCTGCGCTATTTAGTAAACGAATGATACTTTCATCTATATTTATATTATCACGTAAATAAATATTTTCATAATATTTATCTGGATTACGTTGATCATACTTTAAATTTGTAAACCAACAAAAATCATGTATTGATATAATTAGTTTAAAATTATATTTATTTTTAAGATTTAATATATCATTCGGTAAGATATTTGTAAGTATAATATGTTGTAAAAATATTATATCAACAGGTTTAAAAACAAAATTATACAAATCTTCTTTATCTTTTATAGTTATAAATTTTACATCTATATAATGATTTTTTATATCATCTAAATATTTTTTACTTCCACCACCAACTATATTACTTATTATGTAAACTTTTTTGGATAACGTTTGATTAGATCTTACTCTCGGTATTAAATTTTGTTTATATTTATGTATATTTTTACTATTTGTTATATTTTGTTGTTGTATTTGAAGTTGTTGTATTTGATTTTGTCGTTGTAATTGAAGTTGACGTAATTGATTTTGTTGTTGTATTTGATTTTTACGATGTAATTGAAGTTGACGTATAAGTATATAATTTTTGTTATTTTGAAGTTGAATTGGTTTTAAAATTTGGCGATTTTGTGAACGTAAAAATATATTATTGTTGCCACCGTTTGGAATATTTTTTTTATTAAATAAATAATTGTAATTATAATTCATATATTATAATTACAAATATTTATTTATTGAAGATTTTACTAAAGTCTTCAATAAATAAGTTTCATTTTGTCTATAATATATTTTAAATGTCAATTAAGCAGAACATGATTCGCAACCAATATCTTCTTTTTGTGTGACAATTACCGTTTTTGTCGGTTCTATTGTAAACTGTTGTGCTTGATGCTTCGCTTTTCTACGCAAATAATATATTCCCGTTTTCAAACCTTTTGTCCATGAATAGAAATGCATAGAAGTTAATGTATTATAATTTGGATCTTCTAACCATAAATTCAAACTTTGACTTTGACAAACAAATGCACCTCTATCAGCCGACATATCGATAATATGTTTCATTGGTATTTCCCATACAATTTTATACTTATCGCGCATATGTTGAGGTAATACAGTCAATTGTTGAACACTCCCTTTGTTCGCAATAATATTATTCTTGATTTCTTCATTCCATAATCCCATATCGATTAATTCTCTCATCAAATATTTATTCGGTAATATAAACTCTCCTGCCATTGTTCGTCGACTATAAATATTGCTGGTAAATGGTTCAAAGCACTCATTATATCCAAGAATTTGTGATGTACTTGCCGTAGGCATTGGTGCAACCAAAAGAGAATTACGAATTCCATTAACTTGTATACGTTTTTTTAGTGAATTCCAATCATATCTGTCGGAAGGAGTTACATTCCACATATCAAATTGTAAGATGCCTTTCGATGCGGGTGATCCTTCAAATGAACTATACGCGCCAGCACATGTATCATCTAAATTCAGTTCTGCTAAAATAGAGTTTTCAATAGAAGGGTCTAATTTTAAATCTAAATGATATATGTATTTTGAAACAAGTGTATCTGGTTTATCATTAGATATGACTGCCTCAATCACTGGATTTTCATGAATGATTTCATTCAATTGATTCATATACTCTTTTCTCTCAAGAGAGAGATCACAACTCATTTCTAATGCACCATGATAAATCGTCTCAAATATATTTTTATTTACTTCTTTCGCATTATCACTATGAAACGCAATATCCATTAACACAAATGTATCTGCCAACCCTTGAACTCCAATACCAATAGGTCGATGTAATAAATTGCTACGTCGTGTTTTATCTGTTGGGTAGTAATTAATATCAATAATTTTGTTCAAGTTACGAGTAATGACTCCAACGACATGATGTAGTTGGTCGTAATCAAATGTTTTATCTTTTTTGACAAATGCCGGCAGAGCAACACTTGCCAAATTACACACTGCTGTCTCTTCTTCATTTGAATATTCCATGATTTCTGTACACAAGTTACTGCTTTTAATTGTCCCCAAATTCTTCTGGTTAGATTTATTATTTGCAGCATCTTTATACAGAAGATAAGGTGTACCTGTTTCCATTTGCGAATCTAGTATTTTATACCATAAATCACGCGCCTTTACTTGTTTGCGAATAGCATTTGGTGCGCTTTCATATTGTTCATATAACTGCTTAAACTCCTCACCATATACATCAGATAATCCAGGACATTCATTTGGACAAAAGTATGACCATAATTCGTCAGTTTTAACACGTTCCATGAATAGATCAGGAATCCATAATGCGTAAAATAAGTCACGTGCTCTCATATCTTCGTCACCATGATTTCTCTTTAATTCTAAGAAGTCTTCAATATCAGGATGCCATGGTTCTAAATAAATAGCAAATGAACCATTCCTCTTTCCAGACTGATTGATAAATCTTGCTGTATCATTAAATACTTTTAACATTGGAACAACACCAGTAGATGTTCCATTTGTTCCTCGAATGAGAGAATGATTTGCGCGAATATTATGAATATGTAATCCGATTCCTCCTGCATATTTCGATATTTTTGCACAATCCTGAAGAGTATTAAAGATCCCTTCTAGACTGTCTTCTTCCATTGCAAGTAAATAGCAAGATGATAATTGTGGTCGTTTTGTTCCTGCGTTAAATAGTGTAGGCGTTGCATGTGTAAAATATTTCTGTGACATAAGATCGTATGTTTCCCTGATAGCAGAAATATTATTACCATGAATTCCAATAGAAACACGTAACCACATATGTTGTGGTCTTTCTACAATTGTTCCGTTAATTTTAAATAAATAAGAACGTTCAAGTGTCTTCAATCCAAAATAATCAAATAGGTTATCACGGTCATGAACAATTATTTGATTAAATAACTCTTTATTTGTATTCACCATATTGTATAATTCTTCAGAAACCAATGGATTATGAACATTTGTAGAATCGGTAAACAGCCACAATTGTTCAATTACTTCAGAGAATAGAGTAATTGTATTTTTGTGATGATTACTCACGAATATACGCGCGGCTAATATTGCATAATCAGGATGCTGTGTAGATAGCGCAGCACATTGTTCACAAGTTAATTCGTCAATTTTGGAAGTAGATATACCATCATACAATTGGTCAATTACCTTTATTGTTAAAGAAGAATAATTAAGTTGTATATTAGCATCGGTCCCTTGTTTCTTAATACGGTTTAAAATTTTATCGAATTTGATAGGTTCTGTTAAACCATTTCTTTTTGTAACACGCATTTCTCTTTCCATAATTCTTATTTTATTAATTATGTAATTTTTAACTCATTTGGTATATGAATAATATTGAATATATATATATATGTTAAAAAATTACTATGGATTCATATTCTTAACAATATTGTTACTGATTATTATGTTTTATCCTTTAGTTATGTCTCATATTAGGAGCCGATGCGCATGTAACAATGCGAAAGTAGAACCATTCGAAACATTAAAAGGTGGAAATTATCCAAAAAGTGATGAAACATCAATACTAAACTCTTATCCGTCCACTGGATATAAGGTTGTAGATAGCGACAATTATTCAAGTAATTGGCGATATTATCCAGTATTTAGTTTAGGTTCTTATCAGCAGATTACGAATAACTTACGATATTACAAAAATCCAGATAATGGGCTATGTTCTCCCGCCGAATTTTGCGGCGATTTTTATCATGATAAAAATATATATCCCAAGTCAAATATTACTTTGCCTTTACCACCAGTATCGAATGATAGTGGAATACGGGTGAATTATTATCGAACAAAAGAAGATCTCTTCTTAAGCGATCAACCTGGACAAATGGTAGAACTTCCTGCCTTTTAAGGCACTGTGCTTTAAGTTATTCTATAATATAATATAAATTACACAAATCAATATACTATTTTTTCCATACTTCAAAAAAATTAGATTGACAGGGTCCCCAACCTCCACTTTTTACATAATTTCTATAAAACCCATTTTTTGTTAATACATTATCAACGTATTGTTTGTGAGTTATATCCCAATAATCATTTTCCATAATTATCAAATGAATATTATTTAATATTTCTGGAATATCCATTAAAATATAATAAAAGGCACCCTCACAATCCAACACTAATGTATCGAACTGAATATTATATTTTGACTTTAATTCGGTCAGTGTAATTGTATTTACCCATTTATAACCGTCTAATAATATATCACTTGGTATGGTATCCCATCCTCGTTGAATTAATTTTTTATTTGATAATGCTGATGATTCGATATGAAAATGAAAATTATTTAGATCTCTATTTTCTGTCAATTGAATTGCTGTATTATTATCACATTCTAACGATACAAAATTTTGTTGTTCCACAATAGAAGCAATAATTAACGAATTTCTTCCTATGTTTCCACCTATTTCCAACACTTTTTCATTACCAGTTAAATATGTAACTGTCATAATTTGCTCTGGAAATTCATCATTTAAACTACCATGTTTTATATTTAATTTAGAATGTATATTTGACAATTTATTATTAATATAAGTATCACTTGTAAGAGATATTGTATTATTTGTTATATTTATTTGAATTGTATAATCTTGGGAATAATTATGTAATATTCCATCATCGAAACTAATTAATATTATTTTTAATGTTCCAAATAATGGATCTGTAAAGATATTTGCTCTGTTAGAATCACCTGATGGAATTGTAATAATATCATTCTTTTTTAATTTTAATAAACAAATATTAGTAACGTCAATATTATGGTGAATTGTTCCATATTTAATTAGCATATATGAATATATAATATAATAATATAATAAATTTATATATAAAAGTAATTAAAAAAATTGAATTGTTTTTAGATAAAACAATTCAATCAACTTATAATCAAACAAAATGCAAAATCAAAATGAGACAAACGAAACAATTATTAGTGAAATCTTCCAGGTTCAATTTAAAACATATACGCAACAGCAACCTCCTGAAATCAACCTGAGTCAAAGGTTGCTGTTACTGTGTACAACAGAGGCGGAGCCTCCCACTTCGGGAAGTGGAAAGGTCGAACTAAAGGACGCCGAAAAGGTCAATCCAAAGGATGTCGAAAAGATCGAACCAAAAAACATAGCAAAAAAACACCTTGCTTTACTATGGGAAGTAGAAACAGAAGAAAATAATATTCAAAATAATCTACAAATACAAATACGCACAATAATATCAGAGAAAATATTCAAAATAGAAAACAACTTTTGCGAGGAGAACTAGAAAAAGTATTGAATTGAATGGATACATTGAAACAAAATAAACCATTGAAATGAATAATTTAATGTATTTTTTATTTTTGGATATAAGTTAATTAAAAACTTTAATTAACTTACCTAATTTAATGGAATATTCTATAAATTTAATATTGGCTTTTTCATATGGTATTATATTTAAAATATACGATGATATTATAGATAATAAATTTAATGTTAATATTTGTTATTTAACTTTTTTAAAATATTTTGTGATAACATTATTTTCTATTTTATTTTATAATGATATAATATTTTCTATTTTATGGTTTGTTATGGCATTTTCATCTTTTTTAATGGATAAATATTATACTAATAATCTTACTGATAGTAAAAATACTTTAGAACAGAAAGATTTTGCTTGTATGAATGAGGATACTTGGTTTTATTCCATGATTCTTTCTGGTATTTTTATTTTATTTCATTTATTCATTTATTTAAAAAATAATAAATTAAATGAAATAAATTTATGTGATTATAAGAATATTACATTATACATAAATATATTTATAAATATTATTATTGTATTAAGTGATATTTATTTTACACCAGAACACTCTAGTGATAAAAAATTATATGCAAGAATATTTGTTCTTATTTTATTATGTGTATTTTTTTATTATATGACATTTTATTCAATGTATATTTATGAAGGTAATTATAGTATTTTATTAATGAATATTGGATTTTTAATTGGATCCATATGTTTTTTAACATTGAATAAATTTAAAATGTTTGATAAATTTAAAATAAAACTACCCCATTAATATTAGATAAATCAGGATTATATTCATACACGTTATATAACGCAATTATATAAAATAATAAAAATATTATAAATAATAAAAATATATAATTTTTAAGTATATTATAATAATTGTATAAAATATATTGAGATATTACCATACAACCTCCTCCCACAATAAATGTATCATATAATAAAACTAATAAATGTTTAACGCCTTTGTCAAAAGATACCAAATAATTCATATCCCAATACATAAATAATACACTAAAAAAAATAAACCCTTCTAGTAATGATTTTTTAGGAATAATAATATAATAATATGTAAATAATAAAGTAAAATAAGAAAATATAGTAAATATAAAAATCCATTTTAAAGTGAATTTATTATTTATAGTTTTAAAATAATTAATTTTATAACCTTGAATATCTGAAATCATATTTGAATAAGGAATTATTTCTGTAATACATAAAAATAATTGTAAAATCATAAAAATCATTACAAAAACAATAAAATTTTTATAATCTATCTTCATAATATATTTATCATCATATTATATTTTTTCTACATCATTTATATCAAATTTATGAAATGGTAAATGGTCAAATATATAATCTAATTTCATTTCACTTAAGATTTCTCCTTTTAATTCTGTTAATTTGTTATAAATGATATCAAATAGACCAGTTTCATTAAACAATGTTAATATCTGTATTTTCCCTTTTGTTGTTTTGTTTTTCATCATTTCGATCACGTTTGTCTCATTCATCGTTTTAAAATAAGTAATTAAATAACTGATCTTTTCTTCATCAAAATCTTGACAAAATCCTTTTTTTCCCCAATATTCTGGATCTGTTAGATTGATATAATCATCTCGTATTTGATAAAATATAGATAATTTAATTAACAATGTTTTTACAAGTTCGTGTTTTTGTTTTAAAATTACATTTTTACTTTTATCAATTAACAATTCGAATTGTATAATAAAAGCATACCCTGTTTTATATACCATCATCGTTGTATAATCTTCTAATGATGGAATAAATTTATTTTGTGTATAATAAATATCCATCCCTTGTCCTATATGAATATACTTCAAATACTCTATTATTTTGCTAACAGTTTCTTTCTTAAAAGCAGTATGTATTATATGTAACGTTTTAAAAATTTCCAAATAACCGGCGTTGATTGATAATGGAATACCGTATTTAATATGAGCACATTGTTCATTTCGTCTTAACGTACTATCATCTTGTATATCATCTATTACGAGAGAAGCATTATGAATATTATGTATTAATGAATTTATTAAATTAGTATCTTCTGTATTTACCTGTAATAATTTACCAATAATTTCTCCTAATATTCTTCGAATGTCTTTTCCTTTTTGTTGTTTATAATATGTAACTGGTTCCAATAGGACTGATTCCATTATTTATAATTAATATATTATAAATAATAAATATACGCTTTCTGTGTAACAGTAATGTAAATATAATATTTAAAAACAATATAAATGATTTTTCTCTTTATATTGTTTGTTGTATTTTCGGTACCCGTTTAGTCGGCGCTCGATGTTCATATCCAGTTATTCTCTCTTTCTCGATGATCTTCCAAAAGTCGCTCATTATTGGAACAATGTCAGTAAACCATTTTTTATTGCGTGTAACAAGGACACAACTCAGTTCATCTAGTTTCCAATAAATATGTCTTATCCAAGTCAAATCAGTGCGTGTATCTAACATTTCTTCGATCAACTTCTCTGACCACGATTCATATTCAGAATAAGACATTTCTAGTGGCGTATATATATATAAGGGTATTCCAGTCATATTATTGGAAAAGTAAAGTATAACTCCTTTTCTCTCTCCATTTCTAGAAGTAAAGAGAGAACTATCGCTATCTGTTAAAAATGTCAACTCATTCTCATATTCTACAAACCTTGTCTCTAAAAAATCACATTCGTCCAAATCACATGTTTCCATTTGTAGTTGCATTTGAATCCAATACTCTTTCTTTGGAATACCAGTTATCTCTCTATTGACAATATTTTTGATTTCTAACATACGTCCATATCTATTATTTGTTGGATCAATAATAATACCATCTGGCGATGCTCCAATAAATGAATACTTATTGTGCTGAATACAACCGAACTCTCCCACTTTGGTTTTATACATTTGTTCATAAAATAGAAGAGATAATGGTTCATATTTCTGTCCCCAATGAAGAGTTGTTTCTGTATTTACATAACAGATCTTATCATTATCTTCTTTTAAGGTCAATGAAAGATTACTATTACATTTCTCATAAATGAGAGAGTTTTGTTGTGCATTGCTTTCGAATATTTTATATGCATTACTTGCTGTGATTAGATTATTTCGAAAAGCATACCATTCATCAGTTCTCTGATTCGGTTGTGGCATTGATGACAAATATGCTATTTTTTTGGCAATTACGCTTTTTTCGATAGAATATGATAGTATAATACTGTCAGAATAAGAACGACGTGTATATATGCCGTCATAGAACATAGGTATAACTATATCAATGAATTCATAGATAGTTTCTATCTCATCTTCTGTGTCCACTTCCCCAATTTGAACTTTAAAAAAGTTGATATCTTCATTCAGAGAAAGCTGAATCAATTCGATTACAGATTCAATCATGTCATCTTCAAAAGAAGGATCGCTAATGAGCGTTGGATGTAATTCGATATAATCATAAAATAATTGTAATAACATAGAACATACTTCTTCTTCATTCAAAGTAGTCATGTTATTCTTATTATAATACATTATTAATTTTTATATGATATATATTATTGTTTAAAGAATAATATACATCTACGATGGTTTTACATAAGTAGATTATGATGTCGAAGATACACAAGTCTGTACAGAAGATGTCGATACAAGTTCGACAATTTTATGTTTCAATGTTCCACGTATCTTGGGAGGAGGTAGATTTTTAAGAGTATGTATTCGTGCTTTATCAATATTTTTGAGACTAAATGTTTGTGTCGGTTTATCATAGAGTAAAGGAGGTATATCTTTTACTTCTTTCGACTGTTTATCATATACAACATCTTTAATACGCATCAATTGCTTATTTTGAATACAGTCTTTGAAAAATGTTTTTAAAATTTCGTTTTCTGTTGGTGTTAGTTTGTTGTGTTCAACATAAATTTCTGTATAATTTAATAATTTTCTCAGTTTACTGGAATTGTCCATTTTATTCCAGTTATCATATTGATTGTGTAATTTGTGATCTTCAAGAAATTTATCGAGAACATTTAAATCACTGATAATTTCAGTCTTGTGATCGCAAATGATGTTTCCACCAGTTAGCATTGATTTGTATTGTATGTTTTTCAACTCAATACACTCGTCAGTTTTAAAATTCATCTTACTTATTATATAACTATAATTTTAACTTGATTTCTTTAAATATATAATTATAATATTATGGATGATGCGACAAAAGTAATTGATATTATAGGAACTGGACAACGATACCAAATGAAAAATGCAATGAAGGTTCCAAAACAAATTATTGCACTCAAAACTGTTGAAAAAATACGTGATGAACCAGCTTTCTCTCTTTCTCTCTTTTTGGATAATAATCAAAAGGATCATTTGATTCACATTATGAATAAGACAATTCCGCCTACAGCAGTATCACTGTTCATTGAAAAACAATTGAAAAAGAAAATTGCATCTTATAAACAACAAGATATCATTAAAAAACGACTTGATCATGTTACATTTGTCACATTAGAAGAAGTTGTTGATATGATGAATCAAACAGAATTACATTGTCATTATTGCTCTGAACAAATGTATATACTATATGAGTTTGCTAGAGAGAAAAAACAATGGACTTTAGACCGAATAGATAATCAGTTAGGACATATATCGACGAATATCGTTCTCTCTTGTTTAGAATGTAATTTAAAACGAAGGCGAATAAGAAAGGATGCTTTTCTATTTACTAAAAATATGAAAATTGTTCGTATTAATATCGATAATGATTAATTCTGTAATTTTTATAATAATTTTTACTTTCATTAATGAAAAGAGAAATTAGTTCTTTTATTGAGAGAACAAATATTAATAATATCAATATCGAAAGTAAAATCCCAAAAAATATTATTCAAACTTATAAAAATAATCATATTCACGAATTTATTTATAGCAGTATTATGGATATGTTAAAAATTAACGATGATTATAACTATATTTTTATAACAGATGATATTGGCATCGATTTAATAAATAAATATTTTGACGAAAATATACTTAATGCTTTCAATAAATTAAACGTTGGAGCAGCAAAAGGTGATTTTTTAAGATATATTGCAATGTATGTTTACGGTGGAGTATATTTAGATTTAGACAGTAATATTAGTATTTCATTAAATTCATTTATTGATCCAAATTTAGAACACTTATTTTTCTTAGATGGAGATTGTAATATACAACAATGGTGTTTTATGACCGCAGCTAACAATCCTATCATATTAAGAGTCATTCAAGAAATGGTAAAACGTATTCATGCCAAAGAACAAAATATTTTTATTGCAACTGGACCGACTTTATTTACTGATGTTATTTATAATGTAGTTAATAATTCTTCTTATTATAATGTTACGCAATTATTTTCACATAATGACAAATACACATCTTTTATTGATAATAATAAATATGGTAATGGACTTATTTTATACGAATACACGAAAAATCTCGATTTTTTTAACAAGTTTCAATTTAGAATGAAAAATTATACAGAAGATATGTTATATAATAATGACAAATATATTGTTACCTTCAATGAAGAAACTCCTCTACTTTATAAATAAAATAATAAAATAATAAAATAATAACTGAAAATTATATTTACTCGTGATTTCTATATTTATTAAATATTATTATAAATTAAATTAATGCAAGAATTAGTTTGGAGTTATGGAGATAAACCACAACGATCACTACGACGGCGTTCAGTAGGACAATCGCAAATTATCAAAGATAATAGTATTAGTGTAGAAGAACGTAAAACCTCTAATCATGTTACAGCAAATCGTTGTTTACTAGAAAATGAAGATCAACTCTCTTTAAAGCATATTGAGGATGAATGGACGAAATCGAATAAGAGAGAAGAATCATATAATAAAATGTCTGAAAGAGAGATGATCGGACAAAGAGGATATAATCCATTCAATCCAACTAACAATTATTTTGACAATTTACTAGAACATGAGAAATACGTAAAAAATAATTAAATCAAATAAGTATATAAAAGAAATATATATCTTTCATTATATCTATGTCATCAGTCACATATAGCACTCAAAATGACCTATTAATGAACACACTTATGGAATTTTATAAACAAGATGATAATTTAAAACGGATTCTAAAAATTATTACAGGAGAGACCAAAATTTCACTTCGCATTGTGGATTGGTTTGCCACTAATTATGCAAAGAAAAATTTTACTCTATATAATATTCTCGATAAAAATGGTAAGGACAGGCGATTCAAAGTATATGTCGATTATAAGTTGAAATTGAAGGCATATAGTAAGAAGAATTTTGATCCATTTTGTCGTTGGGAACGAATTAGTATTCCATATGAAAATGGCACACATATCGAAACAACTATTGGACAACTTAACTTCTTTAAATGGACTTTGGAAAACAATATTATTCAGTTCATTGAAGATAATTATGAAGAAATCGAAAATGACATGAATAAGCGAAATAGTACGAGTAAGAGAAAAGATGTAAATTCTAATACGAATAGTAATAAATCAGAGAAATCAGACACTTCTGCGAAGACTAGAAAAAAGAGAGAAGAATTATCTATTTCGGCAACAAAAAGTATTAAAAAAGAAGAAGTCGAAATAATTGTGCGGTTCAATTAACTCAACTGTTTTCACTTTTGTAAAAAAAATGGAAACAGTTTAAATATTAGATAACTTATTTAAATAAATGGGTAATTCATTATCTTCTATAAAAAAAGTGAATTTTGAAGATGTTCAGCTTATTTGTCGACAAGCGTATCCAGGATCAATCATGATTAATACATTGGGAATAAATGAACAAAAGTGTCTGATTTATGGTACTATTTTAGCACAAGATGAAGAAAACATGATTAATCAATATATCACTTCGAAACAATTTCATACATATATTATTATTTATGGAAAAAACTGTAATGATGATGATAAAATATTTAAAAAATATAAACAACTTACAAATCTAGGTTTCAAAAATATCTATATCTATTTAGGTGGTCTTTTTGAATGGTTACTACTACAAGACATATACGGAGACGGCGAATTCTCTACGACATGTAAAGAACCTGATATATTAAAATATAAAACAACTTCTATATTATCCCATAATAATAGGTTACTTACTTTTCAATAATTGGGTTTTATATATATTCGCAAATTTCAATGATCCATTTATCCATTTCCTTGTAAACTCGAAATGGTTTTCCACAACCATAAATATCCCCATTACAAATAAGTATTTCACATTTTTCTTTAGATAAATGAGGATCCATCTGTTGAAATGTATTCTTATGAATACCATGACGAAATATACCACAATTTAGCTTCTCAACCATTATGATTTCATTACAATGAGGACATGAAATCATAAAATCTATCTGTTCATCACACATATAATTTCTAAATATATAAATTCATAATTAATTTATTTAACTAAAATGTTACTTACGTAAAAACATACGAGTGCCGGAACAAGATCCTTAATCTTTTCTTCAGTCGTTAGATGGTTATAATCAACAAGTTGAACCAATCTTCTATTTTCAAGGCGCAAAGTTCGCTTTTCAACATTGAATAAATCGTCGAATTCAACCTTTACAAGATCTTTCTTTCCAAAAGAAGTTGTATCTATTTCTTGGTTCACTCGATTGATGATTGGTATGGCGTCGTCGATTTCATCTGTTATATCAGGATACAATCCTTTTTCTTTCTTTGGATTGAAGACATACTTTTCACCAGTATGTTGAACCCCATAAAGTAAAGCAAGTGCCCAAGCATCGTGCATTCCTACACACCTGGTTTCTAATGACTCGTCTTTCAGTTTGTTATAAATAAACCACTCAAAGTAGTCATCAGTCAAATCGCCACGAAATATAACATCATTTGTTGAAACAAATGAGTTATGATATAACCAAATTCGCAGTATCAATTTATGATACTCAACCATTTCTTCTTTACACGATGATGTATAACCAAATTCATTGAAACTTTGAATAAATTTTACACATTCTACCGAAATAAGATCCAATGTTGTTCCTGGTAGAGCGAGTTTATAATCAACCGCGATTCCTAGATCACGTAAAGATATTTGAGAATATTCATCTGAATTATATAACGAGTCTTGAATATGCGCCAACAATTTCAAACGAAAAATAACATCATTCCGTTCATCGTCAATTCCAATTTCAATGTCATTATTTAAAATATGATCTAATTTGACAACCGCGTCAAAAAAAGTATGGTTTACTTTATTCAAGTAACCATTAATTTCTGTCACCATATTTGATGTGCTGTATTCCGTCATTATTATACATTATTAATGTATCGTCTTTAAATGATTTAACAACTGATATATTGGTCACGACCTCGTCGCCTGTGACGATCTCCTATAATATCATGTATTAATTGCGCATTAATTGATGGTATACCCATTTTATGTATATTTACATTTCCATCCAAAATATGTATATTTGTTCGACTTTTGTCCAATGAAACAATCATATCATCATGATATTTCGCACACTGAGTTAAATATTCTAATGATATTGATGATTCGCCTTGTCTGGAACGAAGTTGAATACGCTCATGACATATCTCTGGATCTGCACGTATATAAATAATATGTTGAACTGGGTAATCTTTGGCGAACTCGTCGAATATTTGACAATATATTTGATAATTTACATCTTCAATATTTCCCATATCGTATAACATCTTTGCGAAAACTAACTTGTCTGTATGAAGACACCGTTCAGTGATAATTGTTGCATAAGGATTTGTCTTGACTATCTCTCTCAAAAGAGATAAACGACTAATAAATGCCATAATCTGGAATGAAAACGCATATCGAGGTTGATCTGCATAAAATTTTTCTAGCATTGTTTCACCTGTTTCTTTTTCTCTGATTTTTTCCCATTCATCAACTGGTTCTCTCAAGAAGATGACTTCTGAATCTTTATAGTATTCTTTCAAATAAGAGAGAAAGGTGGATTTTCCCGAACCAATATTTCCTTCAATGCTGATGATTTGTGTCATTTTAATTGTTGTTCTTGAATAAACTATTTTAAATACTTGAATCCTTTTCAATTTTTTATATTCTTTTTTATTAATAAATTAACATACTATTTTTCATCAAAAATTATGTTAACATACGTATACGTATTCGCTCTTGACTATCATTTCTTTTTGATATTTATACAATATTCATTTCTCTGATAAATTGTTACATTTTATATTGATTCTAATCCTTGATTTGTATTGTATTGTATTGATTAAATAAATTATAATTCTATTTATTATCTGATATAATTAATATATGCGCCCTAGATTTTTAATTTTTACTAATAATTACACTATAGGTAATAGAAATTATAATAATAACTATAGACCTAGACGTCTTGTAAATAATAACTATAGACCTTGTGTAAATATGTTTGCTCCAATAAAAAAAATTTTAACGAATCAACATAATCAAATTAATATAATTAATTCAAAACTTAATAAATATGAACCTTTATTTTTAGAATTTTACACCCTAAAAATGTCAGTTTTTGATTTAACACAGAAAATTGAAAAAATTAATAATTATACTTATATTTCAATTGAAGATTTAAAAAAGCAGATGTATGAAAATAATTCTAGTAATCAAAAATCATTTACAGATTTAAGAAATCAACAAACTGTTTCTGATTCTAATAATCAAAAATCATTTACAGATTTAAGAAATCAACAAACTGTTTCTGATTCTAATAATCAAAAATCATTTACAGACTTAAAAAAGCAATTAGATGATAATCAAAAATCATTTACAGACTTAAAAAAGCAATTCGATGATATTAAACCATTATATGATAAAGACATAATAGCAATTACAAAAATGGTGTGTGATGAATTGCGACCCAGCATAAACGAATTATTTTGTAATATAATTAATACAGAACAAGATTTGGATTTTTTATTTGAATATTTTTTTCATAAATCAAGAATCCAAGTAGTTAATACTTAAATTATGTTTTAATGTAAAAAGTATTCGAATCTTCAATATTTGGAGTTGACATAAGTTATATTCATAATAAATAAATCATTCATCAATAACAATAATATAAATTATAAAAAATTGATTTAATAATTTATATTATAAATCAGTTTAAACAAGCAAAAACAATCTTTACAATGGATATCAATCAACGCAAATTGAATAAGACTGAATGGGCAAATATTGAATTACCTATCTCTGAGAATGAGAAGGAAGTTCTGAATATAATCTGTCGTGGATTTCATGACACTGATATCAAATATAATAAACACGTTTCGCTGTTTGGATATTTGAAAGTCGACTATTCGCCAGTTATGGATGATTATCTCTTCTGTAATTACTTTCAATCCAAGATTGATGGGTTCAAAGAGTATGGATTCGAATTTGATGAAGATAAAACTATCAAATCAAACCCAATAATCAAAAAAGCGGATCAAATTCGTATTCAAAAGAATGATCCCAGCAAATTGACAGATAATATGGAAATATTCGAATATCTTCTTATGAACTTGGTGGATCATATTTTGAAAAACAAGAGAGAAAATGGTAAATGGTGCGTTCATTACTTTACACTCTACAAGTTGATAACAATGAACGTATTGCGTATCAATAGTCATGTCATGTTGTTCATTCGCCATAATATTATTGCGAAGTTTGAGAGCGAACTAAATATGACAGAAGTGATACAAAATTCGGTTGACTTCATTGAGAAGAACAAGTTATTATTACAATATTCTGATATTACTCTCTATGAGCATCAGCGAGAATTGTTTACAGTTGCGAAGCGTCAACAATCGAAGTTGGTTCTGTATATCGCTCCCACAGGGACAGGCAAGACATTATCTCCAATTGGTTTATCTGAGGGGTATACGATATGTCCAACAACGCAAGAACGCATTGGTCAACGTATCATCTTCGTTTGTGCTGCTAGACATGTTGGTCTCGCTTTGGCGAAATCTGCAATCTCAATGGGAAAAAAGATTGCATTCGCATTTGGATGTGAAAGTGCTGCCGATATTCGTCTTCATTATTTCGCAGCAAAAGAATATACGAAACATCGACGTTCTGGTGGTATTGGAAAAGTAGATAATTCAGTTGGTGAAAAAGTGGAAATCATGATTTGTGATGTCAAATCTTATTTACCGGCAATGTATTATATGCTGTCGTTCAATAAGGCACCAAATATTATTACCTATTGGGATGAACCGACGATCACGATGGATTATGAAGAACATGAACTTCATAGCATTATTCATGACAATTGGACGAATAATTTGATCCCGAATATGGTGTTATCTTCTGCGACATTGCCGAAACTGTATGAAATTGAAGCAAGCATTGCATCCTTTCGCACCAAGTTTCCTGATACAGAAATACATAGTATTGTCAGTTATGATTCAAAGAAGTCGATACCGATTATCAATAAATTTGGATATGTAATTGTTCCGCATCTGCTAAGTGATGATCCTGAACAAGTTCGTCGTATCGTTGACAATTGCCGTGAAAATATGACAATCTTACGATATCTTGACTTGTCAGAGATTGTCAAATTTATCATCTATATTCTGTCCAAAATTGCAGATTCTGGATTGAATGAGCGATTCCGTTCTATTGCAGATGTGAATATGTCATCAATAAAGTTATACTATATCGATCTATTGGAATCCCTCGTTGTAGGTTCGCCTCATCTATGGGCCAGAATATATAATCATTTGAACTTAAAGAAGGTGCGTCGTATTGAATCTAATCCACAAGTAGATGTCAAAGGTAATCAAATTCGCAAATCGGCGAGTGTTGGATCCAATATTGCTACTACTACTACTACTACTACAAAAATCGCTGGTGCACCGATATCCAGAACGCAAAGTGTTTCTCAATTGCTTCCTACAACAGAAGAACAAACCGGCATCTATGTCACTACCAAAGATTCATTCACTCTTACAGATGGCCCGACAATATTTCTCACGAACAATGTTGAAAAGATTGCCAAGTTCTATATACAACAGTCACAAATACCAGAAAAAGTGATGAATGATATTCTGGATAAAATTTCAGTGAATAACGCGATCAATGAAAAGATTGGAGAATTAGAACAAGAACTCGAATTACTCACTGAAAAATCATTGGCATCAGCAGATGCGGGTGGTGATGGAAATGAAAAATCAAAGAAGAAGGATAAAGTCAAATTGGCATCTGACTCAAACTCAGATGGTCGATCTATTGCAAAATTAGAGAATGAAATAGAAAGATATCGACAAATGATCCAGTCCGCCCAATTGAATGATACACTAATCCCGAATAAACTGCTTCATTTGAAGAAATGGGGACCTTCATCTGGCAACAATCATCGTGCGTTTACCAGTGATATTGATGAACATACTATTGTCGATATTATGATGCTCAAAGATGTCGATGACAGTTGGAAAGTTCTGTTATTGATGGGTATTGGAGTCTTTACAAATCACCCCAGTATTGCTTACACAGAAATTATTAAACGTCTTGCAAATGAACAGAAGTTATATATGATCATCGCATCAAGCGACTATATTTATGGAACAAATTATCAGTTCTGTCATGGATATTTGGCGAAGGATCTGTCTATTACTCAAGAGAAGATCATCCAGGCATTTGGTCGCATTGGTCGCAATAATATTCAACAAGATTATACGATTCGGTTGAGAGATGAAACACAAGTCAATAAGTTGTTCTACAAAGAAGAAAATAAACCTGAAGTGCGAAACATGGCAAAACTATTCTGTTAAAACAATAATAATAATATTTTATAAATCATAATAATATTATTCTAAGATATGATATTTTTTTTCTGTGTTTTTCTTTTGGTAATAACTAAATAAGCAATTTAATTTATATTTAAAGAAACAAAGAAAATATAAATTAAGTAATATGACTAACGCAGAAGAAATATATATTGCTCAATGGAATGAAACGAAATGGTTAACTGCGTCATCTTTATTATTTCTTATATCATCCACATATGCATATTATAATCAATTGTTCTTTTACTCTACATTTCTTTTTTTTACATCTACTATCAGCGCAAATTATTGGAGAAAAGCTACATATTCATGGCGACGAAATTTGGATCTATTTTATGCCAAATTATCGATTGCTGTATTTGTCTATAATGGAATCGTTCATATTAAATATAATAATAATAATTTCATTATAGTTGGAGGTTATTGTTGTCTTCTGGTTCTGCCTTATACATTTTATCTATCTGAGAAACTACACAGAGGGAATAATCCATTGTGGTATAAATGGCATATATTATTTCACTTACTACTGACATTTGAACAGTTTGTCGTATTAAATAGCATAATAAAGTATGAACAACAACAGAATTTACTTTAATGATATAAGACTTTATCGAGTCTTATATCATTTTTCAAATTACACAATTTACTTTAAAACTATTATTTATACTTATTTTTAGACTCTTTCAGTTCTTTCATTTCTCTCATTCTTTTTAATCTAGGACTTTCATAACCACGTTCCTGAGCAGCTTCGGTTCGTTGAACATATTCTTCTATAATTGGATAATCTTCGGCCTCGTTTGAATTATAAGTAAATCCATGTAATGGGAAAATTCTACCATTTTCATGAACACCATAACCATGATTATTCAATAAAATCATATACTCTTCTAGTGGTATTTTTACTAATTCTCCATTTTCATTAGTTATATATCGTTCTGGTATGGGTAGGTCGCCAGTATCAAAGAAAGTTAGAGGTTTACCATATGTTCCTACACCATATTTGGGAGTAATAAATCTGGCTTTTGTTGATAACCTGTTACGATTTTCTAATCTTTTCTTGAATTCTTCTAATGCCTTCTTTGCTGGAATACCGACTCCGTACAAGTCTAAATAATATTTTAAAAAATCTAATAACTCATTTACTGTTAAATCTTCTATGCCTTTTCCTGTTAAATCCTCACCGATGAGTGCTTTGATTTCTCTCAATAGTCTTTTAGTTAAATATGAACGATATGTTTTTTGTATTTTACTTGTTGCTTTTACCGTTCGTGGACTAGCTTTGCGAGTTTTACTATTATCTGAAGAGTTAGACCTTCTCGTGGCATAATTTGGTATTTTACGCATATTAATAATCATATTCATCAATTCATCAATTGTAAACTTTTCGATCTCGCTCTCCAGTATATCTTCACCAATTTCATCTTTTATTAGTTTTATTATATTTTGTCGAACTTGTGAAATCGTTGTTTTCGATTTCATTTTGGGACGTTTTAATGAACGTCTTGCTCTATCACCTCTAAACATTTTTTGTATACGAGTTGATGCGCGTTGTCTTGTGGTTAATCTACTTCTTGTCTGATTACCTCTTAATACACTTTGTATTCTAGTTGCGGCAGCAATTGATATTACGCCATATTCTTTTACTGCTTCTTCTTCTTCATTAGTAGCATGTATTATTCCTAATATTTCAGTTAATGTGTTCGACGAAGTTAAAATTGGAGTATTTGAACCAGATGTTCCGTAACTCTGGTCATCATCACCTTCATTGCCATCTCCATATTGTCCTTCTGCAATTCTTAATAATCGTCTCGGTGAAAAAATACGAGTAATTGTTAGTAATAAAACAAATCCCATAGCACTCATATATTCAGCTTGTTGTGGTGACGGTAATAGAAGCATTTCTGGAGGTGCTGGTAAATATTGACCTAAATTTTGTAACGGAATATTGCGAGAACGTTGAGGTGGTCTCGGTAAGAGTAGTCGTTCTTGAGGTGCAGGTAATTGAAGAGGTTCACTAGCTCGTTGTCTTCTCAGAGCTTCTGGAAATTGATTCATTTGAATGCTCGCTGTTGGATGATGGCGTTGTCTATAAGCGCGTTCTTCTTGCTCAACTCGATCGAAATCAGGGACTGGTGGCGTATAACGTGGATTGTCAGACATTGATAATAGTCCTTGTATCCCACGAAAATCTGGAATTAATATAGAAAAATCGTTTACATGATTTTCATTAATGAGATCATCAGATAAAGTTAACTTAAAATTATTCCATTGAAGCCATGTTCCAAAATCAATTGGTGGTCCAACCCACCAATATCTGAATAAATTATATGCATAAATAAATTGCGGACAGTTCACCTCTGCAAGTGAACCAGGAACAACACCAAAATTACGACACCACTCTGTTGCATCAATTGCGTTTATTTCTACATTTGCAGAAGCAGCATTTATTAATATTGTCAAAACAATTAACAATTTAATATTGTTTACTATTTTAGAAAGTGTAATGCGTCCTCCATATTGTGATTTATCATTCGATTTTGAAGAAGTATATGATTCTATGATTTTGTTATACATTTTCTTAAAAAAACTCGCAAAATTGAAATTTTTATTAGATAATACTTTTTTAAACTCATCTATAAATTCACTAATTTCGTTATCGAGTTGTTTTTCATCAATATCAATATTATGTTTTTTTATTTTATTTTGAATACTCCTTAATAGCTTAGGATTTAACTTAAATACCCGATAGATATTGTTTTTCTTTAAAGAGTTACTAATAAAATTGTCGACCTTAATTGTCATATATTATAATAATATTATAATGCTATTAATTGTTATCAAATTCAAACACATTGAATATATTTTGATATTCATCTAAATATATTTTTTCTTCTACATTCTATATTGTTTCCAATTTCATGTATATTTTTTCTTTTATATTTGTTATTCATAATAAATTGAATTAAGTAATTGAATTTTAATACACAGAAAAAATAATATGTTATTTATTTAAATAATATAATACATCTTATGCTTCTTCGATCATAATAATTGTTTCGCCTTCATACTTTGCTTTAACTTTTTCATTTAATTTATCTAGTTGCTCATCTAAGTCATATTCTTCTGGAAGAACCATTTTGATATTCAAACGCTTTCCATTTAGTATTCGTTTTTCAAATACTAAATGTGGTTTATCCCTCGCAATTATTAGTGATACATATTTAGGTAAGGTAGCCTCACTTTTTAATGGTTGTATGTTTTCATTTAAGTCATCAACAACCTTATTTGCTGCATCGAGTTTTGACTGGATAGTTATTTTTCCCGACTTAGTTGTACACCAGATTTTATCCAATTTTGGATGTTTTTCGACCTTGAAGAACTCTCTTGATCTTGTTCGGTCTTTGTCCAACCATTCATGATAATATACCACATATTTACGCATCATTTCTTGAGTTATTCCTTCTGGTAGGGCAATAGCACTCGTTTTTCTGGCACGTTTGGTTGCTTCCATAATTCCTTTTGTGTTGGCTTCCTGTTCTTTTCTCGTTGCGATACGCAAATTTGTCATCGTATTATTGAGCGGGTCGCGGTCAATATGGTCGACACTAATAACCTTCGTTCCCTTGCCATTCCCATAACATCCAGTAATGACCTGATGGATAAATAAATTACCAGAACTCAATATATATCCATTTAAATGCTTAAACCAAGTCATTTTTTTACCATTATTGTTTTCTGTTTCATAGTCCAATATTTTCTGATAACTTTCATGGCATAATTTACATATAGTATCTTTTTCACAATACATTAATATATATTCTTTATCGTCTTCTAATATTCTCCACATTGGATTTTTCATTACGCCAGCATGTTGTCCCAATGTATAATAATGTCCTTCTTTATATTCCAATACATTATAAGTTGCTTCTATATTTTTGGCGTAGAAATGAGAGATTCTGACATTTGATTGTCGTAAATCATATATATTTCCATTTTTGAATGTATAATGAACAGTCTCTGTGTTTACATGGAATATAAATTCCAAATAAGTGTATCTTTTATAATTACTACAATACGATGGATATATATCATCGTCATTGACAAAGACGAATTTTTTTTCAAAATTAATAATTCGGTCTTTCTCTCTATAATCAACGTAATATGTTTTGCCATTATAATTAATGACGCCACACATTAATTCTGTATTGCTTGAATATGTTGGTTTCATTTTGATGTTGTTTGTATTATTATTTTCTCCTTCATCAATAACTGATTCAATTTTTGAGTTCATATTATATTTTATTATAATATGAAGTTTTTATATTGAAATTAATATAAATATACGAATATATATGTATGTATAAAATATACACCCAATCCACTCAGTTGGAATACGCGAGCCCACCCATCCCCGACATGATTCTCAAAACATTGTAGTTAGTGGCATAAACACGAACCTTGGCAGTCTTTGTTCCTTCGACTGTTGCGTTCGACAACACCAATTGAAGAGTCGCATTATCAATTCTCGAGAAGTTACATGTTCCAGATGGTTGATGTTCCTCAGGTCGCAAAGCAAAAGAGTAAACATTGATTCCCTCATCAGGGTTACGTGTGTGGCATTGAAATGGTTGAACCCATGAGAAGTAAGATCCTTCACGCTCAGAGAAACGATCCTGTCCATTCAGTTGAAGCTTGGCAACAACAACTGGGTTCTGTCCCCAACAATGCATATCAACTGAAGTCTCAGAGAGAACAAATGTTCCAGCATCAGAGACAGAAGAGTTGGCATTATGGTTATTGTGGTAGACATATTGAGGAACTGCGGGTAATCCACTACCAGAACCAAATCCTGATCCTGTAATATCATTCAAATTGCCAGCTCCAACACTTGCCAATGCGGATTGGAGAGATGCGTTATTCCCCACAAAGTTGGGGTTAATTGGAACATTCTTTCCACCAAAATTGGGTTCATTGTAAGGATCATTAGGACCATTCCAGTATCCAGTAAAGTTGGTTGGAGTCCAAGCATCTTCTGCTCCTGCATCCTCGAACAAACCACGGGCATCAATGTAATTTCCAGCAGTAACTTCTGTTGGCCCACCAAAGGCATGGATCGCATTAGGTAACGCATCAATTGCATCAGTGTAGTTAAATGGTTGAGCTCCCAACACTTTAAATAAAAGAGCATCACACAAAAGAGAAGAACAGTAATCCACATTTTGATCAGGTTGGACAATCCAAATCAACTCCTTCACTGGGTGATTAAAGTTCAGCTTAATCTTGTTCGATGACGATCCAACACTTTCATCACCAGTAAACTGTAACTGTGTAATCAAGTATTCATGGGGATTCTGTGCAAAACGACGTCTCTCATCAGTATCTAAAAAGACATAGTCAACATATAAAGAGGCAGCAACCATAGACTGGTTATAGGCAATTGTTGCCGAAACCGTGTTTCCAATAGGTAATTGACTCGATGGGTTAGAACCATTAGAGTTACATGACAAACTAGTAACTGCCCACAAGCATTCGTCAATAGGTCGAATATCCAAGTTGATCTTCACTTCGTGATATTGAAGAGCAATTAATGGAAGAGCAAGTCCGGGATTACTGTTAAACCAAAACTGTAAAGGAATGTAGAGAGTCGTCTCAGGAAGAGCATTACGAGGAGCACAGACCTGTCTTGGCGCCAAAGAATCACAAGGACCATCAACATCGGCAAAAGAAGGATCAGTGATAAATGTCAATTGAGTTGTTTGACCAACCATCTTGAAATAAGCTCTCTCTTGTTCCTTGGTAATAGTCAATTGATTCCAGATATGCATCCAATCGCCATATTGACGATCAATGCGTTGACCACCAATCTCAACTTCAACCTGGGCGATCATTTGTTCACCAGGGAAATCTAACCATCTGGCATAAACAGATTGAGCACCCATTGCAAGAGATGTTGTATTTCCCATGTATTGATTAATTTCTGGAACAGTAATTTGAAGGTAAGTGCGATATGCTAAATCTCCATTACGACTAATTGTGCATGTAACACGACGCCCGAAATCCGCTTGTCCATTAAATGTTTGTTCAATTGATTCAATAGCAAAATTAGTATATCGTCTGTATGTCACTTTCCAAAAAGTAATTTGAGGATTGCCTGTAAGGTAAACATCTTGTGCGCCATATGCGACTAATTGCATTAAACCACCGCCCATAGTTTATATTATTGCTAAAGAAAAAAATTTCGAGTTTTAATTCAAAATTAATAATTACCTACACAATTCAATTTTTACACATTTTACAAAAAATTATTTAGAAAGCATATAGTCAAGATAATAAATTACTGGAATTAAAATTCTTTTTAATAAATGTTGACAAATATTCGTCCTTAAATATTTCTTTTTTGCCATGATGGGGTTTTGTAAATATATAAGAATCATCTTCTTTCTTAAGAACCCATCCATCATTAATTGCGTTAAAAATGAATAACATTTTTTGAAATTGAATATGTTCGATTTTTATGTTCTGGTCTTGTTCTAAATGAATATTTAACTCCATAATTTAAATATAGTATTTTATATTTTCACTTATACTTATTATTATATTACTTAATTAAGAATTAAATAATAAATATAAAAAATATATATGCCGTCTTTTAAACCGAAACCAATTAAACAATTAAAAGTAAACAGAAATGTTCTCTTTTCATTAGATACGAAACATAATGATTTTATCAACGAATTTGATCTAGATGAAAACGATAAGTTGCCTAAGTTACATTTGGAACTTTCAAAATTAAGTAAATCTGTAGAATCAAATAAAACCCTAAATATTGAACAAATTATGGATATGAAAGATAAAATCAGAGAAATAAAAAAACATATTTACACACTGGAAAACAGAAGATTAAACTATTATTTAGATAATTCTAAATATATATTCGACTACTTTGAGAATAAAAAAAGTATTTCTCAAGGCGAAACTCCTAATAAAAATAATATGCTTCATGCATTCTTTAAAATCAAAAAAAATGACACAGTTGAACCCAACAAAATAGAGAAGAAAAATCACAACATTTTTTCTAAATATTTGAGTAATATCGATAATTCATTTATCAATACGGATGACTATCTCAAACAAAGCGATATATGTTCTTATTGTCATAAAGGAGAATATATACCTATGGATGATGAAGGCGTATTAATGTGTAATGTATGTTTTAGTAATAAAAAATTTCTTATTGAAAATGATAAACCGTCCTATAAAGAACCTCCTAAAGAAATATGTTTTTATGCTTATAAAAAAATTAACCATTTTAAAGAAATATTGGCACAATTCCAAGGTAAAGAAACAACATTGATTCCTAATAACGTTATCGAAAGTTTAATGGGCCAAATAAAAAAAGAGAGAATAAAGGTCAATATACTCACATATAATGATACCAAATTGTTGCTGAAAAAACTGGGATACAATAAGTATTATGAACACATTAATTTTATTAAAGATAAACTAGGTATTCCACCACCCATTATTTCTCAAGAATTAGAAGATACATTATGTAATTTTTTTATGGAAATTCAATATCCATATGCTAGACATTGTCCTGATTATAGAGTGAATTTTCTTCATTATTATTATGTTCTGTATAAACTCTTCGAGTTGCTTGGCGAAACATCTTATTTAAAAGAAATACCTATGTTGAAAGATAGAGAGAAATTGATTGAACAAGATACTATTTGGCGCAAAATTTGCGAAGAATTGAATTGGGAGTTTATTTCGACTATTTAAAATTCCACTTTGAAAAAGTAGACGCCTACGGCATTATTTGGTTCAACCTTTCGCAAAGGTGGATTTTCCAAAGATTGATTCATTGCGATAGTTTAAAAAAACATCAGGTGTCGTATTTATAGTCGGAATATATTTTCCTCTATCTAAATCGAAGAATAAAATGAGTAGATACGTTGCATCTAAGTAAAAATTTGTTGGTTCACTCGAACCTTGTCCCGAATAATAGTGTCCTGACCAGCAGTGTTTCTGTCCGGTTATCGTAATAAAATTAACTACTTTATTATTTCTATTATTATATGTATGTAATGAATAATTCGGTTCATCAATAAAATACGCTTTTTTGAATTGAAAAATTGTCTTCATTTTTTCAACATAATTATTAATATTCGGTGTATATGTATTACTTGTTACATTTGATTGAACAGGTGGTCCGTTTATAGACGGATCAATCGTTTTCCATAATGTATTATTACGACGCGTTATCGCACTAGAGTTTATATAATTATTTCCATAATAAGGCATAACTGTATCTGCTGTTCCATGTATTATAAATAGAGAGACATTTTGAGGAGGTAATATTATATTGTAAGGAATAATTACACCATCTTTACCTTTGAAGCAATTTGATGAACTATATTTCCCAATATTTTCTCTGCTATTTATTCCAAAATGGGCGTCGGAACAAATACCAATTGCCTTTATATACGTTTTATAAATCGATAGATTCGAGTATAAAATAGCAAATCCAGCTCCATCAGATTTCCCAGTTAAAAATATTTGTGGCACATTTATACAATGCTTTTCAAGAACAGTATCTACGAATAATACATCATTTTGATAATCATCCGCGTATAACCAAGGGAATGCATTTTGAAATGAATATGTATTCGCAGATTGTTGACCTAAGAAAATGATGACAGGAGTTTTAATTTGGTCAAATTGTGTATATGAAATAAAGGTATTTATAGATTCTCCTCCTCCTGGAAAACATAGTAGTACTTTATTTATGCTTATTTTATTATGTGTTCTCATATTTAGAGTTGTATATTCTCTCTTTGACCCATTTATATGAATACTATGATTTATGTTGTCTGATAAATTGGGATTGTTATTTATACCTGAATGAATACATGTTGTTTCATTAATTACAGAAGGAAATTATACCAATAAAGATCTACCTGACATATAATATATAATTTATAACAAAACTTTACATGTTTATTATTTTTACTAAAATCACATCAATAATATCATATTTTTATTTATGTGATATTATTGATTAATAATTTACATTCTTATAACCCTCCTGGGAACCCCACCATATTTGCGCCTATACCGAATCCCGCACCTGTGCGAGTTGATACCCCTATACTTGGAACATAACAGTCTAATATACTAAAGGTCGCAGCAGCAGTTAATGCTATCAAAGATATTTCTTCTATATTTAATGATCGTTGTGGTATTGCGTATGCAGCAATGGCAACCATTAAACCTTCTACTAAATACTTTATGATTCTCTTGATTATTTCGGAAATATCAAACATTATATTATTTTAGTAGAAAATAATATTAATATTTATAAATACTTAAATATATAGAATACAAAAGAGTATATGAGTACAATCAATAAATCATCAACAAATAGTTCTAAAATTGTCGATTTATTAGAGGAAGATAAACCAATTGCTGGACAGAAATTTGTATGTGTATCTTTTGTATCTCCTGATAAGATCCTTAAAGATAAGCAACTATTTTACTTTCAAGAGTTTTTGAAATCATGGGATTTTAATAAAAGCATGGAAAAATCAATATTATTCCTAAACTTTCTTTCTTTTAAATATAAATTAAATTTCGATGATATTACAAATGATTTCAATGAATTTGTAAAAGAAGAGAGAGAGAAACTTATTCAAACTGCGATTGAAGATGATTTTAAAACATTTTTAGACCAGAATGAAGAAAAAATGGATAATAAATTTAATACTCAATACCATTTTCAGACATCTGTTCGTGGTTTAAAAATTCGTGGCGTATATCCAACACAAGAAGAGGCTGAACTACGATGTAAAATGTTGAGAGAACTCGATCCTAATCATGATGTTTATGTCGGTCCTGTCGGATTATGGATGCCATGGGAACCAGAAGCATATAAGACAGGACGCGTTGAATACATGGAAGATGAATTGAATCAGTTAATGCATGAAAAAACAAAGAATGAGAGTTTTGCTAAAAATGCATTTGAACAGCGTGTCAAAGAAAGTAAGAAAAGTGCGATTGAAGAAAATATTCGCAATGCAGAGAAAACCGGATCTTCTTTGACACAAAGTATTGATGCAGATGGAAATTTGGTCGGTATTAATAATGTTAATACACAAGAAAAATCACTTCTTGATAAGTCTAATGGTGATGAAATTTCTGTTGCGGATATTCGATCAGAGTTATTTGAAGGTGAAAATATTGTTTTGGGAAAATCGGATAATGGACTCAGTTTATTGAAAAGTGGGCCTTTTGCCAATAAAAAATAATTAAATATGTTACAGATTATATCTATTATTTATAGATATAATTTTACTCCATTGAAATATCATATTGTATTTTCTGCCGAATAACTTTATTCAGTGAAATATTATTTTTGATATACTTAATACTTGATTAATTATATCAAATATGTTGTGATTGGATTTTATCTATAATATATATTATTATTTATAACAACTTTACTACATTTACATTTACATGATCCTGTCCCTTGTGATCCTGTATCATAAATTATTGTTGTTGTTCCTGGTGGTCCTTGTGCTCCTACAGGTCCTGCTGGTCCTGTTGCTCCTGTTGCTCCCGTTTCTCCTGATCCTGTTCCTTTATCCCCTGATGGTCCTTTATCTCCTGTTGCTCCTGTTGGTCCTTTTGCCCCTGTTGGTCCTGATGCTCCTGACGTTCCCGATGCTCCTGTTGATCCTGTTGCTCCCGTTGATCCTGTTGCTCCCGTTTCTCCTGATCCTGATCCTGTTCCTTTATCCCCTGATGGTCCTTTATCTCCTGTTGCTCCTGTTGGTCCTTTTGCCCCTGTTGGCCCTGATGCTCCTGATGGTCCTGATGCTCCTGATGGTCCTGATGGCCCTGATGCTCCTGATGGCCCTGATGCTCCTGATGGTCCTGATGGCCCTGATGGTCCTGATGGTCCTGATGGTCCTGATGGTCCTGACGGTCCTGATGGTCCTGATGGCCCTGACGGTCCTGACGGTCCTGACGGTCCTGATGCTCCTGTTGATCCTGTTGCTCCAGTTGATCCACAGCATCCAGTACATCCACTTGGGTCAACAGGAACAACAGGGTCAACAGGAACAACAGGAACAACTGGGTCAACATCTCCAGTCATTTCAGCTAAATAATTTTTAGCAGCTAAAACTAATAAAATAGGATAATAGCAATTATTAGCATATTGATCATTTTCTGCTCCTTGATCATTATTTTGCCAATTTTTCCATGCTTTGCCTGGATCAGACTGAACATAAACAAATTTACTAGTATCCATTGTTAACGTATCCAATACGTTTTGCATTGCGGTAACATCAGATAAAGTTATAGGAGAATAGTGTGGACTACTTGTATCATTTGTAATATGGGGAAACAAACCAACCATTGCTACAGTTAATGGTCCTATTAATGACCCACCATATAATTTCGACCCATCAGCATATGGTAAATAAATATCTACTGTTTCTTTTTGTAGACAATTATAAAATAAAAAATTCATCATACGAATTGCTAATGTTAAAATATCTCTTTGTTGGTTCGAAGTAAATAAATTAGTTCCATAAGTAGGATCCTTCTTAATTTTATATGCATAATATCCAAAATTGGTACAACAACGAATAGAATCATAACCAATCATATGTGGTCCACCATATTGATATTCATTACCATTTTTATCAGTATGTAAACCTTCTATAAATACTTTTGAATATGTAAAAAGTGGTGTATCATCATTTTCATTCCAAAAAGGGTTATCTGGAAGACCATAAGAATTAATGTGATTAACAATCTTATCTTTATAAAAAGTTTGAAGATAACCATAATATTTAATAGAATTATTTACTGCATCGATAAAATTCTGTAAAACCATAATTTTTACAGGCGCCGCACCAGCAGGTTCAGGAATATTTGGATTTGTTTTCGAATCATTCGTAACATACTCTGGAAATGAAAGGAAAAAAGTTTGATCATTAATCCCAATATCACTTTTTGCTATTCTATGTATATCTATAAGGTTATCAGGATCAAAATAAGAAGGATTTAAACTAGTATTTGTATTTAAACGATTACTAGAGCTGTATGATATAGTTCCAACTGGTGCAAATTCTGTATCTCCTCCTCCATATTGATCGTTACATAATATTGGATTATTTAAATAATTTGTATCACGAACATCTTTAATGTCACTCCAACATTTCCATACACCAGTATATATTTTACCATTTAGGCCTACTGCACTAGTTTGCTCCGAATTTTCCATATTTTTACAAAAATAAAATCCTCTATTAGATTGACAATATGGAGCTGGACAATTTGAAATATTTAAAGTAAAAAAAGAACAAAATGCTTGTGTTAAAAGATTTGTAATTGTTACATTACTGTTAGTAGTACCAGGAACATAACCATTTCCAGTAAATATATGATCATCACCAGTCATATTCCCAGGATATAATGACATATACCAATCTTTTTGGAGCGGAATGTGTGGATCAGTTAACATACAAGGCATTTTTATAGAAACACTTGTTTCCGACGTAGTTGGATAAGAACAAATTTCATTTCCAGCATTATTTCTACCATTTATAATATTAGATGTAGACCTACTGGGAATATTATCATAATATAAAGTATTAATACCATTAACCTTTGAAGCATTATAAAGAAGTGTTAACATATGTGAATCTGCATCAGTTGCTGTCGTTGCAAATTCTTTTTGGGTAAAAACATTACTTGCAAAATAATTATTAGGATTTGAATAATTAGTATTGGGGTTACTATCATTATAAAAATAGTTAAAATTGTTATTTGGTATTTTAATAACTGGTTGCCAGCCCATCGCTCCGAGACTAGACAAAAAATACATCCGACCCTCACCACTACCTTGTGTTTCACCAATATAATTGTTTTTTGTTGCAACTAAAAACGCATAACCATTTAGTATCTCTCGTAAATTTTGTATATTATCATGATTTGAATAATTAGTATAATATTGCGCAACATTCGCAAAATACCAAAATGCTTCACTTGAAGTAGCAGTTATTAAGGGTCTACCTCCTGAATCAGACGTGTTACTTGATGGAAACGACATTATATAATCACTATTACCTGCAATATTATTATTTACTGGGTTTACTTTAATTAAATAGGTTAGATCTGTGTCTAATAGATCTAAATTATCATATGTTATAACTACTTCTCCTGGGGTTGTTGCCATATTATAAGATTATGCTACTTTATAATATTTAACAATAAAATAATCTAACAGTCAATTAATTTATTTATTATTAATTAGTCTATTTTAAATCGATGAACTCGTCGGTTTAAAATTATTTGTTTAACCCATTTAATTATTTTCTCATATATTCATTAAATATAAACTCAAATGATTGATTTAATGTGGAATTTCTTTATATATTAATCATGAGAACTAATTACCTCATTGAAAAATTCCAGTTGATTATTATTTTCAGAAGTATTTGTTTGAACATTATAAAACCAAACCATTACACCTGCTGTTTTAAACCAATCATGTAACAATGAATTCTGTTCAGGTGTATATCCTGTTTGAGTTTTTTGGTTAATTATCATAGCAGTATATTCTGGCCACGATAATGACTGAGGAGCATCTACAGCCCTTCCTACTAATATTTTATCGATTGGGCATGTAATATTCGAGTAAGGAGTTATTGGATCATTTGGATTATCACTATAAATTTGTAATACAGCGCCTCCAAATCCAGGAGTACCACTATAATCGTCATTTATAAAAATAGAATTTTCATCATTATAATATGCACCTTGATTGTAATATTGCCAATTATAAAAATCTATATAGAGACCATATTTACTCTCAATATCTTTATATAAAGAAGGCCAATTAGGACTATTCCAATAAGGAGGTTGTGGTGCATGAGTTACTTGTGTTTCGTTTGATGTATACATCTTTAAATACATAGACAACATACCTAAATAATCTGAAACTTCAGTATAAACACCATTATATTGTGATAACATAGGTATATTTTCAATATCTAAATCTATACCATCTATTTGATTGTCATTAATAAGTTTAGCTAAATCTGCAGCTAACTTTTTTGCACTATCTGTCATATCTTGCTTATTAGCACTATCGTTTACGTAATATTTCGATTGAGGATATTTCCATATATTATCAAATAAGTGAGAACCATTTGCATAAAACGATGTTGCACCTCCAAAGCTAAACATTAATTTTATATTATTATCTCGAAGTAAAACTAAAATTTCATTTTTATCAGCGTTTGAGAATTCAATCCAACTAAGAACAGTATCACATACCGTAAGCCGATCCCATACAACTGGGGTAGTTTGGTCTCCTCCTAAAGTGATAAATTCTAGAATAATATGAGTAACTTTATTAAGTACTGCTTTATTTATATAAGCTATAAATGCTTCTTTATTGACAAGCCAAAACCCAATATAATTAACTTGTTTCCAAATTGGTCCTACAACTGGCGGATCTTGTTTTGCCCCTGTTGCCCCTGTTGCCCCTGTTGCCCCTGTTTCACCAGGTGGTCCCGATGGTCCAGATGGTCCAGATGGTCCTGTTTCACCAAGTGGTCCTGTTTCACCAAGTGGTCCTGTTTCACCAGTTGGTCCTATTTCTCCTACTCCGGCTGGTCCGGTTGGTCCAACTGGTCCGGCTGGTCCGGCTGGTCCGGCTGGTCCGGCTGGTCCAGGTACAGTGACAGTTCCATCTGAGCCAGTTGATCCATTTGGATATACATAAATATAGTTATTTATAATTGTTTCGTCACCAGAATCATCACAAGAATCATTATTGGTAGAATTAACGTCTGTATTAAGTAATTGTTGATTTTTGGTTACTAAATCAGCATATAGCGTGACCAAATTTTCATATTGATTTAATAATTTTCCTATTTGTAAATTAGATGTAACTGTATTTGACTCGAGTGCAATTATATTATCTAGTTCTTGTTGAAGTTTGTCAGTTAAATCTTTTATTGTAGCAGCGTTTGTATTAAGAGTTGTAGATAATCCATGTGATTTCGCTTGTTCTTGTTGAAGTTTGTCAGTTAAATCTTTTATTGTAGCAGCGTTTGTATTAAAAGTTGTAGATAATCCATGTGATTTCGCTTGTTCTTGTTGAAGTTTGTCAGTTAAATCTTTTATTTTTGCATGAGATTCATTTATATTTGCCGCCAGCACATTTATCACTTTACGTTGATTATTAATAACCTTTTTACATTGAGTTGGTTGCATTATAACTTTATATTATATATAATAATTAACAATAATTATAATTATAACCAATATATATAATTAGTAATATTATATATATTGATATATGATGTCGAATATAATAAATATAATTTTTAACCAAGTATATTATATTTTATAATATATTATATTTCATAATATATATATTATATGAAATATACTCGAAAACGTAATATGATATCGCGATTGAAACAAAAAGCAACAGAAAATACAGCAATACGTTTTTATGATAATATGCCAGACTTAATTAAACAATTCAAACAAACGCTGAAATATGTGGAGCCTATTTTGGTTTCAAATAAGCCAAATCAAGAAGTATTAAATGGTAGCCCCATAGCAAAATTGTATACAGAAGAGTTTTTGAAATTATATCCAAATAATAAATTTGCTAATTATCTCTCTTCTATTCAAATAAAAGAATTTGGAACAAATATTGGTTTTAATGAAAAAGATGCTGAAGATTTAATACAATGGGCTTCTCGTTCAAATATACAAAACAAAATCGCAATTTTTGATTGGGATGGAACATTGTCTGTTATTGAAGGTATCAATATTCCTGGTAATCAACGTGATACAACTAAATGGAAGTCAAATGGAATCAATTATCGAGAAATTGCTACTTATTATGCTGGATCAAAATATCGTCTTATGTGGTTAAGACATATGTTTGATATACTTCATAGAAAGAAAGTGAAAGTTTTTATATTAACAAATAATCCAGTTGCTGCGATGAATTGGCGTGCCTATCCTAATACAGGAATAGGAAGCGAATCGAGATATAATTTTTATAAAGTGGCAAAACAGTTCATACCGCAATTAAAAGAAGAAAATATAATATGTGGGTATGAAACAAAATGTTTTAAACCACACAGCTTTCTTAAAAATGAAGAACTAAATCATTCGTATTCTCAATTGAGTCGATTAAATTCATTATCTAGTATATAATTTTAACATTTAAATATACCACGTGTAATTATGATGTAAATGATGAACAATACTCTACAATTAGAAGAATTCTTCTCTCCTTTTCTTTTTGAAGAGAGAGAAACAATAAAGAAACAAATCTATATTGATAGTATATTAACTGCTTTCAATGGAACGTGTTCTGTAAAGCCGAATATGGAAATTTGCGAACAAATGACGGATTTATTGATCGAGAAAGGTCACAACATGATAGCTATTATTATTTCATTGGATGATTTACGAATAGAAAATAATAACTGCGTAACATGTATATATGTATCTTTAGATACAGATATTTTCAAATTAATAAATAAGATAACGATACTCTTCAATAAACGAAAACGAGTGTTCAGTGAAAAGAAAATTTGTGATTTTAATGTAGATTACAAATATAAAGAATTGATTAATGAATTTTATTTAGAATCAATTGTAGGAAGTGATGGGTCACATTTAACAAAAAGAGAAGTAATCCCCTATTTTTTGAAATGGTGTGAAAATCGATGCATTAAAATATCGAGTCGTATCCTTTTTTCTTATATGAATGATAAGATGGGTATTTATAAAGTTGGGTGGAAAGGATATAAATTATATTATGGTATTACAGAAGATGAATTTGAATAAATTATATTATATTGATATAATATAATATGGTAAATTGGAAATTTTGGAAAACCCGTAAAAGTAATATCCGTAATTCGTTATCACCAACCCATTCGATAAAATCGCCTCAAACGCGTAGGTTATCTCCTACTCGCAGATTATCTAACGCAAACAACGGTAAAAATCGTGATTATAAAAAGTTCTCGTCAGCATTATCATCAGAGAAAAATTGGTCCAGAAAAATACCATTATATCGCATACAAACTGACAAAACTAAACTACGTGCGTTTCTTCGCGCGGTTCAACGTTATAATAAATATGATTGTGGAAAATATGAAATTCAAAATAAGGGTATTAAAAAATTATGTGATTCTGATCTTAAAAAAATAAAATACTTAGAAGAGTCATTAAATATCAAAAAGTTTTTCAAAGAAAGTAAGGATAAATATTATTTAATAGATACGGAGATAGAACCGTTTAAAAGATATTTAATTGCTACAGGACTACATACTAGCAAAAATATTGATAAAGTATTGATTTCTATGGTAGATATAGATAAGCATCCTATATCACAATTGTTACATGTAAAAGAAGACAATGCGTATGACAATTTAACATCGGGTGATGAAGATATTCAAAATTATTTACAAAATGAAAAACGTCAATCACAAAGACAAACTTTACATGCCAATTCTCAATCTCGAAAAACACTTTATAAAGAACATCAACGCAATCCCGAATCTAGTAGAGGCCTTTTTTCGAAAAACCCAAAAAGTAAACATCGTCGTGAACCCATATCGCACTGGGCAGATAAAAATACAATAGATACAATAAGGGTGTAAATACTTATTATTTTTACCATTTCGTCTTCTTCACATTGATTTTCTGCCCAGATCCTCTCTTTTTCACATTGTTTGGATCATACTTTTCTTCTTCATCATCGGAGTTAATATCTTTACTTAATTCCCAGAACTCTTTGCTTCCCAATTTAAAATCATTATGCATATCTGCTTTGTACCAAAAGACTTGTTCAGATAATTTATTTGATTGTGCACTATTATTAATAACAAGACATTCATAATTTTCAGTACATTGATCCATGACTTGACAAAACGATTCAAATGTTGGAAACATTCCGGCATAATTCTCATAGATTCTTTTTCTGTTAGAAATATATGGTTCTCTCAAAATAAAGACAAAATCGATATTTGTTCTCAGAGTTGGTGGAATACCTAATGGATACTGCATAGTAATAATTAACATAATTCGCCAATGACGTCCATTCATAAAGAGAAGACGCATCATTTTATCACGAGTCCATGCACCATCATATAAACAATCATCAAGAATGACAAAGGATCTAGGATCGATATTACTTTTTTTGAATGATTCCATTTCTCTCTTTATTTGTTTTAAAACAGACTTTTGTCTTTTAAGAATATTTTCTATAATAGCAGTATTATATTCATTATGAATAAATAGTTTAGGGACCATTTTGCCATAATATCCATTACCTTCTTCTGTACCTGCGACAACTACACCGATAGGAATATCTTGATGATAAAATAGGAGATCACGAACAAGATAACTCTTACCTGTTCCTCTTCGCCCGATTAAAACGCATACAGGAGCCTTCATCTCGTTTGGTTTGAAACTAATATACTTCATATCGAATTTCTTCAGTTCCAATGTCATTATAATAATACCTGGTCTATTATTATAATGATATAACGCGTCGAAAAATGAGTTTAAATAGTATATTAATAATATACTATTTACCTAAATGATACAGAAATCAGTGATTCAGTTAAATTATGAAAAACGCAAAAATACAAAACTATTTGAACAATTTAGAAATACTACTATACATGATTTCCATGAAATACAGAATTATATTCCAATTTACAATAAATTTTTCGATTTGAATGAAAATAATTACAACTCTTTTAATCTAAATCATTCATTCTATCTTTGTGAAATATCTAATGAAAATAAAATAGATATCGTTGACGATGATTGTAAAGAAGATTGTAAAATGGCATATAAATTGAAAAATAAAGAAAACGATGAACTTGTTGAACGAAATGTATATATCAAATATGCGCCAGTATTGGACCCATTTAAATACTTTATTGGTAAATATAAATTTTCAATGGATGAATGTAAATTACCGACATTTACTCAGGAGAAAGATACTTTTATCCATCCCGATATTGTCTCGAAAGTATTTGATGCCAATAATTCGGCATATGTTGATGGATTTTTCTCTTATTTGTCCGGTGAAATATTACATAAGTATGGATTTATTCATGGATTAGAATTCTATGGAACATTCTTTGGTATTAAAAACAACTTTAAAGTGGACATTTTAGATGATATTGAATATTTATGTAAATCTGAATATTTTACCACACATAATGGAACACAATTTTTTGTAGATGATTACTCTGATAAAATAAATAAGAATGATCAATATTCTGATAAATTACCGCAGATTAAGATTGATCATAGTAAGAGAGAAAATATATCTGCCAATTCGATAAAAGATAATATGTTTGAGGATATATTTGAATCTGGAACAGATACTGATATCGTAACATTAGAAGAAATAAGTGATACATTATTAGAAGAAACAATAAATATTGTCGATAATACACAATCTACTTCTTTAAAAAGCACTTCCACATGTTCATCTAGGACTTCTTTAACTGATTCTGAGTCCGGAACTGAATCTGGTTCTGACAAAGATGATGAGGATGACGATGAAGATGAAGATGATGAAGATGATGACGACGACGACGATGATGATGAGGATGATGAAACAAATTCACAATCATCAACATATTCTGATGATGAAGAACCCCTCTTTGCGACTATACCAAAGTTTCCCGTAAATGTTATTTGTATGGAAAAATGCGAAGATACATTAGATAATCTTATTTTAGATGATGGTATTAAATCTATTGATGAATGGTTTGCTGTATTAATGCAAATAATCATGACACTCATCACATACCAGAAATGTTTTGCTTTTACACACAATGATCTACATACAAATAATATAATGTATATTCAAACAGAAAAAAAATTCTTGTATTATTGCTATAATAATAAGCATTACAAGGTTCCAACTTATGGTCGCATATTTAAAATCATCGATTTTGGAAGAAGTATTTATAAAATGAATAACCGTATTTTCTGTAGTGATAGTTTCAAAAAGGGAGAAGATGCTGCAACACAATACAACATAGAACCATATTTCAATGAAAATAAACCCCGCATTGAACCGAATTACAGTTTCGATTTGTGTCGATTAGCATGTTCTATTTTCGACTATATTGTTGAAGATATTGAAGATGTTGCAAAATTACATAAATGTAGTTCAATTGTGCGTTTAATAGTAGAATGGTGTCAAGATGACAATGGACTGAATGTTCTATACAAATCAAATGGTGATGAGAGATATGAAGATTTCAAGCTATATAAAATGATCGCTCGAAGTGTTCATAAACATACTCCACAGAATCAATTAGAACGACCCGAATTTAATAATTTCTGTGTAGATAAAAAGAAAGTTCCAAAGGATGAAAAGAAAAATATCATGAATATTGATTTGATGTCTGTATGTTAAAATATAAGTATATAATATATGGGATTGTTTACAAAAAGATTATGGCCGTCACGTAAAAAGATGACACAAAATATACAATCCACACAAAAACGTAATAGTTTACCAAAACAAGATAGTCCGAGAAGTAATGTAAGTAGTCCACGATATAAAACACTTTTAAGACAAAGAAGTAATAGTGGTAGTGTAAGAAGTGATATGAGTAGTCCAAGGCGACATATCAGTATAGATAACCCTTTATATAGTCCACGTAATAGTCCAGATAAATTAGAACCGATTGAAGAAGATAGATTAGATTCTATTGGATCAACAAAAGATAAATTTGATTTCGATCATGTGTCACAACGTAATTTCGATGAGGATTTCGTGGTTGAACCAGATATTATTTATTCTGAAAATATGGATTTTAAAAATATAAGTGATTTTAATTTACATCTATCTAAAGCAGCAACTGATAAGGTTTTGACATTTTTTAATAAAACAAAAGATAAAATCAGAGAAATAGATAATGATATAATAAGATTAAATGGCATTTTAGATAATTATAATGATGAATTAAAGAATGCATTAATAAAAAAAGATGCAGGTCATAAATTGTATTCTGGTTTAGAAGTTGAAAAACATGAAGAAAAACATATTAAAGGATTGAAAAAAATAATTCGAGGTCTAGAAGTAAATATAGAAAATTTAAAAAAAAAGAAAAATCAATTAGAAGAAGGAGCCAAGAACAAAGGTAAACAAATCAAAAAAGCATTGAAGTTTAAAGAATTACTCGAAAAGGAAGAATCAGAGAAAAAGAAGAAAAATCGATGGAAGTTTTGGAAGAAAGGTGGTCGTCGATCCAAAAAAGCAAAAACTAGACAATGTCGCCGGACCCGACGACGACGATAAATTAGGCGTTAAAATATACGACACTTTATATTTATTAGAGTAAATGAATATAAAGCCAATTAAAGATGATGAATTCGCGAATCTAAAACTAAAAACTACGTATGGATTCATTATAGCACGCCATGTAAATTCACAGAAAACTAATATGTATTGGAATTTATGTGTTCAATCAATTCGCACATTCTATACAAATAAAATTGTCGTTATTGATGACAACAGTAATCCTGAGTTTGTAAAAGAAGAAATTCCGTATTTTAATATCGAATATGTTAAGTCCGAGTTTATTGGCAGAGGAGAACTGTTACCTTTTTATTATTTCTATCGAAATCGATATTTTGATTATGCTATTATTATCCACGATAGTGTATTTTTTAGGAAAAAGGTACGATTTGATAGAATTAAATCATTAGTTTTACCCTTGTGGCACTTTGATACTCAACGAATTGAAAATGCGAATAATTCAATACGCTTAATACGACAAATGAACTATAGAGAGAAACTTTCATCATTGTTGTTGGACAGAGATAAATTTGAAGTTCTTACAAAAAATGATAATATATGGATGGGTTGTTTTGGATGCCAATGTTTTATTAATCATACATTTTTGTATCGACTTCAAGAAAAATATAATCTATTTTCTTTGTTGAAATTTGTCAGAAAGAGAGAAGATCGATGTTGTCTCGAACGAATAATGGGTGTTCTTTTTTTTCTAGAAAGTCCGATTATAATGAAATATCGAGCCTTCTCTCTTTTGGGTTCTATTACAACGTATATGAAATGGGGATATACTTTTGATAAATATCTTGATGACCAACAATCAGACAAAGTCATTAATGTACCTATTATTAAAGTATGGACTGGACGATAATAATTATTTGTTAATATTAATATAAATACTTATTTCATTATTTGATATAATGAAAATTCGACTCCATTTACCAGCAATTCCACATACTATCACTACAAATGAATATAGTCATTGTGCTTTTACGGGTAAAGTTCTGCGATTCTCTCCTATGATGCGAAGTGTAGGTTATGAAGTATATCATTATGGCGTAGAAACATCAACTTCTGGTGCAGATGTTGAAATACAGTTGTTAACTGTTAATGAGTATACTGATTTGAAAGTCGATTCTTGTTTATACTTAGACTCAAAGTTAACAAAAGAAGAAGCTGTAAAAAAATTATCTGATCCAAGCCAAGAAGTTGGAAACTTAGCAAATTGGGATACGCCTTTATATAAAGAGTTTAATCGGCGATTTCGCGAAGAATTGATAAAAAATTATAGATCAAATACGACGGATATTGTATGTATACCTTTCGGTCCTGCATATGAAGCAGCATTTGTAGGGTTAAATTACGTATATGTTGAATCTGGAATTGGGTATAGTAATGCTTACAAAGATTATCGCATATATGAAAGTTATGCCAAATTACATTATGATTGTTCAAGAGCTAATATTCAACCACCAAATTATTGGTTTGTCTGTCCTAATTATTATGACATCAAAGAATGGCCTTTTCAACCAATATGTAAAAAGAATACAATCGGGTTCTTTGGAAGAATTACACATATCAAAGGATTAGATGTTATTGTGGAAGTTGCGAGAAGATTTCCACATGTCGATGTATATATTTGCGGACAAGGTGACCCAACGCGATATTTGACAGAACCTAATATTAAATATCATAAACCTCTTCATGGTTTAGAAAGATGGGATTATTTGAGTCAATTTGCTGCTATATTAACACCAACAATATTCTTAGAACCTTTTTGTGGGGTTTCTGCTGAGGCGCAATTATGTGGCGTTCCAGTTATTTCTTCTCATCATGGCGCATTTACTGAAAATATCGAACAATTAAAAACAGGATTAAGATGTCATACATTATCGGATTTCTGCCATGGAGTTCAAATGGCATTAGATGGAAGATTTGACAGAAAATATATTCATGAAAGAGCTGTGCGATTATTCGATATGTATAATGTAGCAAAGAGTTATGATTATGCTTTTAGATCAATTAATGATATTCATAATGGAACGAATGGATGGTATTCGCCTAATAAGAATATGTTGGCATTAGACCAACTTTATGAAGTTCCACTATTACAAACTTTATCAAATGAAACACCAGAAATGTCAGAAATGCCAGAAATAATAAATATTTAACTGATATGACGACAAAACCATTTGTGAATTCCCAAAAATTCTGCCATAATATGTAATGAAAATCCAATTATAAAAAAGAGAATATAATAATTGAGATTTTTGAATAACCAATGAAATAAATATCCTACAATAATAAATAATATGGCTTCTATACCTGACTGTATAAGTAATATTTTTTGTCCTGTTTTGAATACTATTTTTCTAATATTCGGTGTACCCTCTTTGTTGCGTATTTTCAAACATTGCTCCCCGTAATGATAATAGTATTCGTGTAATCCCAAATAATATCCTACGTAATGTTTTAAGAATCCAGTAATTAATAAAAGAGAGAAAAAATATCTAGAAGAAAGAAATAAATTGACTATTGTGTATATGATCACGCAATATAATCCTACAAATATACTCTCCAAAATATACCACATTATATTATAATATAATGTGATAATGATTTGAAATTTAAGTTATTCAATAAAATAGCATATTATTAATGCAGATAACCATAAAAATATACCAGTTGAAATAGATACTATTGTAGACAAACCTAAATATCTGTAAAGGAAATAAACAAATATATCGATAACCGTATTGATAAGAGGTGCAAATATCAATCCCTTAAAATATATATCAAAATTTTTTTCAATAATAAAAAACCCTAATATCATACCATTTGGGACAACATTTAATAAAGCAGATGTTACTGGATTTGATAATTTATTCGCAACAAACGGTATTAATGCAAATATAATCATTCCTAATGTGACTGAAATAATGACAATTAAATTATTTGATGTTTTTTTATTTAATCCACTAATTGTAATATTTTTCGAAGTAAGTTTCATATAGTATTATATAAAATAAGATATTATTACTGCAATAAGCCATACTACTATATTACTCCATAAAGCAATTGATGGTAATACTTTAACGTATATATATAATATATAAGATAAAATATTATCAAATACATTTAATAAAGGTGTAAATATACATACAAATAAGTAGGGTTCAAAAGAACTTTCAACAATAAAAAACCCTAATATAAGATCATTGGGAATAATATTCAATATAACAGCAGTAACCGGTTTATCAATAAAATTTGATAGTAATGGAACAAAATAGAAGACAACAATGCCAATTAAAGCAGATATTATATGAATCATGGTTGAACTCGTATCAATATCTATTCCAGAAATAGTAGTTATATTAGCTATATTTTTTGTTGATTTCTGTATTGATTTTGATTTTGATTTTGATTTTTTCTTTGGAGTTGTGTTTAAACTAGCAATTTGGGTTGGCGTTGATATTGACATTGTAGTGAAACTTGAATTCGAAGTTATGTTTGTTGATTTTAAACTCATATATAATAAATACAATATTCTTCTGTCAGTTCTTCTTATACTTCTTTAAAAAGAAGGATTATCCGTAAATACTTGAGGATTATTTATCTGTGCTTCTGGTGCTCCATATATCATTGGTGTTAATTGTTCTAACATATAATGGCCTGCGATTACACTAAAAAAAACTATTAGCATGTCTCTTATAACCAACTTAATATTGATCTCTTCTTTATCTATAAATTGGATTTCTATTAATTTTATTATAGTATATATTACAGATACGATAGATGCATTTAAAAATACTTGTTTCATTATAATTAAAGAAATACTTTTTCGCATTATACTAAACGCAACAATTTACTATTTTATACCATATAAAATAGTAAAATACTTAAAATAAAAAAATTGAAACTGAATTTAAACAATAAAACCGATTTATTCTTTAAAACAACCTCAATCAATTCAAAAATGATGACTGAACAATACACAGAAGAGCTTCTTATTCAACAAGAAGAGATTGCTATACAAAAGTTAAATGATGCACAGAATCAAAAAATAGATGCTGAAGCAAAATTTAATATCGTACAAAATGATTATAATACAGCAGAAAATAATATGAAAATTGCTATAACTAAAATGAGCGAATTAACAGAAGTATATCGCCTTGCGAAAATACAAGAACTTGCTGTAAAGCAGGAATTGGCACAAATTGAAGAAAACAAAAAGGCAATTATTCAATTGAGAGAAGTAGAATCATTGAAACAAAAAGAGATTGATGCGTTCAATGAACAAGAACGAATTCGTTTGGATAAACATAACAGAATTTTGGAAACACTTTCGAACAAAGAACAGCGTTTCAAAGAACAAATATTCAGGACAATGAATGATGATGATGATGATAGATCAATCAATACAACTACAACTGTTGGAAGACAGTCCAGAACATCATATAATTTGAATGCGACATTTCAGCATACAACTCGTCTTGAAGTAAATTATCGAGGAACAACTGCATCCATTTACAAGACAGAAGAAGGTAATTGGAAAAAGGGACAATGGAAAGATGAACATGATATTTCATATAAATCACCGAGACAATTCTGGAGCATGTTTGCGAAAAGTCAAGGCTTCCTGGGAAAAGTTGGAACAATATGGGATATTAAAAACAGAATCAAAGCATATGACGAAGATGGATCATCATGGGATATTGCTGTAAATAAAGATAGACTTGTAGTTGATTCGAAATAAATATAGGAATGGATTGGATTTGATATTATATACCACGACAACAGATTTTAAATTGTCGTATTTTTTTATTTATTTTTAAAAAATTGATATACTTTACTTCATTGAAAAAGAAGATACTTTAAACAAACAATCGAACCACTCAAAAATGAACGCTCAAATTATTTCTCTGAAATCTCAATCGGTAATTGATACAATGACACTTCAATGTGAATGTTGTCAAAATATTATACAAAAATCTACAAAATATAGTGTCATCGTCAATGATCGACCAGATGGAACAACTCATTGTGAAATCATCTGTGGCAATTGCGTAGCAGTCGACCAAATTGTCAAAACGAAGAAATTGGAAAAACAGTTGGAGCGTCTTGCAAATAATCTTCGTGAAACATTTTCATGGAAGAAATTACCTGATGCATTAACCTATAGAATTATGGAATATCTCGATATAAATACGAGAAATAGTTTGGTAAGTCAATATGAATTGCGTCGTCAAGAAGACTTGGACTATTTTCAGAGAAAGTTTATTGAAATTGGTAGAATGCAAAAACCCAGTTGGCGAGCAAGTGTTCTCAGCATACTTCGTGGAAATCATATAGTAATGCAATCATGGGTTAACAGTGTGAAATCATATGAGACAAAGATCAAGGATATATTCTTCGTTCGACCTCTTCATTGGGATAGAATAAATAAACGAACCAATACAATGGCGGAATATGGACGATTATTGATCTGGAGAAGCAGAAAATGGTTTGGATTATTCGAACACAGAATTATCATGAGACAGCAACCTGTTATTATGGTGTTTACTTTGAGAGGTGTATATGTTAAAGATATTTAAAATCATGGATTATTTGTTATGGATTTAAGTTTTCCAAAAAATTGATTTACTTTTTTATTGAAAGATGAATTTACTTTAAAAAACTCAAAAAACGAAAAATGAATTCTCAACAACAACAACAAGAAATTAATACAATGAGACAAATGATCCTCATGGATACTTGTCGACAAATGATGGAATCGATGAGCGATACCGAGTTTGATAAATTGGTTGCGAACCGACAGAAATTCCGCCAGCGAATGTTGATTCAACAACGACATCTCGATGAAAGGGCTGTCGACATGGCAGAAACGCGTGAAATGGAGGAGCGTCATTTCATTGAAAGTGAGGTAAAAGCAGAAGAAACACGGGAAATGATGGACGCTTATATGAGAGAAATCGTTATCTTGCAAATGTTCCAAAGACAACAAGCCAGAGACCAGTATTCTAGTAAAAGAGCAATTGACTTGAATGAAACCCGCAAAATGGAAGAGCAACACCTCATTGAAAGTGAGGTAAAAGCAGAAGCAACACGGGCGATGAACGAGCGTCATATAGAAGAACTGATACATCTCTTGGTTAAACAAGATGACGATGTGAAATTTGTGGCACCTCCTCCAACTCCAGTGACAGTCAGAGAACCCTATCTGTCTTTGATGGTTCCTCCTCCAACTCCAGTGACTGTCAGAGAACCCTATCTGTCTTTGATGGTTCCTCCTCCAACTCCAGTGACTGTCAGAGAACCCTATCTGTCTTTGATGGTTCCTCCTCCAAGCCCGATGTCAGTGAGAGAACTCAACTCATATTTTCCGGATACTCCTGTAAGTCCATTGGATCCAAGACAAGTATGGAAATGGAGCAGCAGAACGCCACTATCGGAGAAAAAAAGAGTGTAAGAAATATTGAACTTTCAACATGTCATGATATGTTTGTTGTGTAATTTTACAGCAGGAGTGGGCAATCCTCTAAAAACCCATTTTTTGTTTCTGTGGTTTTTATAAGTTCATAAAATTGAAATACTTTTCTTCTGTAAAAAAGAAATTACTCAAACAACAAACAAAGCGATCAAAAATGAATACTCAACTTATTTCAAAGAAAAGCCAATCAGTGATTGAAACATGTGGATGTTGTCAAATTACTATACAAAAATCAATGAACTACAGTGTGGTAGTCATTCACTCGAATGGAACAAGACAAACAGAAATTGTCTGCGAAAATTGTCTATCAATCGGCAAGATTGTTAACACGAAGAAGCTGGAAAATCGCATGATTTGTCTGAAGCAAACTCTTGTTGGGACAATATCAACTTCTTCACAGAACCAATTCCCATATGATATCTACAGCAAAATCGGTGAATTTATAAATATCATGCGATTTGAAATGAAATATTTTCAAGACAGATTTACTGCTATCGGAAAAATGAGAAGAGCAAGTTGGAGAGCAAGTGCATTGAGCGTGCTGAGAGGAGACAGAACCATGCAACAATGTTGGGTCACCAATGTAAAGTCATACGAAACTAAGATTGCAAAAATCTTTGCCGTAAACTGTCTCCTTGGATGGCATGAAAAGAAATGGAAGACAATCCCTATGGCATTGTATGCGCGTGAGATATTATGGATAAGCAGAAAATGGTTCGAACAATTCGACCAAGGTAAGGTAATGAGAACACAACCAACGATCAAATTGTATAAAAATTCTGATTCTAGACCTGAAAACCATATTGCTATCATTTGAATTTCAATTTGTCATGACCATGTTTGTGTAATTTTACAGGAGGGATGGGCAACCCTCTAAAAACCCATTTTTTATTTCTGTTGGGGTTCCATTTTGCTGACTTTTTTCAAAGGCGATTTTAAGTTTTCCAAAAATATGTCATGTTTTCGAAAAATTGATTTACTTTTTTTCATTAGCATAGAAGTTACTTTAAAAAACAAACGACGCGTTTCAAAAACTCAAAACCGAAAATGAACTCTCAACAACAACAAATCAATACAATGGAGGTAAATATTAAAATTGAAAATTTGAGTCTAATACATACTTGTCAACAGCTGGTCGAATCAATGAGTGATACCGACTTTGACAAAATGGTTGCTGATCGAAAGAAGAATCGCCAGCTCAAAGAAGTTCAAGAACGACAACAAGTCGAAATGGACATCGACTTGGCAGAGATACGTGAGATGGAAGAGCGACATTCCATTGAGCGCGATGTTAAAGCAGAAGAAACTCGTGAATTGAAGGAACGACATGCGAGAGAACTCGAACTCTTTGAAGAACCAATTGAAGTAGGATTGACTGTTGCTCCTCCTTCAACTCCAGTAACAGTAAGAGAACCTCATCTCTTCTTGATGGTTCCTCCACCAAGTCCAGATATCAGCATGACTTCAAGGGGCTCTGTGAAGAAATATCATGGTCATGGTGGAAAACATCGTGATGAGGTTGAAATGGTGTTCTGTGATTGTGGACAACAACTCAAGAAGGCTTCATACAAGGTCCACCTAAAAAGCAAAAGGCATTTAACTGCTTTGGAAGAACGCAAAAAGAAGATCCAGCAGAACATTCAACCCTTAATCAGTTTGAAGAAGGAAATAGAAATCAAGATGGAGAAAGAAGTGGTTGTTTCAAACCCGGTTGTTAAACCGACAAAAGAGAAGAAAATGATTGACGGCATTGAATACTTTGTCACCAGCGATAACTATGTCTTCGGTCTAAATAGACAATATGTCGGTGAATACAATCGTGAACGGAACACGATTATTTTTGAAGAAGATGATGATGAGGATGAGGATGATGATGAAAGTGTAATTAGTGATTTGACTGAAGAAGTGTAATTTTACAGGAGGGATGGGGAACCCTCTAAAAACCCATTTTTTGTTTCTTTGCGGGGTCCCACATACCCTTTGCCCAACTTTGAAAAGTTGGTTTTTAAGTTATTAAAAAATACACCATGTTTAAAAAAATTGAAATGCTATTTTTCATAATCATTGATGTTACTCAAACAAAAATCAAGTGTTTCAAAAACTCAAAAACGAAAATGAATTCTCAACAACAAATCAACACAAAAAAGGTAATTGATAAAATCAAAAATTTGGGTCTAGTGAATATTTGTCAGGAACAACATCTATCATTGATGGTTCCTCCTCCAAGTTCAGTTGATTCTGAGATGAGACCTGATTCAATGACCATGAATCCGTACTATCTGAAAAACAGAGAATGTTTGCGGGAAGAGATGGTATGCGAATGTGGAAACCGAATCAAGAAGTGTTCGTATAGCGCGCACATGAAAAGCAAAAAGCATATTACTGCTTTGGAAAAACGTCAGGAGAAAATTCGCCAAAACAACGGACAACCATTATTCTATGTGAAGAAGGTCGGACAACCATCATTATCATATGGGAAGGAGGACGCAAACAAGACTCTTCTACCAGAAGAAAGTTACAGATGCTTAAATGAAGATGACTTCCATGTTGTGTAATGTTACATGAGGATCGGGCAATCCTTTAAAAACCCGTTTTTTTATTTTGTATTTACTTTGTATTTCTAACAATTTTAAGTTTTCCAAAAACACTCCATGTTTAAAAAAATTGAAATGCTATTTTTCATTATCATTGATGTTACTCAAACAAAAAATCAAGTGTTTAAAAAACTCAAACCAAAACCCGAAAACCGAAAATGAACTCTCAACAACAAACCAAAATCGAAAAAGGAGTAAGTCTGTCACAACTTCCAACAGAATTAATGTGTCCTTCTTTCCTACAGATTACAATTCCAGAAGAACTCCGAGAAGACGAAGAAATTACATCACTGGTCGCAACATTTGAGACTGATTATCAAGATTTTGTTCAAACAATGAAAGAGATAAAACAAGAAATCCAACGCAAGATTGACAGCAAAATGATGGAAATGCGCATTCAAAATGAGTTGGATAAAATTGACGAAGAGAACCAACAATTGGAAGAGCAAATACGCAAAAATAATGAACGAAAACACCAGATTCCAGAACAAATTATAAAAGAAAAAGAATTATCAGAATCAGTGCAAGTGATTGTTCCAGAACCAGTTGTTAAATCGAATGGAGAGAAGCAAATAGTTGAATATATGGTGTCTAGTTGTTCCAGGATTTATAGCTTGGATGGAATCTACATCGGGAAATTCCAGGCAATAAGCCGCCAGAATAGGCTCGGAAAATTCGAGGCAACGAACGGGGTTGTTCAACGATTTAAATTAAAAGTTGATGGAGTTGAATACTTGAACGCTGGCAAAATCCTTCACCAGTCGGATTATGACCAGCTTTATAGTTTGGATGGATTTTATATCGGAGAATACAGAACACGAGGTAATGGTTCATTTCCACAGATTCAGCCACCAAGGAAGAAAATATATAACGGATTTGAATACGAGAAACAAATAATTGACGGAATTGAATGTATGAATAACCATTCTGGCAATGATATTTATGATTTGGATGGACGCTTCCTTGGACAACTTGGTCTAGACAATAAGGTCTATCTACAAAGGAAACCGATATATTTGAACGAACGGATGGAAGTGATGGATGGAAGTGATGATTAAACCAACTATGTGATTTTCATGTTGTGTAATGTTACATGAGGGGTGGGCAACCCTCTAAAAACCCATGGTTTTTTGTTTTTTTGTAAAAATTGAAATACTTTTCTTCTGTAAAAAAGAAATTACTTTAAAAAACAAACCAAAACCGTCAAAACGAAAATGAATACTCAACAACAACAAACCGCCAATATCGAAGAAGTAAGTCTGTCACAATATTCCACTGAAATAATGTGTCCTTCTTTCCCACAGATTAAAGTGCCGAACAAACTTCTCAAAGAACTTTACAAAGATGAAGAATTGACTGCCATGGTTGTGGATTGTGAAGCAATGCGCAAACAGATTGCGACTTTGTGTAAAAAAGTGACAAAGACACAGCAAGAAATCTGGAACAAGATTGACAGCAAGATGACAAAGATCCGCATGCAAGAAGAATTGGATAAGATCGAAGAAGAGAACCAGCAATTGCAAGAGCGAATACGCCAAAATAATGAACGAAAACACCATATGAGTCCAGAACATTTTGCGAAGGGAAGACAACCACCTTATATGCGAACATATATGGAATCGATTTCGCAGAAGAAACAAGCAAAAGAAGCAAGAGAACAATTTGTTCCAGTTGTTAAACAGACGAAAGAGATGAGAACAATTTATGGTGCTGAATACTGGATCACCAGTGATAATCATGTCTTCGGTCTAGACAGAGAATATGTCGGAGAATACAATTGCGATTTTAATACGATTACTTTTCAAGAAGAAGAAGAAGACAGCGAAGAAGAAGATGAAGACGAATATGACGAAGATAGTGATGATGAAAATGATGGATGCTTTTATTTACCAGAGATTTAATGTTGATGTAATTTTACACGAGGGGTGGGCAACCCTCTAAAAACCCATGGTTTTTTCTTTTGTGTTTTTAAGTTATTCAAAATACACTACTTATGTAAAAAATTGAAATACTTTACTTCTGTAAAAAGAAGTTACACAAAACAACAAACTACGTGATCAAACATGAACACTGACGAATCGAATATTATTATTACCTTCTGTGAAGATGACGATGAATTGAATGAACAAATCGGCATCTGGCAAGACACAGAAGAAGAAGGTCGTGAGTTAATTAGGCTTGGTCTAGCCATGATAAAAAAATCGAGAGACCTTGTCAAAAAAGGACAACAAGAAGTTGAACGCAGAAGAATGGTCAAAGACATTGATGACATGAAGACGCGACTTGCTATAGCAGAAGAACAATTACAAGGGTTGGTTCCTAATGTTGAAACTGCCTTTGAAAATCCACTTACTGAAGTGGAGCAAGAGGGACGCCACAGGCGTCCTTTGGACCAACCTTTTCCAAAGGTTGAGGGCGAGCAAATGGGTATGCGGGGTAACCCCGCAGAAGGCGAACCAAAGGTTGAGGAGTTTTGGACTATTGTTGGAGGCGAGTATACAGTCCGTGCTAGCAAGAATGAAGTCTATGACAAAGAGAGAAATCATGTTGGAAAATGGGATCCAGAATCTAAAATGATTACGATTGAAAAGGATGAATACTCTGTGACAAAAAGCCATTGTATCTTCGATGTGACGAAAAGGTTTGTTGGACGATGGAATTTTGAAGAAGACAAAGGAGAACCAGAAGAGAAAGACGAGTTCTTGAAATTGTTGATTGGAGATGGAGAATACGGATTTGGACTCAATTCGATTCCGTCAAAACCATCTCGAGCAAGCACCAGATACTCTTAAGAACAATAGCATGATTTGATTTGATTTGCATTGAAATGTAATTTAACTATGTTTTTTATTCAGTGTAAAAATCACAATGACCATACATACATACATTGTTGTTAAAGCATGTTGGATCTGCTTTATTTTTTCATTTAAAAAAATTGAAATACTTTTACAGAAGAGATAACATATTACAATTCAATAAAACAAACTGCAACAAAGCAAATCAAAATGGCAATTCCAAACAATGTCAAGAATTTCTATTTCAATGAATACTTTAAGTTTTGCTACCAGCATCTTCGTAATACCTTTACGGCTTATACCATTCCAGGTGGAAGATATGAAGGTATGCAAACAATAGAACAGGTGCGTGATATATTATTTGACGGAGACCGAGAAAATTTTGTTCAGTATGTTGCTGGACAATGGACATTTGAAAGGGATATTTCAGATACATTCCGTTATGTCATGGGTTTCGAACATAACAATGATGGAACAGTTATTGGATGGGAGACTTTACCTCAAGAGTATGATCATTGGTATCATCACAAGAGGGCAGCGGAACTTGTTCCTCTTCTTGAACAACCATCGCTCTTCTGGGATGCAAATTGCAACTGGAGATTGGTTGACATCCCAATGCCTGTGTTACCAGGTGAAGTTGTGCCAGTTCCAGAACCAGTTCCAGTGATTGTTCATGTGATAGAACAAGAAGAAGTTCCAGAACAAGCACCCGTGTATGTTCATGTGATAGAAGACAATGAAGAACCAGAAGACTTGGTTATCGACCCTGTTCATGATTGTCCATGTTGCTATCGCCGGATGGACCAAGACGGGGATCCAATGAGAACTCCAGTATGCGGGATGCGTTGTCGCCACTTCATCTGTCTGGAATGTCTTCTCAGAGTCATGTCTTCAGCGAATGCCAACATCAGACGGTGCCCAGTTTGCCGAGCAAACATGACATAAATAATATATGTGGAGTGGTGTGGAACGATATTATGGATAATATATACTGATGGTATATGGTTGGATTAAATCCAACCTTTTTTTTTACAAATTTTAAGTTTTTCAAAAAACACACCAAAAATAAAAAAATTGAAATACTTTTCCACAAGTGGATTTATATTACTTTAAACAAACAAACAACGTTTCAAACCAAACTAATACAAACTCGAAAATGAACACAGTTCAAACAAATAATATGCTTTCAGTGCAACAGGCACCATCTGTGGGTGGAGGTCTTTCGTTCTTCACGAATGAACAATTGTTCTCAAGAATCCAACTTTGGGAAAACAGCATAACAATCGGAGAAAATGATATTCAAAATGGGACACGCCTTATGAATCAAGGAGAAGATGCGGTTGAGATGGCTCAAGAGTATATCACGGAGATGGAAGAAGAGTTCAACAACATGGAAGTGGATAACGTCACAATGAACGACGAGATTACAAGATGGACGAATGTCAAAAAAGGCGGAAATGACGAAATCGCAAGAGGTGAGGATTTGGTGAAAAAAGGAGAAGAACTCATTCAGTATGCAAATGAGCGTGTCAAAGAATCAAGGGATGAGATTGAAAGACGCAGAACTGCGTGAGGTTGATGGGTGAGAGGTTGATTGGTGTCGAGAAAATGAGAACGAGAATGGAATGAAGGGACCGCAAGAAGTTAGATAAGTTGTTTTGTTGTTGTTGTTGTGTTGTAATTGCAATTTAATTAAACATTTTTTAATCGAAAATTATTATATTATTTCAATTCTTCAATAAACCCAGAGAGAAGATCGACATCATCATCTAAGACAACTGGTTCCAAAGATTGGATTCCCAAGTCAGCAGCAGAAACTAAGTTATCTGATATTTTCAATTTAATCGGTTCATCATCATCTTCCTCTTCTTCTTCTTCTTCTCTCTTTCTCTGATCATTACGCATATTACTAATCTCATCTAATCGTTCAAACGACTTGGGTGCAACAACACTACCGTCATTATTATTGACATCTCTAACTAAATCAACATCATTGAATGCAATTTTCTGTTTTCCATAATTATTATCTTCTTCATCAGAATCAGACAAATCATCATAGGAATTTGTCACTTTCTGTTCTAAACGAGGGGTTGGTCTCTCTTCTTCGACAACTCTCGAAGGCGTCTCTTTTTCCTTCTTTAACCTTTTCATTTCATCTGTTTCTCTGATTTCTTTTTCTTTGATTTCTTCAATTACATCTTCTTCAACAGTTTCATCCATATATGCTTTCAAAATAGTATCTACTGGAATACTCTCTCTAACAGCATTTAATATACTTTCTTGTACCATTATTTCCAGTTCTCGATTATTTCTCTGAGTCTTTAAAGGTGGAATATTGATTTCAAATAGATAAACATTCTGGTAGACTTTTCTGGCAATATGTATATACACTTTATGAATGAACACGTCTAATTTGGGTATATCCAAATCGATCTTTTTCTGCTTTTGTCCAACTCTCACAGCAGTAAGTACTTTTAGTTGAATTATATGAACACAAGTAATCAAATCTTCTAAATATGGACACCGACTCTTTTCAATAATGCGAGCCTTTTCTTCTTCTATGATGGTTGCATTCCATTTTGGGATTCGACTGATAAAGTTTTGGAAAGTCATTAAATACTTATCCATCTCTCCATTAGAAGAACAAAGATTTGTGGATTCTTCAAATATAGAACGAAGTCCTTCGATTATTAATGGAGTCATAATAGTGATAAGACGACTTGACCATTCATTCTTGGATTCGTGTAAAGCATTAATATTGAAGTCATCCATTTAATTACTTTGATTTATTTTTTTTTCTGTGATAACGAACGACAATCATAATAATAATAATAAAATATTAATTACACGACATATATATATTATTATCAAGTATGACAACAACAAGAATGAATGAAGAATTTATATTCATTATTCAAGAATTTATTTATTCGAACAAACTAATAAAATGGTTTAATACACTACTAAGAAGTAGTGTTGATAATATATTTGTAAACTATTTAAATAACATTGAGTATGACGGAACATTACAATCGTTGATTTATCATGACGAATTTTGGGATACTATATTAATTAAAAGTTTGAATTGGTTTATATACAATGCATTTCAAACATATGAATGTAAATTAATACAGAAAGAAGATATTCGGTATATTATTCCGGATTATGATAACACAATTAATATTTATAGAAATGTATGGATATATATAAATAATAATTGGCATGATTTATTTAAAGGTCCATTAAGACAATCTACTGAAAATGAGTATTCTATATGCCCTAAATGAAGGGAGGAGTGTTCGTATATGTAACAAAAAAAATATATATGTTGAAAAGGTAAATATGTTAAACGCTGAAGAATGAGAACAGTATTATAAAATTGATTTATTTTTTAAAATACTTATTATTGTTACATTATTACAAAAAACCATGGCACAACAAAATCAATTGATTGTTGAACTGATAGATTTTATGAAAAGCGTATTTGTCGACTTTGACACGTTTGTTGTAGAATTAAACCAAACTTCATTATATGAAGACTTGATCGAAATTGGATATGATGGAACTATTGAGTCTATTCTATACAATGAATACTTTTGGGATATAATTATGTCTGAATGTGTTCAATTCTACATAATATTTCAAAGATTGATAAGATATGATTTCATTATTGTAGAAAAGACAATTGAAGGGCTTCAACCATTTATGCCGAATGATGAGTTCAGTGATATACAAAGCGTCAATATTAATTTGTGGGATTACTTAATTGATCAATGGACAGATATATTCAAAGAACCAATTCGAGAATGGACACAAATCACATTTGGAATATGTCCAAAATGAAATAATAATAATATAATATTATAAATAATATATAGTTTTTTTTCAACTGAGAAATGACTGCGCTAATTAAATTGATTTACTTTTTATACAACTAGATAATATTACATTTAAAAAAACAATGACAACCGAACAGTTGAATGAAGAGATTATATGCTTTCTTAAATCAGTCTTCTCTGACAAAGAAGGGTTTGCGAAACAAATAGACTACATTTTGGAAACAAAACCTGATATTTGGAATGAAGAATTGCGAACTCATATTATTCAATCTGGATATGATGGAACATTCGAATCTATCTTATTCAATGATATATTTTGGGATAATGTTTGTACAAATATGATGGTACAATATTTCTGGCATAATAAAATACGCAATTATCAATATACAATTGTTGAACGACGAATGATACCAAATATGATCGATAATAGCGGCTACATGTATGATGGACATATGAGTTTACAGTACAATATTCTGTGTAATATAAAGTATAAATGGAATGAATTATTTAAAGAAGAGATTCGAATGTGGGCTCAAATAGAGTATGGGTTTTGTTCTAAATAAATAGCATCGTCGTCGCAAAGATAATATAATATTTTTTTCAATATAAAGAAAAATATACTTAAAATTGAACTGCTTTTTACAGAAGATAAGTATTTACAATTCAAACAACAATGACAACCGAACAACATTTGGACGAAGAGATTATATGCTTTCTTAAATCAGTCTTCTCTGATACAGAAGGGTTTGTGAAACATATAGATTACATTTTGGAAATAAAACCTGATATTTGGACTTGGGACTTACGAAACCAGATTATTCAAGCTGGATATGATGGAACATTCGAATCTATCTTATTTAATGATATGTTATGGGATAATCTTTGCATTAATATTCTGGTACAATATTTCTGGCATAATAAAATACGCAATTATCAATATACAATTGTTGAACGACGAATGATACCAAATCTCTTCGATTATTACGATAGACATATGAATTTACATCAAAATATACTGTATTGTATACAGTATAAATGGGATGAATTGTTTAAAGAAGAGATCAAGACATGGGCTCAAATGGAGTTTAGTATATCACCCAAATAAGTGCTGCTGTTGTCGGTGTAATATAATATTTTTTTCAATATAAAGAAAATAATATACTTAAAAATTGATCTGCTTTTTACAGAAGTTAAGTATATTATTATTCAAACAACAATGACAGACGCAACAATGACGACAGAAATTATATTGACAGAAGAAGAGAAATCAATGACAGTTCTTCATTTGAATGAAGAAATTATATGCTTTATAAAATCAATCTTCTCTGATATAGAAGAGCTCGAGAGACGTCTTGAAAATATGTTTCAAATTAACCTTAACCAACCTCATAATTCTCGTAATTGGACAGAAGATATGTGGTATGAAATGTGGGATGAATTATTGGACGAAATGAAACAAACTGGATTTGATGGAACATATCATTCTATCACTTACAATGATGTTTTCTGGGATAACATAATTACGCTTATGAATATAAGTTCTAGTTTATCATTGTATAATAAATTACTTGACCATCAATTTACAGTCATTCGACAAGATATGGTACCGATTCTCATGCCAAAATACAACGGACGGATTTGTCTAGAAAACAACCTTCTAGATTATATAGAGGAAAACTGGACAACTATATTCAAAGAACCGATCATGGAATGGTTTCAAATGGAATATGATATATGTTGTAAATAAAGAAGCTCATCTTATTTTATCTAAAGGAAAGGTAGTATCTACAAACATAAAATTAAGAATGAATAGCATAAATAATTTTTCATTCCGTATTTCACTTCTTACTTTTTGAAAAGTGAATAATAGCTCATATTTTTTCTTTTCATCAAAATGGATCATGTTATTTTCCAAACAATAAATTAGATCCAATCCATTATACCCTTTTTCATATAATTTAACAGATAATTTTGTCACATCGCATACCTTGGCATTAATTACACTTTCTATTTCTCTCTTTAACCATTCAATTCGCTGCTTTTTAATATCTCCAAAATTGTATGTGTTTTCTATATTAAACTTGTACAAATTAATCGGTTTTCCATTATATATCGATTCAGGTATATAGATTTCACAGAACCGAGAGAGAATAGGCTTCAGTAATTTATATTTGTCTTCTACAATAATGAAGAATCGAGTATTATGACTGAAGAGTTCAATACAACGTCGCAATGCAGACTGTGCATCAATTGTCAGTTTATCTGCATTTAACAGAATAATACTTTTGAAGATATTTCCCCCATTTGAATTAATATGTGTTTTGGCGAAAAACTTGAGATCGTCGCGTATAAACTTGATACCCTTTCCATGAGCACAATTGACATACATTGTAAATGCTTTTATTTTTTCTTTGTTACCATCATATATAGTGTTAATAAAATCATTTACTATTGTCTTCTTACCACAACCGGATGCACCATGAAATAATATGTTCGGTATTTTATGGATTTTATGGAAATAGTTTAATTTATTTATAATATTTTCGTGTATTTGTAATTTCATGTTGGGATACTTGATATAAATGTGATTATTTATATCAAAAGATACCGAATCATATTTAATACAACCTTTTTGATTTCTCAGAGTTCAACTTTTGTCAGAACCCAAAGAAGGAGAAGAAGATTGACGTAGAACGTTAAAATAATTATTGGAATCGTGAAATCGAGGTCGATGTTTTTTCAGGCGTTTTGTTTTTCTCTCTTTTTTCTTTTTCAAAAGATTTAATTCTGTCGGAGAGACTCTACCTTCATCCAAATACCAAAGGTCTGGTTGTCTTACAAAAGTATCAAATGACATATGCTCAGATGAATTCATGTATGCATTGGATTCATCTAATTGTCGTTGTATTTCTCTCGTCTGTTTATCTATTTTACGCTGTTTTTTGGTAATTTTTTTATTTATTCCTTTGAGTCTAGGATGATTGATAAGAACAAAGTCTTTCGTCGGTGTTTCTTTTTTCTGGTGTTTAAATAGTTGTCGAGTTAATCGTTCCATAAAATCTTCCCTAGGAGTGGGTGGTGTTTCTTCACTCGATTGAGATTTGAAATCGAAACTACCACTATTTGCTCGTTTCTTTACTTCAATACGTGTAATCTTCTGTATCAGGCTTCTCTCAATATTTATACTCGGATCTAATTTCCAACCTCGAAGTAAATTGCTTTTACTTGATAATGGCAATATATCCTGTTTATTATAGAAATCAATAGTATTTGGACTATCAACAGAATCTAATGTAAATCCAATCTTTGACGGATCATTCTTATTAATCTCAATAGAGAGAAGTTTAAGAATATTTACCAAAGTGAAACCAATTGCTTTCAGATTATTATGCGCACACAATACATTTATGTAGAAAGCAGACCATGTATATTTATGCGGATCATTTACTTTTCCATATACGAAACCAGCCAATGAGTAATCATCGTGATTCATTAAACAAATGAGAAACTGGTTTCTATTTAAATTATCTACAATATAATCTTCATCCACACCTGTCCCTTTTACAGTACATAAATGCTTTGTCGTATCTCGTAATGAGATGTTCTTAAAATTCTCTAAAAGAACAGTATTATTAAAAATAGCGGCACAAGCATTAATAAATAATGGTTCTGTCTTTCTCTTAATAAATGGAACAATAAAGTATTTATTCTTTACCATTTTTGATTGCGTGGGTTGTAAGTGTAACATATTATATATAGATATAAAATTGAAATACAAAGAGAGAAATAAGAAAGTAATACAATTACAACAAACAACATGTGCGAACAATACATCATGGAATACCTTCAATTTCACTTTGAAAAATACATGGCGAAGTTTGATATAGAATCTCCATATTGGTCAAACGATTTCTATCGTTCTCTCTTCTGGGAATGGCCCAATCCAATGTATGTTTATACTGAAACACACCCGATTGAATCAGAAGATGATATGATAGAATATTTATCTTCTTATCATCCCGATGTATGTTATCCATATCGAATAGAGATCTCAGTTGAAGATAATATACTCTTCTATATCAAGCGAAACTATACAGAACATTTTAAACAACTGTTGGTTGAATGGGTTGAACAAACATATCTGGTCTCTCCTAAATAGAAATCTACTTCCCGAAGTGCAGTAAAAAATAGGTTGTTTGTATTATCATATATCTTTTGTATATCTTTATTTCTCTTCGTTCATATTTAGTAAACTTGAATAAGCGGAGTTGATTTCTTGAAATTGTGAAGTTGTATCTATTCCTATGTTTTTATCTGGATGTAGTTTTAATGCCATTATTTTATATTTTTTTTTAATTTCTAAAATATTATTTTTATGTTCATATGGTAATTCTAAAATATCACACCATTTATTAAAATCATTTACATTATTATTTTGAGCGAAGAATTTTGGCAATTCATTAAAATCTTCGGGATAATCTTCTGGGTTGGGATACTTAATACTTGATAATATTGTATGTAATATTCCATTATCACGCTTATTAGTAGCATTTATGTGTGCTATTTTAAAAGATTTTATAAATTCATGTATATTTTTAACGTCAACAATAAAATTTAGAGTATACCATGATTGACGTGAAATATAAGGATCTCTGTTTCTTAAATATTTGTATGATATTTTTTTTATATAATTATTATTATCGTAATTCAATCCTAAATGTATGTCAATCTCATTTTTTTTGGAATGAAATCGTTTATGATCTATATAAACACATTTAGCAATAGTATCACATTTTTCAATAATAAGATACTGATCAACTATATCACCTATTTGTAATTCTTCTATAAATTTTATTAACTGTTTGTCACGTTTTTCTTTATGTTTTATTTTTTCCATTTTAATTTGAATTAAACTATCGACTGATTGAACCAATAAGGTCTTCATTTGTTCAACATTTATATTATTCTTTTTTATGTATTTTACAAATTCATTATTATCCCAATCGGTCATTTTTGTAAATATATGCTTTTTTCTATCGCATCCACTAAATATTTTTAGGGATTCAATGATATTTTCTTTTGGATATTGTTCAAATATAAAGTTGAATTCGGTTTGAAAATATTTATTTGTTATATGAATGATTGCTTCATTTGAATCAAATCCATATTTGGTTGAAAGTTCAATAATAATTTCTTGTATTTTTTGCATGTTTTCGTTGTATAATTATAAATTCTAATTTAGTATTTAATTTTATTTCAATCTTTTTTTATAAGTTCTATAATTATCGTTGAATTGAAAAGATTGTGGGTTTTTTAAATATAAAAAGATTGATATACTTTTTTATTATTATTTTCTATTTAAAGAAGCAAAACAACAATGGCATCAGCAAAAGAACTATTCGATGAAGAAATGTTAAAAATCATGACATGTGTGTTTCGCACATTTTATACAAGTGATCTGTGCGATGATCCATTGATTATTGCGATTAGAGACAAAATGTCTACCAAGAATAGTCATTACGATATGAAATCTATAGTAGATGTAGATATCATAGAGGATGAGTTCTGGGATATTACTTTCAAAACAATGATAATATTATTATTCTATTGGAATGTAGATTTTTGGACAATATATTATGCTTCTAATCAATTACAAATATCTGCTGGACAAATCATGGAAGTCTTTCGTGATGATAGATTATTTGATGACTATGGTAAACTATTTACGACAAGAGGCACCTTCCACAAAATGATTGGAATATATATATGCACGTTCTATAATACAAGATACAAAGATAAAATTCGAGATAAAATTCAAGACGAATTCTTGTTCTGTCCGAAATAAAACCTTTCCCAAAGGTTGGAAGGTTGATAAAATTGATATACTTTTTTATTGAATAATTGATTGTATTTTAAACAAACCAAACAGAATGCAATCAATTCTTGATGACGATATCATGCGGGTCATGCAGGTCGTATTTCGCTTATATTATACTGATTTAGAGGAACAATTAGAAAAAGGTCCACCAGAAGAAATCAACAGTAGTCTTACTCTTGAGTCATTTGTTGATATATATGACGACGCCTTCTGGGAAATTGATGTATACCCACGTTGTTTTGAACAACTTGGAAGAGATGAAGATGATACAGATTATTTGTGGAATTATTTCAACCAATATTATGCGATTGGTTCATCGAGAGAATACTTATTATCGTTGGAAGATCCTTTATCATATATTTATTCTATGTTTGATTGTATTTCTACAGAAACTATAATAATGCATCGCATTCAAGCAGATTATCATTCCAGATATAAAGAAATGTTACAAACATGGGCTCATGAAGAGTTCTCGATTATACCGAAATAAATCCACTCAATCTTTGGGAAATCAACCTTTGGGAAAGGTTGATATTAACAAATAATATTTTTTTCTAAAAATGGCAAAACCATTAATAAGTAAAATACATAATATATCATTACTGAATTTACAATCCAACACCACATACTCCCAATAGTATTGTCATTTTTATAATTTATAACAGTAATAATTAAAGTAATTAATCCAAAGAAAAATCCAAACCAATATTTTTCATAAACAAAACTAAATAAAAAGAAAAATAACCAAATAATCCAAATAATTGGACTTGAACTAAAAAAATTCCATTTTAAATGACCCGTTTTACTTATTGATGAATACATACGTTTAGTAGAAAATTTATATATTGAATATGGAATTGTCAATAATAAATAAGAAAGTAATAATATATTGCGCAATTGTATATTTGTGTTTGTTAAAATCATAATACTACAAATTGGTTGTATAATTAGTAATAATGTTGCAGAAATAGAAAATATATTATTGTAAAATTTATTGTTAATATTTCTCCAAATAAAAAATTCTATTAATTGCATCAATATAAACGATGCGATAAAAAGATAGATCCATTTATTATTTAGTTCTTGAATTTTATATTTCGTAAAAGAATTGTTGTAAATAATAAGAGCTAATACAAAACTACTAAATAAAAATGTATTTAACGAAACACTTTCATTCCAACACATTCGGTATAAAATAAGATGATATATAAATTTTCGTTGTATGTGTAAATATTTGGTAAAAATTGATATACTTTTTTATTATTATTTTCTATTTAAAGAAACCAACCACAATGACGACTCCACAAGAACAATTTGACGAAGATATTATAAAAGTGATTCAATTTGCGTTTCGGTTTTATTACACTCATGGAACTGGCAATGATCCTTTAGTGGATTCTTTAAGAGACGATATTGATTTCGATGCTATTCATTATGGATTGAAAGAATACAATGATATTTCAGAAGATCAATTTTGGAATGTTACTTTCAAGACAAATCTTACAGCAATCTTCAAATGGAATATATTTATAGTGACGCGATATTGCTTGTATAATGAATTACAAACACCAGTTCAAGATATGGATGGTATATTTGATAATATGAATACACAATTTGAACGTTCTGTCAACAGGAACCAAAATATCGGTCGATATATATGTATGTTTTACGATATGCAATACAAAGATAGAATCAGACAATGGGTAGAAAATGAGTATTTGTTCTCACCGAAGTAATTCCACTCTTTCCACTTTTAAAAAAAGTGGAGCAAAATATGTCTCCTTCTGGCTCAACTTTCTTAAATGTTGAATAAATTGATATACTTTTTTATTATTATTTTCTATTTAAAGAAACTAACCACAATGACGACACCACAAGAACGTTTTGATGAAAATATAATGCGCGTTATCAAGTTCGCATTCCGTTTGTATTGTACGAATGGAACAGGCAATGAACCACATATTGATGCTACAAGAACTGATATAAATATCGAAGATATTGATTACTATAGTATAATAGCGCCCAAATATCCTGGAGTCGATCCTGAATCTATAGATTCAAATGATATTTCAAAAGTTTCTTTTTGGGAACGTGATTTCAAATATTTGGTATCAAGTATCTTCTTTTGGCAGAATATAATATGGCAACCATTTTACGAACATAATACATTGGATTTGACTGAAATAGAAATAGATGTCATTTTAAATAATGAACTAATGATGGCAGATAATGATGAACGATTTCATGTTTCTAATTGGGCTACAAGAGACCATAATATTGGACATTATATATATCGATTCTATCATGCTAAGTATAAAAACAGAATTCGACAATGGGCAGAAGATGAGTTCTTGTTCTCGCCTAAGTAATCTATCAACTTTAAAAAAGTGGAGCAAACAGAGATCATTTGGGTCAACCTTTCCGCTTTTGGAAAAATTGATATACTTTTTTATTGTTATTTTCTATTTACAGAACCAAAAAAGATCAAAATGACAGAAAAGTTTGATGAAAATATGATGAATATTATCAAGTTTGCATTTCGCAAACATTATACAAATGGAACAGGCAATGAACCATTTGTTGATGCTGAAAGAACAGATATTAATCCTGCTGAAATCGATTATAGTCTTCTCGGTTATAAAAATGAAGAACCATTCGATATTACAGAAGATGAATTTTGGCATAATGACTTCAAAAAATGTATTCAAAGTGTATTCTATTGGAAGGACGAAATATGGGGACAATTCTTTCAGCATAATACAATGGATTTGACAGATACAGAAATTGCTTTTGCGTTAAATAATGAAACAATGCGAACAGATTATACTGGACGATATCATACTTGGAGTTGGGCAACAAATGAAAAAAATATGAGCAAATTTATATATAATTTCTATCATACGAAATACGAGGACAGAATTCGAGAATGGGCACAAGACGAGTTCTTGTTCTCTCCCAAGTAATCCACTCAACTTTTGGGAAAGGTTGAATCAAAGTTAAAACCCTTGCTCCACTTCGGGAAGTGGAGTTGGAAAAATTGATATTCTTTTTTATTATTATTTTCTATTTAAAGAAGCAAAAAGACAAATGATGAACATTCAACAGTTTGATGAAGATATGGTAAGATTGATGAAATTCGCGTTTCGATCCTTCTATACAGGAGGAACAGGCAATGAACCAGAGGTTGATGCCGCGAGACCCAATTACAATATGGAAAATTATAAACATGGACTCTTTGTTAGACAAAATGAAACTGTAACGCGACATAATATTTCAAGTGATGAATTTTGGGATGTTGACTTTCGAAGATATATACGAGATACATTCTTTTGGGATACATATGTTTGGATCAAATTTTATCAGTTTAATACATTGAATATATCTATAGATGATATTGTACTAATATTAACTGATGAAACAATATTGAGTGACAAGGGTAATCCGTTTGTTAATAGCGACTGGGAAACGTTTGAATACAACATGGGACGATATATATATTTGTTCTATGAATCAAGATACAAACAAACTATTAAAGAGTGGGCACAAATAGAGTTCTTACAATTATATCCATTCTCACCGAAATAATCAACTTTTATAAAAAGTGGAGCAGTACCAGGATGTATTTGTATCCTTTGGTTCAACCTTTGGAAAAGGTTGAGTTGATAAGATTGATAAGATTGATAATATTTTTTATTAAAGATAATTTTTCATTAAAGAAAAAACAATAATGAATCCACAAATCAGAGAAATCAGAGAAACAGTTGAAAATGATATGATGAATCTTCTTAAATTCACATTTAAAGTATACGTGATGAATGAAGCAGAAGAGTTATTACATGATATCGCAGAAGATGAATTCTGGAATAAATGGTTTCTATACAACGCTGTTTTATTAATATCTCCTGTTGGATGGGAGGATGTTAATGACCCAATAATACCAACATTTCTTATACAGAACGTATTTCAATCAAGTGAGGATGATCTTATATCGATAATTCAAGAAGATCATCAATGGTCTGACCTGTTTACGAAAGATGACAATATAGGTTGCTATCTTTATTTTACATATAATAATATTTATAAAGATCGTATTCGACAATGGGCAGAAGATGAATTTCTGTTCTCACCGAAGTAATTCAACCTTTAAAAAAAGTTGAGTCAAAAACACAAGTAATTATATTCCCATTTTGCTCCACTTTTTAAAAAGTTGAAGTTGATAAAATTGATATACTTTTTTATTGAATAAATATATCTACTAAACAAAAACCAACAATGACTTCTGCAAGAGAGACATTTGACGAAGAAATGATGAATATTCTTAAATTCACATTTAAATATTTTATGATAATAACCGAGGTCAATGAAACGATTCGTGTAGAAATATTGAGGACAGATCCTGATATTGATGATGATGAATTTTGGAATAGTTGGTTTCCAAATGTGGCTGTTCGAATGATATCGCCACCAGAATGGATGGAAAATGTAGAACCTATCACAATAATTATGGAATCTTCGCATCCAAGAGAGACAACTGACGATAATATTATACTGTTTATGTTACAAAGCGATTATTATTATGACAGATATAGATCAATGGATATAAATATTGGCAACTATCTCTTCTTTGCGTATAATAGCTTGTACAAAGAGAGAATCAAACAATGGACACAAGATGAATATTCATTTTCACCGAAGTAACCCAATTCCCGAAGTGGGGCAATGGATTCACTTTGGTTCAACCTTTTCCAAAGGTTGAGTTGATAAAATTGATATACTTTTTTATTGAATAAATATATCTACTAAAACAAAACAACCATGACTTCTGTAAGAGAAACATTTGATGAAGAGATGATGAATATTCTTAAATACACATTTAAACATTTTATGTTTGATGATGATATATTGAGAGAAGACCAAGACATCAATGATGATGATTTCTGGCATAGTTGGTTTCCAACCAACACTTTACGATTGTTATCCCCTCCAGGATGGATGGCTCATGCAGAACAAGTACCAATTATCATGGAAACTTCACATCCAAGATTAACACCAGATGTCGATATTATAAAATTCATGTCGCAATACAATTATCATTATGACCGATATATTTCAATGGATGATAATATTGGGAACTTTCTCTTCTATACATATGTGTATCATGATTTATACAAAGATCAACTTCGACAATGGGCACAAGAAATGTATTCATTCTCACCGAAGTAAATCCACCTTTAAAAAGGTTGAGTTGAAAAAATTGATATACTTTTTTATTGAATAAATATATCTACTAAAACAAAAAACAACATGGCTTTTGCAAGAGTTGAAACAGACATGATGAATATTCTTAAAATCACATTCAAGTATTTTATGCTTGATGATGATGAAATATTGAAAGATGAACAAGACATCACAACAGATGAGTTCTGGAATGTATGGTTTGCGACCAACATTTTACGAAAGATTACATCTCAAGGATGGTTGTTGGCTGGCAACATAGACCGCGTGTCGCTCCTTTTAATATCTTCTCAATCTCAATATTTGAGATTATCGCCAGATCGCGAAATTATAAGAGTCATGTTCCACTATAATTATTCTTATGACCGATATAGTTCAATGGATGATAATATTGGGAACTTTCTCTTCTATATGTATAATCACTTGTACAAAGAGCAACTTCGAGAATGGGCAGATTCGGAGTATGCATTTTGCCCGAAGTAATTCCACTCAACACAATATCTATCTATGTCAAATTGAAGAAGTGTTCGAAAAATATAAAAATTGATATACTTTTTTATTGAAAAACTGATATTACTAAGCAAAAAACAACAATGACTTCAGCAAGAGAAACATTTGAAAACGATATGATGAATATTCTCAAGTTCACAATGAATGTGCACATGACGCGCATTTCTACAGAAGAAACAGTTGAAGCGCCTGAAATAGAAGACGACGCATTTTGGGATATGTGGTTTCCATTGAATTGCGTGAAATGGATATCACCTCCATCGATGCGAAATCATATGCGAAATCATACAGGATTGTCTATCATCTCGGCATTTCACGAGACAGAAACGCTACTAATTTCAACTCCTGATGATATGTATCGGTTCATGCAAGATGATAATTATTGGTATAATTATTACAGTACACTTGACGAAAACATTGGATATTATTTGCAATTGGCGTATTACACTATATATAAAGGTAAAATTCGTGAATGGGCACAAATGGAATATTTGGTTTGCCCGAAGTAATCGACTTTGAACCAAAGACAAAGACACGAGTAGTTTGCCCAACTTTACAAAGTTGGAAAGTTGGAAAAATTGATATACTTTTTTATTGAAAAACTAATATTACTAAGCAAAAAACAACAATGACTTCCGCAAGAGAAATATTTGAAAACGACATGATGAATATTCTCAAATTTACATTGAATATTCACATGATGCGAGTTTCGACAGAAAATGCCAATACGAAAGCACCCGAAATCGAAGACGATATATTTTGGGATAAGTGGTTTCCATCGAATTGTGTGATTTCATTATCACCTCCATCATTGCGGAATAATAAAGAAATGACTGTTATATTCCTGTTTCGCGAAACAGGACCACCAATAATTTCAACTCCAAATAGAATATATAACTTCATTCAAGATGATAACTGCTACTGGTATCAACAATCAATTACACCCGATGAAAACATGTGTAATTATTTGTTTTATGCGTATCACGAATTTTATAAAAATAAAATCAGAGAATGGGCACAAGAAGAGTATTTGTTTTGTCCAAAATAAATTCATTGATCCTTAGACATTTAATATTTCAAAAAATTATGTATGGATTAAATTTTTTGTTTTTAAAAAATTGATTTACTTATTTCAATACAAAATGAAGATACTAAAACAAACAACAACGATCAAAAAATGAATCAACAAACAATTGGATGCAACTTGTGTTATAAAGCCGGGTGTTCTGAGAACATATATTCTTCACATTGGACAATTTATTGTCCATCGTTGTTGACCCAACAATGTAAATATTGCAAAGAAGAAGGGCATTCGCACTACTTCTGTAGCAAACTCCTTCAGAGAATAACACCGATTACAAACCGGTCAGTCAATTGTCCAATTCAAACATATGAAGGTTGTGGATTTTGCAAAGAAAAAGGGCACACTCATGTGTATTGTCCTAATATAAAAATGCTACAAAAAACGGAAAAATAGATTCTTGAGAAACAAGGTTTCATATATTATTGGGTTTCGATAGTTAAGGATTTCTTTCAAAGAGAGAAAATATTCCTTACATTTTTTACATGTATTATTTTTTATTTAATAAAATTGAATTACTTCTGTTTTGGAATAGTTAAATTACTTTTAACAAACAACAACCAAACATGACAACCGAAGTTAATGAAATTCAAATGGAAGAAAACTGGTGTAGATTACGCCCAGGAATAGTCGTTGCACATGATGGCACAATTGAACCCATCTTTATGACAGAAGATATGTTGAATCCAATCGAACAAATCTTCTTGGAACTACTCACAGCATATCTGTTACGTAGAAGAGATGACGGATTTATTAACAACGCTTATAATTCTTATAAAACGAATGAACTCGGTGTGCCTGAATCAAGTGAGTTGAATTATTGGGGAACAGATCCTGATAGCGAATGTAAATTATTATCATCATTGTTTGGATCAATATCGAAATGGTCTTCCACTTTATCAAGTAAACCTCATTTGTATAATAAAGATGAAATAACCAGATATTTGTCTGAACGCGGAACCGATTGGAGAGAAGAACGAATCAAAACACCAAGATATTCTATCAAATATATTTCTATAGAATTACAGATTCTTTGGTATATTAAACACTATTATTTTGAACGATTCAGAGAACCAATAATACAATGGCTTCAAATGACAGAGTGTGATATTTCACCAAAATAATAACACAATCATAGCAAAATAATATTACTATTCTTTTTTATTACGAATATTTTATATTTATAAAATTGAATTACTTCTGTTTTTGCGTAATTAAGTTACTTTTAACAAACAACCAACATGACAACCGAAATCAATGAAAATCAAATGGAAGAAAATTGGCGCATCAGGCGACCTGGTTTAATAGTTGATGATGATGGTAAAATTCAACCAATTATCATGACAGAAGATTTGTTAAATCCAATTGAACAAATCTTCTTAGAATTGATTAAGTTCTCTCTATTGCGCAGAAGAGATGATGGATTTTCAAACTATTATGATTCTTATAGAAAGAATCATGAAGGTATACCTGTATCTGATGAACTTGGTTTTTGGGGAACAATGCATGGCGATGAATGTGGAGTTATTTTAACAATATCAAGCATAGTAAAATGGTATACCATATTAGAAAATTATAGACAGTTCAATGGATTGGATAATTGGGATGAAATAACTGTATACTTAATTGAGTGTAATAGAGATTGGAGAGAAGAGAGACTCAAATCACCGAGATATTCTATTAAATACATTGGTATTGAAAATTGTATTTTATGGTATATTAAACACTATTATT